AAACAAATGTATGTCGATTGTTATGAATTAGAAGGTTTTATAAAAAAATATTCAGACCTTAATTTATTCAATTTTTTTCCTACGAACGTATTAGATATTCAATCGAGAAATATTATTAAGTTGCCAAAAATGATAGGACAACTTGTTAATTTACAAAAATTATCATTGTCTGATAATCAAATTACAGAATTACCAGAAACAATAGGACAACTTAGTAATTTGCAAAAATTATGGTTGTCTAGTAATCAAATTACTAAATTACCGGAAACAATAGGACAACTTGTTAATTTGAAAGAATTATTGTTGTCTGATAATCAAATTACAGAATTACCAGAAACAATAGGACAACTTAGTAATTTGCAAAAATTATGGTTGGATAATAATAAAATTACAAAATTACCTGAAACAATAGGACAATTTAGTAATTTGCAAGAATTATCGTCGTCCCATAATCAAATTACAAAATTACCAGGAACAATAGGACAACTTAGTAATTTGCGAAAATTGTGGTTGTATAATAATAAGATTACAAAATTACCAGAAACAATAGGACAACTTAGTAATTTGCGAAAATTATTGTTGTCTGATAATAAAATTACAAAATTACCGGAAACAATAGGACAACTTAGTAATTTGCGACACTTATTGTTGTCTGATAATAAAATTACAAAATTACCGGAAACAATAGGACAACTTAGTAATTTGCGACACTTATCGTTGTATTATAATCAAATTACAGAATTACCGGAAACAATAGGACAACTTGTTAATTTGCAAGAATTATCGTTGTCTAAAAATCAAATTACAGAATTACCAGAAACAATAAGACAACTTATTAATTGTAAGATCTATTGAACTCGCGCGCAAATCTCCGGCCAACTGCAAATCTTTGCAGTAACTTCAACGATTCATCGAATTCATATGCAAATCTCCAGCCGGTCGCAAATCTTGGCAGTAACTTCAATAATCCATTGAATTTACTATGCAATCTCCAGCTAATTACAAATCTTGGCAGTTACATCGCATATAACTTCAATGATCCATTGAATTCGCATGCAAACCTCCAGCCAATTACAAATCTTGGCAGCAATTTGATCTATTGAATTAACGCGCAAATCTCTGACCAATTGTAAATCCTGGCGGTAACATTGCATATAACTCCAATAGTCTATTGAATTAGCGTGCAATTCTCCAGCCAATTACAAATCTTGACAGCAACTTTGCATGTAACTTCAATGGTCCATTGAATTCGCGCGCAATTTTCCAGCCAATTACAATTCTTGGCAGTAACATTGCATATAATTTCAATAGTCTGTTGAGTTAGCATGCAATTCTCTCGCCAATTATAATTCTTGGCAGCAACTTTGCATATAACCTCAATGATCTATTGAATTCGCATGCAAATTGTGCATAACTCCAATAATCTATTGCAATTCTTGTCAACAACTTTGCGCGTACCTTCAATGATCCATTAAATCTACATGCAAATCTTAGCAGCAATGTTCCATGTTACTTCAATAAATTAATTATGTGTTTTTAACATATAATGAATTTTTGGGAAATCGCGATAGCTTTTGTTGTTGTTTTGATCATCGCGCTCGTATTATCGAACAAAAAGAAAGAACATTTTAATCCGTACAACGATTATACACGAGCTTATCCTGCGCTTTTTGCATACAAACCCGGATTTGGCCCTTATTATGAACCAGATGTACTATTCGGAAGGAATGTTCGTTATAGTCCTGGTTATCGTGATTATTATTACATCCCTGGTCATGATTATATGAATAATTGGATGAATGGTATTCCTCGCGAAGAAGCTGTGAACGCGATGGCATATCAGCAAGGTCTATATCCATTACAATCATATCCTTGGTTCATCAAACAAGGCGTTTTTCAGGATGGACGTGAATCTCCTGTCGAAATTTATCCTCGCGATGACACTTTTACACCAGATTATGATAAAGCCAGAATCATTCCATATCCTATTCCTGCATCCATTTCAGAATATTGTGCTGGTAATAATTTAGATCCTGGTGCAACTTGCGCAGTTCCGACGACCATACCTGAATCGTTTGTTTTATAATCAAAACGGAAATATTGACATACTGTTACCGTTTAGACCCAAATCTGACAAATATACATCTCTTTCAGGTGTCTTATGAACAGGATCGCCGATAAAATAAAATTTTAGGTTCGTATCAGTCAGATATTTGGTAAACGATATTGTCATATTATCTAAATTATTATAAAAATTTAGTTGATCAATGCCGTAGCCTATCATTTTACCAATGACAAGGACAACTAATTCATCCAACGTCATCGATTCATAGAAATAGTATGATAATACTCCGATTGATAACATTTTTTGTTGCTTGATGCAATAATAATAATTTTTATAAAATGAAATAAAATCAGTGATCTCTCCGTCCGAGTTTTTGTTAACGAACGAATATACAATGTTCTTTTTTGGCAACAAGAAATGTTTGGCAGAATCTATCGTAAAAGACATCTTGATCGGAAATTTCCGCATATAACCATTTAATTTGTCAGTCACTTCCGGTAAATCTGCTTCTTTTAACAAATGTAGCGGATTGGTTTCTGGAATATCCGGCAGTTCGGATACATCATTTTCTAAAAATTTGACCTCATATAATTTTTTATAATTTACAGGGATAGCGTAACATTTTAAAGTTATACTTGGATCATATTCGCCGAGAGCTGCTTCTGAAAAAAAGATGACCTCATTATTTTTTTTCGGTACATTGGACTCATTCGGATGGGGTATGTTATGCAAAAAAAGATTTCTTTTTAGTGAATCAATTAATATCTTGTTTAATCCATAGCCGCGAAATTTTTGGTGCATACATAATAGACTAATATATGGGACATTTTTAGCAACGTTGTTTATGATAACATCTATGTAAATTGCTGTGATAAGACCGATCAATTTGTAAGAATCGCTATCATCTTGATAAACTAAACCAATTATGAAATTTTTTGGGACACGTTTAAGATACCAATACAAATAATCCTTTGAATATGTTAATCGACAAGTGTTGTTTTCGTTTTCAACGTAATGATTATTTAATAAACTGTGTATTTCATTGATATGTTTCAAACTTAATATCCTTGGATAAAATGAACTTTTAATATCCGTCATCTCAGTAATTATTGATGGAATAATTTATATTTAATTCGTGACGCCCAATCAGAACTTGATTTATTATCATAATAATAAATCAAGAACAGTTAATACTTAACGAAATTAGGTCTGAAACGGGCCATCATGTACGTCATCTTTAATATTTGTTGATGTGTAAACATACACATTTGTGCGTCATCTGTATAATCCATAAAATTCAAAAAATTAGGTGTTTTCAAATTCTTATCAAAAATATATGCATACGGAGAAACGTGTACTTGCGTTAGTATTCCGTTTATACGTTTTGCTTTGATAGTATCGAATGCTGTACCGAATGTCGGACTAAATTGGGGAGTAGTATCTGCAATCATGTCCCCGCTTTCTTTTGCATCAGAACCAAACTTAGCAAGACTACTCGTTTTACAGGTATCATTATCGAAGGGATGTAATAATCCACACCAATGACCAATTTCGTGTGTAAATGTTCTATATTTATTATATTGTGCAACATTTCCCAAAAACATACCCGTATTTATCAATACCGCGTTTCTGTATTTGTATTTGCTATCAATCAATGTCTCATTATTGCCATCTCGATCCATAAAAGGAAAAACAGAAATCCCTAATAGTTGCTTTCCAGGAACGACAATAATGTTTAAAAACGAATCCGGATCTACGACATTCATTGCTTTGTAAATAGGGTCTAAATTATTTGAATCAATTGATAATCCGCTAACATTTTTGATCACAATGTCCTTCAAATAAAATTTCCACGTAACATTTGTATTTTTTGGCAAACTGTTGCATAAATTTAAATAATAATCCTTTTTTCCTTTATCTGCGTTTGCAAATAATTTGCCCGTTTGCAAAGTGTATTCTGCGCTAAAATTAGAAACGTTCCTATTGTAATCTGTATTTAGTGTAGATATGATATTGGTATTAATATGTTTTGTCCAATATTTAGTATCATTTTTTCGGAGCACAGAGTCAGCCAGATGAAATATAATAGGTATATCTATGGTCATTGGAGTAACACCGATTGTATACAGGATCAATTCTTTTTGTGTCATTGTTAAACATTTTGCGTGAGCATTTAATATTTCATGATAGTTTTTGTTGCAATTTTTGTTATGTGCACATCTAATATATTGATTTTTATTATGTTCGACATCAAAATCTATTGCATCGATCTCGGAGTTGTCAATCAATATATCTCGATTTATGATTTGTTTATTTTTTGTAGTAATATTTTTTAGTTGTAGCGGCGGAACATGCGGACATTCATTAACATTTTTTCTTTTTTTGTATTTGGTAGCTTGTTTCTTTAAATATTTCCAAACAACGTTTATCATAAATGGACACACTACATTATTTATGTATGAATATATCCATGTATATAACTTTTTGATAAAATCAAAAGTTTTGTGGAGAAACTGATTTATTTTTTCGCTAGACATTATATTATCGCAATACTTTTTTCCTGCAACAGGTAGATATATATTTTGATGAGTCAAGTTTCGTTCTAAAGTGTCAAAAAAATAGTAATATATTATTATAAAAGAAAGCATGAATTTTTATGCACATTCTCCACAAAATAAGGAATCACAAAATTTCCAAGAAAAAAAGGATCTTTCGTCCATTAGCAAAATCACTAATAATATCTATCTATCAGGAGTCATGCCAATGGAGTTAAATCCAGGAATAATCAGGGAATATGATATCAAATACATATTGTGTTGCGTCAAAAAAAAGAACGTATTGAGCGCGCACAATAAAATAATGATGGAGAATCCGAATATTATCATTTTGTATTTACCATATGACGACATGTTGTATCAGAATCTCTGGCGTCGTAATAACGACACGATAGATATTTACAAGTACAACGGTTCGATATATGACAACACAGAAATTGAGAATAGAATCAAATTGTACACAAATCGGCCATTAATTGAAATCGGATATCATTTTATCAATGATGCGATATCGTCACGCGAAAATATATTGATACATTGTATGGCAGGTATCAGTCGGTCAGTCAGTTTAGTAACCTATTATTTGATGAAAAAATTTGGCGTTGGTTTTGATCAAACATTTAATTTCATTAAATCAAGAAGGGAAATAGCAGATCCAAATTCTTCATTTAAACATCAACTAAAAACGTATGAAAATCTTCGAGAAAAATTCAACGAAAATTATGCAGACAACATAATTAAGCGCCTCGTTTAAAAAATATTTTTAAACTCGACGAAAATTATGTGGACAACATAATTAAGCGCCTCGTTTAAAAAATATTTTTAAACTCGACGAAAATTATGCGGACAGCATAATTAAGCTCCTCGTTTAAAAAATATTTTTGAACTCGACGAAAATTATGCGGACAATATAATTAAGCGCCTTGTTTAAAAATATTAAAATATCTCATCCTCCAATTGAAATATTTTAATATAACCTATTAGTGTTATAATCTCGCGCGAGATTATAACCACATAAATGTCCCTTTGACATTTTGTGCCTAGAAACACTTGCGTTCCTAGGAGATTTTTCCAACTACCATTATCATAAATATAATGATAAATAATATGAATGGATTATCGGGCATATTTTACAAAAAATTATTTGTCAACAGTTCAAGGAAAAACATTGTTGACCGGAATTAGAGGCGTTAAAAATAGCGCGAGGGATGTATATATTAGCGGATTTTATAAAACTGTGGATGATCTAAAAATCATAGCATTTGTTTATGAAGGGGGTATATTTGGTAACGGTATATGGCATGAATTAGGTTATCCAAGTTCTGAAAATAACACAGTTACTTCAACTAGTTTATATGGGCCAAATAATGGCAAAAAAAAGAGACACATTCAGGTCGTTGGTAATTATACGAACGAAGAGTCAGGAGATTCTGCAATAGGATGTTTATACGAGGGTAATTTGGATGGAAAAGGAAAGTGGACGACGATAATACCCACATCATCAAATCCAGTTTTGAATACTATTTGTCATTCAACAATGGGTGGATTGATTGTAGGAAATTATGATACCAACTCAAAAATTGGTAAAGCGTTCATTTATGACATTGAAACAAAAAAATATTTTGATATTGTCAAACTTGGCGCTATTAGTATCACTGCATATGGTATATGGCATAATATATGTTCATCATATACTATTTGCGGTGGATTTTCAAATTTTAAAGAAGGAGCTGTTGATACAGCTTATTTAGTAGATTGGGATAATCATACACATACATTTCACAATTGGAGAGATTACAGTTATGGAAATAACCATACATTAATTACGCATTTTGATGGCATCACAAGTGATGAAAAAGGAGGTTATAACCTTACAGGTGATTGGAAAGACTTAGACAATAGTACGGATTTAGCATTTTTCGCGAATGTCAAGAGATGTAAATGCAAAAAATCTTTCACGCGAGCAACATGGGAATCGATATCGTATCCGAATCAACCAATCACATCAGGTAATTCTGTATATCAAGATACTGTCATAGGAGTGTACGCTTCACCCGATAGCGAAAATGTAAACGGATATATCTCAATTCTTTTAAACAAATAAATATATAAATAATATTAAATGAAAAGTGTAAATCTACAACAAGAAAGCAATCCTTCTCACGCAGAAAGAGAAATAAATTTTATTTGCAATACAACTAAAAAAAATTATGTTAAACTGATCGGACATTATACGTTTGAGGAAATTGACAACATTCATAAATTTATGATAAAATTTGGCATATGTTCGTCAAATGACAAAATTATACATTCCGTCAGACAAAAAGAAAACGGCATTGGAGCAAAGTATCACGATATTAGTTTTATCAAATTTTTTTATGATATATTTAATGATCCACAAAAGATGATAAAAGTAAATAATCTGTTACTAAATAAAACAAAACAAACTAAGAGTACTCCAAAACATAAAGAAACAAAATCAGAATCTAATAACGATAATGTAGATAACATTAAAAAAAAATGCATTCCTTTGCAAGATGAATCAGATGTATCGTACATATCGAATAATTCAGATAGTGCCTCCGAAGATTCACAAGATGCAGAAAGTGAAAATATGGAAAGTTTTAATGATATGTATAGTGTAGAAGATAGTGTAGAAGATAGTGTAGAAGATAGTTCTGATTCAAGTTCAAATGAATTTAATGATCTAAGTGAATCGTCGGATGATACAAGTGAAGAAGATAATGATACAGAATCAGAATCTCAAACAAATGTTGATGATATAACTTCAGATGAATCATTTGGTTTAGAACACGAGAGTTCAGAAAAAATAACTAAAAAAATAACTGCAAAATTAAAGAACATAGAACCAGTCAAAAAGACAAACAAAAAAGTAACTATCAAATCAGAATCAGAGAATATAGAACCAGTCAAAAAGACAAACAAAAAAGTAACTATCAAATCAGAATCAGAGAATATAGAACCAGTCAAAAAGACAAATAAAAAAGTAACTATCAAATCAGAATCAGAGAATATAGAACCAGTCAAAAAGACAAATAAAAAAGTAACTATCAAATCAGAATCAGAGAATATAGAACCAGTCAAAAAGACCAACAAAAAAGTAACTATCAAATCAGAATCAGAGAATATAGAACCAGTCAAAAAGACCAACAAAAAAGTGACAATCAAGTCGGAGAATGTTGAGCCGATTAAAAAAACTGTTAACAAAAAAGTGACAGTAGAATCATTTGAAAAAAAGAAACCGGAAAAAAAAGCGCCAAACAAAAAAAATAGGGCCAAAGAATTTCGAGAACCAATTCCCAAAAATAAGAAATAGTATTAAAATTATTTATCTTTATAAATAATTTTAATAGTCTAACATAAATATATCTACAATGTACCTAATTTTGATGCAGCAAAGATTTAATACAGGTAGCGAACTCGGACATTCCGCTAATATCATATTTTATGGCAAGGTTATTTATTTGGATGAAGATATGACACATTTTGTCTATGATGGGATAACCTACAATATATGTTATCTGTACACGTTGACTGGCATGGAAACAATGATGAGCATTCCACGAAGCGGAAGAAAAGGTCCCGTGAATGTAAATTATCATGAACATCATTACAGGGCAAGCGATGGTATACGTAATTATGAATTTATTGTTGTGCAAACTAATGACGTAAATATATATTTACACGACAAATATGAACTTAAATATGCATATTTTAGAGGAATGCATTTCAATATGGTTTTCGAAGATGAAGCTGCTTTCTAGGTGTTTACCGACCTCCAACTATCCACACACATCGTTTCTACCGACAATTTAGCGGACCATCCCAGCTCTTCTTTTGCCTTGTTTGGATCACAAAATAAAATCGGCACATCTCCTTCTCGACGATTTGTCACTTTATATTTCAAAGGAACATTATTAACTCGAATGAACGTTTTTATGAATTCCATGACAGATGTTCCGTTGCCCGTACCTAAATTGTACATATTATAACCTGATAAGCTATTCATTCTATCTAGTGCACAAGAATGTCCAACTGCCAAATCCATCACATGAACGAAATCACGAACACAAAACCCATCTGGTGTATCATAATCATCACCGTACACGTCGAGAGTTTCTTCATTTATTATTTTTTTGAGAATAATTGGCATCAAATTGTCAGGAGTGTTTGTATTTTCGCAAATTAATCCACTATGATGGACACCAACAGGATTAAAATATCTTAATGAAATAACATGCCATTTAGGGTTTGATATACACAAATCTTTTAATATTTGTTCTATCATAAATTTACTTTGACCATAAGGATTACTGATGCCAATTCCAACGTTTGATGTTTCTGATAAAGGAGATGGAGAATTGCCGTATACGGTAGCAGAGGATGAAAAGATCAAATTATGGCATTCGTATTTATCCATTGTATCTAACAAATTTAATGTACCAACTAAATTATTTTGATAATACATGAGAGGATGACTGATTGATTTTGGGACAGATTTTAGACCAGCAAAATGGATAACAGCAAAAGGGTGATGTTCATGGAATATTTCTTCGATTGCCAATTTGTTTAGCAGATCAATTTGATAAAATAGGATTTCATTGTGTCCTGTGATTTCTTTGATCTTATCGATGACGGATTTATCAGAGTTAGATAAATTATCGATCATGATTAGGTCGTAGTCTGTGATCAATGATATACATGTATGGGTTCCAATATATCCCGTACCACCGGTTACTATTATTTTTTTTCTAATCATTGATATATGAATGCGTTATATTTTGGGACGATAAAAAGATTATATTTTCAATTTTTATTTAGATATATCAGGATAAAAAAATTGAAAATTTAATTTCAAGGCAGGTGCATATATTTGTACTTGGTATATAAACGAACAACGGGTAATCATGCAGTTTACTATTCAAAGTATTCCCATGCAATTCTCGTTGGTTCCTAATTCACGCAACTTCCCTGTTATTGGTACGTCCATGGGGAACGATCTTGAACAAATTGTCAGTTCGTTAAATGCTTTGAAGATTAAATACGCTCATCATTTGACGGTCGTCGGGCACACACTTGAATTTCAAGTTACGAACACTTTTTTTCATTGCTTGTATTTGGAAGACAAGCAAAAATTCATACTAACCGGCGAAAATACGTTTCTAGGAAATATTTATGAACCAAAGTTTTTAAATTCTCGGCAATTGCGAGATTTCCTTTTTGATTTTATTTTTAATCTATCGATGATGACTATTGGAGCTGCAAAAAATGGTCTTGGGACGATCAATTCAACCAAACAAGTTTATGATCTTGCAAAGACGGAATTTAACCAAAATGTAATGGTTGAATCGGCAAAACAAGTTCTAGATCTTGCAATGGTAAAATATTTGTACAAAGATAAAACTTTTTTAATCTCAGGAAAGATTAATTTCTCGATTATATTGGTCGGAGAATGGTTTGTATTCAAGAATGGATGCGTGACATTCAAAAGAACAAATCAAGCAAACAACGTCCATAGACTGACTGTGAGATAATATTTATTAACCAATTGATATTCTCTCAACATCACCCCCCAAATTGATGATATAACCATCATATCCTAACTGTGGAAAGATTTTTTTTAGTTCATCAACAAATTTTTTAATATTTTCGATGTGCAAAGATCTTTCTTCATGAGAATTGTCTTCTATTCCTGGATAAAATAATTTGTATGCACCACAATCCATATGATCAATCACAATTATTTTGTTGATTTTATGTAACTGGATAGCAAGTTCCACATGTTGTATGAACGTTTGATTCCAACATCCATATTTATTTTGATTGAATCCTAAACTAGCTCCAGCTAAAGTAGTAAAATCAAAATTATTTGTATGACAAGCAGATTCTAAAAATTTCATGGTATTATCGATCAATCGATAATCAATACATGATAAAACAAGAATAGTTGCACGTCTAGGTACGAATTGGTAAAATGGTTTGTCTTTACATGACATTTATAGTATCCAAAATATATTATATTTATCGATATAATAAGTTAAGATAGTTGCATGAACGCTTTTTTCCATTTTTTATCTTCCAATTTTTCAGAATCAAAACAAAATTTTACGGTTTCTATTTTATCAAAACATTCTCCTTTTGTCGGAACTTCAAACTTCTTTTTCATGATATTATAGGCGATGTCTGAAACGAGCGGGATCTCACCATCTGAATAAACATGTCTCGTGTTATTCAAATGTTTTGCCAGATCAAAATCGATATCAATCAAAATACATCTAATATGTTTATATTGGAACTCTAAGCCCAACGCAACGTATGCCATACGACTGTTGTAGTCAACATTGGTATTGTCAATAACAACCGATTTATTTTTTTCTAACGCATCTCTTGTCAATTTTAGACATTTAGCCTTCGTTTTGCATGTATCCCTATTAACATACTCATATCCATTGGGTACAATATGATTCTTTACAAATTCACTTTTACCTGAACCAGGAAATCCAACGACTAGTATCAATTCCTTTTTTCTTGGTTTAAATTCATATTCTTCATCGGGATCACATACGCTCTTCAAAAATTTTTTAGGATTTATTCCTGATAACTTGTATTTATCGTTTGCAGTTTCAAAATTTCGAATAAAAACATCTTCAGGTGTATAAAAAGATAAGCCAATATTGATTGCAAACTTTCTATCTGTATCTGCAAAATCTCCTTTTTTACCATATATATCTTTCTCTAATCGACCAGCAGCATCGCCACAATAAAAAGATTTTTCAGATATCTCTCCACGCAGCATTTTGGTTATCACATTCCACATCCCAATGTTTGGTTTTCGATATATGTCATAACATTTAGCTGCCATGATGGCAAAATAGTACTTCTTGCTTGCACTAAATAACGCGATCGCAATTTCATCAATTTTTTTTTTCCAAGCGTTGATGTCAAAATTTTTCGACACTGTCATCCCGGCTTGGTTAGTAAAAATGATAATCATATATTTTTTCTCGACCAAATCGTGAATTGATTGTTGAACATTTGCATCTATGAATTCCCATCCATCGTTTTTCTTCTTTCCTCGCTGTAACCGGATGATGGTATCATCCAAATCGAACGCAGCTATCTTTAGAGTTTTGGGGACAGCGTATTTTTCTGAATTACTAATTCCTAACAAGTAATCGTTCGTTTCTTTCCAAGTAATCATTTGTTGCAAAGTATTGTTAAATTTATGAATTAAAACGTTAAATAAAATCAATTTTTTTTATAAAAAATTGAAATTTAAATGAATATAAACAATATCACATATATAATAGCAAATATCATCATGAAGAAATTTGAGGGCATGGTTTTTGATTCTGACGTTAAAAACGATCACATTAATTTTGACGATAAGATTGATATCAATATTAAACATGTGCGCGAAAAGACAGATACTGATGAGACGTTTCGTATTATTATGAAAGGTATGTCAGTTGACTGTAGCGTAGTAAATACATTACGTCGTACGATATTGATGCATGTTCTGGTTTACGCATTCGAACGGAAGAATGTTTTTATTGAAAACGAAAAGTGTATTTATATGTACAATAATGATTTGATTTATAATCAGATAGAAACTTTACCTATATTTGATATTCCGAACAACTTTGATTTAGAAGACGTTGAAGAGTTAAAAAATGGGACTGATAAAAACAAAAAATTAGTCAACATCGAAATTTTTTTAAACGTAAAGAATGTTTTGGATACTCCGAGATATATTACCACACATGATATCGTCATGAAAGTTAATGACAAAGTATCAACAGGGTATCAAAAACATCCCTCATTATCCATCATTGTTTTGAAACCACAAGAAGAGATTCATCTGCGAGCGATAGCTAATTTGAATGACAGTACCGTTCATGCAGCATACGAAGCTACTACTTTTGCATATCATCATGAAATAAGTTCTATGGAATATATGTTGATATATGATACGTTAGGTCAGTTAGATAAAGATGTTATTTTTACAAAGGCATGTTCAATTCTCATCAAAAAATTAGGCGCGCTACAAACCTACGTCGAAGAATTAGAAAAAACAAATCCACCAGATCCAACTTCAAAAATAGGCGAGTACGAATTGTTTGGCGAGAATGATACTTTAGGAAATTTATTGGCTACGATCTTACAAAAATGTGATTATACAGAAATAGCTGGTTATGTAACTCCACATTTATTTGTAGATCATGTCATAATAAAATTTAAATTGGGAAAGAAAGTGACGTTCACACCAACTCAAGTATTTATTACGGCAATATTACATGCTAAGAAGATATTCGAACACATCCTAAAAATATCAAAGAAATCTTAGAATAATAACATTATTATTTTAAGAAATCCAATAAATGTTCCAAAATGAACAATTCTACCGAAAAAACTTTTAACGGAAAAAAAGTACATTTAATGCCCTTTATTTTTTTGGCAGCTATTTTGTTACTTTTTGTAATCAAAAAAATATCATACATGATATTCATTAAAACACTTCTATTGCTAATTATTTCCACCAAGCAATTCATTAATGAATTATCATCCAACAAATTTTGAATATCTGCCTTTTCAACACGTTTTTTGTTAGATTTTTTGTATTGTTCGTGGATGGCATTTATGATCGTTAACAACGATGAGATAATTTTTTTTTGTATGTTACATGTTTCCAACATTTCTTTTTCGTGTGGAAAAAGAATACAACGATGATATATCATCAATAATTCATCAATTATTGTACTTTGGACATTATCCATAAATAAATAAAAATAAGTTTTGTCGGTTGCGTTAAAAGTTTGGCGCAAGTTATCGGATAAATTTTCAATTTGTCTATTATAGTATGCATTATCGTTGATGCAAAATTTGTTAAATATGTGCACGAAATTATCGGCGCATATATTTTTTTTAAGTATGGAAAGCATATCGTAAAATTTTTTGATATATATTTCAGAATTTATATCAAGATCGGATAAATCTTCCCTTTTAATGGAAATATTTAAAAAAATTACTGTGAACAATTCTATTTCAGTGGTATTCGACATTTTATACATAATCATAACAAAAAATGTTCACAATTCGGTCATTCTTACACTATTTTTATTATAGTACACATTTGGATTAGATATAAATTTCTTTGGAAAAACTAAAAATATTTGTTAACTATATGTATACATAATACGATGTCAGTGAACCAAATTGATGACATTATTGATCAAACGTTGGATCAGTTATATCTAGAAGAATTAAATTCCAACGAAACAATCAAAATTTTAACGGAGGAAAATGTGATCAATTTTGTTGAATATTTTGATGGTATTAACAATTGTATCCGCGATTTTACCAATAAAATCGATAAATCAAAGATTCAAGAATTGGTCAACAGTAAAGAAAATACACAACGTATTTTAGATATCATCACGCGTTATGTGGCCTATTATATCTTTTTGTATATCGGATTCTATTACACCGGGACGTTTAAAGATTTTCGTAACAATTTGATCCAATTTTCAAAATTACAAGAAAAATCATTGTATTCTATCATCAACTTTTTTGATACAGAAAATAATTATCGCATCCTAACGTTCTATAAAATGATGCGGGATGTCATAAAAATTATTTTAATGACTGATTTACAAAAAAAATCAATCGACATCAATGAAATGAAAGACGCATTGGCGTTTTTGGATAAGATTGGGGAAGATAATGTTAACGAATACTTTCTTATCATTACTCCTGATCCAGAAAAAAATGATGACGCAACTATTCAACTAAACGTTCATAGTATCATTAAGACGATTGTGTTTGGAGAATTATATCAATTTCAAGAAAGACATGTCATTTTTGGTATTTTGAGTGAAATCGAAGAGAATGAAAGTGAATTTACGTACATTGATATTGTTGTTATGGCAGACGCGTTTGATTTTGATAGTATTCGTAAAATCTTTTTGGGTTACAAAGGGGATACAGAGAAGATGGCGAATAATTTATTTGAGTTATTAAATGCTACAGATAGTGCCGTAAAATATCGAGACAATGAAAAAATCAATAGATTAATTAATTTTTATGGAGTAATCCCAATCGTGGATGATTTTTTACGATACCATAAGGATTCTATCAAGCTCGAGGGCAGTGAACCTGTACCCATAATTTTTTCTAACACTGCCAATAAACAAAACATTCAATTATTATTAAAATCCCAACAACGAAAGAAAAAGGAGAACACCAAAGCGCAAATGATAATCAACAAAATTGATGCTATCCAAAGTTTGTACTCTAATAACGTCAAAAATAATCCGGCAGTCTATGATAAAATAAAACAATTATTTTTTGAACCATACATTCATCGAAAAATGGTTTTGCATAATTATTTGGAAGAACTAGAAATTTTGAACAAAATGCACAAAATGGAAACATATATTACCAGTATTGACGAATACTATTTAGAGTTATTGTATGCGGTCAATCATGCATATTTTAATTTTAAAGATTTCCTCAAATACGGTAATCATGTCAACATTGAGTATGGAAAAACGATCAATATGCTTCGATATTGCAACATTGAACACTTGAATAAAGGTACCACTGAAATGTTGGATGTCAGAACAGGAGCTATTAATAATCCCATTAACGTAGTTGGTCTGGCGCTCGGTCCATTCAACGGTAATTACATTCAGTGTGTCACCAAAGATAAACTAATCGATATCCGTTCGGTAACAATTAATTACACTAAAAATAAACAAAAAAAATCAGTAACGTCAAATAACGGGTATAAAATGTTCATCAAATGTTTCAAACGTATATATATTGACACCATAACCATCGTGCGCGATCCTAAGTTATCGATAATTGTTAACACTGACAAAATCAAAATACTTAATCCTGATCTGTTTGATAAGGTTATTTATTGGGCATATGATGTGACTACGGATATCTACAAATCTAAAACGTATGAATTGGGAAGTCAGAAGTCATTGTTGGCAGGAATATCAGACTCAGAAAACTCTGAAATAGATTTTCAAGAAAAAATTAAACAAATGAACTCTGATTTGTATGATAAGATTGTTAAAACGTTAAAAACAAAACTGAACACGTTAATCAAAGAACATATTAGTCTCAGTATTTTTGAAACATACACATTGGTTTATTTGTTTTCGAATATTTATGGATTAAATATGAGCGAAAAAGAGGTCAACATTATTGTTAGGGAAAACTATATTTGGGAGAAAAAGGACAAAATTAATATCACTCAAGTGACCGAAAAAGATATCATCCAAAATCCAGAAATAGTTTTACCTCCTCGACCAACTCCAATCATTGTAAAGATAGATATTACCGATCCATTACATCCTAAATCTGCTAAGGCAATCACTAAGAAAATGGACCAAGAAATGCCGGAGGAAGCAGCAAACTTCGGAGAATTTATAGAGAATAGTAAATGTAAACATGAAATCGAATGGGATGATATTGTCAAACTTTATGAAAGTGGAGACGCATATAAATCAGCAATCAACAAATTTATTGCGATGTATGCAATTCAATCAAATGATTCTAGCTTTGTCTGTAAAATTTGTGGTCAAACGTTGCAGGTGTTACAATATGTACAAGATGGAAAATTTGATAACAACGTTCAGAAATACGTATCATCATATTCTTCGTCAGATATCAAATTAAAAGACATGAAAGAGTACGTTGCGTATGTAAAAACGTTGAAACATTTAAAAAAATCTACAAAGAGAGTATCTTTTTTGATGGGTATTAATATTGTGTCAGGATCAGGACCAATGGTTAAGCAAAAACAAACATCCTTGACAAAACAAATGATCGATCTGTTAATTAAACACAATCAGATGGTTTTAAGAAAAAATATTGACAATGATGTACGTTTAGATTTTTATGCGAAAAATTTTGGTATTGATAAAAGATTTAGCAGTGTATATTTTTTCAAATTGAATGACAATCTTTTTAGTCCTGAGCAGCGACAAATCATTCAGGCTGATGCAGATATCACAAAACTAGAGATTAATAATATCACACTGTACGTTTCGCTAATTATTTTAACAGAGTTAAATGGGTCGCAAATATTTATGATGAACACCGATAAATATTTGAATATTTATTTTTTTGAAAAATATGGTAAAAGATTGTTCGACGGACTTTTACTCAAACGAAATATCACTGACAATGAGACCATCCCCTTGTTAAGTCATCCAGTTTTTTGTTATTGCATTTACGTTGTCGCATATGTTCTTTACACCTATTTGATATGGAAGTTTGCAAGTGACGAAAAAAGTAAAAAGACATTTAATCCCGCTATTTTGAAAAACATAATTCATTCTTTGTGCGAGTTGTTGAATAGCATTTTAATTGAATGTGAAATACAAAATTCTGGTGGTACTATCAATGATTATGTATATCTTTTGTTTTCTAACAAATTCTATTCGCAATTGAATGGAATATATAGCGACAACAGTGTTATTGCCATTTTGCAAAAATTACATTCTAAATATTCTGACGCACCAAATAAAGCTACAACTGTAGAAAAAATTCAAACAAATTATATTGGCAAAGATTGGCACATTGTTAGTACTCCTTACAAAATTACGGTGTTTAAAGTATCGACTGGAGTCGCATATGACAGACCAGAAGAAGTAGAATATCCATATGATAAAATAATAACCAGCAAAATAATTTGTGATTCTGGAGACTTTCATAGTTGGATATGGAAGAACAACGATTTAGTATGTAGAAAATGTGGCGCATTGTATTCCAAAGTGGATACCATCGTCGATAAACTTATTACTAATTATTATTTTTATCAAGATAAGAATCTCAAAAAAGAATGTGAAAAAGAAATGGATAATAAGGAGTCCCCTCTTTTTAACATTTGTAGCAATCACAAAGAAGGGGAACTGTTTTCACATACTTACATTGACAAATTTAACACCATAAGCGAAAAAGAAAAGTTAAACAGAATAGAAGAGCAAATCACAAGCAATATTGAAGAACAAAAAATGTTGAAAACGCAAACTACAACGAATGAAGCACTTATTGAGAATTTGTATGCGCAAGTAGAAAAAAAATATAACAAAACATACGGAATCATTAACGATATAGTCGATGATTTTATCAAAACTCTTGCTACGTTACTCGGAACAAAAACAAATTTAAATATCCACGAGGAAGCTGCTCCTGACCAAGAGAAACCGATGATCGAAAAAAACCCTTATCCTATCTATCTGAATGATAACGTCTATATTATCGATCATTCATATGATCAAGTTCAGTTACCTTCTCCGATCATCATGTTAGAAAGCGAGAACAAAATCATATTCAAAGAAAACCATCAATTCTTCAAAACAGACGTTTACTACTATGCAGATAATAGAACAGTGCAAATTAATGTTTTTTACGACGCGATTACGTTCAAATTGTTAGGATACAAAGCAAAACATAAGGACTTTGTTTTGTACAAAAAATCGAATCAATTCTTGAAAGTTAATCAATCTATCAAAAATAAATTGCTCGTGTTTTCTTACAGAAACAAATATATTGACATAACCGATGCTATTAATAAAGCAAAGATCGATGATATCAATTTAACCTACTACGAAATCATTAATGAGTTGATAGAGAAACATATATTGACAACCAGGAATACTATCGATATTATTAGTCGGATGATATACAAAATCAAAAATTATGTTGTAGTACAAAAGGCAGCAACGTTTTTGGAGTCATCAAAAGAGATAGATAAATTAATCGACAGGTATGTGAATATATTTTCCAATAAGATCAGACTTGGAGAAAACGATGATGCGTTTGATGATTGGCGCAATATTCGTAATATGTTTAAATATGAAGAAATTGATTGGTCCAAAACTAACATTGTATCAAGTATCTACAAAGACGGAGTTTTTACGTATGTTTCTACGGATACAATTAATTATTATGATGTTGCGAGTACTGTTATGATGTACTATTTGATTGATCAGCTTTCCAAAATATTGAATGACAATCCAGAGAAGGTGACTAAAACAAACATCACAAAACTGTACATTGATCTTGTGAATTATGTTTATTCTATCAATAATATTGATGAGATCAAGAACACGTCCGACATCAGACGATTTGAGTACATATTGAAAGGCTCACCAATTGCGGTTGATATGTTGCGTAGAGGTCAAGGAATAGCCGCAGTAGAAAAAATGGAAAAACAGTTGATAAATATAGAAGCTGATCAGACGATTGAAGAAATAACTGGCGAACCAACTGAGCCAATAGAAGGCGACGAAATGGATAGTGATGATTTGGAGGATATCCGTGAAGAAGCTGAGGCACTCGACGTAGAAGCGGATGAATACGATGATGATGACAATGTAGAATATGAATCGGAATAATAATATCTATAATAAATATATAATGATTACGTTCGTATTGTTTTTGTTCATAATTTATTTCATAGCATCGCAAATCAAAGTTTATCATATTTCATCGTTGCCTGACAAACAACAAACTGAATTAAAAGAAAGAAATAAAACCAGATCAAGATTGTTAAAAAATCATATTTCGGTTGATCCTGATAAAAAAGAAGAATTCAAAACATTGCCCACTAAAAATAATCCGTTCAGCAACTTGCCATACCCATTAGATTTGATAAGTCTGATCAAAGAAGAATATGGTACTGATCAATATAAGTTCAATAACGTAAATTTGCCAGTATCGTTCAAATACAATGACGATGATCCGATATATATCAGTCATATTTTGCAGGACATGCGATCGTGGAATAGGCTATTTCCAAAATATTATGATACTAACAGACAATTATTGGCAGTTAATGCGATACATATAACGTCCATTCAACAAACAGAAGCGGAATTCATTATCCACGCAACTGCATCTTTGACATATTTATCGCGGACTATGCACGTAAAGGTGATATATTATGGTGAAATTATTCGAACAGATAATATTTTGAGCAATGATACTGACACATACATATTGCATTTAATCGATATCAAAGCCATACGCAAGAATGATTTTGGCACAAAAATTTACGAACCAGATCCATTCTTAACGATGAAAGATCAATTGTCGTATGTTGAACGCATCAATTACATGCATAAAAATGAAAATAATATGTAAAATAAAAAATATAAATCATATTTTTTATTTTTTTCGTTAATAATATAAACATTATAATATTACTTGTTATTATGACTATGATAACAATTGATTCGTACTTGGCAGGCAACATCGTTATGGCTATGACATCCGTAACGATAGTTTTTGGATATTTCTTCTACAGAATTATGTCCAAAACATTGGATCACCGATTTAGTATGGAAAGAACTGATCAATATGCTTCTATTTTTAAAAAGAATAGAACATGGTTTAGTAATTTATTTTCAACCGTCGAATCTCATATTTATAGATACAGTATGGTATCAGTTATTTTGCCAAAAATTATGGATATGATTTATGTAGCGATGGATATGATGAAATTTAAGTCCCAATGCTCTTATCCGACCGAACCATTTTTGTATCCAGCAATAAATAATCCATTCATGGGAACGGACCGCATTTATCCAGCTAGCGTTTTTAATGAAGTAGGTTGTCCAGCAACATGTTTCTATGAACCTACAAAATATCCAACAGAATGCCCATGTGCGGTGGATTTTAAGTGTCCTTGTCCATGTCCAATGATCGATAATCCCTTTATTTGTCCCCAAGAAATCAAAATAGGTGACAACATTGTTAAACATAAAGGAAAAAAAAGAGGTAGAAAAGTTAACAAACATCGAGTGGCAAATAAACGACCGCAAAAGCGTGACCGTAACCTTTTTGAAAACAATTTTAACGAACTAAACTACTCTGATGCCCCTATTTTCACCGAAGCTGCGGCACCAGAAAAAAAACCTACCAAGGACGACTCATCTGATTTAATGAATTTGATTGGCAACGTCCTCAACAAAAATACAGACACTGCTCCAATATTTGGACAGCTCATGAAATTATTACAACCAACGATGTCTTGCCCATCTGATGCCAATGTAATATCAAAAGATGCTATTTCTAATTTATTCAACGGTCATAGGTCAACGAAGAAAGAACCAACACCTTCTCCAGTAAGTGAAGGATCGATTCCTGACAGTACGTTTATTTTTCAAATGGCATCATCATTTGACAGAGCGACCAGAATATGCGATATAGATGAATATGAAACTCTATCAATGGAAGATGTTAACAAACGATTTTATGATTTAGCAAATAAACTGGGAGTAGAAAAAACGGCAGATTTGTCATCATTCAAATTCGATAATTTTTTGAGAGCAGATGATAGTGTTGCAGACTTTATCAGACTCATGTATTTTCAAATGGTCGGCAGAGATGTTTTTCTCGCAAACTACAAAAAGTACATTTCGCAATCTAAATCAAACGACGTTATTTTAACTGAATGTTTAGACGATTTGGAAAATTAGATAATAATACAATCAATGATTTTATTGTTATAAATATATAAAACGCACCTATAAATATATTATGTGTGGAATAATTTTTTTGGTAAAATATGATGACAAGTTAGATACGCATGTTATCGTACATAGTCACGATCAATTGATACCTCGGGGACCTGATAAACAGAACTCGTTTAGAATCCAAGAATCTAACGCAGATATGTTTTTTGGATTTAGCAGATTGTCTATTATGGATACGAGTGATGATGGATTACAACCTTTTTCTGACAATGATGGTAATATTGTAATTTGCAATGGTGAAATTTATAACCACAAAGATCTTGCAAAAACGTTCGATTTGAAATTGATTACAAAATGCGATTGCGAAGTTATTTTGCCGTTGTTCCAAAAAAATAATTTTCAAGATACGATCAATCTGTTTGATGCAGAATTTGCTCTCATTTTATTTGACAAAAAAAATCAAGCAGTTTACGCAGCAAGAGATCGATTCGGTGTTCGCCCGTTGTTCTATGGTTACAACTCGCTCACTAAAACATACGGATTTGCTTCAGAAATAAAAGCGTTCCACAATATTATGGAACACATTGAACCAGTAGAACCTAATAAATTTTATCAATTATCACTACCAACCATATCAGTTGAAATAAAAGAGTATTATGATTACAGATCTATTATTGCGTATCCTAGTATCAATGTTGTTGAATATATTCAAAATATGATTAGAGATATTTTTACAGAAGCTGTTGCAAAAAGATTGTTTTCAGATAGACCAATTGGATTTTTATTATCCGGTGGATTAGATTCCAGTTTGATTGTTGCGATTGCTGCGCGAATCTTGGGTCCTGATAACATAGTTTGTTTTTCGATAGGTTTAGAAGACAGTCCAGATGTCATTGCTTCAAAGATAGTAACTGCACATTTGGGGATTAAGAAACACCATATTATCAAGTTTGACGTCGAAGAAGGAATTACAGCGATACCAGATGTTATCAGGGCAACAGAAACATACGATATTACAACTATTAGAGCATCTGTACCACAATACATTATGGCTAAATATATTAGTCAAAAAACTGACATTAGAGTTGTTTTGAGTGGAGAAGGATCTGATGAAATACATGGATCGTATCGTTATTTCAGAGATGCGCCAAACGGATTAGAATTTCACCGGGAAACTATTAGGTTGTTGAAGGAATTATACATGTTCGATAATTTGCGGACAGATCGAACGATGAGTGGCAACGGATTGGAAGTTAGAGTCCCATTTTTAGATTTTGAATATGTCCAATTTATCAAAAGAATTGATCCTAACTTGCTTATGTATCGTACAGATTATATGGAAAAGAAAATTATTCGCGATAGCTTTGTTGGCTACTTACCTACAGAAATATTATATCGAAGTAAAGAAGCCTTTTCAGACGCCGTTTCATCAACTGAAATAAATTGGTATAAAACGATCCAAAAGAAAGCAGCCGAAATAATTACATCGGGAGAACTGGATAACAATCCTTTTAAAATTAACAAACCAAAAACATTAGATGCGCTGTATTTCAGGCGGATATTTAATTCTATTTATCCAGAGAGGGATAATGTGATAAGTCATTATTGGTTGCCGAGGTTTCAATCGGTTGAAGTGGTCGATCCATCTGCGACAGTATTAAAATGTTATTGAATAAATTATTGATGTGTTATTAATAATTTATTTTGCTTTGATAGCCTTGACTGGCGGTGGTTTCTTAGGAACTAGATGTGTTAACAGATTTTTATTGATGATCAATTCTTTGATGACACTCGCAATGAACCAATCCATATGCGGATTATCACGTCGTCCAGGTACGATATTGTGTTCTGCGTCCGCCGCAAATTGTATGATCTTAATGTTAATATGATCGATATTAATTATTTCAATCAATCTTTCCATAATATTTATAATAATATCATCACCGTTGATTGTATTTGTCCATATATCATGAATGTTAGATCGAATACTTTGATAAACTGTCACAACATTTTTACATTCGATTGTAGACAAAATCAATTTGACGACGTTATCATACGCTTTGTATAATGGTAAATAATGAGACGCACCATAACGCATTTCATCTAATATCCATATTGCTTCTTTAACGTTATTATTACATTTTGAAAGAATGGTAGTTAATTTATCATCTGACAGTTCGATATTTTCCATCAATGAAATGTGTAAAATTATTTGTCGGATTTCTTTTAATGTTGGAGACGATACGCAAAATATTTGACATCGACTTCGCAGTGCATCAAATATTTTTGAAGTGTTGTTACATATCATAATAAATCGACAACTATGCGCATATATTTCCATTGTTCTTCTCAATGCTGCTTGCGAATTATGAGACAATAGTTCGATATTATGTATCACGATCGTTTTAAATTTCCGTTTAGTTTCAAAAATTTCGAACATTTTATGCGTTGCGTACTGTTTTATTATTTCTTGTAAGATATATTTATCATTGTTCGTACTTGTTGGTTCGATGACAATATGATAATCACTTTGCATTATTTCAATAATATTTTTTTTGGACGCTCCATGAATACGATATTTTGTTTTAGTTAGATTATTTATGTTTTTGTCATATATCGATTCTAAAAAAAATTTAACGATCGTCTTCTTACCTCCGCCATGTGGACCGGAAATGATAATATGTGGAATATCTTCATACGATGCTATATGTATTAACTGTTTTAGCACATCATTATTTGTTAACGATTCGCTCAATATTTGAGGACTATATTTATTAACTAAAAACATCCTTTATTACTTGATTATGATACAACATTTATATTAACATTCCATATATCATTTTTTTCTAACATATATATATTATGAGCGATTTCGTTGCCACGAATCTAATAACCAAACCAACATCGAACAATAGAATTCGAAAATTGGATGATTCTTCAAGTGACGATGATGATAAAAAAGAAACTTTTGAAGATGAATCCATGTCATTAGTTGAATTTAGCAGATTGTATCAGATCCATGGAATTCAAATTTTTGATGTGTTATTAATTTATATAGCAGTGTATTATTTTGTATATATTTATTTGGAAAAAAGTTTGACCTTTACTTTTTTGGTGTTATTAGTTGTGACAATAATAGTAGTGATGAAAAATAATATAACCAAGTAATAGTTTATGGATGATTCTTCGATTAATTATGCATTAGAGCTAAATAAATATCTTGAAAAAGCTAAAAAAATATTTTGCAGAGAGAATAACAAAAAACTTGTATCAGAACATGGATTTATTAGATACTATTGGTGGCAGATACATTAAATTCTGAAAATGAGCAAGAGTATTGCATTTGTGAATCTTAATTTAATGAATGAAATTAATTTTGGATCAAGATTAATTTTATTTGAGTAGTAAATTTGAGATGGATGCAAAATCAGTAGTTGTTTTTTGCTTAAACAAACATAACGTTTCATAAAGTTGCGCATTATTTTCCTTAATGATAATATTTTCTTTGATGAGTCTTATATTTTCCCCGTTAAGAACTTTATTTTCTTTGGCAAGTCTTTCGTTTTCTTCTAAAAGTTGCTGATTTTTTATACGAAGTTCATGAACTTCCACGTACGAAGCAATGTAACCATCTGATAAATTTGCTTTGGTTTTGAACATTTGAAACAATTTATCATTTTTATTATTGATGGCATAATCTAACAATACATTTTCGTATTCAGAATGTTTGATCGCTAATTCACATACCCATATATGCGAAGAATGATCTCCTAATTCGATTCCTTTAATGTAAAAATCGTACGCTTCTTCAGTATTCTTATCTTGAATGTACAACGCATACAATGAATACCCATATCCATTGCCATCATCACCTGCTTGTTTACATAATCTGAGCACTGCTTCCTGATGTGATGTATCTTTATTTTGATTAATAATTTTGGCCATTTCACACATAGCATTTGTGTTTCCTTCATTTATTTCATCGTTATAAATATGTAGCATCATCGCTCGCGTAAAATCAGGATAAATTGTAAGCCCTCCATATTGATATGAGTTTGCGCAATAAAAATTAGCATTCATATTTCCTTCTTTGTATGCTTTGTAGAGTAATTCATCTCCGCGTTTGTGATCATTGAATTCAGAATCTTCATATGTTAATATAATTCCTAATCCCACCATCGCGTTCGTATTATTTTCGATATCGGCAGATTCATAAAGCTCAATTGCGCGCTTAAGATCTTTTTGGACAACGAATCCTTTTTTATGCATATACGCTAAATAATTAGCGGAATGAGGATATATACTGAAAACGGAATAAAATTGCAACATTTTTTGATGATTTTGTTTAAGATGCAGTTTTTTGTAATAGTCATTAGTTAATTCTTTTATTGCAGGTTTGTAACCTGAATTAGCAGACATTGTCATATATGCAAAATAGTCATCATATTTTTCTGCATTTTTGAAAGAGAATGCTTCTTCGTACCAATTTTTTGCATTAGTAAATTCGGATGCGGTGAATTCGTTGATCAAAATTATGATTGATTCCATCGTTGCTCTTTTATTATATTGTGATTTGCCCATCTGGAACTTTAAAAATCATTTTTATTGAGTCCAATTTCCTAATATTGAGTACCATCGACCATTTGATGATCTCAATAATACATTCCCGTGAAGGCCAAGCGAAACGGGATTAGCTATATTATTTATGTTTGAATCTATGGAGCTGATCGTTACTGTATTATTTGTTGCATCCACGCGAGTGACTGTAAAACTAGTTCCTTCGCCGGGATTTTGAGGAATCGTCATAACAATATTGCCCTCTGACGCATCAACTAAAAAAGTATTGTATCCTAGATTAAGTGTTGCGTTTGAAGTAATCCAACTTGTAAAACGGGTTGTTGACATTTATATATTATTGCGATATATTTATTTTGCAGATACGCATAAATTTTATTTTGATAAACAAAATTTTTATTTATCAAAATTATTGAACAAAGGTTCCTAAAACAGTGTGCCAATGACCATTTGATGATCCTAGCAAAACGTTTTGACCTAAATTGAGAGAAACAGGAGTAGATAAACCGTTAATGTCTCCGTCGGTTGAAATAATTGTAACGGTGTTAGCAGATGAGTCTGTGCGACTGATCATGAAATTAGTTCCTTCTCCAGGATTTTCGGGAATGGTTATTAAAATGTTACCACTCGTTGCATCAACAAAAAAAGTGTTGTATCCTAAATCGATTGTTGTGCTTGACGTGACCCAAGATATGTAAAGACTTGACATTTATATATTATTGCTATATATTTTTTTATACATATTGTCTCTAAGAAACGACCACACTTGCAATTGCAATTGCAGGATTTTTAATACCCACGCTACTTTTGTGGGCCAATGTTATGACATCAAATTTATTTACATGAATCACAATACCAGGTTTAGATTCTTCAATAACATCATCACCACGTATCGTTACAGACAATTCTGTATCTTCGCAATTCTTTCTGACAACAAACGTTCTAAATTGTCCTGCACCAGGGGCAGGGTTTGATGTACCTGTAGTAGTATTTAATTGTACAACTAATTTGGAAACTGACCCATTTTTTGGCATGATAATTTTAGTTGTATTTTCCAATGATGGCGAAAAGCTACCATTTCTTAAATAATCAGACGTACCATTGTTTGACAAGTTTGCACCACTATTCCAGTTTATCATTTTTGTATATAATCATGTAATAAAAAAAAATTATATTTAGTTAACAAAATCTATACTGGCAATTATAACAGAATTAGTAGGGGAGTTTGTTGAAGTCATAATTAATGATCCTAAATCTAATTGATTGACAGCAATTGAGTTAACATTATCTACTCCGGTTGTCGCTGCCCCAGATATAGTTACACTGAGCGCAGTATTAACACCACCTATGCGGAAAGTAACAGTTCGAGTGGCTCCAACGCCCGGTGCAGAACTTAAGAAGACCGTTAAATTTCTGACAAAACCGGTGTGAGTCATAATAAACTGGGCATTGAGTTCTGTATTGTTTGTCGAACCATATCGAAGGAACATTGTGTTTCCTGACATAGGACCACCACTACTGAAAATAATAATACCTCCGCCTGATCCAGTAATATTACTTGGTCCGGTCGGGCCTGTAGCTCCTATACCAGTTGGACCGGTAACGCCGGTAGCTCCAGTTCGTCCAGTTGCACCAGTTGGTCCTGTAAAACCAGTTGATCCTGTAAAGCCAGTTGGACCAGTAGATCCTGTTTGTCCAATTGCGCCGGTTGGCCCTGTAAAACCTGTTGGCCCTGTAAAACCTGTTGGTCCTGTAAAACCTGTTGGTCCTGTAAAACCTGTAGCTCCAGTTATTCCTGGCCCGGTTGCTCCTGTATTACCTGTAGATCCAGTAACTCCTGTTGTTCCTGTATTACCTGTAGATCCAGTAAAACCTGTTGCTCCAGTATTACCTGTAGATCCAGTAATTCCGGTAGATCCGGTAACTCCTGTTGCTCCGGTTATTCCTGGTCCGGTAGCTCCAGTATTACCTGTAGATCCAGTAACTCCGGTAGATCCGGTAACTCCTGTTGCTCCGGTTATTCCTGGTCCGGTAGCTCCAGTTATTCCAGGACCAGTAGCTCCTGTATTACCTGTTGCACCAGTAACTCCGGTATTACCTGTTGCTCCGGTATTACCTGTTGCACCAGTAACTCCTGCTGCACCAGTAGCTCCTGTATTACCTGTTGCCCCAGTAACTCCTGTTGCACCGCTAGCTCCGGTAACTCCTGTTGGTCCTGTGCTCCCAGCGACTCCTGTAGCGCCGGTAACTCCCGTAGCGCCAGTTGATCCTGTCCGTCCTGTAGCTCCAGTTGATCCTGTAGCTCCAGTTGATCCTGTTCGACCGGTGACTCCAGTAGCTCCAGTATCACCAGTTGATCCTGTTCGACCTGTGACTCCAGTAGCTCCAGTATCACCAGTTCTTCCAGTAACACCTGTTACTCCAGTTGGACCTGTTACTCCAGTTGGACCTGTTACTCCAGTTGGACCTGTATTTCCTGTTGCACCAGATGGTCCAGTTGGACCTGTAACTCCTGTGGCACCTGTAACTCCCGTAGCACCTGTGAATCCAGTAGCGCCGGTAACTCCAGTAGCACCGGTGAATCCAGTAGGACCCGTTGCACCAGTTACACCTGTAGCTCCTTTGGCACCTGTTGGTCCTTTATATGGTTGATAAAATGTGCAGCATTCTGGTTCTGGTTTACATCCACTGTGACCTCGTTTGCATCGACTATAGTAGTTGGAATTATTATAGCATGAATAATTTTGATGACTCATATATCATAACTTTATATATTTTTTACGAACTTACCCGACAATTGTCTGTACTAAAGTGGTAAAATATAGTGTCTATTGACATTGATAATATTTTGAATATGACGGCATTGATCTATTCTGCGCGATATTATGGTGGTTGTATTGACAAGATTTTTTTAAAAAGGACAATATTGGTGTGTCGTAAAGAGATTTGCGTTGGGAATATGCAAATGTTATGTGTTTAAAGTATCGTCAGAAATTTATTGAAATTTGCATCGACAAGACTTTGAACGCGCCAATATTGGTCCATTCAAAGCGATGTCGAGAGACTTGCAAAAATTTACGTCGATGGGACTTTGAACGTACCAATATTGGTCCATTCAAAGCGATGTCGAGAGACTTGCAAAAATTTACGTCGATGGGACTTTGAACGTACCAATATTGGTCCACTCAAAATGATATCAAGAGATTTGTGTAGGTTTACATTGACAGGACTTTGGACGTACCAATATTGGTCCACTCAAAATGATGTCGAGAGATTTGTGAAGATTTACATCGGTGAGACTTTGGACGCCCAATATTGGTCCATTCAAAGTGATATCAAGAGATTTGTGAGGATTTGCATTGACAGGACTTTGAACGTACCAATATTGGTCAATTCAATGTGATGTCAAGAGATTCGTGAAGATTTGCGTTGACAAGACTTTGAACGTGCAAATATTGGTCCATTCAAAGTGACGTCAGTAGATTCGTGAAGATTTGCGTTGACAAGACTTTGAACGTGCAAATATTGGTCTGTTCAATGTGATGTCAAGAGAGTTGTGGAAGTTTGTATTGACAAGACTTTGAACGTGCAAATATTGGTCCATTCAATGTGATGTCAAGAGAATTGCGGAAGCTCGCATTGACAAGACTTTGAACGTGCAAATATTGGTCTATTCAATGTGATGTCAGTAGATTCGCGAAGATTTGCATTGACAAGACTTTGAACGTGCAAATATTGGTCTATTCAATGTGATGCCAAGAGATTTGTGGAAGTTTGTATTGACAGGATTTTGAACGCCAATGTGAGCGATTTCAAATTTCCATATTGGCGATCTCAAATTTTCAGGTTATACACCTCTTGTCAGCAATATTAAACGAATCAATATTGATGATTTCAAATCTCCTGGCAACGCAATTCTCGCCAGCAACATTGAATGATCAAATATTTGGACCTTCAAATCTCCTGGCAACACAATTCTTGCCAGCGATATTGAATGATCAATTATTCAAATCTCCAGGCAATGCAATTCTCGCCAGCAACATTGAATGATCAAATATTTGGACATTCAAATCTTTGGCGATACAATTCTCGCCAGCAACATTGAATGATCAAATATTTGGACATTCAAATCTTTGGCGATACAATTCTCGCCAGTAACATTGAACAATCAAATATTTGAACATTCAAATCTCTTGGCGATACAATTCTTACCGATAACATTGAACAATCAAATATTTGGACATTCAAATCTCTTGGCGATACAATTCTCGCCAGTAACATTGAACGATCAAATATTTGGACATTCAAATCTCTTGGCGATACAATTCTCGCTAGCAACATTGAATAATCAAATATTTGGACATTCAAATCTCTCGGCGATACAATTCTCGCCAGTAACATTGAACGATCAAAAATTTGGACATTCAAACCTCTCAGCGATACAATTCTCGCCAGTAATATTGAACGATCAAATATTTGGACATTCAAATCTCTTGGCGATACAATTCTCGCCAGTAACATTGAATAATCAAATATTTGGACATTCAAATTTCTTGGCGATACAATTCTTACCGATAACATTGAATGATCTGATATTTGGACATTCAAATCTCTTGGCGATACAATTCTTGCCGATAACATTGAATGATCTGATATTTGGACATCCAAACATCCAGACAACGATTTTTGCCGTTAAAATACATTGAACAGACCAACATGAATTGACAATTGCATTAATCTAAATCTAAAAAATTGAATAAAAAATATCTAATATGCCCATAAATTTATCCAACGATAAAACATGGATACATCAAGAAATGAAAGCATCAAACGATGTATTTATAATTTTTGTGATTATATGGTAAAAAATCCTCACTGTGACAAAGATCAGTTTCCAACTTGTATTTATTGGCTTAAAATGGCAGAACCGAAATATGGTTGCTTTGAATTGTCAAGAATTCGCAAACAAATGTTAAAAATCGTACCCGGTGAGTTTAAAACAGCAATATTGGCGACACATATATCATCCGATTATATCCTATTAGCAAAATTAAGTATCAATGGGAACTATAAAGCTAATTGTCCAATTTGTTCAGGCGAAGAGATACGGGACGTAAATTATTATTTTCCACATAATGTATTTCCTTGTGGTCATTCAATCTGTGATGATACTTGTTTCAACTTATTCAAAAAAACGAACAACGTAAATAATCCCTTTCCTTGTCCAATATGTAGGCAACAAGTAACAAGAATTTTCGATTCTGAAAAAGTTAAAATGGACCAAGAATTTTACGATTCATTCATAACAGACGATTTGGTGTTCCGAATATTATATTTTTGATAATTTTATCTATCAAAAATATAACAAATATCGACAAGCAATATTTTTGATTCATTGCAAGAAACTCAAATCCCAAAAACACAGGACGAAACAGAAATAGATAAATTTATCCAATATCTTAACATAAGTATCAATTTGATCGATAAAGATCCAAACGCGTCAGATATTCAGACTAATAATACGTTATACGTAATCGCAAAGAACGGTTCCAAAAAATAAGTGTTAAATCTGAATCGCCAGTCAGATCACGCAAACATCGGAAGCAAGAATCATTCGAATCAGATCTATCATTTTAGGAAGCTCAAAATAAACAATCAAAAAAGCACCCGCAAAAAATTACATATCCGATTCAGAAACTAGCATCACAGGAATATCTGTTAACATTGACAGACATCATTATTCTAGCGAACACATTGACGAAATAAACAAAAAAAATTGACAAATAAATAAGTAATATAAAGAAATCGCCTTCTAGATACAAGCATCATCATGAGCAAGGGCAAAGTTTCAACCAAGACGTTAGAGGAAAGATACAAAAAAATCGATCCCCATGAACATGTATTGCTTCGACCTGACATGTATATTGGCACTGTGAAAGAAACAACCGGACATATGTGGGTATATAACAAAGAAGGTGATAGCAAAATGGTTTACAAAGAAATATCATATGTGCCTGGACTTTACAAGATTTTTGATGAAATTTTAGTTAATGCTGCTGATCAAAAAACTCGTTGCAAGATGATGAACATGATTAAGGTGAATATTGATAAGGATTCTGGTAAGATATCTGTATGGAATAACGGTGCAGGTGTTCCCGTTGAAGAACACAAAGAACAAAAAGAATATATCCCGACGATGATTTTCGGAACATTATTGTCAGGTGAAAACTTTGACGATGATGAGGATGACGCAAAAGAAAAAAGAATAACTGGTGGCAAGAATGGTCTCGGAGCCAAATTAGCTAACATTTATTCTACAGAATTCATCGTTGAAACGTGTGATGGTACTAAAAATTTCAAGCAAGTTTTTAATGACAACATGTACAAGAAAGGAAAACCAACTATTACTGCAGCAAAGAAAGCTCCCTTTACTAAAATCACGTTCACTCCTGATTTTGCTAGATTCAAACTTGACGGTTTTACTGACGATATTTTTGCATTATTTCAAAAACGAGTGTATGACATTGCAATGACAACAGGAGTAAAAGTATATTTCAATGATGAGGCAATTACACCATTGCCGTTCCAGAAATATGTTGATCTTTACTTTCCAGAGGATTCAGAACACAAGAAGGTTGTTGAAATGACAAGTAATCCTCGATGGAAAATATGTGTCGTATTTGATCCATTAGATAATATGGAACATCAAAATATTTCTTTCGTTAATAGTATTTGTACTCATCATGGTGGGACACATGTTGAACACGTATCCAGTCAAATTGTAGCCAAATTAAAAGTTGCGGTTGAGAAAAAAGCCAAAGGAATAACCGTCAAGGCTAATCAGATCAAAGAGAATTTGATATTTTTTGTAGATTCGACGATAGAACTGCCAGAATTTGATGGTCAGACTAAAGATATGCTAAAATCTAAAGTTGCTGAATTTGGATCTAAATACGTTGTGACAGAAGCATTGATCAAGAAAATAATTGCGACTGGTGTGGTCGATCAAATTATTGAGAACGCAAGATCCAGGGCAGAATCGAATCTGGCTAAACAAGATGGATCTAAAAAAGGAGTCGTACGAATCGATAAACTTTTTGAAGCACATCAGGCTGGCAAAAAAGAAGCTGCCCTGTGTACATTAATGCTCACAGAAGGAGATTCCGCAAAGGCATTTGCAATGGCTGGATTTAATGAAACCGGCAGAGATCATTTCGGTGTTTTTCCATTGCGAGGTAAACTTAAAAATGTCCGAAAAGGCAAAGATGATGCTAACATCATTGATACATTGGAAGAAAATAAGGAAATCAAAGCCATTCGAGAGATTATGGGTCTTGTTAGAGGAAAGAAGTATACGTCAGTCGAAGGATTGAGATATGGTAAGATCGCAGTTTTGACAGATGCAGACAGTGTAACCGGCGATACTCCGTTGTTATTGAAGGATATTAAAGATCAAATTGACATACGAACTATTGAAACTTTATCGAATGACTGGTTTATTGCAGAGGATGGTAAAGAATATAGTCTTACAGATTATGAGATTTGGACAGAACAAGGATGGACAAAGATTGTAAAAGTGATCCGACATAAAATCAACAAATCGATCTATCGTGTATTGTCGCACACTGGAATTGTTGATGTAACCCAAGACCATTCATTGCTTGATGTGGATAGTAATAAAATTAGTCCGAAAGATTGCAAAGTAGGTGATCATCTTCTACATAGTTTTCCAAAATTCGATAATACAAACATCCCGTCGAATTTTAAGAATTTAACTAAGAAAAATTTGCAAATACATGCGAAAGTCCATAAAATATATGGTTGCGAAACCATGAATAAATCTGAACTGATTAGAGAAATTGGAAAAATTCATGAAATTAACACGATGAATTTCAACTACGATTCTGGTATCAGTACGGATGAGGCACTTTTGATGGGATTTTTCTGGGCAGATGGTACATGTGGTATATACAAATTTGTGAGTTATCCAAAATCGAAAGATGGTACCAAAACATATACCCGTAATAGAACAAATTATAGTTGGAGTCTTTCTAATCTGAATCTGGGTCTTTTGGAAAAATTTAAGAAAATATTAGAAAAATTATATGACTATAGCGTCACCATCGTAACGTGCCATAAAAAGAATTCGTATTCTACCAAAGATATTTACAAATTAGTGGTAAATGGTGGAAAAAAAATACTTCCGTTGGTGGAAAAATATAGATCGATGTTTTACGACAAAAATAAGAAAAAAAAAATTCCGCAAGAAATTCTTAACGCACCTCATGATGTCCGAAAAAATTTTATCGAAGGTTTTTATCAAGGGGACGGTTTGGGACATGATTTATACGATAGTCAATATGGAAGAAGATGTTTTGCGGTTGATGGAAAAATAGGAGCGCAGGGGATTTTCTTCTTATGTAAAAGTTTGGGTTATGATGTTTCTATTAATCACGACATTGAGAAACCAAAAGTTTATCGTTTATTTTTGACAGATGGTAAGCAACGTAAAAATCCGAATGCCATCAAAAAAATATTTAACCTTGGACAAACTGAACAATATGTATACGATCTTGAAACCGAGAATCATCATTTTCAAAGCGGCATAGGAGAAACAATATGTCACAACACTGATGGTTCCCATATTAAAGGATTAATTATGAGCTACATCCATCATTATTGGCCATCTCTCCTCAAAATAAACGGATTCATTGAATGTTTAACGACCCCAGTTGTCAAACTAACCAAAGGAAAAGGAGTAAAACAACAATCTGTCTCATTTTACAATCTTAACGAACTCGAACTTTGGAAGAAAAAGAACAACGATGGAAAAGGATGGGATCTCATGTATTACAAAGGATTAGGTACTAATGGCAATGAAGAAGCGCGGGAATGTTTTACTGATTACAATGATAAAACGATCAAGTATTGTTGGAAAGAAAAATTAGACGAAGACGATACCGATAATACTCTTGAAAATTATGAACCTAAATGCAAAGACATCTGCGAAGATGCAATAACTTTAGCATTTGCCAAAAAACGAGAGAATGACCGAAAAGATTGGATGAATTTGTACGATGAGAATCTTTTCATTGATAACAACCGAAAAAACGTCTCCTATGCAGAATTCATTCACAAAGAACTCATAGCATTCTCTGTCTACAACGTCGCACGAGCTGTTCCAAATATCATGGATGGATTCAAACCCTCGCAGCGAAAGATCTATTTCGGTTGCGTAAAAAAGAACATTTACAACGTCAAACAAAAAGTATCGCAATTATCTGGATACATCGCCGAAAAGTCAGCGTATCATCATGGTGATACTTCCTTACAAGAAGCTATCATCGGTATGGCGCAAACATTTGTCGGCAGTAACAATCTTAATTTATTAGTACCAGTCGGTCAGTTTGGTACCAGGTTATCTGGTGGTCATGATAGTGCAAGTCCGAGATATATCTTTACTATGTTAAGTGATATTGGTAAAACTATTTTTGTAGAACATGATAACAACATATTGGATTATCTCACAGACGACGGAGAAAAAATAGAACCAAAATTCTACGCACCAATCATCCCAATGATTTTAGTAAATGGAGTCGTTGGTATTGGTACTGGTTATTCGACAACTATTCCACCATGTAATCCACGTGATATTTATGAGAATTTGCTACGAATTAATGATGGATTGAAACCAAAACCAATGACACCATGGTATCGTAACTTTAAAGGTACCGTTGAGAAAATTGATAAGACAAATTTTATCATTCGAGCGAAATACAAAGTTGTTGACGATGACACAATTCATATTTCCGATCTACCAATTGGTGTCTGGACCGATAATTACAAAGCGTTTTTGGATAACATCATTTTAGGTGCAACTAAAGCTAAGAAAAGTGCTAAAGAAACTGAAATCAAGAAACCGGCTCCTAAAAAAGGTAAAGGCGGCAGTAAAGCTCGTGCACCTAAGAAAGATAGTAAGAAGAGTAACACCGCAAAAGTAGCCAAGTCAAATACTATCAGTCAATATGTCAAGTCATTCACTGAAGATTGTACCAACGTCAGAGTGAGTTTTACGATCATTTTTCATCCAGGTAAATTGAATGAACTTATCAAGAACGGTAAATTAGAAAAGGATCTGAAACTTCAGAAGACTGTCAAGTTATCTAACATGCATTTATTCAATGAAGAAGGTAAGGTTATCAAGTATTCGAATTACGGGGCCATTCTCAATAACTTTTCTAGAGTCAGAATAGAAATGTATCAAACCAGAAAAGATCATTTGTTAGGTAAGTGGCGTCATGAATGCGATATTTTGAAATGGAAAATGAAATTTATCGATAGTGTAATTGATGGAACGATTATCATCTTTGAAAAGAATAAGACCAAAAAGATGGAAGTGATCAAAGAGCGATTGAAGGAATTAGAATTTCCAAAGTTCATGGTCGGCGCCGAGACAAAGCCAACTTATAAATACATCACTAGTACTGGATTATTTAGTTTGACAACTGAAGAGGTTGAGCGACTTAGACAGATGTTGGAGAATAAAGAAGAAGATATTCAAACATTGGAAGGCAAGACTACTAACGAAATGTGGAGTGAAGAACTAGAGACCTTTATGAAAGCATATGATAAGTGGGAAAAGATTGCCGATGAAGAATATGCCAAAGAAATGGTCGATAATTCTAAAAAGACAGCTAAGAAGAGACAGACTAAAAAAGTTGTCAAAAAGAAAGAGGCTGTAGCAAGTGCTTAATTGTTTTATTGATTATCAAATTGATAATCAATAAAAATTTATTTTTGTTAGCTTTGTTTGTGAATTTGATTGCATTGATCGCAGTCATCATCACCGCACAAGTTCTTGTTATTTTTGCATACGTTGTTGCGGTGGAGATATGCCATTTGTGGTTGTTTGGCGTGAATATTAAAGAATCTCCCTGGAACTGTATTTCAATTTTTTATCAAAAAAATTATATCGTTAGGTAAGATAATCATTACAATGATAAAAATGGATGATTAAGCAAATTATTCCACGATAGAAAGTGCGAGAATATATCTTCATTTTTTTGTGCAGCTAAAAAAAATTGAAAATATATATCCCGACGCTTCCTATCTTATCAATTCAGCAAAAAAACATGCAAATAAGCAGCAATGAATTCGTTGATTTTTATTTCTCCCAATATCGCAGCGTAGATAACTTAGACAAAATGTTAGGAATAGACAAATATACATCGCACTTTAAAATAGCTAGTCAGCCCCCGAATCCATGGCACGATGTTCTTCGCAATGACGATCTTTCTGCGCCCCCAGGATTTGAGCCTCCCGTATTTCGCATTTTAAACGTTAATTATCGCCATGGTGAACAAATAACGCGCAAGTTATGCACTAAATGTCATATACGCAAACAATATCTAAAGCTGAAATATTGTAGACGATGCTGTAAATAAATGTTAAATAATTTATTCAACATTTAGAAAAAATTGCGTCTGTATAATCGCATCGCTTCATCCCGTGATTTTACTATTCGACGTTGTGGCGCCGAAGCAGGGCCAAATGCTTCTATCTGTTCTTTCATTATGGTCGGCTTCTCTGTAACAGGCTGATTTGCAAATTTGTAATATGATGCTAATGCTATCGGATCATTCTCTCCTCTCGTCGCTATCGTATCCATATTATCACTTTCCTTATCTGCATTATATGTAGATATCTCTTGCTTAATGTTGGCGTTAATAGCCTTCTGTGCAATATCATAATCCAATTCATCCTGAAACGTATTTGGACCAATATGATATTTGTCATATCTTTTATTAATTTTTTCATACTGTTTTTGCGTCGGTACAATATTATCTGTTAATCCTAAATTATCAGGTTCAGGTATCATCAAGACAGGATCCTCATCAATATCATCATATCCGGCGTACTGGTTGAGCGCATAAATTGCATCTAAATGAGGAATGTAATCCGCATCATAAGTATTTCCAGTATTTTCATTGTATCTATCTTCATTAGTAATAATACATGAATAATTATATCTAGGATCTGCAGTCATATTTGTGCATCTATAGTTATCGGGACATCTGCCCATAATACATTTGGGGCATAATCTCTTGCACTGTTTACGACTTACAGGAACACGATAAGCACTGTTACCATCGTTATTCGCGACATGTTCAAAAATAATTTTATTTCCATTACTGCGGATCATATTATTGACCGTTTTCTGTCCATATTCTTCAGTGTTATTCGGAGTACGGTTGTATCTGTCTCTGTCATAATCGATCGGAGGATCAATCATCATGCAGCATCTATTTGGAGAATCAATGTAAAATCCAGTACAATAAGCTGAATCATTACAAACGGACATACATTGGTTGATGTTTTGAAAATCGACACAGTTCTTCCCTGATTCGATGATTTCGTCCGCTCGTTTTTGCGCGGTGTCTGATTCTCGTTTTTTATCTGCTTGCCACAATAAATAATATGTGTTACCAAACATATCAGCATTAAAACTGTCTGCTTCTGCCAACGCTTCTGAAACTAAGGAATTACCTTCGTTGAATGGTCTAATTTGTCCACGACGATATGAAACGATGTCGTTATATGCAACTTCAGCGGCTCCACTTAATGATGGGGCGCGCAAGATAGTCTGTCTTAGTTTATCAAGTGTATCTGGATCTGTAATCTGATCTGGTGTTAAAAATTCGCTGTTAGAATCAGCAAAGACATCTTCGGGATGATTGTCTGATTTTCTAACGTACGATGCTTCAAAATTCTCTGTTTTGTTTAGATTGTACAAGAAAAATAAGATTAAAAATGCCACAACGACAAATATGACTATAGTCTCTGTTGAGTAATTCATTATGAATATTGATTAGAATAAAAAATATTGATCATCGTATTGTACACTAAATGTGTTCTCTGACAACAATATAAACGCTAAAAACTGGATAATATTAAGCGCATATGTATAATATTTCAAAGAATATATCTCATAATATCCCGGATAAAGTGACTGCATGTTCAAACTATCACACGTTACAGAAAATAATCTTTCCAACGCAAGATCAACGATTTGTTCTTCAAGAATGGTTTTCTGCGTTTATCAGAATGTACAATGAAACAATTGATCATATACAACAAGGGAATTTACAAATTTTAGATTTTTGCAAATTACGCTACCAAATGAGTGATGTTCAAAATTATATCATTAAAACTATGGTGAATAAGATGCCGCCAGCGTTATTGGTTGAAGCTATCAGACGTGCAGTTCAAGGGATCGCTGAATCAATAAAAAATGGTGGGAAACTTCGAATACGAAAGATAAGTGCCTCTAAGAAAAAAAAGGTATTGGTCATTCCTTGCAGATTTTTGAACGACACAACCTTTTGTCTCCGAATTTTTGAATCTGCAACCATTTTGAACGATGTAACACAATCAATTACATTGCAATATGATTTGCATACCAAAGAATACAAATTACTTATACCTGAAACATTACTGCAAAAAAATGCTGAATGTGGAGTAGATCCAGGATGTCGAACGTTTATGACAACATTCTCTAACGACGATGTTTACTTAATCGGTGCACAAATAACAAAACATTTAGAAAAATATTACATCAGAATACGAGAAATTTTAAATCGTATTCATGATAATACTTTAACTACGGGAGAAAGAAACGAAATGAAAAGGATATGTCAAAAATATTACAACGCGGTTGCAAATATGGTTGATGAGCTGCATTACAAAACTGCACATTTGATGGTAACAAAATATGAAAACATATATTTGGGAAAATTCAGGCCGATGGAAATATTGGCGCAAAAAAATAACTTATCAGAACAGGCACGTTGGATATTGAGAATTCTTGATCATGACACGTTTAGGATCAGATTGTTCCAATTAGCTGATAAATATGGATCAAAAATATATGAGGTTGATGAATACTTAACAACAAAAACATGTTCTGGATGTGGTAACATCGTAAATGTAAAAGGAGAAATTTATATGTGCAATAAATGTAAATTGGTAACGTATCGTGATGTGAACGCTGCTAAAAATATTCTTAAAATAGGGAAAATGATGATTAAAAACTAATACATTAATTTTTAATCAACGATAAAATATTCAAATCTCTTGCCGGTAACATTGAATGACCAAATATTGTCGCATTCAATTCTCAAGGCAACTTATAAATATATCACCAGTACTCGTTTGTTCAGCTTGACTACTGAAGAGGTCGAGCGACTTAGGCAGATATTGGAGAATAAAGAAGACATTCAAACGTTAGAGGCAAACTCCTAATGATATGTGGAATGAAGAATTAGATGTCTTTATGAAAGCGCATAATAAATGGGAAAAAATTGCTAAAGAAAGAGGTTAATGCGAGTGCTTAATATTTATCGATTATCTATTTGATAATCAATAAAATTTTAATTCTTTTTAGTAACGAATTTTTGCCGGGTTGGATTGTGTTGAATTGGATTCTTCTGCCAAACGTAACATTTCGTCGTTGATTCTTTTTAGTTCTCTCATTTGTGTAAAAATTTGCTTACACCGGTGGCATTCTTCGTCATAGCACAAATTCTTGCTGTTTTTGCAAGCATGAAAATTGACTGCTGTATCGTTACAATACCGATATGCCATTGTGTTTTGTTCATTGTAGATAATAATGGAAGCTCCTAAAAATCAAAATTTCAATTTTTTAAAAAAATTGAAAAATATTTCATCACAATAACTTTTTTCTTTATACTACATTAAAAAATGAGTGCTACAATAGAATATTCTCAAATCGATGATACAAAATCGGATTCCAGACCCGAAATATTGGTGTTCTATATGTTTATATATGCATGTATGACAACTTTTTTCATATTCGAATTTATATTTTTATTACTAACTAACGAAGTAAAAAATAGATGTACAAGTGAACCATTTATTTCATTACCAAAATATGTATCTACATTCGCAATATGTAGTATAATATTTATTTATATGACGTCAGTTAGTGTTTTTTGTTCGCAATGGAGAATAATATCAGTACAAAGAGCATCTATCATCATTAAGCTACACAATATTTTTTCCGCTATTACGTTCCCCGTCGGGATATGTTTACTTATTGCAACAGAGTGTCCGATATATGTAATAAATCAATGGCCAAATATAACTATCGCATATGTCACCCAGAAGGCAACACAAATATTTGCAGGATTGCTGATAGATTATTTGGCTAAAAATATAAATTAATAATATTTATTTTTCTCTAATAAAAAAATGAATAAGTAATTCATATGATTACGTATTCAATTATGTTGAACATGAGCAGTGAGGAGTTACATACTATGATTGATGAAGATATTAAAACAAATAAATGCAATTGTATAGGCAATTTTCTTGCCGGTAACATTGAACGAGCAAATATTGTCGCATTCAATTCTCTTGCCGGTAACATTGAATGACTAAATATTGTCGCATTCAAATCTCACGGCAATTCTCTTGCCAGTAACATTGAATAATCAAATATTGTCGCGTTCAAATCTCAAGGCAAGAAATCGCTAAAATATTGAGACGTTCCAATTTCCATGAGATTGTCAATGAATAAGATCATTTTTAATCGGCTACCAACGAATTTAACAATATCATATCTAAATTTTTCATCGAATATGCCTTAAAGTTTCTTTTACCAAAAATACCATAGAATTCGCCATAAATAGTTTCTGCATTTTTAACTGTTACAGGGGTTTCTAATTCGTTTTTGTGAACGTAGCAATTATCGATCATAAAATATACATTATCGACCCCATACGCTACAGGATATGGAACATCGCTCTTGCCAATCGGTGAAACATAATCTTTTATTTCATCACTCGTCGAAAATGTGTACACATCTTGCCCCACATACAAATATTTATGAATAGATAGTTGTACCAATATGGAATTCCCGTGCATAGCATATGGACTAGGATCATAACCTCGCCAATATCCTTTGAAATTGGTGACCTTTTTTAGTAATTTGGAATATATGGTGTATTTTTTTTCATACGTTGCATATGTGTAAATATATAAGCCAGTATTGTCGACAACAACTTGATAAGGACGTTTTTCATTATCGTGAATCAAATATTTTCGCTTTTTTTCTGTCAGTTCTTTGTTAGATACGAATGATTTAGTATTATGCATATTACTTGTGGTAAGTTTCCTTTTGGATGTTCTTTTTTCCCACGCGACACTCTCTTTTTTTTCCATCTTATATTAACGACATAAAAATAGTTAAAAATTAGATCATCAAAATGATTATCTAATTTTTATAATCGATATTGTACCATAACCTTTTTCACAACAATGTTTTCTTTTTCATAATTGCTACTATAAAATTGATCATACAACTCTATAGGATGTTTTAGTGTCAATTTACCTCGTTTCATTTTTAAATATCCTGTGTCACCTAACATGTACGCATAATTATTTGCAAGTAAAATAGGATGATGCATAATATCATTTACTGGAGAAACGTATCCGATTATCGGATCATGTATTCTGAATTCATACACGGTACATCCAATGTGTATATACTCGTATGCTGATTTTTTAATCAATAAAGTACTACTTGTATAAAATGGATCTTGGCTGTACCAATATCCCTCGAAATTATTTATCAATACACACATTTTTTGATTGCCAGTATTATCATATCCCATAATACGAATATCATTTTGGGTTAATATGACCGAAAAAAAACCTATTTTATTCCTGCAGATATCATATTTCACTTCACCTATGTTTTTTCGAAAGATGAAGGAATTGATCATTTTGTGTAATCCAATGATTATCCATATTATGTAATCAAAAAATCAATTTTTTATTGCAATAAATAATATTCAAAAAATGTTATTTATTAGTATTTCGTTATCTCCAATCCTTGTGATTCTGCCAATAAAACAATATTGCGCATATCTTTTTTCTGTTTCATATTGAGTTCGCTAAAATCAACATATAGATCCATTGCGTTTGCGACCGTTGTCTCTCTTATATCCTTTTTATTGACATAGTTAAAATCGTTCATAAAATAAATGTTGGACTTACCATATGCTACAGGATATGCAACGTCGCTATTACCAAGTGGAGAAATGTAATCAATAATTTTATCTGTAGTCTTAAATGTAAATATCACTGGTCCTATGTGCATATAATCGTGATCGGATATCTTAATCAACAACGTATTGTTATGGCCTCTATTTGGACTCGAATCATATCCATACCAATAACCTTCAAATTCATCAATCGCCGAAATAAAAAATGAATACGAATTCTCATCATCTTCGTCCAATGCAGCATCACATGCTAAAATGATAATATTTTTAGCAGTTACTATCACCTCAAACGGTCTGAAACCATTATTGTGAATGAAATATGTTTCTTTCTCAATATTTTTCCTAGACACGTAAGAGTTCGACATTTTTTATACTACCATAACGAAACGCTTGTTTATATTGATTTTTTCGATCATTTTTTGTACAGATCCTTGGATAGATACCTTATCCTTAAAAAAAGATTTGATATCGTCGAGCATTTCGTCATCACAAACAATATACTCCAATGTACCAATAATACTTTTTAATCCAAAAAAATTATGTTGGTATACCTGCCAGATCATATCCCAGTTCTTTTTGATGTATGTATACATATGCTTGTTTAGATTCTTATTTTTACCAGCCACACGAAATAATATCTCCATATTTGCATCAGATGTTATATGTTGATTAAATAAATCCAATGTTTTGATATATCGCGTCAAATCGTTTGTAAAACCTAATACATAAATCACTGACGGATTATTTTTAACGTTAACGAATAGTTTGTCAAACAGTTCATTATTATCACCAATAATAGAAGGAAAAGTGACTGTCATAGATTTGTTCAATGATTGTATAGGATCTGCAAAAAAATCGGCGACATCATCTATGCAATATTTTATCGCCAATGGTGTTCGTAATTCGCACATCAACTTGAAAATCACATCGTGCGCGCACATATCATTAAGATCATCTGATTTATTTCCCGAATATTTTTCTTCCAAGCGCATGACAAATGGTTTCAATATTTCACGGAATGTCGTTAAGAATCTTCTATTGTTAACGTATTTGGTGTAAATAAAGTGCTCATAGATAACATGCAACAATAAATGCATTGACCTCAAGTCCGTTGTAGAGATGTTATCGACGATATATTTTAGACGCGCAAAATAGTCATTTGATTTAGTTTGATTAATAAATAATAATGCAAATAGGTCTGCAACCATGCCAGATAGATCGATCATTGATAGAGATGTGAACCGTTCTGATAATATTTTTGATAATATTTTTTTGCTGTAACAGATACGATAAAATCCCCATACATTTTTATTAATTTTGGTAAATATTTTATCCTTACCAATGATCAATCTTTTATCTGATAGAATGACTTCATCTGTTAATGGAATGGACCATAATATGTTCGAATCAATTTGGCAGAACGAATACTGAGTAATATCTAAGTAATTATCGGCTACCCCGTGATAACTAATGTGAATATATGGATAATTTTTTTGATTTAGCCAGTTATGCATCATGTTTTTAATAGATTTTTGCGACACAAACTCTAGCGATTCCCATAAATCATCAGTTGTAGCATTTCCATAGCTATGTTTTTGTAGATAGTGACGGATACCTTCTCGAAATAATTTTACGCCCACTAATTTTATCACCAATCGGATGATATTTGATCCTTTAGCATATGATATGCTATCAAATCCTTCCATTATTTTATCCGTTTCGGTGACATTATTGCAGATTGAATGAGAACAAGTCATGCTATCTAATTCAAATGCATCAGTTGTCTCTTTTTTGTAGTAATGTTCCCAAACGCGCCATTCGGGGAAGATATGATCTAGGGTCTCCCAACTCATCCATGTAGCAAAACTTTCATTCAGCCACAGATCTGACCACCATTCCATCGTCACCAAATTACCAAACCATTGATGTGCAATTTCGTGACTTACCGTAGTCGCAATTACCAATTTATCAGCCGGAGTAGTATTATCCTGACACAATAATGCCGACGCAGTAAACGTAATTAATCCCCAATTTTCCATCGCCCCCGCCATAAACTTCGGAAGTGATACCAAATCCATTTTTTTCAAAGGATATGGTATTCCAAAATACTCGGTCATGTACCTTAAAGATTCTATTGCAACTTTCAGCGCAAATTGAGAATATTTAGGATCTTTGTAGCTATACACACGAACGCTAATATTATTTATTGAATCTTCGATAAAATTATCTGTACCGATGTAAAATGCAACGATGTATGTTGACATTTTAGGAGTCGTTGCAAACGTATGCAATATATATTTACCGTAATTTTTTTGTGATATTTCTGGTGTATTTGATAATACTATTTTGTCTTTTGGAGCAAATATTTCTAGCTGAAATGTCGCTTTGAAACATGGTTCGTCAAAACAGGGAAAACAATATCGCGCATAATGCGATTGAAATTGAGTAGAGATTATGATATCATCTTTTCTGATAGATTTATAAACTCCCGTAGTCTTATCGCTGCTGATTTGGCCAACATAACTAATCTTTATTGTTCCCTGTCGTGGCAGATGGTCAAATATTAATTTAACCTGCTGATATTCTGTTACGTAAATAATTTTTTTGCATCTAACATTATTTAATGTTGCCGATACTATTTGCAAATCCGCGCCATGTAGTATCATTTCTGGACTGTCGTTTTGCTGTTCGTAAGTAACATAACATATGCCACCAAAGATATTCCCACTTGGTTTTATGATAACGTGATAATGTTTCGGTATTGTTGTAGTTTTTAATCTAAAATCATTCATTTCATGTATATTAGTAAGATTTCGTTAATGAAACAGCAGCTTTCTCTAAGGTCTTTCGATGTAAAATAAATAAGCCATTAATTATAGTTATAATTAATGGCAGGAGCGATAATACAATTAGTTGCATATGGTGTACAGGATCTCTATTTAACGGGGGATCCACAGATAACTTTTTTTAAAATTATTTATCGTCGTCACACCAATTTTTCTGTAGAATCAGTGTTACAAAATTTTTCTGCCCCCGCAAATTTTGGTGACACAGTAACATGTACAATTTCAAGGGTAGGAGATTTGGTTGGCGAGATCATATTGTATATGAACATTCCCGCCATTCCTAAATTTGTAAATCCGGTAACTTGTGCAGAAGATCCTATTAAGAAGTTTGCATGGGTAAGATTTTTAGGATATGCGTTAATACAAGAAATAACAATTGAAATCGGGGGCAAATTGATCGACAGACAGTATGGTGAATGGTTATATATATGGGAACAAGTTAGTGGACGACAAGATAGAGGAATAGATAAAATGGTCGGTAATGTTCCGTCGATGTATGAGTTTAGTAACGGTAAAGATGGATATGAATTGTATGTTCCGTTAAAATTTTGGTTTTGTAAAGAGTCCGGTCTAGCGTTACCATTGATAGCATTAGCATCTTCAGATGTCAAAATTAATATCATGTTTAGAAGATTAGAAGAATGTTTCCGTATCGGTCCTACATCATCCATAGAAGTAGAGGACAATGTAGTGCCATTTGTTTATGGCGATTATATTGAACAAACAGTTAATGGTGAAAAAATTGCAGGATATTTCATGGGCTTCGACTATTTACTAAAAAAAATATATTACATTAAGATAGTCGATCGAAATGCTATCAAAAAAAGATTTGAAAGTTCGCCAATTTGTGGAGCAGCAAATAGTATTCCGTTTCGAATTTACAAAACTTCCACGGACGATCTCGATCTACCGCGATCGTATTGTACTCCTAAACCAAAATCGATCGAGATGATAGAACAAGTACAGTTACCTTACAAACCAATCTTTGTAAATTCGTATCTATATGTCAATTACATATATTTGGACACTGATGAGAGATTAAAATTTGCAAGATCTAATCATGAATATTTGATAGAACAAATACAGTACAATCAAGAGATAGGAATAAACAGTCCGAATATTAAACAGAATTTGACATTAGATCATCCTTGTAAGTCACATTATTGGATTGCGCAGTTAGATATGTTAGTAGGACCCGGTACAATTAATGATCTATTCAATTATACGACGTCTTATCTGCGCAGATCTTTGCCTATTGGATATCAAGAAGATCCTGATATTGCGTTGGGCGGAAATGGTGAGTTGGTAGGAACTAATCTTGTAGAAAATGCGACGTTGTTGTTGAATGGCAGAGATAGATTTGGTGTTAGAGATTCAGAATATTTTAATTTGACGCAACCGTATCAGCATCATTATCGGGGACCAGAAGTTGGGATAAACATGTATTCATTTTGTTTGTATCCAGAAGATCACCAGCCTTCTGCGACCTGTAACATGAGTAAGATAGATTATATTACGATGCAGATGCAATTGAATAATATTATTAATTCAAAAACTACATGTCGCATTAGGTCATATACTATCAATTATAATGTATTGCGAATATTTTTTAATTTAGGGGGACTCGCATTCGTTTAATATTTAATGATGATTGAATATTAAATTTATTTACGTCCGTTTACGGTGACTGTCAACATAGCAACAAGTCCTTCAATAAACTTAGCACTTGATCGTTCTGCTTCCTTAGTCTTGCTTAAATATCTTTCTTCGATATCTTTAAGATCACTGCCTTCGATACCATCAACATCGATACGATTGTCAGTTACTTTTAAGATTTCTGAACGTTTGATTCCGTTCAAAAGAATCTCGTTTGCTTTTTTCTCAGCTTCAGCGATTCTATTAAGAACATCATCCATTTTTGATCTACTGTTCAGCGACAGTTCAACTCCACGTTGTCTCTTCAACATCAAGATGATTTGATCATACAAATTTTTCAAAAATGAAGCAGATCCGTCCTTGCCTCCCTCGAGAAATTTAGTGATATCATCGTGTCCACCATATTGTTGTTGTGGCATATCACGATCAAACATACCTCGACTAAATGGAGCATCAATATCCACCAAGCGATGATGTTTCATATCATTAAATAATGCTCTGCGTTTGTAAGCATACACTCCATCTCTAAAGTTACCACCTAACTGTCTCAAACCACGCAAGAGCATTTGCAAGTTGCCTGCATTTTTGGTACCAGGTTTAGCAGCTGGATAATATTCGTAGATTTTCATGTCTTCAAATTTGATCGTCGTTGGTTTATTCTCTGGACCTTCTGGTACATCTTTGACAGAAACCCAACCTTTATTGAGAACTGATGGATGCGCATTGACCCATTCAACCAACAATGATAAGTAGTTGATAAAATATGGATTTTCTTTCATTGTTTTAACTGCATCAGCAGCACTAACTGGAGGAACAGAAGTTAGTACAGCGAATTTGTCTCGGAAATCAGCTGTATCTAATCGTTTGAACCATCTGCTTACTGGTTCTACTTTCATCAATGAAATATTAGCAAGAGGACCACTACCAGTATCTTTTTCGGCAATAGTATCGAAATTGAATTTCTTCAAAATATTATATGCGACTGTTGGGCGAATTTTCATGATTGTTTCTTTGTTTGCAAGACTCTCGCCCCATTTCTTGTTTTTATCGATTTTTTTAACAACTTCAAAACATTTTGAATAAGTTCCTTGTTCTAATGCACATTCATTTAAAAATCCGAGACAATTTTGACCAGTTACATCATCAATAAATCCACATTGACCGTTAATGTCAAATTCAGTGTTGTTTTTGTTGAACCATTTTCCACCTTCATCTTGACGCCATGGGGTTTCTTTGTTTAACATGAGTGCTTTCAAATCATTTTCTGATTTAGCCATCGATGTTGATACGCCGGCATTTCTATCAAGGATTGCCATAATATCGTCCGGCTTCAATTCAAAAATTCTATCACCGAGAATTGTGATAATATTTCTAGCAGCAGCGTCTTTTTTGAGAGGGATAGGATCGCCATTGGTTCTTTGGACATTAACAACATCAGTCGGGTCAGATGGATCAGATGTGAAGACTCGTTGGGCGATAATTCTTAATCCGTATGGACCTTCTGTTGTGTATAAATCACCTTCAGTGATCCAGTCAGTATCTGTTAACCAAATTCTTCGTGCGCTGCCTGCTTGAAGTGCTGGAAGGCGACCTAAAGCGTTGATGACGTCAACTTCCCCGACACCACCATGCATTCTGTGTCTGCGTCTGCCTCCAGTCATTCGTTGGTCTAATTTTTTAACGTTTAGTCTGAATTTTGCGAATTCTGCTTTACGTTGTGCTTGTGGGAGACCGTTTATGTATTTTTCAAACGCTTCGAGAGTGAGAGGTTGTCCGGTAGCGTTTTCGACGACGTTAAATATGTCATTATATTTAGCTGTATTGCCAGAGATAACTTCGTTAAATACTCGGCTTTGGCAGGCAGTTTCGTTGTCCATGTTTGATTTAACATTGGGCGGGATTGTATTACCAGTATAATTAATGAAGTTGTTAATCATAGCATCTTTGAAGGTGTCAACAATTGATTCAATGTTATCATCGCCAATCTTTTGATTGACATAATCAATACGACTGGCAAAAAAATTTACATAATTTTGGAGGAAATTATTTATGTTCTTCTCGTATACACCCCCTCGAGCAGATTGGTTAGCGATAAATGATCCGGGATTTGATATGACTGCATTAAACAATGCGATAGATGCGATTTGCGAAAACACTTTATAAGTTTTAACTTCGTCCACAAAATTGTTTATTTCATCATGTTTGTTCGTTGCCCCAACGGAGTCCGTGCGGTTATATTTACCTAAATCTATTTTTGGTATATACATAAATAATGGTGCAGATGATGCGGCGTGTGTGCTGGCAGCTGGTTTAGTTGGAACCATCCCAGCGGCCACTACCGTAGCCGCCCCGATATCATAATTTCCTTTCATTGTGTTGTATATAGTTACCGCGTCGGCCGCGCCATTAAATGCATTTTCATCGTTGTATCCCGATTCTGCTGGGGTGGCTATTGTTTTCCAGTATGCTTTTAAAAGACTTCTCCAAGCAGATTCTTCTTCAGCGGATGTAAGCGGAACACCAGCGGACGCATAATACGGATCATCTAATGAAACTACTTTTTTGGATGTATATGGCATAAATCCAGAATTTAGATATACATTTCTTATGATTTTTTTGGTAACGTTTGCATCATCATTATACAAATTTGCCAAAGCGGGAGGTATTATTTCACGATGAATAGGTTCGCCAATATTGTCCCAAAAAAAGGAGAGGTTAGCATGATCTACACCTGTTGATTTGAAAATACTTGCCAACGCCTTCTTGCTGTCACCGCCGTCACTAAAATCCCAGTTAGCTGTCCCCAAATCAGTAATCATAGATTTAAGTTCTGTCGAAGGAGCGACAGCAGATTCGTTAGCGCTAATTTCTTTTTTGATTGTTTCGGCAATTGGCATCAGAGAAGCTAGGATTGCCATTTCGAGTTTATCAACACTGAGAATTCCAGATAACTTATTTTCTTGTTTGTAGTGTACATCATCAAACATTTTAACAACCGCCGCTATTAATTTGTGAAAATTAATAGTATCGTGTCGATATAAAAATTTAATAATAGAATCTCCGCGCGGACTTTTATCCAAATCTAACTGCGCGATAAACATATACAAAAAAGATATGAGTGATTGGATCGGAGTATTATTCGTAGCTGTTTCCCAAATTCTAGTTCCAAGTAAGTTGACTCCAGGAAGTAACGATTTGATGTCGGAGAATTTTTTTTCTGCATCATCATGGAACACAAACGTTTCAACGTATAGTTGTTGAACGTCATATTTAGTAGCCGTTTGAGGCTTATTACTCACTATAGCACCAATTACTTTGCTAATTGGTTCGCCACTTTTCAATAACGCTTCAGATCTTGCCTTCGTTGGTTTCTCAATTTGATTAAGCGCTTGACCAAACGCAGTCAAATATTCCATATATTCAGGAACAACATCCTTGGGTCCAACATTACCACGTCGAAATGCAGTATTTTTTTCACCCGTAAATGCGTCTAATCCAGCGTTAGCCAACATAAAAAAGTTTGGTGCTTTTTTAACAATATTTATAATCTGCTCACATTGCAATGCACCTCCCCTTTGTGAAGGTCTGCCTGCGTGTCGTTTGGTATGTGACGATTTACTCATGACAAGAATATATTAATAACGAAGAAAAAAAAAGATAAAAATCATCCATTTCTATACTATCTAAAAATTTTATACCAGATTTTCTATATAAATTATAATAATTATATTATGCCCTTAATATATAACATGTTCGATAACATCAGCAATACACAAATTCTATTATTTATTGTAGTCATCGCAGTAATTTTATTTGCATCGATGTATTTTTCCAACAACAAAAAAGAATTGATGCACAAATTACCATCCAAAACTGGTTGTGCACCTAAACAATATAACAAACGCGCAGATAATGGACCAAAAAATTTTACATTGTACAATTTTTATAATCCCGATTGCGTCTGGTGCAAAAGATTTATGCCAGATTGGAACAAATTAGTAAATGACCTCGAAGATGTTCAAGATCTATCCCTCAAACCAATCGACTCATCAAAATCTGAAAATGGCGATCTAACTTTTTATTACAACATCAAAGCTTTCCCGACAGTCATTCTCGCAACACCAGATAGACACATCGAATACGACGGCAACAGAACATCCGCTGATATCAATAAATTCGTTCGTAATGTTATAACCGAATACAATAATAAATAAATGTTTCATCAAATATTTATTTAATATGGACTTCTCGAAATGATATCCCGTATCATTTTGTAACCGTAATGTAGATACATATCATAATAATATGTCTTTAACATTTTATCTCTAAATTTAGTTTCTTCAAACATTTTTTTTGTTAAAACAGGATAAAACTCCAATTCTTCAAACAATAATGAAACCATATCAAAATTTTTAGGAGTATTATATATTGCCCCAAACCAACTCATCGCAATAGATCCAACAGTATCTGAATCGCCATGATGTAGCATCGAATATACAATTAATTTTTCTAACGATTCGCCACTCTCCAATAACGCATCATATGCCATAATCACAGCATCATCAGCATCTCCGCCTGGAAAATTTAGATGTCCTTTGCTAAAATTTTCCGCAAAATATTTGATCCGTAATACCGGATGTTTGAACATTTTAATATCCAATAACGGTGTCAAACCAGAGAAGCGTTTGTTAACATACTTCTCCCATTGCGAATAAAATAATACTTTATCCCTTGCGTAAAGATGATATTCATCTGGCCTTGATTTTTTCATGTACTTATCTATTTTGTCAGATTTTAACGTCTTTAATAATTTATGCGGCCAAATTGCGACTGGTACTTGTTCAATTGCATAAGATGTAAATAATGCTGTAGTGATGCTACCTAAGATCGCTGTTGCTGAATTATGTGTAATTCGACTACATTCGACTGCTAATGCTATCAATCGTTTGCGATTTATCCTGCCTGGATAAAATATTCCGATGCAACCAGATCGCATAGCAGATCCAGATCCCGTTGCGTTAGCATTATATGGCAATTTATTCCATTCGATGAATTCTTGATTACTAAGTGATTTCGTTGTCATTGCCCCTGGATGTCTACCAGTCATCTGTGGCACTACTTCCAAGTATGCTTTTCGTAACTTTTTTCCATATTCATCAACAGTTGTTATTTTATCGCAAAGTACATCAAATGTTGCCATATACAAAATTGTATCATCCGACGCGCGCCAATTTACGATACTCATATCATTGATGCCACCGAGAGATATATATTCGTATATCATATCATTCGCAGACTCAGGATCGACATGCACAAGACCAGAATTCATCTCCCATTTTCCATCGTGATACCCAATAGTATCCCCCAATGTTTGATAAAAAGGAATCACTGAGTTTACAAAAATCCATTGACTAAGATTATCATCTTCTAATTCGATGGGCCCTGTCATCACGGAAACATTCGTGAGAATCAACTCTACTGACTTAAAAATTTCGTCAGCTACTTTGTCGACATCGCTTTTCTTCATTTTGCCCTTTGTTTTTTTTTGAATTTTTTGGATGATTTTCTGTTCAGCTCTATTTCGATATTCAGCTCCCTTCTCTAAAATTTTATCATCGTTATCATCATTCATTTAATATTAACACGGAAAAAATTAAGTTATAATAATAAAAAAAAAGATAGATATAATTTATTATCTTTAGTATGGCAACAGAATATGGAATTAAGAAGGACAAAACTATAAATTTATATAGCATACTTGGTTTGACAATCGATGTATGTAAAGATCAAAAATGTAATGAATTGATCCAGAAAGCATATCTCAAAAAAGCTAAGCTCTGTCACCCCGATAGACATCCAGGAAGAAAAGATGTTGCCGAAGTATTTGAATTGATAACGGGGGCCTATGATATTCTTAAAAACGAAAAACAGAGGACTGAATACAACCATAAAATGGCGATGATGAACGAGTCTTCTAGCGATTTTTCGCAGTTGAAGAAGAAAACAGAAAATTTTATGACCTCACAAGGAGAATTTGCACCCGCGACAGACGCCCAAAAGTTAAGTTTCGGTGCGCAAATGGTGTTACAAAATGAAAAACATGGCTTTGACGAATCTATCTGTAAGGTTCCAATACCAAAAAATGAAGCTAAAAAAAGATTGGAAGAATTAACACGAGATAGATCTAAACAAGATAATGAAATTAAACATGAGCGATTATTTAAGGGTATGGATTGGAATGGGGCAAAATTTAATAGAGCATTTGAATTATCGCATAAACGCGAGGATGATGCGTTAGTAGAACATGGTGGTGTTCCCTCTGCATGGAATTGTCAAGGGGCGGTGGCAAACTTTTCTGCTTTCGATGATCTTGGTAACTTGTACGTTGATGATGGCTCTCGTGTTGATACTGAACGACAAAAATACGGTAACATAAATTTTGGTAATCTTCCGCAACATAAATTTACAGCTGAAGAGGTAAATACCTTAGAAGGTGTGGATTATTTTGCTGGTCATAATGAACTAGGAGATGATTATTTTGCCGACATCAAAGAACGATTGCGAAATAGAGAGTCCAATAATATGAATTATGATAGTATGCAGTTTGATGATTTCAAGCGTGATGATTTTGCAGGTTATGGTATTCATGATCAATTGGGACTTCATTACGAAGACAGATTATGCTTAGACGATAATACAGAGGATGACATTTCTCAGCGCTTTGAAAATTTGATGGCGCAGAGACGCATGGAAGATCTTATGCTTGACAAAAAGAAACAAAAATAAAATTAATTGATTAATTAATTTTATTTAGTACAAAACTTATCAGCTGCATCAACGCCAGCTTGATATATGGCTTTTTTAACATCATTATTGATATCAAATGAGAAATCTGACATCATATCGTCACATGACTTATTTTTTTCTGCAAATTCTTTGGTCTTCGTCACATGAATTGTATTTTTTTCATATTTAGTGTGATCTTCAGCATAATAATGTTTCATAATTAAATGCAACACAGCTCTAAAGAATTGTTCAGGACAATTATACGTCGTATCATATTCAATACCGAGCAATATTCCGATAGTTTTATCAATTTCATCAGCAAACAACTCCATTGGATAATTATCGAGAGCACTGCCGTCAATGTATTTTTTCCCATCAATATCAACAGGAACAAACAAAATAGGAACACTTATGGAAATTCTAATCGCAACTGACACTTTAAAATTCGGAGTGTTAACATGATTATAGCGGACAGCAATTGAATCAGTTAAACATGTACCAGTAACGGTAAAATTAATACCAGTCAGTTCGAATAGTTGTCGGAAATTTATGTGTTTGATTCCAGTTGCCTTAGTAAGAATTTCTTCTATCAAATTAAAAATAGTACGCCCATCGTCGACCCCACACTTGTTTAAAAATAATGATACATCTGGATTGATCAATTTTTTCATATCTAAACACATAACGAAATTCAATATGTTAGTCATGTCAAATCCCAAGACAATCAACAGACCAGCAAGAGCCCCTGCGCTTGATCCAGCGACTCCTTTTAACGTTGATAAATCTAATAATCCATTATCAATCAACTTTTGAATAGCACCGATATGTGCAATTCCTTTAGTTCCGCCACCACTTAACACCAGATTTGTATATTGAGTCACCGATGGTACTTCAACCGGGGGTGCATTATCAACAATAACTGACTGTACTTCAATGGGAGTTGTGCTATCAACAATAGGATCATCCATATTTTGTTAATAATTTAATGACGGTTTTTATATTAATCCAACAAACTCGCATATTTTTATTCTTACCAATATATAAATGGAACTAGCTCACGAAGATTTGTATAGAAAACATGACCAGTTAGCTAATCTTAAACGGCAAACATATGAACAAATATATAAAAGGTGCGCCAACACTATCAAATATACAGCAGATATTGGCGAACTATTTTGCATATTTAAAATTCCTAATTTTTTATTTGGCAGCGATTATCCGATAATAAATATACCTTCGTGTGCCAGATATATCACGGAAAAATTAAAAAAAATATCAAAACAAATGAAAACAACATTTGTTGAACCAGACATTTTGATAATTGATTGGCGCAGAGATGTTGATGTTTAGTTATCATTTAGTTAAACTTTTTGTCATTAAATATAGAATGAATATTACGATAACTGCACCTACAACAATAATAAGGGTTTCTTTCCAGGAATCTGATTGTGTAGTATTAATATCCGTTTGACGATTAATATTACTGAATAGCATAATATCGTGTAATCGATCATTCACTTTCCTATCAACCATTTTTTTGAATTGCGCATAACATCGATCACAATTTTGCAAATGGTTGGTGACTGCAGTGCAACCTGGTTCATCACGCTCAACAAAATCGGAGGTATTAAATATATCATCTCGTTTGTAAAGTTTTTTTTTGTAAGGTGTCGTGTTGACTGATAATTCTGATAAATTAATCGATGGGGAGGAGAAATTGTAGATATCTGTTCTGGGATTAGAAATTTTATCTACGGGCTCCGTATCTGAGTTTGGTTTCCCAGATAATTTTCTGGTCATAGCTTTTACCGGATCATTTATCCATGCGTCATCCCAACTCGAAAACATTGTTATAGTTATAAATAAAACAGAAATTTATTGTCATATCAAATTATCGTTAATTAATTTGATATAACTTTCTAAGTTATACATATATTTCTAGCATGTCAGCAAAACCAAGAAACAAACGAAAAATGGTAACTGATAAGCAAACAGATTATTGTTTTGATTATTTTGTCAATCCTGATAAATTTGATAACCAAAAAAAGCCAGAGTGGGATAACGAAGATAATAAAAACTTGGAAAATCATTTGGCTAAAAATCCAATGCGAAAATTAGACAGCAATATCACCGAAACAAAATCGATCAAATCATTGGCAAAAGAAGATTCGTCTGATTCTGAAACATCTATCAAGATGGAGTTGCCATCGAATCACAGTAGTACCAAAAGCAACAGTTCTGCTAGAAGTGAAGAAGATTCTCTTTCAATTTCATCAGCGACGGATAATGCAACGAGTCCATACATGAAAAAAATACCCGGAAAGACAGAAACGAAACCAAAAACTGAGACGAAACCAAAAACGGAGACAAAGCCTAAAACAGAAACCAAAACGAAGACTGAGACAAGACCGAAAACTGAAACGAGACCGTCGCCACAACCAGTAGAAACACCTGAAGAAAAAAGGGCACGAGCTAGAGAAGCGCATTGTACGATTGAAGATTTAAAACGCAAGGGAGTTTTTTTTACCAAGAATTACACATCAATGGATGATCCTGACGAAATGGAGGCGGAGATAGCGATACAACGGGAGAGAAAGAATAAACAAGTGCAAGTTAAATTTTATAAGCAGATATTATTAGGAGTTGTAAGTGGTACAGAATTTTTGAATACTAAATATGATCCATTTAATATTCAATTGAATGATTGGTCTAAACAAATTGCACTTGATCAAGATGATTACACCGAGGTTTTGGAAGAGTTGTATGAAAAATACAAAGATAGGGGAGGTAAGATGCCGCCAGAAATACGATTGTTGTTTATGATCGTCATGAGTGGTGTCACGTTTCATTTGAGTAAAACAATATTTGGTGACAACAACACAGTCGATAAGATGGTGACGAACAATCCAAATATTATGGCTGAATTATTGAAGAATTTTACAAACCGAGGAGCTCCTGCGGCAGTGGCCCCTGTTGAAAATATTCCGTCCAGAACGAATGATATGCTATCAAAAATCCGTGAAGCAAATAGGGAAGCACCAAAGAACACTGAAGTACGACCAAAAAGAGAGGAACCAATGACACCGATGAGCGTAGATAGAACTGTTCAATCTGAAATGTCATCAGTAAGACCTCCAGAAAGACCGTCAGATAATAGAATAAAACAAGAACGAGATGCTTTGGCAGAGAAGACAAGAATGTATGAAATGCAAATGCGCAAACAAGATGAGATGTATAGAGCACAGTTAGAACAAACTCGAAATCAACAAGTCAGAGATCAAACGCAATCAAATTTTGTGCCAGTTAATAGAGTATTATCAGGAAAATCAGAAAGTAAAAATATATTTGAAGCAGAAAGCAAATCACGATCGAAAATGAATGAAAACTCTGTTGAATTATTTGATTTGATAGATTCATTAGAAAGTTCCATAGCTTCTGACATCAGTGATATGAAATCAACAACAAATAATAAAAAATCTAAAAACAACCGAACATTGACTAATCGAAGTGTTAATTCCCAGTCAGATAATCTTTCCACATTGAGTCGGGGAAAGAAGAAATCTCTTGTCTTGTAAATATTAATATAAAATTTACAAGATACTTACTATTACCTGTTGGATGATGATGACTAAAAAAATTGATAATTCAAAAGATAATATATATGTCAAACATGGAGAGAATGATAACAATATGAGTAAAAAACCTACTAAAAGTATATCGGGGTCAAAATCAGTGTTGTCTAATAGACCTGAAGGAACTATTCCAAAAAGACGGGGTCGTCGGCCAAAAAAAATTGTTGAGAATGATGCGATATATAATGAAAAAAACACAAATAAGAAATCTGAAGATTCTGCGATTATATTACAAATGAAGATAGATCCTGCAAGATTGCGCAATCTCGAACTAAAAAAAAATAGTACCCCCAAAAAAATTTTGATTGACGATGATTCATCAGAAGGTATGTTCAAAAACGATATTCCTCGCGATCTTGTGTGTAAAAAATGCATCAAAAATGAAAAGATAATCGCGACGTTGAAAAATAAGATTGATAAATATGAACAAAAAGAAAATATTATTAAGGCCAATAAAGCATATGTTAGTAATTTAAATTTAGTATCTTATCCACAAGGTAACAATTTTGTCAAAAAGAAGAATGTTTGGTGCTTATGGGATGCCCATCCATTTCCAGGTGATCCATTTCCTTTGCCAGAAATGTTACATAAAGGTAAATATTATGTTACCGGATATTTTTGCAGTCCAAATTGTGCTCTAGCACATAATTTATTCGTTATCAAGGATTCAAAGGTGCATGTTCGAAAAACGCTGGTATACAGCATGTACCGTGAAATGATGGGTTTGAGTATGGACGAAAAAATCGAGTTGGTAGAAGCTCCACCTAAAGGAACATTGATTAATTTTGGTGGTACAGATTCTATAGAGGCATTTAGACAAGGATTTTTGAATGTCAATAGAGAATATATCATCTATATGCCGCCATTCAAATGCATATTACCTGTTATTGAAGAAAGGACTGTTGGATTAAACGAAAATGATGATAAAAAATATGTTCTTGAAAGAAAAACACCTATCAAAAAGAAAAATTCTATCATGAATTCTATGAAGTTACCAGCGTATGATAACGACGACGACGAATTATAATATTGGAATTATAAATATTTTATAATTCCAATGCTTTCTTACGCTTGTTTGCTGTTTTGGATCCACCAATTGCTACTTTCTTTTTCTTTGTAGTTTTTGATCCGCCAATTGCTGCCTTCTTTTTAGTCTTTTTCTGTCCAAAATCATGTCGCTGTTCCAAATAATAACGACCTTGTAAATAAGAATCACACAAATCATCTTTTTTTGTGTAAAGACTTAAAATAAATAAACTAACGTCGTCATCTTGTAATAATTTCTTCGTATATTCAATGCCAAGTTTTTTGGTCAACTTATATTTATCCTTTTCGTTTTTATTAGCTTTAAAAACTTCCAAAGTATTGTCTTCGTTAATTTTTAATTTATTACTAGCGGCAAAAAAATTTAAGAAATCAAGAGTTATTACTTTATCCTTTAAACCCCTAATCAAAAAATAATCATATAAAGTGTTAGCAATGGATTTCATCTGAGCGTTTATTTTAACAGGTTGGTTTTCGATGATTACTCCCTTCACACCAAGCTTACAGAAACGTTCCATCAAACTATCCAGTTCGTTAACTAACTTTAATTGAAAAAATCCCGTTGAAAAATCTTTTGTTTTAGCTTTCTTGATTAAATTTGGCGATAACTTTGTTGTCATTTTTTTAATCATGGCCTTCGCATGTGCCGAACAATAATAAGTGTCACTAATTGAATGAAGGACAGTGTTAGCTTTTTTCATACATAAATCACCCGTTTTTTTTTCATAATCACACGTATGCGCATCATTCTTATCTAATTGCCCGAACATTTTCAATGTATCTGCATTTGTCCAATAAGATTCATGTTGCGGTAAATGCATTTTACAGAAGCCAATTTGTTCGCCAGATAATAAATTTTGACAGTATGTGGCTTTTTTGGTGCACTTTTTGGCATCTTCTCCTTTCTTTTTGGTTTTCATCATACCACAGCAAGGTATGATGATTCGTTCATCAAGCAAGAGATCGATATTATCCCAATCTAATATGGTTACATCATGTTTATCTTTGTCAACATCATATTCATCTTTTAGGATACAATATGCTAAATGCGTTATTCCAACATCCCATGATAAGACGATCATTTATATTAATATTAATGCGCAGAATATTTATATTAGAATCAAATAAAAATTGATATTTTAAAAATCTGATTGTTCCATTAATCCATTTCATAATCAAAAATGATCCAATTAGCTGTCTTCAAACATCGATATATGGGTCTTGTACAAATATTGGGAGGGATAGTTTCAGGCTACAATTATACATGTCTGATGCTAAACCAACTAAAAGAATTCGATTTGCCTCACAGAGAAGATGGCGAGGACTATTACGACGTTTTAAATTCGGATCATATGCATAATCATAACCTTTACCTCGGTTACGCAATGACTGCACGAGAATTGGACCGGTTCATTACATCAGGAATAGCCGAATTGAAAAATATAGCAGAACAAATTCGCGAGTTTGAAAAGCCCATACTGGAGAGTTACACTTTATCTGGCAATTCTCAGATTAATTATGATGTTCTCCAATCAGAATTAGACGAAGATGTCCAACAAAATTTGGAAGAAATGAGCGACGTCTCTGACAAAATTAAATTGTTGCAATCGATTTTAGATAAATAAAATTTTTAATTATCTAATAGTCTGTCAAGCTCATCCCACATTTTCTTCTCTTTCTCACTGTTAATAGTGCCTCCTTGCTGTCCGAATGATGGACTTGAAATCGAATCGGAAGATATGTCAGACAATGTTGTTGATGGTTGTTTTTTCTTATCTTTTGTAGTTCGCTTAGGAGTATCTTCTGTAAAAAATGATGATTCCGATGATATTTCGTTACCCTTTTTAATTCCACCAAAAGATTTTGATTTTTTGTGCGAATCAGATGATATAGTTGACGCTGACTGAATATGTTTTTTAGCGCCGCCAGCTGACGAAATAGAACTTGATATAGAATTATTTAATTTGATATGTTTTTTAGCATTGCCAGCAGACGAGAATGAACCTGATTTGCTATGTTTATTAGTGTCATTACCCGCAGACGAAATAGAACTCGAAACTGAATCGTTCCCTCCTGTTTGTTTCTTCATATCATTTGTTCTCCGGATGATTTCTTTTAACGCAACGATCAATTCATTATCAATAAAAGTGCTACTCATATTATAATTATAGTAAAGAATTTTACCAAAAAATTGACTTTGAAACCTACTTGATATAAAGATTTATTTATCAATATGTCATATTATCATGTCGTCTGGTTCTAAAACTAACAAAAAGAAAAAGCAAGCAATAATAAGACATAAATCAGCTAATTCTCGTAACTCGGGATCAAAATCGGCCAAAAAGAAACCAATTGAGGAGTCGTCAATAGATATCAATAAAGTGTTCGATATAATGAAAAATAATAGTGAACGGGAAACGAGAGATACTAAATTGAAAACGGAAGTCATTCTTCCGACCAATCAAACAAGTGAGCCCACATATAATATCAATGAAAACAGTCAAGAAGTGTTCAATTCTTACAAAGAAGCCCGTCATTTTTTAGAAGAGAACGGAATATCTATATCGACAATAACATTAGATTGCAAATTACACACGCTGATCAATGTCAATATCTTTTCAAAAAACGTAGAACTGAAAGATAATGAGATTGCAAGCGTTAAATACGGAAACAGGAATGACACTGCTACAAACAGGACAATTATAAATTTGGACACAAAGAAAAAAAAATCAAGTGGTAAAATGTTCTTTAATCAAGTTACAATTCTGATGAAACCTACCAACAATGCCGAACGTAATTACATCAACATCAAAGTTTTCAAAAATGGTTCGTTGCAAATGACTGGGTGCAAAGATATGAACGATTTTAACAATGTTGTACATACGTTGATAAAGCTGCTAATAAAGGGTACTACGATAACAAGAAATAGAATTACTCGTCATTTGAATTATATTACCAACCCAGATACAATTGGGTTGTATGATACTAAGATCAGAATGATTAATTCTAATTTCCAATTTCAATACAAAATATATCGCGAAAGATTATCACAATTATTGGTCGAACATCATAATAAATATACCAAAGATACAGATATTGGATATGTAGAACATAAATATTCATCTAACAGTAGTCATTCGTGCGTTAATATCAAATTTAAATATGATGAAAACAAGAGTCCGTCCATTTTTGTGTTTCAAACTGGATCTATCATCATTACTGGTGCAAAAAATTTACAACATATTATTGCGTCATATGACTTTATTCAAAAAATCATAGCGAAATATAAACAGCAAATAATGATCGTTGATTTGGATCAAGATGCAGTTAGAGCAGAAATAGCAAACTATTTTCTCGAGAAGAGGAAAAGCTTAATATAAAACAATTAATTAAATTTTTATCAATATTTAATTAATTTTATACGTCCCATAATAAGGAATATTGTAAGGATTATTGTTGAGCTGTGCAGCCAGTCCTGGATTCATATACATAGTTGCTGGTACATTCAATTTTGGCGCAGAAACAGAACCTTGTTGTACTGGTCTATCTAAATTATTATTGACTGATGATCCCATTATCAACGACGCGGTTCTATTATTATCGTCACGCACATACGACATACTCATATCCTTATTTGGTCCTAAATCTACGTTGCTGAGAGTAGGCGCGTGATAAACCTGTGTCATTTCTTTACGATCATCTCTCTTTGCATTGTATGCGTCACAATATGATCTAGGTTTATCATCACCCTCAGGTCCGTTGACGAACATCTCTTGACCTGTAAATTGACGAGTTGTATTTGGTACATATGGTTTCTCGGTTATATATCCATATCCCTTTGAATTAACATCATTAGTTGGCATACCTACAAATTCTTGATCTATTGTACCTTCTTTCGTTGTTGTCTTGGCAATATCTTGTAAATTTGTGCGGATAGATTGATTAGTTGCAGCCGCCCGTGTTGGATATGGAATTTGGATTCCTTCTTTTTGAGTCATCTTAGCAACATCTTGCAAATTTGAATGAATAGATTGACAAGTGGCGGTAGTTCGCATCATTGCAGGAGTTTGAGTTCCTTCCTTTTGTGTTGTTTTTGCGACATCTTGCAAGTTCGAGTGAATAGATTGACCAGTTGCGGCTGCTCGTGTTGGATACGGAATTTGTACGCCTTCTTTCTGTGTCATTTTTGCGATGTCTTGCAAATTTGAGTGAATTGATTGCCCAGTTGCTGCTGCTCGCACCGGATAAGGGATCTGCACTCCTTCTTTCTGTGTTGTCTTCGCAACGTCTTGCAAATTAGAATGAATAGATTGACCAGTTGCAGCAGCTCGCACCGGATAAGTGATCTGCACTCCTTCTTTCTGTGTTGTTTTTGCGACGTCTTGCAAATTTGAATGAATTGACTGACCAGTCGCCGCAGCTCGCATTGGATATGGAATTTGCACTCCTTCCTTTTGTGTTGTTTTGGCAACATCTGAATATCCTCTTGCCCCTTGCGCTTGATCAACCGGAGCAGAGAAAGTGTTCTGTTGCACTTGTCCCGTTATGGACTTGAGAGTTGCTCGCGCGTTATCAGTATAGTTTGAAGTACGTTGATGTTGATTTGACATATTAATAAATGTCTCTCGTTGGATGCTATTAGTACTCTCACCAATTGTAGTTCTGGCATTATCTTGATAGTTAGATGTTCGTTGCGACTGACCGACCGGAACAGCAAATGTATTTTGTTGAATTTGAGTTGTGACAGATTTGAGTGTTGGCTTTGCAGTGTCTTGATATCCTCGAGCTCCTTGCGCTTGATCAACTGGGACCGAAAAAGTATTTTGTTGGATTTGAACAGTGTCTTGTTTGAGTGTCGTTTTGGCATTTTGAGTATAGTTGGAAGTACGTTGCTGCTGATTTACCGGTGTAACAAATGATTCTCTATTAATACTATTTGTACTTTCATTCGTTGTTGTTCTAGCTTTATCTTGAAGATTTGGAGTGCGTTGTTGTTGTCCTACTGGCGCTGTCATAGTTTGTTGCGGGATATTGCTTGTTGTACTCTTAATAGTCTGTCTTGCGGTATCACTATATCCTACTGCTCCTTGTTGTCTATTAACTGGGACTGTCATTGTTTGGTAAGGTATGTTGACAGTCGTTTCACCGATTGTTGGACGGGCAAGATCTTGATATTCTGTTGCCCCTTGCTGCTGACCGATAGCAAGTACTTGAGTATTTTGAGGGATCTGCACGACTGTTTGCTTGAGAGTAATCTTCGGACTGTCTAAATAATTCGCATAAATATTAAAATCAGATGTCGCGTTATTTGGTTCAACTGCACTTTCTGTTGATTCACGCGTGGTTGTTCTTGCAAGATCTGAATTATAAACTCCGTGACCAGTGTTCAGACTAGTTGCATGTGGATTTAGTTGATTTTCGATAGTCATTTCTTGTATTGTAGGATTAGCTACATCCATCGCGTGAACGGTTCCTCGCATAGTATTCGATTTAGCGAGTCCAACATTGTGTGCAACTGTAGCAGTCGATTGTTTAATTGTTTCTTTTGCATTATCTTGAATATTTGTAAAACCGTTTGTAGCACTTGATGCAATACCCATGTGTTCTTTTTGTTCAGTTGTCGAACGAATAGTTGAAAAGTTTTCGTAAGAATTAAAGTTAGGATTGAATTCTGTTTCACCTTTTGCAAATTTTTGGAGAGGCTTAGGTAGCGTAAATGTTGCTTTAGTCGTGTTTTTAACTTTAGATCGCATATATTCTGGCATATTTTGATCGACTGCTCCAGCGTTTGTGAATGCTCCTCCAGTATACTCCATCTGTTGATTTGCCCGATCAGTTTCTTTCATGACATAATTATCTCTTGTTTTTGGCCCAGAAACATCAACAGATTTGGGTAACAAGTCAGCCTCTGTAGTAACCTTGAAGCCATCTGGTCTGTATGATATTACTTCTGCTTGCACTGCTCTAGCTTGCCCTTTCATACCCATGATAGTACGTCCTTCATATGATTCTTTAGGATTATTTGTTGTGCGTAATTCGTCAACGGTCTTAGGCAACACTCTGACCATTTCGTTATAACCCCCAGTACCAATCTCATTGTAATTCAAATTCAAACCAGGAGTAATTCTTTCTGGATCTTTTAATGATTCATTTTGGTACCAACGACCGATTTGGTATCTTGATTCTTCTCCTTCTGGACGGATAGGGGTACCATAAACATATCCCGCATCAGCTACGACAGGGAACATACGTGGTATTTCATTTTTTTTATGCCATTCGCTTGATAAATTACCTGTAAATAACTCTTTTTTGTAATCCATTGCATGTGTATTCAATAAATCATTTGTACCATAACCTGTTTTTCTACTAAAATATGGCATCATATTATCATGTATCAATTCATTATCTGGAACAATACCATAAGCCATAGATCCTTTTTGATCATACTGAGTCCAGCCTCCGTCATAAGATAATTGTCTTTCCAAATCTGATAATTGAACTTTATTACTTGTGTTAAATATGTCATTAGGAGCAGAAGGTAATCCGTTTGTATCGTACGTTTGTTCATCAAATTGTGCAATGTACGATGGATAATCGGGTACAATTTCGGGCACATCTTCAATTTCTCTAAATTGAGGGAATTGTTCGTTGAATTCCTTGATTTGAGGATAGGATGTCTCTGGAACTCCTTTATAGCGAGGATATTTAGCGTTTTCATCATCCAATATTTGTACTTGATAATCTGGCTTGACACCAATTAATCGTTTGTATTTCTTTTGCGATTCGGGAGATCCCAATCCAAATTCGCCTTTCGGATGTTTAGGCTTACCCGTAAGAATTTTACGCAACGCATCAGAATTATCTGTTAAACTTTCACTAACACTTAACAAATCTGGATCTTCACCATTTGAATCTAACTGCCAATCTGCGACTGGTTTTGTTTTACCAAAACTTTCAACGACAAAAATATCACTATCAGTTCTAAATTTTTTCGGCGTGTTGACTGGTCTGTTGGTAGCAGGGTCAACAAAGGTTTTTCTTTGAACTTTTGCAACGCCAGGTATGACGAGTGGTTTTTGTCTATTCTGCTCTTGATGTTCTTCATATAAATCGCTTAATAGTCGATGATCTCGGTCATAATAATTTGCTTTGAAGACATTATTTGGCGTTTCTGCTTTGGTGGAATAAGAGCTGCTTAGGTCATCACTGTAAATATCATCTAAATCTTCATCTGCGTCATATAATTGATTGATGTTACGAGCTTGTTTGGCGCTCTTATCTAAACGTGACCTATTTATCAGTGGACCTAATTGATTGTAATAGTTAGGGATGATGTTAGTGTTCCGCGGATCTTGACTTTTATTGTATGATATTCCTGCAAATACTTTTTCCTTTTCTTCGGACAAACTTAATCTATTTTGATTATAAACGTCAAATCCGTCCGGAACGTCATTAGATAGGATTTTACTTTTTTTTCTTTTATCATCATTGGTATTGTGGTCATTATCGTTAAGATAATAGCCAACAAATCCCATTGCAGCTATCAACGCGATCTCCATTATTATATATAATGTATATATAATAATGATATATTTATTGTCGGTTATTCGATAATGTTAAGATATTACCATCAATTTTTAGTTGAACGATTGATGATGGAACAATTATGTTAACATTTTTAATTTCGATCAATTCAAGATGTGTTACGTTACTTGGGATATTTTTTACGATATTATTTATTTTTTTGGTATGCATATAGCTAAGAGTAAGATGAGTTATGCTTGATGGAATTATCAAATGTTCTAGTATGCCACATAATGATATATTTTTAACACTATTAGGAATACATTCATTTATTTGTTGATTAAAATAATAACCAAAGACAAGTTCTTCTGTATTGTCAGGGATAAAATTTTTAATTGGTTGATTGAACGTGTAACCAAAAACAATTTTTTAACACTAGTAGGGAACGTGGTATTAATTGATCGGTTAAATCCGGAACCAAATGTGATGTTTTTAATTCCCTCTAGAAAACAATTATCAACCGACTGATTAAAACGTGTTCCAAATATTACGTTTTTGGTTCCTGCCGGAAAACGACTGTTAATCGGTTGATTAAAATACTCTCCAAATGCTACACTTTTTAATCCTGGTGAGAAACAATTATCAACAGACTTGTCAAAATCACGACCAAATATGATTGATTTAACGCCAGCAGGAAAACAACCTTTGACCGATTTATTAAAATGAGAGCCAAATTTTATAGTTTTGATACCCATCGGAAAACATCCTTGTACATCTTGATCAAACGCGCTGCCAAAGGTGATAGATTCAATACTCACTGGGAAACATTTTTTTACGCAACGGTTAAACATCATCCCAAACTTTACTTTTTTGATATTCAAAGTCTGCAGAAATTCTACGCTGCCGGTGTAACCGCTCTTAAATGTAATTTTTGATACATTGCTCGAAATAAATTCGGCATTATCTCTGGCCCCGAATGTTATATTAGTAAAGCGCGAAAAATATGGCAAATCGCAAACATCGCTAAATCCTACATTTTGATTAAAAAAAACTACTTGCTTCAATTTATACGACGCTGTATTTGTTGATAAATAATTATTTTTATAGCGGTTTTTCATATGATTTGCGATTAAAACGACAACATCAGATGGGAAGTCCATTTTGATCCATTTTAAATCATGAATATTGTGACTATTCAATAATCAATTTTTTGATAAAATATAATATATATAATATAAGTACGCTATGGCAGGACAATATACACGATTAATGTATGATCAAGATGCATATGTTGAAGAATTAGAAAGAAGTACGGAACCATTGACGTACATGTTGGATCCAAATTTTGCAAATAATTGTAATGAATGTTTCGCTCCGTATGGTATGTTAGGTGGGCAGACATCAATACAGACTACGGGTTTGCAAGTAGATGTTGATTCGTTGTTACGCGGAGTCAACAAAATCAATTCAAAATCAAACAAACAATCGATGCCAGAACCAATGAGCGAATATAGTGTTAGAATGAGAAGGGATTGTTCTCCTGCATTGGAGTCAGAGAATACCCGTTATACATATCCTGCATATGACATCAGAGGATTGACCGTTCGAGATTTGCGATTTGATTATCCGTTGTTCGATCCACAGTGTCAAATTTTTGAAAACTTTGCTGTGGACACGCGTTTGCAAGCGAAGGATAATCATCGAGCCACCTGGCAAGTTCCGTATGATCAAAGAGATTTGTTGCCAACAGAACGACTAGGTAAACCTGAAGCATGTCGGGCGCAAATCAATTGTAATTTGGCGTCATTTACCTCCTAAAAAAATTGATTTTATAATTCATATTTATAAAATCAATTTACATAGAAATATAAAGATTAACCTCGATAATATCATATACTTAGTATGGACTCAAACAACATTAACCTCGAAAACATGACATATCGAACCACTAAAGTTGGCGGATTAACATGTAAAACAAACAAAGAAGAAGCATTTTTTTTAAGATCTTTCGATGATATGATCCCCACATATGATCCAGAAACGGATCGGTTTTCCATAGCAGCGGAAAGTGATTTGACTGGAATGAGAACGGAATTCCCTTTGAATAAAGAAATAATTAAAAATATGTGCATCAATTTGCCCAATGTTCAAGATGAAACGGATGCAGAATTTTTAGAAAGATACAGAGAATACAGAAAAGATTATTGGAATCATATGATAGAACGAATATATGCGAAAGGTTATGAAAATCCGTCGACGATTCAGACATTGGCTATTCCAGAGTTGATCAACAACAGGGATTCATTGTTTCAATTTAAATCCGGAACTGGAAAAACATCTGCATTTTTAGTTGGATTGTTATGGGGATTTGAACCAGAATTCAAACGAGAGAAAGGAGATAATTTACAATATGTATTCATGACAAGTTCGCAACAAATAGCCCAACAAACGTATGCTCAAGTCTTAGATATAGTACCACCCCAATCTAGACAGTACGTAACACTTTGCATTGGTGCTAAAAAGCAATCTACAACAACTAATGGTGCATTCAGAACAAGTGTCCAAGGAACATCAAGCTTGAACGGTGAAAGGCGATTATCAATGCGTGAGGAGGCAGAAAAGATCAAACATGCGCAGATAATTGTTTGCACGATAGGTAAATTTTATGATGTTCTTATCGAAAAGAGATTTATTCCTACCTTAGATTATTTGAAAGCTTTTTGCGTAGATGAGTTTGATTTAATCGTAGCTCCATCTAATAACTTTTCCGTTGATAAAATTGGAACGATAATGAGTAGATTGAAGCCATACACCCAACGAGTCTTTTTTTCGGCGACTGTCACTTCATATACTTTGGAAATTACGCAAAATTATTTTCGAAAATATTCACCCAAAATAGGCGAACCTATGATAGCGTTACTCGAAGAAGATGATTTCACGTTAGATGGAATTAGACAGTATTATGTTGAATCGCAAACATACGCTGAGAAGAAAGATATATTGCTTGATTTGTTAAGAGGGTTACGAATCGGTCAAGGAATAATTTTTGTAAACGAGAAGAAGACAGCCATTGATTTGGAAAAGTTTTTGCAATCTCAAGATATTCCAATTGCATCTGTTGCCTTTCATGCAGATTTATCAGGTACAGAAAGGGAAGAGATCTATCGAAAATTTGAAAAATATCATTATCGATTATTGATTGCGACAGATGTGTTAGCGAGAGGAATTGATGTACAATCCATAAATATTGTCATAAACTTTGATATGCCGAGACATCAAGCTACATATATTCATCGTGTAGGTCGATCTGGTCGATATGGTAGAAAGGGAACTGCGATTACTTTGGTGATGGTGAACCCCAAAACGAATGAAATGTTGGCAGTAAATACTATCAACGATTTTTCCAAACAAAATAAAATGGAAAAGTTACCGGGAGACCTGGCTTCATTATTATAATGATTTTTATTCATATTAACATAATATGAATAAAATTCAATGTATAAATCTTTTTGTAATAAAATCTTTGATAATAATATAACGAATGGCAGGTTTATATACTAGAAAAATGTATGATAATTGTGCATTACAGCAAGATACAAAACAAAGTACTGATCAGTTAGAATTATTGCTAGATCCAACAAAATATATTCATTGTAACAACGTATGTCAACCATCAAATAACACGAAATACACAGAATATCCCCCTGATGGAGCTTTATTGGTTGATGTAGAATCGGATTTGACAGGAAGAACAAAATTTGCAAGCAGATGCGATAGCGAACAATATCCATTTTGTGCTGCGTCTGGTTGCTTATTACCAAATGATGTTAGAGTTCCTGTCAATATTGATCCTGAAGCATGCAGTTGGGGTCATAATGGTGAACGGGCGGTCATAACAACAAATATGAGAATGCCAAACGGACCCGGATATACATTACCACCGACAAGTCCATGCGGACCACGCATGAATAATCGCCGAGCATAATTAATCATTATTTACTGAATGATGATTAAATAAACTGTTTTTTAAAATTTTCGATGTCACGTTTGAAAGTTTCATCTTGTTTTTTTCTTTCTCTTTCCATATCTGCATTTATTTTTTTGTACCTATCGATACCTATTTTATTAATTTCTTGTGGCGGAGTAATAATTTTATCCTGGCCAACTTTATTACATGAAAAATATGAATGAGGAAGAGCTGCGTCACCATCCTGCAAATATGCGAACATATCCGATAATCCATCCATTTCTTCCTTGCTGAACTCCAATACTTTCATTTCATTTTGAGGATTACCTAGATTCTGATGAACACTTTGCATATATTTTTGTTGTGCTTGCGACATTTTCTGCATCTGCATATTTATCCGCCATTGTTTTATTTTAGCAAACCACGCAAATGCATCACCAGCAACATACGGCATTGGTACTCCTTTGATAATAATAGTTGGGGTTACTTTTATTTGTGGGGGATTTTTTTTATTATTGTCGGTACAATGCATATGAAAAAATCGTATCAAATTTTCCCCCTGCATCAAACTAATCAGCGCTTTGGAACTTTCACAGTTGTTACTAAAAAATAATATATTCATTAGTTTTAGTGAATATATTATATCAATAAAATGAACCTAATCGAAAATATTTTTTTACTTTTGCTAACAAAATATGCATAATACTGGTTCAGCGATGTATCCGTAGATACAAAATTTCTATTAATAACTAATCGATGATTTGATACAAACCAATCGTTAGTACAGAAAAAAGGATGCGGTTTGGGAGTAATTTGGCAGTAATAATCATTCTTATCTGCAAATAAATTAACATTGTCTAAAAAATGAAACACTTCATCAATAGACATATCAAATCCCATTGATCTTAAATATTTCTTGATATCATAAATAAAATCATCACATTGATCATCTAATTCAAATATATTTTTATCAAATTTATCAAATCCATACAATACTATTTCTAACAACATGCAAAATGCGTCCAACAATTCTATTCCATCGTCAAACAACAAGCCCGACAGATGACCACCCAAATCATCTATTTTTTTGGAAAATAAAAAGTCAGCAAATAATCTAACAGAACTATTATCTTCTGCTAACGTAACATAATTTTCTCGTTGTTCTTCAACATATTGATAATATTTTAACTCTCGTTCGTATTGTGAACGCAAATCCATTGATATATGCATTTATTCGTATTTTTTTATATAACTATACAATTAGATGAGACATCAAGGATCAGAATATCAAAATTCGCAAGGTAAATATCCAGAAAGACCACAGTGTATGTCCATAGGCGATAAATATACGTGTAAAAGAAGGGATCAACAAAGAAGACAAATGGATTTAGTTTGGACGGATAATAATTATCGAGATGTGCAGGACGCAGTAGCTTATTATGATAGTAGATCGCCAAGTGACACTCGTTATTTTAATCCTTATGAGTATGGATCAAGACAGAATGAGTTGGGGCCATTAAGGGATCTTGAATATATGGGTAGATGTAAATTAAATAGATCAACGTTGCAGGATATGGGACTTTCTGAAGTAGATTATGATGAACAATTTCCTGGCGCTATTAGGAATGTAAATCTTGAGAGTTCTCTTTTGCAACGGGAATTGACACATGGACCGGGTCAGAGGGGATTGACGGGGATGGAAATAAATAGATTTGAACTGTTGCCATTTGATCCGCAAGATACAAGACATATAGTATGGCGGGATAATATGCCAAGAGGGGGCTATCCTTCGAGATCTGATCGATTAGAAATAATATAAAAATTCCAAAAGTATATATTATAATGGAAAAAAAAGCATCTACACCTGATATCGTATTGATAGCTAACTCTTTGAAGAGAGTGAATGATAAAACTACTCAAATAGTGATGGATATAGCAAAACAAGTATCGAGGCAAGAGGTTGTTTCATTATTTAATCAAGCAGCTTTGGATTTTTTTCAAACAGTATTGAAAATCACGCAATCTATGGGACAAGAGCGAGAGTATGGTATTAAAGGATATTTAAGTTTATTTGAAACTGCAATAGGTATTAATAAAAGTATGCCGATAGATCAATTTACAATGTCGATTTTAGAACATGCCGCAGAGATCTATGCTGAAGATGAAGATAAATTTTTGAACATGGATATTCCTGACACTGAGATCAAATCGGGCAACGAATTTAATGTCATCAAATCGGGTAAGATAAAAAACTTGTGGAAAACGGGCAGTCCTGAAAACAAAGAACTGGTTAAGGAAAAAGTTATTACACTGACAACTTGGTGCCATGTCTTTTTTATTCAAAAAATAATGGAATTGCATAAATAGTATCAATATATTTAGCTTAAGTATATTGATAAAAATTGATGAATGAAAACAATAGGGAACATATTGATAAGTTTTTGCAAATCATATGATAGACGTATTCTTTGAGATAGGGAAATTTTTGAACGATAAAGGAAAAATATATCTTTCGATGATATCAAAATCGATGGATATGTTAAAGTATAAATTTATGTACATTGAAAAGATAAATATTCAAGAGATAATAAAATTACCATATTTTGATAATTTTGAATACGTTAAGATAAATAAACGAACAGATAATCCTCCACGTAATGCAAAATACGTTTATTTTGTTTCGAATGGCGTACTTATACCACATTTTGTTACACATTTGATATTTGTTCATTCTTTTAATGAACAACTTAACGGATGTATTCCATCATCTGTTACTCATTTAAAATTTGGCATTGATTTCAATAAAAGACTCGAAAATGATATCCCTCGATTTGTGACACATTTAATATTTGGTTTTCGTTTTAATCAATCAATAACTGGCAAAATCCCCGCGTCTGTTACACACCTCGGATTCGGTTATGATTTTAATCAGCCCATTAAAAATAGTATTCCTTCGTCAGTTACTAGTTTGTGTATCAGTTTGTGTTTTTACCAACCTATAAAAGATCATATTCCTCCTTCAGTTGCTCATTTAGAAACCCATGGCATGTTCTTTCAAGAAGGAGATTATGACTTACCGGCTGTTACCCATTATACTTATTTTGGAAACGGTAGCATAGAATTACTTAGTCATCTACCATCGGTTACGCATTTAGTGTTTGATGATAATTTTAATTTTCTGATTACTACAACATTACCTTCAACGATAACACATATTACCTTTGGCGAACGATACAACCAATCAATCGCTAATATTATACCACAATCAGCGACACATTTAAGATTCGGTATGCATTTTGATCAGGCGCTAGATGAGATCCCTATATCAGTAGTGCAAATTCAGTTATGTGAAACTTATGGATTGAAGATTAGCGAAAATATAATTACAAAAATAGTTATGCTGTAAATAAATATTTGAACATACAAACATTTGTCTGTTCAAATCTATTGACAAGAGACTATGTTATTTAGAAACTTGTTCGATTTTACTGGCAAGAATTGTATCGCCAGAAGATTTGAATATGTTGCTGGCAAGAATTGTATCGCCAGAAGATTTGAATATGTTGCTGGCGAGAATTGTACTGCCATAAGATTTGAATGTGTCAATATTGGTCTATTCAATGTTACCGACAAGATTTGTATTGCCATAAGATTTGAATGTGTCAATATTTGTCCGTTCAATGTTACTGGCAAGAATTGTATTGCCAGAAGATTTGAATGTGTTAATATTGGTCCGTTCAATGTTACTGGCAAAATTTGTATTGCCAGAAGATTTGAATGTGTCAGTATTGCCAGAAGATTTGAATGTGTTAATATTGGTCCGTTCAATGTTACTGGCAAAATTTGTATTGCCAGAAGATTTGAATGTACCAATATTTGTCCGTTCAACGTTACTGGCAAGACTTGCACTGCCAGAAGATTTGAATGTGCCAAGATTTGTCCGTTCAATGTTGCTGGCAAGAATTGTATCGCCAGAAGATTTGAATGTGCCAATATTTATCTATTCAATGTTACTGGCAAGAATTGTATTACCAGAAGATTTGAATACGTCAATATTTGTCTATTCAATATTACTTGCAAGAATTGTATCGCCAGAAGATTTGAATGTGCCAATATTTATCTATTCAATGTTACTGGCAAGAATTGTATCGCCAGAAGATTTGAATGTGACAATATTTGTCCGTTCAATGTTACTGGCAAGAATTGTATTGCCAGATTTGAATATGTTAATATTTGATCATTCGAGTATGTCGATAAAAATTGACAAACCAAAATAACAGAGGAATATTATGATAATATTTGCAAACTAAAATGATAGACGCGTTCTTCGAGATAGGAAAATTTTTGAACGACAAAGAAAAAATATGTCTTTGTATGATATCAAAATCTACCGACGAATTAAAATATAAATTCATATATTCGGATAAAATAAATGTCAAAAAAATAATAGAGTTACCATATTTTGATAATTTTGAGAACGTGGCGATAAATAATTATGGAGACGTCCAACCAAATCGTGTAAAATATATTCATTTTAAAGCGACTGATACAAATATTCCATCATTTGTTACGCACTTGAAATTTGATTGCAACATTTTACATAATATTAATATACCTTTGTCTGTCACACATTTGAGTCTCAAACAAATTTCTGACATATCAAATATACCTCGTTCAGTTACTCATTTGGCGACTGAAAATTTGAGGTATCAATCGACAAATTACAATTTGCCATCAGTCACACACTATACTTATTATGGTTCGGGTCACGCGTGGTTATTGGAACATTTACCATCTGTCACGCATCTAGTATCTAATCGTGATTTTGGTGCTTATCGACGCCTGAAAATGCCAGAAACGATTACGCATATTTATTTTGATGACGAAATGATTGATCCGATTCCGAATGATCACATACCATCATCTGTGACTCATTTACGATTCGGACCATTTTTTAATGAACCTATTGATAATCTGCCTAAAACTGTGTTGCAAATCGAACTGCCCGAAAGGTATAACGTTAAAATCAGCGAAGAATTAATTCCGAAAATAATTAGACGATAAACAAATATTAATGATATTTGTTTATTCAAAATTGCTGGTGAGAATTGTATCTCTAAGAAATCTAATTAGACCAACATTCAAACGTATCGAAAAAATTGACTAATGAAACAATAGAAGGACACAATAGTTATATTTGCGATCAAGATGATGATAGATGCACTCGTTGAAATAGGAAAATTTTTGAACGACAAAGAAAAAATATGTCTTTGCATGGTATCAAAATTAACAGATACGTTGAAATATAAATTCATGTATTCAAACAAAATCAATGTCAAAAAAATAATGGGATTACCATATTTTGATAACTTTGAGAATGTGGAGATAAATCATTATGAGGATATTCAACCAAATCGGGTAAAATATGTTCATTTTATAACAGATGACACAAATGTTCCATCGTTTGTTACACATTTTAAATTTTATTATGCAGGTTTTTCTGTTGTTGAAATACCATTATCCGTCACACATCTAAAAATTACATATTATTTCGACATACTTAACATACCTCATTCAGTTACTCATTTGACAACTTTCTATCTAAATTATATGATAACCAATCACAAATTACCGTCAGTCACACATTATACATATAACGGAGGTTGTAATGTATGGCTATTAGAACACTTACCATCTGTCACGCATCTAATATTTCATGATAATTTTAATAGTTGTCTATTTGTAAAAATGCCACAAACAATTACGCATATCACATTCAACGACAAATTCAATACATCTATAGATAGTTTCATATCACCGTCAGTGACTCATTTACGATTTGGAGCAAATTTTAATAAGTCGATTGACAATTTGCCTGAAACTATTGTACAAATAGAGCTGCCTGCAACATACAATATTAAGATTCGTGAAGGTTTGATTTCAAAAATAATTAGGCGATAAACAAATATTTATGATATTTGTTTATTACCACAAGAATTACATTGCCATAAGATTTGAATGTGCCAATATTTGATTGTTCAATGTTGCCGGCGAGAGATTTGCATGCGCCGATAATTTGATCGTTCAACGTTACTGGCGAGAGATTTGAATGTACCGATAAAATTAATCATTTAATGTTACTGGCGAGAGATATGAATGTGCCAATATTTGATTATTCAATGTTACTGGCAAGAGAATTGCCGAGAGATTTAGATATACTAATATTTGCTCGTTCAATATTACTGGCAAGAGAATTGCAGAGAGATTTGAATGTGCTAATATTTGATCGTTCAATGTTGCTGGCAAAATAATTACCGTGAGATTTGAATGCACCAATATTTGATTGTTCAATGTTGCTGGCAGAGAATTGTCATGAGATTTGAATGTGCCAATATTTGATCATTCAATGTTGCTGGCAAAATAATTACCGTGAGATTTGAATGCGCCAATATTTGATTGTTCAATGTTACTGGCAAGAGAATTGCCGGGAGATTTGAATGCATAATATTTGATCATTCAATGTTGCCGGTGAGAGAAACGCCGAGAGATTTGAACGTACAAATATTTGATCGTTCAATGTTGCCGGCGAGAGAATCGCCGAGAGATTTAATATTCTAATATTTGATCGTTCAATATTGCTGGCAAAGGAATCGCCTAGAGATTTGAACGCGCTAATATTTGATCATTCAATGTTACTGGCAAAATAATTGCCGTGAGATTTGAATGCACAAATATTTGATCATTCAACGTTGCTGGCAAGAGAATTGAGCGCACCAATATTTGATTATTCAACATTACCGGCAAAATAATTGCCGAAAGATTTGAACGCGCCAATATTTGATCGTTCAATGTCACTGGCGAGAGAATCGCCGAGAGATTTGAATGCACCAATATTTGATTGTTCAATGTTGATGGCAAGAGAATTGCCGAGAGATTTGAATGCACTAATATTTGATCATTCAATGTTGCTGGCAAAATAATTGCCGAAAGATTTGAACGCGCCAATATTTGATCGTTCAATGTCACTGGCGAGAGAATTAAATGCACTAATATTTGATCATTCAATGTTGCTGGCAAAATAATTGCCGTGAGATTTGAATACGCAAATATTTGATCATTCAATGTTACTGGCAAAATATTTGCCAAGTGATTCGAGATTCACCAATATTTGTCCATTCGATATTGTTGGCGAAAAATTTGAACCACCAATATTTGTCTATTCAACGTTGCTGACAATTCCCTTCCTGAAAGATTTGAATCCACCAATATTTGTTCATTCAATATTAGCATCAACAATATATTACCATAAAATTTGGAGGTCCAATATTTATTTATCCGAGTGCCAATAAAAATTGACTAATGAAAATAACAGAATAATATGATGATCATCTTTACAAAACAAAGATGATAGACGCGTTCTTTGAGATAGGAAAATATTTGAACGATAAAGAAAAAATATATCTTTGCATGGCGTCAAAATCGACTGACGCGTTAAAATATAAATTCATATATTTAGATAAAATAAATGTCGAAAAAATAGGTAAGTTACTATATTTTGACAATTTTGAAAATATAGAAATAAATCATTACGAAAATGCTCAGCCAAACCGTGCAAAATATGTTCATTTTGAAGTTATCGATACAAATATTTCACCGTTTGTTGCACATGTAGGATTTTGTTCTGTTTCTCATAATATTAAAATACCATTATCTGTCACACATTTGAAATTCTCTTATGGTTTTAATATGTCGAACATACCTCATTCAGTCACTCATTTGACAACTTGTTATTTAAATCATCAAACGACCGCTTGTATTTTACCATCAGTTACGCACTACACATATACCGGCATGGGAAACGCGTGGTTATTGGAATATTTACCATCTATTACACATCTGACGTCTGATGGTTATTTTAATCATCATCAAAATCTAAAAATATCGCAAACGATTACACACATTACATTTGGCGACGCGTTCAATGAATCTATATATGATTCCATACCACCGTCAGTAACGCATTTACGATTCGGAAAAAATTTTAATCAATCTCTTGATAATTTGCCTGAAACTGTCATGCAAATCGAGTTGCCTGAAAGGTACGATGCTACGATTCGTAAAGGTTTGATTTCAAAAATAATTAGACGATAAACAAATATTTATGATATTTGTTTGTTGCCATAAGAACTGCATTGCCAGAAAATTTAACCATTTTAATGTTGTGGCAAGAGAATTGTCGAGAGATTTGAATATACCAATATTTGATCGTTCAATGTTGATGGCAAGAGAATTGCATACCTTAATATTTGGTCGTTCAATGTTGCTGGCAAGAGAATTGCCTTGAGATTTGAATGTACCAATATTTGATCATTCAATGTTGCTGGCAAGAGAATTGCCTTGAGATTTGAATGTACCAATATTTGATCATTCAACGTTGCTGGCAAGAGAATTGCCGAGAGATTCGAATGCACTAATATTTGATCATTCAATGTTACTGGCAAGATAATTGCCGAGAGATTTGGATGCATTAATATTTGATCATTCAATGTTACTGGCAAGATAATTGCCGAGAGATTTGAATGCACAAATATTTGATCATTTAATGTTACTGGCAAGATAATTGCCGAGAGATTTGAATGCACTAATATTTGATCATTCAATGTTGCTGGCGGAAAATTGCCGAGAGATTTGAATGCACCAATATTTGATCATTCAATGTTACTGGCAAAATAATTGCCGAGAGATTTGAACGTGACAATATTTGATCATTCAATGTTACTGGCGAGAGAATTGCCGAGAGATTTGAACGTACTAATATTTGATTATTCAATTTTGCTGGCGAGAGAATTGCCATGAGATTTGAACGTCCCAATATTTGATCATTCAACGTCACTGGCGAGAGAATTGCCGAGAGATTTGAATGCACCAATATTTGATCATTCAATGTTACTGGCAAGAGAATTGCCGAGAGATTTGAATGCACCAATATTTGATCATTCAATGTTACTGGCAAAATAATTGCCGAGAGATTTGAACGTGTAAATATTTGATCATTCAATGTCACTGGCAAGAGAATTGCCATGAGATTTGAACGTCCCAATATTTGATCATTCAACGTTGCTGGCGAGAGAATTGCCATGAGATTTGAACGTCCCAATATTTGATCATTCAATGTTACTGGCGAGAGAATTGCCGAGAGATTTGAACGTACTAATATTTGATTATTCAATTTTGCTGGCAAGAGAATTGCCTGGAGATTTGATCATTCAACGTCACTGGAGATTTGAACGTGCCAATATTTGATCATTCAATGTTGCTGGCGAGATAATTGCCAAAAGATTTGAATGCACTAATATTTGATCATTCGGTGTTGTTGACGAAAGAATTATCCAGAGATTTGAACGTACCAATATTTGATCATTCAATGTTATTGGCAAGAGATTCGAATGCACCAATATTTGATTATTCAATGTTGCTGACAAGAGAATTGCTGTGAGATCAAACGCCGATATATTCAAATTCTATTAATTGATCACTGATAATATATCAGTAATCAATTTCCAACGTTATTTGCGTTTCCGTTTTTCGTATTCGAATATTTGGAAAGCCCTTTAATTCTTTCTTTAACGCAACCAGTTCATTTTTATCAAACAGTGCAATATCCATTTGGGTCAAACAAAATAACTCCTCCTCGTAATATTTTTTGATCACATCAACCAATTTCTTAAATCCAAATCTTTGATAAATTTCAACCAACGAATTCATATCATCGTCATAAATCAATGTTACCTTTTCAAATAATTTTCTTTTCGTTTTCTCTTTCATATATTTTAATATTTGTATATACTCTGCATATGTAAAATGTTGAATCATATCCCTAAAATATATAAAATGATCTAATTTATTTTCGCTAACTCGCCTTCACTTGCATCAAAATAAAATTCATTTGTTAATATCCCAATATTTTGTATATCTTTGTTCCCAATCATCTGCACCAGACGATAAAATTCTGCCCCGTCATCATAATCATCCTGCTCCTTTGTGATGTCAATTAAGTTCGATAATGTGTAATATTGTGCATCGTCAACAAAATCAATCAGTTCCTCGTTTTTATCAGTTATTTCGATATCGTCAAGATATTTAAACCTACAACCACCTAATTTGCATACAACACATTGCGATTGGCCACAGCAACCTCCTTCATTGTAATAATCTAATTGTTTGATAATTTCCAGTTCTTTTCTGTTTGTAATATAAAATTGTGCAAACTTCGATATTTTAACTTTGACCAAATATCTTTCCATGACAGATACTTTGTTCCTGTAGTATTTTTTTTCAAGATCTTTTATTTATCAATTTTTTTGATAAAAACCAAGTGCGTATAAATTCAAAATATTTTGATAGTCCAATTATATATAGTACAAATGGAAAATATTATCAATATTCGCGCATTCGTCGATCAGCTATCTACTTATTTCAAGATTTGTATTCTTGCTAACAAAGGAACACGCCATGACGTCATGCTCGAGAGAACCATTCAATTATGTAACAAGATTCAAAAAATAGCAGGAATTGATCAAATTACAAGCGAAGACGAACTTTTTATCAGAAAAACTCTAAAAAGATTTAATCTTGTCCTCAAATTAGACGGTAATAATAATCCTGTGAACCTCAAAGACAAAGAAAATCAGTACAAGCTTTTATCTTTGCGAGAACATTCATCGTTATGTAACAATAATATGAATGATATGTTAGCACACATTTCCCAACATAAAATATGCACTTTTCCCAACATTACTTTATCATTTTTCTTAACTGAAAACAAATATAGCGAACTATTATGGGATCATACTAGGTTAATATTTTACATGACACAGTTCCTTTTGGCAAAGAATCATAATAGCGATCCTGAAAAAGAACAAGTGTTTACGATAGCTTCTAAATTTATTGAAGAAACATTGACCGTTATTGCTGACAAGGAAGCTGAAAATAATATCAATAAAATGATGTCATTAGATAATTTTTTGAACAACAAAATCGTTAAATCTGGAATAAATGCAAACAACGTTGGAGATGCTACAAAGGAAGTAAAAGGAATTTTTTCTAAAAAGGGTTTGGATGGGAATAATTCTATGTTTAAGATGATCGATTTGATTGGACAGAAATTAGAAAGCGAAGATTTAACTGGTGGTAATATTATGCAAACAATGCTCGGAATCGCACAAAATGTTGCAGAAGAGTTAAGAGGGGATTTAGAGAATGATCCTGCTGCATTTCAAAGTGCTATTGGCGCAATTACAGAAGTATTTGAAGATACTATGAATAATACCACAAACGAAAATGGCGAAGTACCGCCAGAAATAAAAGGTATGATGGGATCTCTCTTGAATCTTAAAAAACAAGAACAAAATGGGCCCGAAAAAGATAAAGCAATGGCGGACCATCTTAAACAATGTGCTAACGTATCTAGCCTAAATACAAACGATACTGGAGCAATTGATCCGATGTTGATACAAAATTTCTTACAAAAGAATAGTAAAAAATAAAAACAATGACCAATTATTTTTATTTTTTTTCATAAAACAATATATATGCTTGATGTGTAATAACATTCTCGGTCATAACCCTGCATGAACTATCATTCATCAAATACCATTTGTCGTTTATCAAAACGTTTGCAGTGTAATGTCCACCACTCAATCCACCAGAATGATTTATAACACCGATTAGTTCATGTTCGCCGTATTTATTTGGCACGTTTACAAAATTATTTATTTTATTCGTCTTAGTAAATCTTTTCAAATGAACGATCAATACATCTGGCAATTTCGAAATACTGACTACCTTCAAAGCGTTGCTCAATTTTTTACATTTCTCACAATAATATTGATTTTCACCGAATAACTCTTCTGAATGTGATGACTTCTTTATCAATCCATCTAAATCATCCATATCACTATCCGATACAGGCAAAGTCAAAAACATAAAATCTTCATATGTCTTTGTCATTCCGTCGCAACTTTTGCATTTCACGATCGTTTCATATTTGCCATAAAACGTATCTGATATTATCGATATTCTATTCTCCTTCAACGATTCATGCATCGCGTCCATCAGCGTATTCAAAAACTCTTGCGCATCATGTTGACCATTATTTCTAAATTGATCATTCTCTAACGCTGTCCCAGTTCTAATTTTCTGTGGGTTATATATTGTAGTCGCTTGCCAAACATCCTTAACGAATTCTAAAAAATGACCGGTAACATCATTTTTAGAATAATCACTTGTCTGAACATATCTTTTTAACGTATCAACACAGCGCAAACATTGTAATGATGCGTTCATATAACATGTATTTCCTAAATTCATCAATCCTACTAATCCTTTATTATTTCCTGCTGATACAATATTTGAATCTATTCGAGTACCTTGCCGCGTGATGTAGTTTGATCTCGAAGAAATTTGTGCAAGAGGTTTTGCAGATAAATCTCGAACTGACGGATTTGATCTCAAAGAAATTTGTGCAAGAGGTTTTGCAGATAAATCTCGAACTGACGGATTTGATCTCGAAGAAATTTGCGCAAGAGGTTTTGCAGATAGATCTCGAACGGACAGGTTTGATCTCGAAGAAATTTGTGCAAGAGGTTTTGCAGATAGATCTCGAACTGACGGATTTGATCTCGAAGAAATTTGTGCAAGAGGTTTTGCAGATAGATCTCGAACTGACGGATTTGATCTCGAAGAAATTTGTACAGGTAATAAATCGTTGATAGGTGAATTTCGAGTAAGCAATTGTGGTTGAGAAGATGATCTCGTTATCAGATCGCGTTGAATAGTATGCATAACTGGATTTTTAGAACGTACTGTCAAATCTTTGACAAATCTAGTTCTTACTGGCGCAGTTACCGTATTATCCTGAGAGTTTGCAATTTTATTCCTACAATTTGCGCAAGTACAGTGAAGATCTGATTTTGCTGGCGTGAAACTATATTTAGTTCTAGTGATCATATTATATAGATGTTAAAATAAAATAGCCCTCATAACTATTTAAGAAACCATACGTTTCTTAAATAATTTTTGCATCATCCGTTTCTATGCGAAAATCTTTCAACATTTTAATGAGTTCGTTACCTGGATTTTGATTACCCAATGGAGTTCCACCAGTCCCTTCATTGGCAATTGCTGATCTGCTATCACTTGATTGATTAAAAATGTAAGTGTGAATGAAACCCATATGAATCGATCGTAACAACGATAATTTTGTAATACATTCATTATATAAATTTGTAGTTTCATTATCGTGAATTAATGACGGACATTCAGGAGAAGATTCTAGCCATGTCAAAAATTGTCTATGTTTTGTTGGCATATACTCGCGCATTTTGTTTAGAAACGGATGCGCGTGTTTTATGCCAAAGAAAATATCTAATACTTGAATGATTGATGATTGTGCTGCACTACCACCCGACCAACGCACATGCGATTCAACATCTTCCAAATCCATCCCATTCGGAAATAAGATCTCATTCGTCCAACCTGTCAAAAAAATTCGTAACACATCATAAAAGAACTTTGGATCGCATCCCGCACGTAATTTATTCATAATATCGATAATCCTAGTAATACTCTTACTTATTTTTTGTAAAGCATCAGTAATGTTTGTCTGGCCAGATATCAACAAAATTATTGCGTTCAAAATATCACTGCCAATATATTCAATCGCTACCATCACAAGATAAAAATGCGACTCTGATTTATCACCTGTTATCGTAAATGCATTCGTTAAATTTTCTAGTTCAAATTTGCCATTAGGATCGATCAATTGCCAGTTATATAAATCTAAGGCGGCATGTGTTGCAAGAGGTGGTAGGCCGAGATATTTAGATACATGATGTAGTGGTACGGCAAGTTGTTTTGGAATTTGACGATGATGATTACCTTCTCCTAAATACCAAATATAACCGGCTTGAATGACCGTCAACATTGAATACAATGTTCGATATTCTTCTATTGATGTATCTTCTAGTATTTTGATAAGTGGCAAATCGCCGATTACCTTTTGGATCTCACGTGTTCGCACAAGTTCGGGTAATTGGTTAGCGATGCGCATATATATATCGTATGGGGGCCGAATTGATTTTGGCGTTGGATTTTTTGAAAGAAAACCGTGAGTTGGAGATAGATCGAACAGTTCGTAGATGTTCATTTTGTTTATCAAATATTATATTAGGATGTGTTATAATTTATTTTTTCAATTTTTTAATTTAAACAATTGAAAAAAATCATTGTGGTAATTTACTCATACATGTTTCTAGATCAGTTTGTAATTTAGTCATCTGACCTTGTAAAGCTGTTAACGTTGTCGTAATTTTATCAGCATTTGTTTTTTCTAGCTCTGCATATTTTATGTCAAATGCGCTTTGCATCGATTTCATCTTATTTTCCATTTCGGCATATTTTGTATCAAATGTACTTTGCATTTGAGTCATCTTTTCTGTTAAATTTTTTTCCATTCCCACTAATTCCGTTTTCATTTTTTCACTAAATTTAACAATTATATCATCAACAGTAGTTACTTTTGCAAATATATCGTCTAACTCCTTATGCTTTTGAGCCAGCGCTTCATCTAATTCTTCTTTAATTATATAATCGTCTGACATATAAGAAACGTCTGTCCGTAATGCTTTATGACCGTCCTCGAGCACAACCAGTCTCGTGTTAATTTCATCCTTCAATTGTGAAAATCTGATGTTGGTAGAGTTTTTATGAATGTCTACATTTTTGAGGATCTTGTCATTAAATCCAATTGGTTTCGGATCGATCAGAATCATTGAAACATCTTCTTTTTCACTATATTGATATTTTGTAATAATTTCGATGACTAACGCGGTGTCCGCATTTTTAACTTTTTTGAAACATACTACATATTCCTTAGGGTTCAACATTTTATTGACATAATCATTTATGATGTTAAATTTATCAGTAGGCGTATAATTTGTTACAATATACGATGTATCTATTTTTGATTCATCAGCGATTTTTTCGTTACTCAATGCGGTGCATTCGATAGTAGTGGTCCACATTGCATAGTCGGTTTGCCAAACAGCTTCAATATGTAATACGTTCTCAAATAATGTAAAGGTATATGATACGTCATTCTCTTCATAAATAATTTTACGTTCGACGTTACTGTTCATCTGATCAATCGTATGTCTATAGTTTGTTGACTATCCTCTGGCCTTTTTAAAATCAATTTTTTTCAAAAAAAATTGACAAAAAAACAGTCAGGAACTATGTAATTAATAATAATAATCATTCTCATATGGCCGAAGACCAATCATTCTCATACACTCACGATGAATTAACATATACCTTTAAAATGGTAACTCATGTTGATGTCCAATATTTATCTATTAGCGTGGTTCGAAAGGAAGATTATGCTGTTTGGGAAACTATAATCACATCAGAACAATCTGCGAATTCAAAAAATGATTCGTTAACTAGTTCCTTTTATGTAAATTATCCTCCTCTCACAAAATATCGAATTATCAATGATTTTGTACTAAATCAATTAGATAACATGCACACAATTGTCTTTCCATCAAAGAGTGACGAATACAAACCGTTGACCATTCAAATCATCGTCACTCCCAAATACGGGGACAAAGCGACCACTAATATCGAAATAAATCCTAAACCTTTATCGTTTGAAGAAAAAACACGTAAGAATTTGGACAATCATAAAGAGTGCATGTCCGTCAAAAATAAAGAGTTGCGAAATCGCATCGTTGCCCTTGAACAAGAAACACAATCATTGCGCGCTCAAAATGATGCGTTCCAAACTCGTCTTGCAACAGCAGAACAAGGAACGGCATCTCTCATCGCAAGAGTTGCCACTTTAGAAGCTAAATAATGTGAATAATAGATTTTATTTTTCACATTATGGTATGAATGTGGGGCAGTTGCGATCCAATTTATTATCACTTGTATATCTAATGCGTTGTTAATGGTAAAATCAGTTGCAGTTGTTGTGATAATATAAGAATCAATGTTTATGGCGTAATATTGTGGGATTAGACAACTGGTGCACTAGAGAATGAAATTGGGAATACTATTGGCGTATTGTATATTCCTGACACGCCAATTGAACAGATATTAGTACTCCCCGCTTGAAGATCCGGCATTGCTCCGATTGGACCCGTTTATCCGTGAATACATTGTAATCCAGTTGGTCCGCCAGGAATCCTTGTGGGCCTGTTGCTCCTGTATTCCCATCAATTCCTTGTGGTTCCGTAACTCAATCAATTCCGATTAGTCCAGTTGCTCCTGTTTTTCTACGACTCGTGACTAATAATATATATATATACATAATCTGTCGCATAGTGAGAGATCTAATCTGTGTTACCAATTAACGTAACACATGAAAATTCCCAATTTCCGTTTGTTTGTATCAATTCGTCATATATAAATCTTTTCCTCGCCAAATCTTTTTTGGTATACGAATAATTAACGACAGAATTCTTACTAACCTCTCCTTCATTTTTCTTTGTAGGATAAATAGGAGTCAAGTTTTCGGCTAGCATATGATCGTGACTTCTACGTAATGCACGAATCAATCTAATTTCAACAGCAACATCTGCAACTCTTGCTTCTTGATAAGCCTTTGAAATATTAATTATTCGATAATAATATTTGTCTGCATCGGTTTTCACTTTATTCATAATATCAAGTCTGATACCGTATTTGTTCGCCCATTTTTTCTTATCAGCTGCATCAGCATACTCTTTGAATATTTTCAAAAAAGACAAATGATCGCTATCTTTGACGATAATTTTTTTGAGTATCTGCTTGGATGCTTTACCATGATCATTATCATCTGATGATTTGTAAAATAAATTCGAAAAATTACCCTTTAATATTTCGATCATTGTCACAATGATGCTAGCTTCTTTGGCGCAAAACATCTGATAAGAATAAATCAAAAACAATGATTGTTGAATTTTCAAAGTACTAAATTCTGTAATATCAGAGCCAATATGTGTCAATATTCCGTTCGCATCAATAACATGGTATAATTTGTATAAATCATATGCTACTTCTAAAATTTTCTTTTTAGGAACATCCATAAGCTTATTTATTGATTCTATGCCTGCAAAATAAGATTTATCGTCGGTGGTTTTGATTATTCCTAACAAATCGATGGTGATGTCTTGCTCTAAGATATCTGGCGCTGGATATTTTTCCAGTGCGTCAAATTGTTTCTTCGTCAGCAGATGATAACAAGTACCGGGTTCAGTTCTACCTACTCTACCTCTACGTTGTAACGCTTGTGCTTCTGTGATCAATTTTTTTTCCATAACATATCCCATTGCATACGGATCATAGGAATTATGATATTCGTGGCAAGAATCTATCACATATTTTAATCCATCTATCGTCAATGATGATTCTGCGACATTTGTCGCCATCACCATCTTGAGATCATAATTTCCTAATTCATGATATTGATTTTTATCCGTCGCATACAATCTTAATTTTGGATCCATATCAGAAAATACTTCAATGCAATACACTTTTGGATATTTTGGTCGAATCATTTTGCACAATTTTTTTGCTTCTTCAGATGCAGTGATGAAAAATAAGATATCCTCCTTAACTCCTTCATTTAAGAGTGTTTCAATCAACAACGGCCCCTCTTTCATATAATTAGTGATAGGATGATCAAGAAATTTGACATCTATATCGTAGTTAGGTTTGCCACTAATGTTGATAATATGACTTTTGATGCCGCTAAAGTAATTTTGATATTTTTTGCCATCAATCGTTGCGCTCATAATAATTACACGCAAATCTGGTCTTTTTCCTGATTCCAATATCCCTTTCAAAAATAATAAAATAAAATCAATTTGCACTTTACGTTCGTGAGCTTCGTCGATAATAATGACGTCATATTCAGATAAATATTTATCTCGTATTTGTTTTGCGACTAATGTGCCGTCTGTCATATATATCATTTTGGTATTTTGACTTATGGCTTCTTTTGGTGACCCTCGATGTACATAACCAATGTCGTTCCCAATGGGGACATCAAGCGTTAACGCTGCAAATTCTGCCGCTGATGCTGTCGCACTTTTTTTTGGTAACGTTATGGCGACCTTGCCTTTGTAATTAGTATAATGTAGGGCAAATTTAGGCAGCAATACCGTCTTCCCTGATCCAGTACCAGAAATAATCAAAGTCAATTGGTTATCATGCAATGACTTCAAAATTTCTTTAGCCTTATCGTAGGCTGGATAAAACGACCATCCTTTATCCGGATCGACGCTTAACTGTCGATATCTGTCGCTATATGGCTCTTGGGTCAATGGGTTGTTATTCTTGCCCTCCGGATCCATAATACCTATTTTATCAGAAAAACCTAGATGATCAGACATTTATACTATCACAACATATATTTTTCCTATGAAATCCAAAAAAAATTGATAAAAAAATTGCCAGAGACCAAAAGGATATAAATAAATAATCATCATAACTTATCAGTTCAATATGTCTAAAAAAAACAGCAAAGTTGTCCCAGAATCTGAAGAAGATATTTCTGACCAAATATCCCAAGATGAATCATTGGGCCAAAGAGACGATTCAAATGAGGAGGATATTAGCGCCGATGAAGATGGTTCCGATGAAGCTCCAAAAAAAAAGTCACCAGCCAAAAAAGCTCCAGCTAAAAAAGTTCCATCCAAGAAAACTGCTGCAAAGAAAGCAGATGAAGACGACGAAGAGGAAGAACCTGCTAAAAAACCTGCTAAAAAGGCTCCGGCAAAGAAAGCTCCCGCAAAATCTAAGAAAGGTGGAGAGGATGAAGACGAAGAACCTGCCAAGAAAGCTCCCACTAAAAAAACTGCTGCCAAGAAAGTAGTAGATGATGAGGAAGAGGATGACGGTGAAGATGAATCTGCTAAAAAGGCTCCCGCAAAGAAAGCCCCTGCAAAGAAAGCCCCTGCTAAAAAAACTTTAAAGAAAGCAGATATTGAACCTGAAGAGGAAGATGTTGGTGATGACGATGAAGAGGAAGAAAAAGCACCCGCTAAAAAAGCACCTGCAAAAAAAGCACCTGCAAAAAAGCCTCCAAAGAAAGCGGACGTTGAACCTGAAGAAGATGATGAGGAAGATGGCGAAGATGAACCTGCTAAAAAGGCACCTGCTAAAAAAGCACCTGCTAAAAAGGCACCTGCCAAAGCACCTGCTAAGAAAGCACCAGCTAAAAAAGCAGATAAAGGTGATAAACCTAAAAGAGAACCAACTGTATATAACAATTTCGTCAAAGAAATGATGACAGAGTTGAAAAAACAACATCCAGATTTAACTCAAAAGGAAATCATGAAACAGGTCATGCCAGATGCTTGGGCGAAAGAAAAGCTCAAACGAGGAATAATTACAGGTGGTTCTAAAACTGCTAAGAAAGTGCCTGCTAAAAAAGCGCCTGCTAAGAAAGAACCTGCTAAAAAAGCGCCTGCTAAGAAAGAACCTGCTAAGAAAGAACCTGCTAAGAAAGAGCCTGCTAAAAAAGCGCCTGCTAAAAAGGCAGTTAAACCAGTTGATGCAGATGAAGATTCTAACGAAGCGATAGATGATAGTCAAGATTCTAACGAAGATTCTAACGAAAACGAAACAGAATCTGAATAAATAATATTACATATTCATCAATAAATTATTGATGAATATATAAATGCGTTCAAAAAAAAATCTCACTATTAATAAGTAACGAATGTCGGAAAATAAACCATATTGTGGTGTTAAAGAACAGGCTCCTCCGGGTAGAAGAATGGGTACTGCAGAATACTGCGCTCAAACTAATCAAGTTAGGCGGTTTGGTAGAGTAGCTATCGCCCCAAGATTCCTTACGGAGAAAGAGAAGAGCGGTAAACGATATAATCTTATCGATGAACAACTTAAATTAAGAAGATTACAGGATACAATTGGTATTTTAACTAAGGAAATTAGAATGGTTAATGTTGTTATAAAAGATGATAGATCTACTCCTTCTCAACTTAAAACAGCAAACGGAAAAAAACAAAGTATTATTAGAAGAAAAGAAAACCTTATGAAAAGAATCGCAGCGCAAAAAAAAGTCGTTGAACATGTAAAACAAATAGAAGCTGATAAAAAGAAAGAAAAGGCGAAAGGAGGAGCAATAACTCATGAAGCAATGCTAGACAAATTGGATGAAATTGTTAAAAAGAAATCAACAAAGACTCACAAGAAAAAACAAACTGGTGGCAAAAAACCTAAAGCAAGCGGATCCAAAACCGCTAATCCTAAAAAGAAAACTGCCAAAAAGGCTAGCGGATCTAAGACTGCAAAGAAAGCTAGCGGATCTAAGACTGCAAAGAAAGCTAGCGGATCCAAGACTGTTAAAAAAGCGAGTGGATCTAAGAAAAAAGCGAGTGGATCTAAGACTGCAAAGAAATCAACAAAGAAACATGTCTCTAAAGCGCAACATGGAGGAAAACCCGCAAAGAAAACAACAAAGAAACATATTAGTGGTTCCAAAACACAACATGTGGGAAAATCTGCAAAGAAACGTACATCTAAAAAGACAAAGAAACCAATGCAATCAATGTGGGAAACTCCAAAAAAGACAACTAAAAAGACAAAAAAAACTACAACTAAAAAGACCACAAAACCTAAGAAAAAAGTCAGTGGATCTAAAACCAGCAAACCTAAAAAATAGATATTGATAAGTTATTGATCAATAAATTATACTATGATCTTATAGTATAATTTATCGCATGATTACCGAGATTACAACTCTCCCTGACCTTAAGAATGCATTGGATTCGGATAGATTGATCATCATAGATTTTTTTGCCATTTGGTGCGGACCATGCATGCGTGCACTTCCAAAAATAGAAGCGATGTCTGTTAAATATCCAGATATCAAATTTTATAAAATAGATTATGATACAGTTGCTCTCAAGGAAGCATGCGCATTATTAAAAGTAGAATCGTTACCAACGTTTTGTTTCTTTAAAGATGGTAAATATTTATCGCGCTTGGAAGGAGCTGACGAAATTACATTAGAAAACATGATTTCAAAATACAAATAATTATGAAGTAATAGATTCAGTGTAGGCATTATTATAATAGATCGAATTATAAATCGGATTGTTGATTAAGCCATTATAAGCAGGATTTGACGGAAAATGTTGTTTAGTGATAGTGCAAGATTGGAACGTAATATTGACATCAATCGAGCCGTCTCTTTTTTTTACCACTTCGCTGCATAAAATTGGTTTCAAATCGAATACATTATCAAAAACACTCGATGCTAAATTGAAACGTAATATGTTACTAGCGCTATTTTTGACGCACATTCTTGAATCTACTGGTTTACATTTCATTATTGGACCATTTGGTTGATACGCAATATCGAAATTAACTGAATTATTATAATTTTTAAATAAATCAACAGATATTATTGTTTTACAACGAAATATTGAATTGAATATCGATGATGTTAAATTCATTTTCATCAAATTGCAATCATTTGTTTTGACGCACAATACAGAATTAACTTCAGTGCTCATAACAGAATTGACGACATCCACTATATTATCGCCATCTTTGCAACAACTCCCATCACCAAACACGATATTGATATCAATCGATTCATCTCCTTTTTTAATTATGCTGACTGACGATATAGTTTTTCTGTCAAAATCGCAATCAAAAATAGATGATGCTAAATTAAAATTTGTGTATAGACAACTATTTTCATATACGCACATATTTGAATCAACGCGAATCCATGAATCGCACATTTTAATACTAATTGGTTACATTTTTAATAAATTATATTTGTCATTCAAAGTGTTATCTATAAGATTGTGTTATTTAGCATTCAAATATGTTGATAAAGCGCTGTCAAGAGATTTGCAGAAGTTTGCGTCGAGACTTTGGATGTGTCAATGTTGGTCTATTTAAAGTCAAGAGATTTGCGTCGCGGAGACTCTGAATATGCCAACATTGGTCTATTCAAAGTCGAGAGGTTTGTGCAAAGTAGAGTCAAGAGATTTGCATTGTTGAAACTTTGAATATGCCAATATTGGTCTGTTCAAAGTAACATCGAGAGATTTGAAGAAGTTTGCATTGACAAGACTTTGAACGTGACGATGTTGGTCTATTGAATGTGATGTCAAGAAATTTGCATCGACGAGATTTTGATGTGCCAATATTGGTCTATTCAACGTAACATCGAGAGATTTCAAGAAGTTTGCGTCGACAAGACTTTGAACGTGACAATATTGGTCTATTGAATGTGACGTCAATAAATTTGCATCGACGAGACTTCGAACGTACCAATATTGGTCTATTCAAAGTAACATCGAGAGATTTGAAGAAATTTGCATTGACAAGACTTTGAACATGGCAATATTGGTCTATTCAAAGTGATGTCAAGAAATTTGTATCGATGAGACTTTGAACGTGCCAATATTGGTCATTCAAAGTAACATCGAGAGATTTGAAGAAGTTTGCATTGACGAGACTTTGAACGTGCCAACATTGGTCTATTCAAAGTGATGCCAAGAAATTTGCATCGGTGAGACTTTGAACACGCCAATATTGGTCATTTAAAGTAACATCTAGAGATTTGAAGAAGTTTGCATTGACAAGACTTTGAATGTGTCAATATTGGTCTATTCAAAGTGATGTCAAGAAATCTATGGAGTTTTCTTGACAAGACTTTGAACGTGCCAATATTGGTCTATTCAAAGTGATGTCAAGAAATCTATGGAGTTTTGCATTGACGAGACTTTGAACGTGCCAATATTGGTCTATTCAAAGTGATGCCAAGAAATCTATGGAGTTTTGCATTGATAAAACTTTGAATATGCCAACATTGGCCCATTCAAAGCGACGTCAAGAGATCTGTAAAAGATTTGCGTCGACGAAACTTTGAACGTGCCAATATTGGTCTATTCAAAGTGATGCCAAGAGATTTGCAGAAGTTTGCATAGACGAGACATTAAACGTGCCAATATTGGTCCATTCAATGTGACGTCAAGAGATCTGTGGAGATTCGCATCGACGAGACTTTGAATATGCCAACATTAGTCCGTTCAATGTGATGTCACGAGATTTGTGAAGATTTTCATTGGCAGAACTTTGAATACGCCAATATTGGTCCATTCAATGTGACGACTTTTGAGAGCCCCATATTGACAAGACTCGAAATATATGAAATATAGATAAACGTAGTTGATATTGAGTCGGTCGTAAAAATCACCAGTGATTTTTCCCCCCAGTGCATAAAAAAAAATTCACTGGGGATTTTTCTCCCCAGTGAAATAAAAATCTTTTTTCTTCCTAGTGATACGAAAAAAATTCACTAGGGTTTCCCCCAGTGAAATTAAAATTTATATGATACATAATGTCCTCACAAAATATGTTGTTGTATGATAGCAATCATACAAATTAAATTAACATTTTTTACGTGTTTAAATCCCACCAACACAATATTTCGATAATATTTCGAGTGTTATCGCTCCAAGAAACTATTATCACAAAATTTGAACACACAAATATTTGTTTGTGAACTTCTGATGCATAATTTTTGCTGATCCAATACGTAAACAATTTAACAAGATACTTAAAATTATGTTATATAATACGAATATTGACATGCAAAATAACATTAAAGAAAAAATTATCAAAAAAATATTAAACTTACCATCCTTTCGCGAAAATCTCCAAAAAAGTTTCGAAAATATGAACAGTACAGGTGTTTTGCCAGAATTTATCGTCGATACATTAGATGTTGATATTCTCGATGCAGATATGTTCGAAATAGGTACGTTGACAGATAATTTTTTACAGATTGCAGATATATTTCCTACACCTATCATGATCAATATCAAATCAGTCATCCATAACGCATTGAACAATAATCGACCGGACATAATCAAAATGTTAGCGGATAAAGTTACCTTGTCCAATTATGTGAGTAGTATCATGATGTTATGTGCAAAAATGAAGATGTTTGAATTATTGGCTTATTTAATTGACAAACAAGTAATGATTGATACAAATAACTACGAGTGCATATATTACTTGGCACATGTAGGACAGCTAGATTTATTAAAGTTAATCTTGCAAAAATATAAATTTCCGAATATATTTGAAGTAGCTAGCAAAATTTCAATTCAGGCTATCATGAATAATCATTTAGATATACTAAAATTTTTTTGCCCCGCGTCTGGATTCGAATCAGCGCCAGATCAAATGTTCGTGTTTTTCATTAACAGTATTCGATTTGGCGGACATTTGGACATCGTAAAGTATTTTGTTGACGGAGGAATATCAATCAAACAACAAAACTATCAAGCCGTAGGGATGGCTAAGAAATGTGAAAGGTGCGAGATAATACAATATTTTGTACAACTTGATCATGAGATCCTAACGTTGCTTTCTGTGGATGATAAAATAAGATTTGGATTGCAAGAAGAAGTTAAACACAGATTTATCGGTAATGCCATCTGTGGTATCATGCAAGAACCAATAAATGAAGGCGATAAATATGTGTTGTGCGAAAAAGTTCTGCATTCGTATGGTTACGAAACTTGGAGTGAATGGATCCGAAAAGGAGCGAAATGGGTATGTCCACTGTGTTTCTCCAAAGTCAATTATATGATTTATACGAACTTAAAACCAATGTAATAATATAATAATGAAATACTCCTTTTTCAAAATAATAAAAACAGTTTGCATTTTGCCTAATCATGGATTTCTTTTGTTAACTACGTATCCTAGTCGTGTGGAAGTTGATACCGTGTCATTTATACCCCCAAAAGAACCATACGAGCTAAATGTTCATGAATTTGGAGATACGTGCAATAATGCCATTGGTAAGCAACTTATTAAAATCGATAATAATACCATCTCCACGGACATCAATTTAGTTGGTAGAAGTATTGCATTATCATATGGTCCCATTATGACATATGGGATAATTGCTTATCGGGAATAAAAATTGATTTATTAATAACACATAAATATGTTTTTAATAAATTAAAACAGTACAGATGCATCAATTATTGTGCAAAAAAGATAAAACAGTCCAATCCAAAAATCCTACAATACCTGAAGAAAAACCGACTAACCAAATTTCTTTTGATTTTCAACAAGTAGAACCGTTCGTAATGCAAGAAGATGTACCAATTGTTTTTCCTAAACAAGAAATCAATCCGTACATGATCAAATTACAAGTTCTAGTGCGAGAATTTTTAACAACAGTTATTACTCATCATGAACAGATCATATATAATATTGTCATTAAAAATAGTTATGATAAATCGATATTAACGACAACAAACAGAACAATAATTGATATGATCGTAGAATGCACTAAATCATTTTACAATAAATGTTATATAAACCTACAAAATGAAGTTGTCACAGCGGAAACTACAAATATATTAGAAATGTCATATTATGCACAATTCAGTCCACATATATTATTGAACAAATTGATTCATTTAACATTGGATATTCATATCGACGTTGTTCGAGAGAATTTAACATTGAAAGATGTAGATAAATATTTTAGTGGAATACAAACAGAGATAGATTATCAGTTCTTATCATCTGTTAATTTGATACACGTATTATCAAAAGGATTAGACGAAAATGAAGATTTTATTAATATCGGTAATGGCGAAAAACCGTTTGATGTTATAATTGACAAACATATCGAAAAATAATTTACATTAATGATATAAATTATTTCTTTCGCGAGACACGTTTATTGATATTCTCAACATATCGTGTTAGCTTATCTTCATACGTGTCATTACTCTGTGCCAATTTTCTTTTTACCGGCGGTGTTTTGCCACTACCAGATATATCGATCCTATTTGTTTCTACTTTGCAGTCCGAACAAATTATTTCGTCGTTTGCGTTATATTCTATTATTGGATACTTTTTAGTGGGTAATTTACGAATCAAAACTGGTTGGGGAATATTTTTATCTAATATCTTACGTTTTCGCTCAATTGGTACCTGCGTTTGGGATTTTTGAGGTTGGGCAATATTTTTATCTAATATCTTACGTTTTTCCTCAATAGGTACATGTACCTGGAATTTTTGTGCGTTGTTTTGCTGCTAGGTATTGATTCAATTTCATCAGCGATTGCATTTATTATGATAGATATCACTTTGATAATTACACTCACGATTATTTATTGGATTTGCTGCGTCAATTATAACTTACGACATAAATTATAATTAACATTCAATAGCAAATTTTTTACAATGGTTTCGTTCTTGTAAATCTTTTTTGCGGTCTTTCTATTTGAAGTTTAGGTGGAGGATTTTCTTTCATAGTATTAAGTTGTCCATATTTATTATACTTTTGTTCCTGATTTACATTGTTTGCACTATTTAGCTTGAGACGGGTTGCATATTTGGAAGCCTTGCCAAAATTATCTGGATAGCTGAGATTTTTAAAAGATCCCGGCTCAGTTGATCGTCTTACAAATTCCGGATCGATAATATCATCTTCGATTATAGTGTTCGTTACTGGATTAAATACCGGAGTCGGAAGAACACTTGTTGGTTCGACGATACCAGGTCTGTATGTAAAGATCATATATCGCATTTTTTGAATTTGATTGTATGTAAAATTAGTAAGATATTTATCATATGTATAATCCATAAAATTCATGAACAGAGGATTATAATCTGGATTTGTCAATAATTCCCGGCTTGTCAAGATATCAGTCGGATCATACGTTGGTTGAAACTGAATTGGAGTGTCTGCGATGTAATCACCTGTAAATTGACCGCCACCATCAAATCCTACTTGTTCTCCTTCATTGATGTTCACCGCTGCGTATTGTGCGTTATCATTATCATTATTAAAAATGTGCAAGAGACCAAAATAATGTCCTATTTCGTGCGAAAAAGTTTTAAATCTATCATATGGAAAAAATAATCCATTTGCTACCAATTCTTCTGGAAAAAATACGATACGATTGATAATAATTCCATTATGCAAATCATTTACTTCCCAAGGGAAATTAGAAAATCCCAAAATATCTGTATTGACCATATCGACGATCCAAATGTTCAGGAAATTATCTGGTCGGATAGCAAACGCTTGATTTCGGGATATGAATTGCCGAATCGCTTGATATTCTAATTCTATTTCGTTAATATCATCATACGCAGCCAGATTCAATAAAGATGTCACTGGGTAATAATAAATCTCTCCTAATTCAAACGTTATATTTGACGGTGCCTCTGGGATAACGTCCAAATAATCCTCACTCAGATAGACATCTTGTTTTTCCAAATCCCCTGTAAAAACTTGGCTCACAACGTTAGTGTATTTGAGATTGTTCATTGTACGCGGATTCGTCGAATAATTATTAAAATCATCATTGATCACAGCAACAACTTCTAATGCGCGACTAAATACGTCAGCTGTATCAAATGTGCCAGGTTGGGCTAAAAAATGGAAAGCTATCGTTGCATTTATGGGTGTTGTCATATCAACTTGGACTTGATTAGCAACAAGATCATTGACGATTTGATTATGCATAGATACGTTGCTTGAATAATTATACGAATTTGCATGATGAGCACATTTATGATGTGACCTTTTTGAGCCGACTTGCTTGATATCTCTATTTGAAATTGCAAAATTTGCTACTTTTTTTCTACCGGCCATAGATTATATATCATAATGGGAAAATAATTTATCACCATATAATTATTAATATGGATGAAGTTAAGAAAATCAATGAAAGCATCGTCAGAATCAAAAATGATTTACTAAAAGTATTGTTATCTGCAGGATACATAACCGGTATACTAATGATGATTGTAGGTTTTGTAATGTTGCTATCCGAATTAGGAATGTTTTATAAAATAAACGAAATAAATGGATGGGAAAAACAAAAAGGAATTGGTAAAATAGTTGAAACATATATTGAAACGAAATCGGAAAGTGACGGTTTTAGCGGCTTGATTTGGTCCAACTCGTACAGAATGCTATTATATCGCGTAAGAGTTGCGTTCACTTATACATATAATGGGAAGGAATATACTAGTTATAAATTTTCATACCACGAACCATGGTACGATAATCCAACTATTCCGCAATATGAATCTCACGTTTTGAAGCCTGGTACAATCGTGGACGTTTGGGTCAATCCAGCAGATCCAGATGATGCATATATCGCTAACAAATCATACACTCAATATGATCCTATTGCAATTGATATTGCTATCATTTTGGCAGGAGCATATATCGTTTATAATAGTACAAAATGATGTTTTTAATAGATGATATAAAATAAAATATTGCGTAAGAATATCGAATGTCTGGCCTAACTCCTGCAGAATCAATCAAATGCGGTAAATTTAAAGATGAAATTTGTGGCAGCAATGTTGTATGGTGGGTCGTAGTCATCATACTACTTTTAATTATATTAGGTGCTGGCGGTTATTTTGGTTATCAATACTATGTCGACAACATCTGCTTCCGTGACGAAAATAGCAGACAATGTGCTCCAAAAAAAACATAATAAAATGATATAATGATATCATTTTATTATTTCTAACATCATCCCTTATTTGTGATGTTATCTTCTCTTCAGCAACAAGAATTTCAATAATCTCGGTTATTGTAAAAACAGCATCAACTATATTTTGTTTACCACGTTGTTCCCTATCAACAAATATAACAATATTTGTCACATCAATATTATTTTGTTTAAGGATTGCTGTAATTTTCATCACACTGCCGCCACTTGTTACTAAATCTTCAACTAATAAGCACTTGTCATTCTCTCGATAAATCACTTCAATCTGCTTATACCATAATCTTTGGCCTCTTTTCGGATCATCAACAATGGAATATTTTGATTTATCGAAATGACCGTCGCCAATAGCAAAGCGGTGTTCGGAACGCCACAACATTGATCAAATTCATTATTTTTAACGATATCATACATCATCATTGCTATCTTCTGCAACAATTATGGCACACCGATTATCAACCTTAGATCAATATAGAATAGGGAAGAAATACCAGATCTTAATTTGTATGTGGTGCCAAATTTAGAGCACCAATATCAAATAATTGTATTATTACCTCGTTGTGTGACGCATAATAATATATAATATCTTACTAATAATCAAAAATGGCAATGATTCCGTATGGAATAATAACGCAAGGGCTATACGGTGGCCTAATATCAGGCATCAGTACGATGACATTTGGGATGTGTAAAGTTATTAAATCGATATATAGTCATAAAAATCCAGATGTTGATAATTTTATCAAAAAATTGGACATTGAATATCGTATCAATTTAATAAGTACCATTCTAAAAAAATACAATAAAATTAAAACGATCGATATCAAAGAACACATTTGTGATAAGTCAGTTATTTTTACAGTTGTAGATGATAGATCTTTGACAGAATCAACAAAATATAGGACAGCAGCAGATCCATTACAAGTGAGCTTAATGTATCTTTCTTCCGTAATTTGTGATATACACAATGATCTGACACTCATCAATCAACAAATTGAATATCATCAATCTAAATGGTTCAATTCGTGGCGAGAGATGAATATCAAGAAGTATTTGGATTCGCTAGAAACTGACAGTCATATTCTCGCAAACAGATTTGATGATTTTATGAAAATATCAGCATTAGCACAATAGAAGTATCACTCATTTCCTAAAATTATTTATATTGTAATTTGTAGAAGATATGAATCTTGTGATTCAAAATGGAAATGTGGTTACACATATAAATAAATATTTAGATGATGTGGAAATAATAAAATCATTTGAAAAAGATGTTTCTGTAATAGATTTGAATAGATATAAAACGGTTATCATATTGGGGGGGCATCATTCTATATGTGATGCTGTCGATCAAAATCTAGCGCATGTTATTGATCTGATAAAGAAATGCATTTCTTTAGATAAACCTTTAATTGGTATATGTTTAGGCTGTCAATTGATAGCGTATGCATTAGGATGTAAGATAGAATCATCGCAAAAATTGAACGTAGGTTATGATACGCAAGTATGTGGGTTCAAAAATATATTGCGTTGTCATACTAATTATATTGTTCCAAACGTTACATTTGAATTTATGGAATATTATGATTCGATGTTGTATGTTTTCAAGCATAACAAGATTTATGGCGTTCAATGTCATCCAGATATTCCGCCAGAATATGTTTCAGATTTTGTAGAAGATACGACAACAATTGAATATGCTAGAAAAAATAATAAAGAGATAGATGAAAATAACAATGGATTGATGATGTATATATTGAGTAATTTGTTATGATAAATTGATAATCAGTTTATCATAAAAAAATTGAAAATTGATCAATTACGACGTCAAATTAAAATAAGATGCTAACATTGCTAAAATGGAAGACGTTACTATTGAAGTTATTGATCCATATCAACAAAATCAAGATGATGAGAAAAGTGCAAGTGATTCTGGGTCAGATGAAGATAAGATGAATGGAAGTGACTCTAAATCAGAATCTTCAAACGACGATGAAGTCATGATCGCTGAAAAGAAAGAGAGGGTACCTATCGATATTGATCACTATTATCCAAAATATATGCAAAAAGTTAAATATGATGATGTTGACCAATTTACTGCGACACTCGCTCGGGAACAGGAAAATTTTGACGAAAAGTCAGACATGAAAATTTCGAATAAATTTATTGGCGAATATCTTCCAAAAAAACCTAAGACATATGATATGGGTGAAGTTAAGAAATTTGCCGAACGATATTTTCCAAAAAAAGTAGAATTAGATGATAATTCCTTAAATTCAAAACCAGTTGAAACGGACGATTCTAGCAAACCGTTACAAACAGAGGAAGAATCTGATGATTTCTCTTCCTCCGAAAAAGATGATAAAACTGAAAAGGGCAGTGAATCGTCGAGCGATCACAGAACACCATATCAACTTTTTATGCAAGAAATGGTACCTATTCTTAAAAAAAAGAATCCGGGTATGGGAATAAATCAAATATTAGCGCTGGCTGGTGAAGAATGGATTAAGAAAAAGGCTGAACTTAATTGTAGCAAACCACAGATTGAAGGGAATTCTAGCAAATCAAACGGCGATGAGGAAGAATCGGTCAGATGCATTAATTTGGTAGCTCCTTTAAATCAAAATCCGATTGATCAGTCAGCATTGGCTGAAAAAATTCAAGAGTGGACAAGAAAAAAAAGCGAACCAATTGAAACCTGCAGATCAGACAACGAAAAAGAGATACCAGAAATAAAAGATGATAAAATGACTGTCAAAAGCGCAAAAGAATTATATGTCGATTTTATCAAAATGTTATCTGATAAGGATATTTGGGACTCATGTTTTGTGGATCCATATGCTTTGTTAGCAGATTATATCAACACAAGGATGTTCGTTTATGTGATTCAAAAAAGTCAAGCAGCACAAATTATCAGTATCATTATGGAAAACGATACTATCAAACCAAAATTAAAAAAAGAAATAATAGGTTATTTGACATATCACGGTTTGTTAGATAATCAAGATGAATTTTTGTTCCGAACATTAGCAGAAATAACATTAAAAAAACAACCCAAACTATTTGATTTACTTTTACAGTTTTTTCTAACTAAAAAGATCAATCCAAATTTCCAAACTAATGTCGGTACAATGCTTCATATTATTGCGTCTACAAATCATTGTATTTTTCCAATGGGTATCGTTTTGAAACAATTGTTAGATTATGGATGCAGTCTAAACATATTAAACAGTCGAAATAAGACGCCAATAGAAGTAGCCAGATCATGTGAAAATAAATGCTTTGCTAACGCTTTATATAGGTTACGTGACGAAGAAAATATGCGGGAAAGAAAATTATTCCCTGAACCACTTTCAAATCTGAAAGAGCTGGCATTATTTGGAATATCTTGTTCTGCCATCAGTGTTGCTGCAACTTTGTTGGTTTGCTGGTTAAAAAAATAATCATTAAAAATAAATCGTTATTTTTAATGATCCATATTCTACAAATGTCTTGACATTACGTTTAAGGTCAATATTGGCATGTTCAATATCTCGACGTTGCGTTTGATAGACCAATATTTTGACGTTCAAAGTCTCGCCAATGCAACTTCCGCAGACATCTTGCCATCACATTGAATGGACTAATATTGGCACTTTCAAAGTCTAGTCAATGCAAACTTCTACAGATCTCTTGACATCACATTGAATGGACCAATATTGATATGTTCAAGTCTCGTCAACGCAAATCTCTTGACATCACATTGAATGGACCAATATTTGTACGTTAAAAGTCTCGTCAATGCAATTCCTTCAGATCTCTTGACATCACATTGAATGGACCAATATTTTACGTTCAAATTCTTGTCAACACAAATTTCTTGACGTCACATTAAATAAATCAATATTAGCACGTTGAGTTCTTATCAACGCAAATCTCTTGACATCATATTGAATAGACCAATATTGATACGTTCAAATTCTTATCAATGCAAATCTCTTGACATTACATTGAACGGACAAATATTGGTGCGTTCAAAGTCTCGTCAATGCAAACTTCTACAGATCCCTTGACATTACATTGAACGGACAAATATTGGTGCGTTCAAAGTCTCGTCAATGCAAACTTCTACAGATCTCTTGGCATCGCATTGAATGGACCAATATTGGTACATTCAAAGTCTTGTCAATACAAACTTCAGCAGGTCTCTTGACGTCACATTGAATTGACCAATATTGATACGTTCAAAGTTTTATCCATGCAAATCCGTTGACATCACATTGAATTGACCAATATTGGCACGTTCAAAGTTTTATCCATGCAAATCTCGCGATATCACATTGAATAGACCAATATTGGTATTTTCAAAATCTCGTCAACGCAATCTTCTGCAAATCTCTTGACATCATATTGAACGGACCAATATTAGTCCATGCAAATCTCGCGACATCATATTGAACGGACCAATATTGGCACTTTCAAAATCTTGTCAATGCAATCTTCTGCAAATCTCTTGACATCATATTGAACGGACCAATATTGCCACTTTCAAAATCTCGTCAACGCAATCTTCTGCAAATCTCTTGACATCACATTGAATGGACCAATATTGGCACGTTCAAAGTCTTTGTCAACACAAACTTCTGCAGATCTCTTGACATTACATTGAATAGACCAATATTAGCGCATTCAAAGTCCTGTCAATGCGATCGTCTGCAAATCTCTTGACATCACATTGAATGGACCAATATTGGCACGTTCAAAGTCTTTGTCAATGCAAACTTCTGCAAATCTCTAGACATCACATTAAATGGACCAATGTTGGCACGTTCAAAGTCTTGTCAATGCAAATCTCTTGACATCACATTGAATGGACCAATATTGGCACGTTCAAAGTCTCGTCAATGTAATTTCTGCAGATCTCTTGGCATCATGTTTAATGGATCAATATTGGCACGATAAATGTCTTGTCAACGCAAATCTCTTTACGTCACATTGAATGGACTAATATTGGCACTTTCAAAGTCTCATCAATGTAACTTTTGCAGATCTCTACACATCACATTGAACGGATCAATATTGGCACGTTTAATATCTTGTTAATGCAAATCTCTCGACGCCACATTGAACAGATCAATATTAGCACGTTCAAAGCCTTGTCAATGCAAACTTCTGCAGATCTCTTGACATCACATTGAACAGATCAATATCAGCACGTTCAAAGCCTTGTCAATGCAAACTTCTGCAGATCTCTTGATATCACATTGAATAGATCAATATTAGCACGTTCAAAGCCTTGTCAATGCAAACTTCTGCAGATCTCTTGATATCACATTGAACAGATCAATATCAGCACGTTCAAAGCCTTGACGAATCTCTTGACATCACATTAAATAGATCGATATTGGCGCGTTCAAAGTCTTGACAAATCTCTCGGCATCGTATTGAACGGATCAATATTGGCACGTTCAAAGTCCCGCCAATACAAACCTCTACAGATCTCTTGACATTACATTGAATGGACAAATATTGACATGTTCAAAGTCTCGTCAATGCAAACTTCTACAGATTTCTTGGCATCACATTGAACGGACAAATATTGATATGTTCAAAGTCTCGTCAATGTAAACTTCTACAGATCTCTTGACATCGCATTGAATGGACCAATATTGCCACATTCAAAGTCTTGTCAACACAAATCTCTTGACATCACATTGAACGGACCAATATTGCCACATTCAAAGTCTTGTCAACACAAATCTCTTGACATCACATTGAACGGACCAATATTAGCATGTTCAAAGTCTTGTCAATGCAAATTTCTTAACATCACATTGAATGGACCAATATTTGCACATTCAACGTCTTGTCAATGCAAATTTCTTAACATCACACTGAATGGACCAATATTTGCACATTCAAAGTCTTGTCAATACAAGTCTCTTGACATCACGTTGAATGGACCAACATTGCCACATTCAAAGTCTTGTCAATGCAAATCTCTTGACATCACATTGAACGGACTAATGTTGGCACGTTCAACGTCTCACCAACGCAAATCTCTTGACATCACACTGAATGGACAAATATTTGCACATTCAAAGTCTTGTTAATACAAGTCCCTTGACATCATATTGAATGGAGCAATGTTGGCACGCTCAAATTTTCAAAAAAACATAATTTGTTTCTCAACATCATTAAAAATAAGTTATTTTTAATGATCTATTTGTTATTCATCCTCAGATGTCGTTTGAAAACTATCATCAGTGTCCGACAACGAAGACAAAGTATTTTCATCATTTGCCAACGCAATTTTATTCCGAACATGTTTGATGATAATCTCAAAATCTTGGGCCGACTTCTTCCTTTATTTTTTGGAGACACATCTCTTTGTTTTCTGAATCCAATTTGCATAATGTTAGTATTATATTCGCCAACGCATAAGTTTTACTCCTAACATGTTCGATGATGGGCTTAAAATTTGGGGATGATAATTCCTCTTCCATTTTTTGTAATATATTCTCTCTGGTTTCCGAATCTAAACCAGATAATGTTTGTATCATATCATTTGTTGCAGCACAAATATTACTGATATCATTTCTATCCTGGTTATTTGTCGCCATTTGGCTAATATTTGTTATTATGAGCATCGCTACTAATTTTTTTTTCATTTTTTCAATAATTATCAAAAAATTGATAAATTAACGATCATATTTCAATACCATCATATTCTTACTAACAAAAATGCGAACGTACACTTCAAAACCATTTGTTACCCCCGCCAAAATATTTGGAAACAAAAAATTACCCTCACCATGTAACGCTGCTATAATCTGTTTCTGTCCTATGCCCGAACAATTCAAATACTATCTTCCGTTCAAATCCCCTGACCGATTATTTTTACACGTGCACCCTGACCAAGTCAATTTTTGCCAGTACAAAGAACATCATTTTATAGTATTAGCAGAAGTTTATGGCGGTCCAGTATCCGTTTCTGTCGTTGAAGAGTTGCATCATTATGGTATATCTAATATAATTGGCTTGGGATTCGTCGGATCGTTAACTGCTGACTTACCAATTAGTAAAAATATATGTTCTGGTAATTCTTTGGTCGAGCAAGGGACTTGTCCGCATTATATGTCCACATCTGATTGTGATATGATCGAAAGTGATGACATCATCGAAAAAATGTTTAATAATAAACTAGAATCGTGCAACATATGGACTACAAATGGTATTTATCGAGAATATGAACATGATATTCAACGAGCCAAGGAATTTAACTGTCGTGCGGTTAATATGGATACCGCTCCATTATTTGCATCATGTAAGATGTTAAATTTATCATATGGTTATGTAGCTACGGTATCAGATGTATTGGATGAAAAATGGACCAATGATTTGACTGCATCCATCGATAACGGCAATATTGCCCAAAATAAATTAGCTCAAATTGTCATCGAATTTATACCCCAAATGGATAAATTATCAAACGATTCTTACGGTAAAATAGAATTTGATGTTCTTGCACTCGTAGAAAAGCTGTTTGTCCAACTAAATATTTGTAAATCCCATTCAATTGATCATATCAAACGAGTTTTAGATCATACTATCAATGCGTTAGTTCATGAACAGTTATCGTTGAAAACAAAATTTTTGATAAGATTGGCATCCATATTGCATGATGTCGATGATCTTAAATTTGTAGATACTGTTTCATATGCCAATGCAAAACAAATTCTTACTGGACATGTTTGCAACGAAGATATGGATTTAGTAATTGAAATGATCTCATATGTATCCGCATCCGTCAACGGTAATACGATTCCGAATAGGGCAAAACTATTCCCATGGTTATTAATTCCTAGATATGCAGATCGGCTAGAAGCTGTTGGAATAATTGGAGTCATTAGGTGTTATCAATACACTAAAACTAAATCTTCCCCGTTATTTACAGATAAAACTCTTAAACCCAAAGTCATTGACGACGTCTGGAACATTGCAACTGAAGAGAGATATGCAAAGTATAATGGTCAGAGTTCGAGTATGATAGATCACTATTATGATAAATTGCTTCGGCTGGGAAATTTTGAAACTGATAATCCGTATATCAAAAAAATCCAAATTTCATCTTTAGATCCATTGCTCAAAGTGATCGACTTATTCATCGCAGATAAGCTAACAGACGAATATTTTGAATCACTAATCAATTAATATTTACATACATTATGAAAATATTAACTCATATCCAACATGAAATTAACATCAATTTCCATCGATATTAATGAAACATTGATGCGATTATCAAAATTAGGTAAATTTGTAGTGTACTCATCGATATTGAATCGCCACGTTGGCTGGATACTTTCTATTTCCTCAACATCGTCGTACACGTTATATCTAAAATTATTAGGATAACTTTTCTTGTATTCACTTTTAATGTTATGTAAAACGCTGTCCCGCCATGCCATATCCATGTGTCCTGTATAGATATCATACTTGCATGTACCGACCGCATCATTGTAAAATAAAAAGTATCCTTCACCGTACCGATACATCATTCTAGTTTTGATTTGACAAATAAGTATGTTGTTGCTTGAATCATTGCATTTATAAATTATCTTGACATTTGAAGTTGGTTTTACAAGTTGATCAATTGTATCATACAAAACTCGTAGTCTGTCTTGTTTGGGCGATTGATCATTGACTAACGTTGTAATTCGATTATTCGGATTTATTAACGGACGAATATCAATGTATTCTATCTCAACACCTACGTTTTCATACAATGTTAAGTTATTTTTATCAAATTGACCTATTAAATATTCAAGCATTTCATTAAACTTATGTTCATTTGTTATTTTGATAGTGTTATTAGAATAATAAATCAATACAGGAATGTCAATGAATCCTGCAAATTCGATATCTTGTATCATGTAAGTAATTTTTCGCCCTAATGGATAAATAGTCATCATATCTGTGACGGCAAACGGATGCGGCTTTTTTGAATCTACGAAACCATAATATGAAATATCAATTTGACGTCCATATAATTGAATTCCTAACGTAATATACTTTGTTTCCATCTATATATTATTGCCATATTTTTATGAAAATATATCCAATATTTGATAAATTCTTTTTTGAATCAATACAGATGCAAACGTTGTACCCTCAGAAATATTGTTGATGATACTTCGCAATTTTTTCTTGTTATGTTGACTAGAAAAATATTTGTTGATTATTTGGTAAATATATGCTATTGGAGACGTTATTGGTTGTATCGCTTTAATATTTGGAATAAATTGGACCATGTTGAATAAATTGAGCTCTTTTTTCAAATTGGTAACGAATATAACATACAATTCATCTAGTCCGTTTGCGTTCGTAATTTTTTGTGACGATAGTAACAACTTGCAATCTTGTAACGATAATATGTCATTATTGTTCAAAGGATAATAATTGACAGTTAATATCAACGCTTTCATGCAAAAATTAATAATATTAGTTGATTCTTTTTGTTGCGGATTTTTGTATGAGTTAGAAAAAAAACTTAACAATCTCATTAATGTTTCTTCGTTAATGTTAAATGTTAAAGGACGAACATCAATTTGAATCTTAACCGTATTATCGATGTTACCGTTGATGTCCAAAATGATCGATAATGTTACATCATCTTCGTAAGTATTTTTTAAGAAATATTTGTTCTTGGGATTGTTACATAGCACATCGATGACTGTCAGTGACCGAATGCTCAATTCATAACACATATCGTCGACATTCTTTTGATAAGCATTTATTTTAATATTTTTGATCACGATTGACATAAATCCAGCCGTACCGTCCCCGTCTGATAAATATATATGTACAAAAGGAATACTGACAATCCATATTTCATCTAATTTATTCAATTCATAATCATCCATTATAGCAGCACACAAATTGTGAATTGAATGAATCAACGATTCAGCGTTTTCATCCTGTAACATTTTTTGAATATACAATTCAAATTCACGCGCGTTATTGGCAGATGAGGTTTGTGACATTATTTGAGATGCTCTATTTTTATCTTCATCAGTTGTCTCGTTTAAAATTCCAAGTAATCCATTAATTTTATCAAATATTTCTGGGTTGATATATATTTTTACAGAATCAATGATACTATTTATTCGGTTTACGTGATTAACCATCACATTTGCCAATAAGTGTTCATCTAAAATAATATCAAATTTAGCATTAGCGATCTCTTTTTTGGTAAAATTAATGTCACCCTGATGTATTGCTATATTAATCCACGAATCCATATGCTGATGAAGAATTTTAGACTCATAAATACGAATAATTACATCAGATTCAGATTTTTCTGTTGTGGGAAATTTTGATTGATACATTGTAACTATGTTCGCAATTGATGATATGATGGGCGATAAATTCTTCGCAGATGCATCAAAAAAGCTGATATCATTTGCATCAATGTTGATTTTTTTGACCAATAATAAGAATTCTTCATCTGATGGATAAAATTTTAAATCTACGAACGATTTATTTTGCACGTCGAACATCATATTCTGACACGTTAAAATCATATTCTCATGTTTGGTTTGCAAATTATAAATATCGATATTGGTCGCGATACATACATGATCGATGACTAACTCAATCATGTGCGGATCAGAAACTACCATTAAATTAATATTTTTGATAAAAAAACAACTGTCGCAATCATCGTTCGCGACAATTACTTTTGTCAAAAGATCATTAATAAAAGAATTCATTAGATTTATCATGTGTCTAAAATTATATACATCATTGATCGTTAGTGTTACATATTTATTCAATTCAAACGTCTTTGTTTTCTTTTTAAATGTTCCAATATATCCCTTACTTTGATCATAAAATATTGACTGTGCACTTGTATGAATATTTTTAACCTTAGAGATAATAATTTCATCATTTGATATTATTATTTCGACATTATCCATTTGCATCAACGTTTCATCAATTATCATTTTATTAACGATACAAATTGTCGTTATGATATCATCATTTGCATTTTCTAAATATATTTCGGGTAAGTACTCGATGATATTAGAATTAATATATATGATATCGATCGACAAAAGATTATTTTTATCAGCGACAAATTTAACATCCTTTATTTTGGTAACGATGTCATCTTTTGAGATATTAATTTCCCGGCATGAAAAATGATCATTATCAAAAAATATATCTAAGATCATAATTGTAATTTTATTTACTACATTTATGGTTATCGTTTGTACTTTGCAACATATTGCGTTAAGATATTGTAATATAATTTTTTTAATTTCAAAGAATATATTGTTGATATTGTGATCATTTTTGAACGATTCAGCAGTCAATGTTGTCGTCATTAGCATCAAGCTATTCGATGCATCAATGATATCTATCGTTAGATTTATACTACTGACCGTTATTTTCGTAGAATATGTTGCACTTACTCCAAGTGATGGAGTTGTAATAACGACGCCTGCAAGGTTACCTGACTTGATATTCAATGTATTAAGACCAAGATGTTGCGTGGATTCTTTCAGGGCAATTGGATACAGATGAAATAAATTTTCATCTCCATTGCACTCATTTTTCTCAATTTTTACATCGTTGAGACTGAACAATTTGTCACCATAAGTATTTAAAAATATTTGGGCGGCATTTGAGATTAGATAATTTATGTGTTTAAGACCATAATTTATTGGTATATCGCACATCTTTTTCAACCACTCTGTCATTTTTTGCTAATTATACATAGATAAGGTTTTATGTTATTGTGATCTTATTAACACATTTTTTTTATGTATTAATAAAATTATTCTGGCAAAGTTACTACGAAATTTCCTGTATCAGTTGGGAGATCAAATGTATTCGAATCGTAAGAACTGAACATCCAATATATAACGCCCAAAACAACAAGGAATAAAATAATCCATACGAAACATTCTAGTGAACTTGTTCTCTTTCTCTCAATAATCGGCATATTTCTGTAATAGTTTTGTTTTGTTAACATATTATTTTTTTGTTGTGGTGGAATATATACTGAATTAATAATGTCATCAATTTGATCTGCTTTTGATGAAGTTGTCCTTGATAATAAATTATTCAAATTTGCGTTGATTTCGGCAGTTTCGGAAAGAGGTTTCTCAGAAGGAGCTCCAAAAAGTGATTTCTGCATCAAATTGTTTTTAAATTCCGCCATGGTAGGCGTGTATGAGTACGCGTTTTGCAAATCCGCAAACTGAGACTGATCATCGCCGGGCAAACCGATAGATTCATAAGTATAATTGGAACGCATTTTTGTCATCGGTTCCACCATAGATGGACTTTCAGGTCTATCATATTGATTTTTGTTACACGACATTTTTTGTTAATCTATATTGAGATAACATTTTTTATTATTCTAAACATATCGAGTCTTCTACGATCGCATTATTTATTTTATCATATTTGAACGATAATGTCGTTAAATATGGCGTGCTACCGGCGTTTAACATTATATTAGGAAAAGATGTTTGTAGATGACTTATTAATACTTTTAATACTTCTCCATGTGTAACAATCATAATATCGGAATCATGTTTTTCTAACAGTTTAAAAACAATAAAATGTATTCGATGGACAAAATTGGCATAAGATTCAGGAAAAGAAAAGCCAGTTTCTTGGCCATTATAGATAGTTGGAATTCCATATGGATACAAATTGGTATAATCTTTCATTCTCGGTTGATACTCTGCAACTAACGGTTCTATTATTATTTCTGAATTAACAAATGATGATTTTATTTCTGTTGAAGTTGCTAACGTGCGAGTATATGGGCTGGTATAAATATGCGTCGGATTATAACCATTCTTTTTCAACAAGTTACCTTTAATTTTAGCCATTTTGTAACCATTTGAGGTCAATGGTGAATCGGACCAATGTTGACCAAAACAGATCATCCAATACACAGGATTTGTGTAATCTAATCTTTCTGAGTGTCTTACTATCTTAATCTGTATCATATTGGTATTCATAATATGTTACTGACATAATTTTATATAATATAATATATCGCGTCTCTCATCAAATAAAAATTGAAAAAATTACTCACTAATACATCCAATACAACAATAATTTTAAAAATGGATCCAACTAAAACTCTGGATGAAATAGGTATGGCATATCATACACCTGATTCTAAATCGGGAAAATATGAAGGTGGTGATAAATTAAGTGATGGGCAGAATTTTACGCAATTCTATCATGAAATAATGTCACCGCTACGAGATAATGATGTTAAATTATTGGAAATTGGAATTTTTAATGGCAAATCTATTGCAATGTGGGCAGATTATTTTCCTAATGGAACAATTTATGGTATTGACCAGAGTTTGGTCAAATTAGAATACAATTTGTCTGTATTATTCGAACAAGGGGCATTTAGAACAAAGAAACTGACACATATCTACGCGAGACGATGTGACCTCCATACTTCTGATTTTTTGCCAAATAACGACGTTAAAATAATCAAATGTAATACTTTGCACGATAATTTCGAAATAGTCATCAAACATCTACCTGATTTTAATATTATTGTCGATGATGGTAACCACAATGCTGATTCACAATGCAGGAACTTTGAATTGCTATTTGAAAAAATAATTTCTGGAGGTATGTATATTATCGAAGACATCGTCCAACCAATTGATTTTTATTCAGTTGAACATTTTGCCACGTATTTTGACCAAGATGCCAGTATTGATAAATTAAAGGAGGATTATATCATCAAAATGTTAAGTGAACACAAAAATCGATATGAAAAGTTGGATAAATCTCTCGCAGTTGTTACCAATCTTATTGAGATCAACACTCTTAGCAAGCCAAATCAGTTGCCCGGTCTAATTAAGAGTCAACAACAAAAATTAGAGGAGAAAAAAGAACTAGATATGATCAATAGTGATACATTAGGACAGAAATTTGATAAATTTATGGAGATAAAACAAAAATTAATACCTTTGATCAGTAGGATAGAAAAACGTCCCAATAACATCATATTCTACCGAAAATAGCATTATATAAAAAATATACAGTATTGATATTATACAATGTCGCGAGTGATCTATAAAAAAATGTTGAAAGATGCCGTTCTATCAGGTAATGATGATTTAGTTGATTTAGTTGTTGATAATATTCCATATGGAGTAGGATATTGTGATAATTTATTGATCAGATTTGCAGCAAAAAGAGGATTCCATAAGATAGTGAAGAAATATTTGCCGTTTTTGAGGGCAAATCCAGCTGAGCATCGAGATTATGCTATTAGACGAGCAAGTGAATTTGGACATAGCGAAGTAGTAAAAATTTTGTTGAATGACAAGCGAGTGTGTCCGGCTGCATGTGATAATTATGCAATAGTATGCGCTGCACAAAATGGTCATGTTGATGTAGTCAAAGAATTACTAAATCATGTATCTGTTGATCCCACCGTCGGATATAACGCCCCGCTAAGATATGCTGCCATTTTTAATCACGTTGACGTTGTTGAATTATTAATGATGGATTCGCGAACTAATGCCGCAGATGTAGATAATCATGCTATTCGATGGTCAGCTTATTATGAAAATAATAAAGTTGTAAAATTGTTGTTGTGTGATCCGAGAGTGGATCCGTCGATTGAAGAAGATGTGATATTATCTGTTGCTGCAGAAAATGGCAATGTTGACTTAGTGGAGATACTTTTAGATGATGAACGAGTAAATCCATCAGCGCGGAATAATCAAGCATTGTGTTGGGCTGCATCAAATAATCATTTTAAGATTACCAATATGTTACTCAGTCATCCAAAATTATGTATCACCGCCGAAGAATATATGACAGTAATCACATGCGCAGAACACGAAAGAAATATGGTCAGATTGTTAAAAGAATTTCAAAATAAAATATCATTTGTTCCAGAACCACAACCTGATTTATACGAAAATATAACTCAAATTTTGCGAAATAAACGAATCAACATCACTAAATTCAGTATTATTTGCAATTCATTTGGAAAAAACAAGTTAACAGTCGAATTCTGATTTATAAAAATTTTATTATTAACATTTTTATAAATTTAGCTAAGATAACGGATATTCATTGTTAAGATTAACTTGTACGATAACATTTTCGTCATATAACGCACACATATCATCATCATACTGCACAAATAATCTCTTGCGAACTCCAGGATCAGGATCGTCAAAAAAATTATTTGATACATGAACAGTATCATTATTTGATACTAGATAGGTTAAAATATGTGTCACGTTAGAATATTTTTGACTTGTACCGTATGTAGCTTTCACAATTTTTGGCATTATTATATAACTTGCGTTAAATATTTTAAGCAATTGGTCGCAAAAAAAATTGATTTATTTATTTCCAAGATGGTCTATCATTAACAATTTAAAACAAAATGAATCGACCACAAAAAATGATTATGTTATCAAGGAAAAGAACCGGAATAATTGAAAAAATCATCCCATCAAAAGATGATGAAGTTAACATCTGTGGTCAGGCGCATGATTTTCCACGTGGAACTACTCGAAGTAAAAAAGAATTCAAGAGAGCCCCTAAACGACATTTAGAACCTACCCCAGATTCTTCGAGCAAAAGAAGAAAAGTAGACTCAATGATATCAATAAAAAGACAAAATGATTTTGACATCGGAGAAGAAAAACATATAGAAATCGTTGACACATTAAAATTGGTAACAAAATTGCGACAATTCAAAGCGATTGATAGTCCAGAAAAATTAATGGACTTGGATGACATGGATCCTGTTAATTTACCTTTTATGGAGTCACCTAGGGATAATTCAGCGAAATTGAATTTGAAATGGGACATATCCCGTTCTACACAATTATCGTTATCGTTCGATCCATGGAACATTTTTGGTGATTTAGATGATTTCTTTCCCGATGATTTTCAATAAAAAATTGATTAATTTATCACAAAATGTTTGCATCCATAATAATATAGTATATAATCATGGATGCGCACAAATATTACACATTTTTAATTGTTTGTTGCGACAATGCAGTACCGTTAAATCAGAATGGGATAATTGGTGGCGTTATTTATGTTGAAAAAGGATGGCCTTGCGAAGATCTTTCTTTTGAAATGTGTGCAAACAAAGGAGTTCGTTTTATCGAACTTGTGCCCAACGGTTATCACAAAGTTTCTGAACAAATTGTCGCTAAAAAGTATTCTGTCTATGTTGGCAGCTCTAGACATGATGACGTAATTCGTATCAATTTCCGTCTTTCGCTGTCTAAATGTGATAATTCGTTGTCACAATTTGCCGAGGGGTATGACAAACAACATGGATGCTTTGATGTTATACATGATTTATTTAGTGTCGAAATGTCATACAAAACAAACAATGGCGCCAGAACCATTTCAGAATGTTTATCCATATGTCGCCAAGTAACATTAATTGACACTGTAAAATATTCATTAGAAACTGTTGTAAGATATCTATCGAAACAACAATACATATACGCACAATGCGAAATGATCGACATCATTCAAAAAATAAAAGCATTTGATGTGACTAAATCTAAAAATTTGTTGTTTGATCTAGAAAGCTATCATGATCTTTTGGTTTCTGCGACAATCGAGACGTTGACTTGTAAAGCTGACAAAATAATTTCGAACCTTTTGGAATGTGAACAAAAAAATTGATTTTATTAAGATTAGAAGAATCCTAATGTTAATAAATTTAGCAAAATGGCCCTAAGAAAACAGGTTGGTAAATTTGATCCAAATGTCATATGTAGAAAAAATGATGTCTATATTGCAAATGCATCGTACGATACTCTTTACATGCTACTATGTTATGTGATAAATGACAAATTACACGCCATATACAAAAAGCTTCAAAAAGATATCCGTGAAAGTCTCATCGAAGTTGTCGCACACATGAAGGAAATATGTAAACTATTAATCAGTATTAATGATCGATTCGGTGAATACAAAGATTCGCAAATCCACGAAGTTTTAAAGGCCAAATCAGATCACCCAATGCCTTTCGTGTTGACGCGATGGAAATACAAATATGATTTTCACATTGCAATACAAATTAATAGATATGGGGCAGTTCCGGCGATAGACATAATATTATCAACCGTGTGTTTTAGATTAATCAAAAATAAAACCCTAATTACTAAATTCGATGCACCGACGAAAAAAGCAATGACCATCTTTGATAAAGCTGTCCAAACGTTCGAAACAGTTTTAAAAAAGTTACAACAATTTCATTGCCATAATTACACCGATGTTGCAAAATATATTTCACCTAAATATCGAATATATCAAGATATATTTATTGAAATAAACGAAACGAAAAGAGATACAGGAAAGGGTTATTTTTATAATGATATTAGAAGGATACATGATAATTCAGCACAGTCCTGGGATTTATATCAACCGGGATTTTGGCCAAACGATGTTCCTATGACACATCGTATCATAATAAAGCCATTTGAAGTCCCATTCGAAATTGAGTTGGATCTTAACGTCCCTATAACCGAAATTCCTGACAAAAAATATGATGTAGGTGTTGGAAAAATTAATAATGGAAATTTAGAAGTATGCGAACTTCAATTATCGCGGCTCGAAATTAACAACATGATAGATCGAAATATTCCACCTGTAATAATATTGGTTATCGCTGATAACAAGTTAATTGAACGATATGTTATGGTTGATAAAGATGTGTATAATGATATTAAAAATGAAAAGTGTGGTTTATTATGCGTTGGTTATACGAAACTTTCTGAAACGAACATAATATTCGAAAAAAGATTAATCGATAAATATTCTTATGATCTTATCCAACAACAAGGAAACAATTTCACCGTATTTGGAATGATGGCGACTGACTATATGACAGTTGATAATGGTATTGTTGAACTTCATAAAATTTTAATTGACAAAACTACATTTCGTTCAATTAAGAAAAACGAGTTATTTTATAAATTTGCGCCTATGGTCACCAGCATAGGCGGAAATAAATTTAAAATCGTTGACATATTGGCTCATTCAACAACATTAGCTAATATAATGTACGATAAATACAAGACAGTATGCATGAAACCAATTATTAGCGTTATTTCCGCAGGCGTGTATTATGAATACGCGTTAGTAAAATTTCCGATCGATATGCATCTTGTTAATGTCAATATTTACGATCCAAAAACATTGATTTGTACCAATGTTGTTTTGGACGAAAATACATATTTCAAACTACCCCCTACTTTTTGATTTACAATGCAAACTAATTTTTTTAAAAAATTAGTTTACATTTCAATAACTAATATTGATTTGCCATCCTTTTCAGTATATTCAAATCGTTTGATATCACTCACGTGTTTTATCAACAATTGCGATAAATCAATAGAAAAATTATTTGTTTTATTCGGTTTAATATTTTTGGATCGCCATGAATCATTAAAATTTCTAATCGGCGTAGCTGTGGATTTTTGTCGTAACACAACGTTTTCAGGACCAACTATCTTTTGACCGATTGTCAGATCAACATCTTTGTGGGATGTTAATAAATCTACACACCGAATATGACCATTAGCTGTCGCCATGCGCAGACTATAATCATTTTCAGCAGATGGATCAACGCGCTTGTCTTGCAATAGTAATTTGACAGTATTTGCAAATCCATTCTCTGATGCTATCTTAATTGCATAATTTTGAAGAGATGCTGGATCCGATCGTCCATCATCCAATAATATTTTGACAATATCCGAGAATCCATTTTTTGCGGCAATTCTGAGCGCGCCAGAGTTTCTCGGGTTAACAGGATCAACTCGCTTATCTGCCAATAACAATTTGACAGCTTCTAGATTATTACACGTCACCGCGAATATTAATAATCTATTTTGTTGATGACTTGGATTAAATCCTGGTTGCGATATTAATTGTTGTAGCCGCGACGTGTTCTTGTTTCTTATTAAATCGATAGCTTTTCGAAAAGAGCCAGACATGTTGATAATAGTGACATAATGATGTTGACAGACATCGTAAAACTTAGAATTTCATTTTTTTTATCAAAAAAAATGAAATAATTAATCATATTCATAATTATCTACATATATATTATCAAACATGCTGAGTCTATTTCGAAAAGAATATTTACCGCATGAAATTTTTATCAACATAACTAAATATTTAGACATAAACGCAATTAAATCTTTGCTGAGAACTTGTAATGAGCCAATATATCATGCATGTCAAGATAAAAATATATGGATACGGTTGCTTGACGCAACATATAATCTACAATATCAGAAATATGATGCAAAGGATATATTTATAGGATTATACAAAGTTTCAAAATACAATTCGTTTCCACCGACATATCCTGAGTTCAAAAAAATAATTAAAAATAGGGATATCAAATTGATCAAATTAATTATGGAGAGTAAAATTGATAACAAGTTGTATCCGTTGCTGATAAACGAAACGATAAACATGGATGACACGGAAATTGCGTTGATACTTTTGAATTCGGATATGTTAAACCATAGAAGTATGAGGTATAGGTACAAAGTTCTCGATAATGCTGTTCGAATGGGTAATTTTGTCGTTATTGACACACTAATTCGTGATTATAATTTTGTGTATCTTTTATATAACTTGATGCAAACATGTGTTAAATATCAGCAATATGATGTTATGAAGTACTTGACGCATAGTTATGATATTTCTGATACGATAATTTATAATACTCTTTTTGCATTATTTCATAGAACTAGAAATGTATTTAACGAAAATCATTACAAGATGATAGACTTGATGTTAAAATCAAGTGCTACCTCTAAAATATTGTTCAATGAAACATATAATATCGCAATAACTGGTGTTCATTATAATAACATTCGAATCGTAAACATTGCGCTCAGTGATCCAGATCTACTCAAAACTATCGATTGTTGTAAAATTTTATGGCGTGCGATGAAGACTAACAACGTGTACACGGTGATGTTATTGCTAGATAAAGTGGATATTAAGATGGAACGAACAAAATTAGAATGTTTACTCTGTGAACTTTATGTATTTGGTATTAAACATTTGGTTTGTGGCACATTTGATGATGAAAAATTAATAGAGATACGAGAATATGTTCCTCAATTAAAATATGTTGATATTCTAAAATTTGTACGCAATGATCCTTCATTTGATCCTTCTCGTTGTATTATTCAAATAATGCATGCTTTTCCGACATCTACTAACGCAATTAACCAACACATACTAAATCTGTTTGGTCTTATGACAACAAATCATTTAGATATTTTAATTGATCTTGTAAAGGAAAAAAGATACAATAATATAAAAAAGTCAGCAATAAAACATACGATCGAAAAAATAGGATTAAGAGAAATGATGATCAAAATCAGAGACCCATGCATGCGAGATAATGAAGGATGTACAAAACTTATTTCGACGTTAATAAACGATTGTCCTGGAATTATTGGAAACGAGTTATGTGATTATGTAATTGATTATATGGATGATGAACTATTATGTTATATGTTATCACATGATATTGATTTATCAATTAATTATAATTATATAATTAAGAAACTATTTACGAATACTATTTTGTTCGAGCGCTCTAACCAAATTGGGAAGCTAAAAATATCGTTTGCGATGATAAGGCAATTGTACGCAAATGATAAGGTCAAATCATCGTTAATCTAAAACATTTATGATGTAAATGTTTTAGAAAAAATTGATTAAATTTTAGATTAATGTATCCATGTATTATATAACAACAATCTTATTTGATGAAAAGGAAAAATTTGATCACTAATCAGGATAATATCAAACGAATAAAAGTTTATGATTCTAAAAATGAATGGCTAAAAATATTAGAATGTTATGATACACTTGCGAAATTTGTTAATAACGATCCAATAATTTGCTTTGACCCAAAACCAGAATTTGATACCAAACGATATTTCACAAATGTGTGTTCAAAAATATTGCACCTTTTGAAATTCACTTCAGATAAAATAGTAATTGACTCCGTTGCACAAACGTTCGCGAATGACGTTCCGCGTCTCATCGAAAATATTACTAAAGAATTACAGTCAATGTTAGATATATTCCCTGATGATTTTCTAAAAAAAGGAGAAACAGATCGTATAGATATATCATTTTATATTCGTAATTGCTTAGAAAATTGTAATTCTAAATTTTTGTGTATGACGTCACATGATCCAAAGCTCGTAACAATTTCAAAAACGAGAAATTATGAGTCACAAATATTAACTATGATAGAAAACGGATGTTCGACAAATCATATTCGATTACTCAAATTGATGATCGAAAAAGGAGCAAAGACGAATGTAACATCTCTTTTGCGAATGTTTTTCCTAAGTCTAGTGCGATACACTATTGAAATATCATGCATATTCATTGACATATTACAATCATTGCATTATACGACTACATTTCCTGATATCATAAAAAATGACAAATTGCGGCAACCTTACAAATTATTAAATATCGATGATGATAATATTCTTGATTTTGCGTTATCGTGCGTTGTATTAGATACGAAAAGAGAACATCAAAATTTTATTGATCCACATCATATCATTAAGTTTATTAAACATAGACGACTATCTATTGTCAAGTCAAGTTTAACCATATTACTGAATATCATTCTGTACGACGCAAAAGATAATACCGAACTAGTTAACAAACTGTTGTATTTGATGTTGGATGATAATTCTGCAATTGCAAATTTAACGTTTTCTTGTTTTACATATTTTGTATTTTGTAATTTCCGCAATTCGAAAAAAAAATACTTTGATCAAATATACGCATTCGTCACAAATAATATCAGAATGTTAAACAACATAGCTATCGTTGAAAAACTATTCATATTGTTAAAAATTTTATTTTGTTGTTGTAGTAAAAAAATCTTCAATAAAGAGTCATACTCATCACAGGCAGTAATAGATTCAATCACGAACGCGTTTAATACCAAAAAAAATACACTCCAATTGTTAGATGTAACGGTAACAATATTATCAAAAGATTTAGCTGTGAATTACGGAGATGATTTTTATGCTAAAATTATTGATTTGATGACCAATGATGATCAGTCGGTGTATGTGATTGCGATTGAATGCTTTTGTAGATTGTGTCAAATTGGGGATCAGTTTGTTTGTAACCATAAGGGATTAATGATTGATACCATAATCAATTTCTTAACGTTTGAAACGTTAAAATGTAGATCACAATGTTCAAATAACGTTACGCAAAAGATTACAAATTTTCCTATTTTGACACATGTGATACCAAATCAATTAGACGGAGAAATATGTCCTCTCAAGAATGTTGCTATCACGAACATGTGGATCTCACTTGGAGCTTTAATATCACGGGTAAAAACTACCAAATTATACATATCATATATTATTGATTCTGGAGTGCAAAAGCGTGTGTTCGATCTATTCAATATTTCCGCTATCAAACATTGTGCAAATAAACACGCCAGTTTTATAATTGAATCTTTACTGCTTTTAGGATTTGATGATTGTGCTAAAAACGATAATGTAAAAATATTGATTGAAAAAATGATGACAATTGCGTGTGCTAAAGATATTTCCGCAGAAAAAAAGGGGCACGCGTTCGATAATCTTGTACATTTAAATCATTTTTTGAACAATCTTAGATACTGTTTCAAGATAGTTGACATGTCTATATTACTTGATTCAAAAAATCCTGTAGAAGTTTCTTTCTCTTTGGAATGTTTCAGACAATTATACGAAAAAATGAACGAACAAGGGCCATGGGACGATCCAAATCAGTTAACTGAACGAGCAATAAATAAATGCACAGAATTGGTATTTCGTGGAAACAAATTTATTAATTCATCGATAGGATCTTTATTGCGTAGTTTTTTAACTATCGGATCAGAAGAACAAATTTTGAAAAATGTGGAATTTTTAGTTTCGTTGGATATCACTAAAATATTTATAAAATTAGGCAGAAATGATCAAGAGGGGACAATTCGATGTATTTGCGAATCTGCAGTTATCCTTTCAAACTATTCCTTTGCATTAAGAGCCCTCGCACCAATCCATAAGATGATGACGAATTATTTAGAACACCACGATGACAACATATCTGAAAATGCTATCAAATTTTTACACGCTGACATAAATAGAGATAATTCAATTAAAACTTTGCCCCATATTATTTCATCAATCTTTTTAGGACAACAACCTAGAAAATTAGTACTTTTATGTCAATATATTGATACAGCATTGCAGTTTCAGAATTATAGAGTTTTAATATTGGGAGATGAAAATCTTATGAACGAAATGATCAAGTTGCTCGTGCATAAAGATGAAACAGTAGTTCGCTTATGTTGTAATTGTTTGCGCTTAACTATTAATTATGATGAATGCTACAAAGTATTTTACAATGATGAAAATTTATCACATCTTGCTGAAGGGTTAAGAAAACATCCATCAATGATTGCGCAATTGGTAACACGTTTGTCTAGAAAAACAAGATTGGTATTGATAATTTTCTCGCACACCGATTTTGTTCGTGTCTTGTTTAATTTAAGGACTACAGATATTGATTGTGAAAGATTATGGGATATTGCCGTAGATAATGATAAATTAATATCGGAGCTGAAAAGGGTCGTATATACCGAGATGGATATATCTGAATGGGAAGTTTATGCGATGTTGTGCGCGAAAGGAGCGTCTCTTGAAAAACGAGCGGTCACAAAATTGGCACAGATGGACAACGTAGACCAAGAAGATTTTAATATATTTCTTAAAATAATATCATTAGGATATTGCAATGATCCATCATCAAAAATGACCTTACCAGCTACGTTTGTCGGTCATGATATCAAAAATTGTCATGAAGCTATATATATTGAGAGAGGATATTGTGATGTTACATTTAATGTCGACGATGTGGCGATTAAATGCCATCGATGCATATTAGCCGCAAAATCGGAATATTTTGATGCTCTTTTTAGTAATTCAATGGCAGAGAAAGAGACGCGTAACATAACTATAACAGAGGCGAGCGCACAATTATTCCAAAAAATAATCCAATATATCTATGTACAGACAATGAATATTGAATCTGTTGAAGAACTTATTGAAGTATTTTATTTAGCGGACAGATTTGATTTACCTGAATTAGTTGAAACATGCGCACATGCATTCATTTCAATTTTGTCGGCGGAAAACATCGAATTGATAGATGAATTTGCAGAAAGAAATGAAATCATGGAGATTAAATATGGGATATACAGATGGTTAGTGCTAAAGTATGCCACTTTGCCTCAAAATTTGATGTCATTTGTTGATAAATATTGGCCGGATATTATGAACTTTTTGATTTTGAGTTTTAGAGTTCCTAAATAAATCTTAGTTTAAAATTTATTTAGAATTTTTTTAAGAAAACGAATTCTCTTTTGTTATTGATCTTTGCATTAGAATATGCATCATTACGTTCCTCGAAAAAATTAGATTTAACAAACGTATCTATCTTTTTCATATATTCAAACGGTTGCGAAACATTGTACTTTTTATTATATCCTAATTGCACCAATAATCGATCTGCTGTATATTTGATGTATTGTGACATTAGTTTAGAATTCATGCCGAGTAGCTTGCAAGGTAAACTAGATATGATAAATTCTTCTTCGTGTGTAATTGCTTCTTCTAAAATTTCATAGACGACAGATTCTTTCAATTTATTATTTAACAATGCATACAACATGCATGCTAATTCTACGTGTTGAGCTTCATCTCTGGCGATGAATTTGTTAGATTTTATTAAACCTGGCATAATAGAACCAGGTCTAGTTTTTAACCAAAAGATTGATGCAAATGAACCGCTAAAAAAGACTCCTTCAACAATTGCAAAAGCTACTAATTTATGTGCATATGTTTTATCACTATCAATCCATTTTTTACACCATTCTGCCTTTTTTTTAATAGCAGGCATCGTTCTGACTGAATTAACTAAATTATCTTTCAACGCATCATCTTTGACGAACATATCTAACATCATAGAGTACGCTTCACCATGAATATTTTCCATCGCAAATTGGATACCATATGCGCACTCAGCTTCTTTAATCTTGACCGCGTCAATCAAATTTTTCTTGATGTTTGCATTCACAATACCATCACTTGCGGCGAAAAATGCAAGAACGTGCATAATAAATTTTTTGTCATGATTACTTAGTTCTGTTTCCCAATGAACAATATCCTTTGACATATCGATCTCTTCTGCGACCCAATGCAAACGTTGTTGCAATTTGTAATTGTCCCATACTGATTTATATTTTATTGGATAAACAGTATCTTGTGAACTTTTGGATGACAAAATAGGTTCTTGTTTTATAATACTGCTAATAAATTCAGCTGAATATTTTTTGTAAGATGGCATATATTCATCTTCATTATCTTTTTCTTCTATTATTTCTGATTCGGGTATGAATAACATATCAACATATTCTTCTTTGGTTTCGTTAGGAATCGCAATATCTGTATCTGGTTCAAACAATATTTCGCGTTCTAATTTTGATGAATGTTGTATCTGTTCGCGCAGAAAATTTTCAATGAAGGACATGTGTATTATGATATAATAAACAGTAATATTTAAGTAAAAATTAATTATTACGATTTTTTTTTCAATTTTTTTTATAGTATTAACATATCTTTGGATGATTTTGAATATATTTTACCATTGTGTACGACTGGATATCTTAATTTATTATTTGCTTCTTGTATGCCTAGATTTATCACATCAACTTGTAAATTGGTAAAATGATCATCATCTTTTTTGTGAAGATAATAAAATTCAGTTCTGATCCAATAACAAGTCAATGGTTGCGTTTCTTCAAAGATAACTCTTATGTCTTGTGCAATTTCGATATCGGTCATCATCATCGTCGTCAATGAATCATCTGTATTGATGTCAATGTTAATTTTGATTGGTGTGTTTAATTGCTTTAGGATACTTTCTTGGTCTCCTGTAATTTTGCCGTCATGTTCTAAATCAGATAGTTTTAGAAATACAGAATAAATGATGTTTTTACAGTTCTGACTCTCGATTGAATTGTAGGATCCCATTTATTGATCATTATGTTAGTTTTAATTTATTAGATAGTTCAAAACATCAATTTTTTAATTTGTCAATATTCTATTTACAAATTAAACGCTCTACGCAAAATCTTAACTATTAATTCTGATTGCAAAACGGGTGACATATGTTTTCCGGGTACTATATGAATTTTGTTCTCAAATAGACACTCTTTGTTAATTTTCATAAGATAATCTAAATTGATAACTCCATCAGATTCTGCATGAATAATAATTACGTTTTTCATAGCCTCTATTTGAACAAACTGATTCTTTGTTGCCAAAGTAGTTAAACAACCGGACCTAAATAAACCATCGGTCGATTCTGCGTGCGCGCACATCAGAATCAACAATTCTCCAGTGACTCCTGTATGTACAACAAATTTTCGCGCGATTTCCGATGTGAATTGTTCGTGAGAACTCAAGAAAGGTAAGAGTTCAACAGCTTCAGGATCTGGAGAAAAAGCTTTCACGAAATCGTCTGCGTTCGATAATGGTGGTGTTCCTGCAAGGATTATGTTTGCGAACGGATAATCAATAAAAGCTATAAGATGGCCACCAAGCGAATGACCAAAAGAATAGGTTGTTCTTGGATTTGAGTTAAAAGATTTTACAAAAAGAGAGACGATTTCACCGATTGATTCCATAGAATAGGAAGCTAATCTGGCTGATCTGCCACAACCGGGTAAATCTGGTGCGATAACTTGAAGGAATCCTGACGTTAATTCTGCGATCCGATAAAATGTTTCCGCAATTGATGAATTGCCATGAAAACAGAACAATACTGGACGCTCTGGATTAAAATCGGTAAAATTTGAGGTGTAATAAATTTTGACGCCATTTATTATACACGTTGCCATTTTAATCTGATAAGTAGCAATATTAATGAACCTGTCTGGTGATGACAAATTCAATTTTTTGATAATTAGTTCGCTTAAAGTGCTGCCAAGAAATTTATGGGGGATTTACGTTGACGAGATTTTGAACGCGTAAATATTGGTCCATTCAAAGTGCCATCAAGAGATTTATAGAGGTTTGCGTTGATTAGACTTTGAGCATGCCAACATTGATCCGTTCAATATGATGTCGAGGAATTTGCAGAAGTTTGCATTGATAATACTTCGAACGTGCGAATATTGATCCATTCAAAGTACTGTCAAGAGATTTGTAGGAGTTGGATTGGCAGGACATTGAACACATGCCAGTATTGGTCCATTCAAAGTGGTGTAAAAAGATTTGCGTTGACTGGGATTTGAACCAATATTGGTCCATTCCGAGTGATGTCAAGAGATTTGCTTTGACGAGGATTAGTACGTTCTAATCCCAGGCAATACAACTCCTCGCCGACAACATTGAACGATCAAATATTTGTACATTCAAATCTCCCGGCAATACAATTCTTTGCCGGCAATATTAAATAGACAAATATTTGTACGTTCAAATCTCCTGGCGACACAAATCCTCGCCGGCAACGTTGAATGGACAAATTTCCAGGCCATACAATTCTGTGCCAGCAGCATTAAATGATCAAATATTTACACATTTGAATCTCTTGGCAATACAATTTCTTGCCAGTAACATTAAACGATCAAATATTTGTACATTCAAATCTCTCAGCGATACAATTCTTGCCAGTAACATTGAATGATCAAATATTCAGACGTTCAAGTTTCTCGGCAACATTATTTCTTGCCAACAACATTGAATGATCAAATATTTGTACATTCAAATCTCCAGGCAATACAATTCCTTGCCAGCAACATTGAATGATCGAATATTGGGAGGTTCAAATCTCCTAGCAATACAATTTCTCGTCGGCGACATTCAACAATCAAATATTGGAGAGTTCGCATCTCATGGCAACATTGATTGATCAAACGGGCATTCAAATCTCTCGGTAATACAATTTCTTGTCAAGAGATTTGAACAATCAAACACTAAGACATTCAAATCTCCTGGCAATACAATTTCTCGCCGATAACATTGAATGATCAAATATTTGAGCATTCAAATCTCCTGGCAATACAATTTCTCGCCGATAACATTGAATGATCAAATATTAGAACGTTCAAATCTCTTGGCAATACAATTCCTTGCCATTAATATTGAACGACCAAATATCGGAACATTCAAATCTCCCAGCAACACAAATCCTTGCCAGCAACATTGCGCGTCTAAAAATTTATCGACACTCACAAAATCAAACAACTAAAATATTCAGTTATAATAATGAAAGAGGAAGGTTTATTTGCTGGAAAAAATGGATGGATTTTTACGGGAATCATATTAATCTTAGTTGTAATAGCGTTTACAGTTGTCGTATATTTCTTTATTACATACAAAGATGATAATGCGCCGTATACGTTTACAAAAAATTTACCCATGACAAACAGCACAACGCCAGGCACCAACATTTATGACGCAAAATGTAATGATGGAGCTTTTGTCACGTCATTTAATAGTAACGTCGATAAAGGTATCAATCAGTTATCTGCAGCATGCTCAAACAAAGAAATTCTTGGTCCGTTTGGCAGCAGTTTAGCCGGTGTCCCAGGTAACGATGTAAGAAGCGAAAGTGGCTTTACCAAGGTCAATGTATGGTATGATAATCGTGTAAATGGAATGAACGTCTTTAATGGCAACGAATTTCATACGATCGGAACATTAATTGGCAACGAGAACGTGCAAGATTGTGGAGCTGACGGCAGAATCGTTGGATTGATTGGCAATGGAGATGGATTAGTAAGTAATTTGGGTATGATTTGTGGTTACAAATACAAACAACAATAATTTATTTTTGTTTGTAACAGATGTCGTATGCGTTCATAAAAAACGATTTAGTACCATATAATAAAACGGCAGTCAATGCTATTTGCCCCAAGCCTATTGCAGCCGGTGCAACTAAAAGTGAAGGAACAATTTTGCCGCTGCTGCTACTAATAGCCAAAAAAAATCCAGATATGTATGGAATTGATTTGGTATTGTAATATGCGGCCACCAAACATGCGCTACTAACTCCAGCGTTGGCTACGAACGGCAAGAAATTCATTCGGTGCAGAGAAAACTTTTTTGGAGTGTCTTCGTTATCTGGTTGATAATTACCAAAAAATCTGACGTTTCTCATTCTAGAAGTCACTGATTGGAGTCTTAGTAAGATTATGACTGCATAAGGCTTTGATTTTCAATTTTTATTAGATAAAATTGAAAATTGAATGCTATATACTTACTTTATAATTTTATCATTATCAAACATGTTTTACACATTTTTCGGAATTGGTGTTGGCGTCGTAGTTGCTGTGATTGTGAGAATTACTGATCGTTTTCGTGAATCTAGAACAAATGATGGGGCGTTAGGTGGGATAATTAAAAGTTCGGAAAGGACATTTTTTGATCTTTTAATGATAGCTGTACTTGCTGGTGCTGGTGGTATTTGTGGTGCGATTTATGGATCTTATCGCTTAGCGCAAGGAACTTATCCATAATAATATCAATCAATATTATTGGTTGATATTAAAAAATTGATTATTGAAGCACCAGATTTATCTAATAAATCTAGACAATAACAATCCTAATGACAGCAAACGTCAAAACTTCCGTAGATGTTAAAATTGAATATCCTGATTTTATTCCAAATCAGCGAAAATTAGAAGTTACAGAACAACAAGAAGGTCATTTAGTAATTATGACGGTGACAGATGGCGTTAACCTTGCAGAAGTTTATCTCGAAGATGATTTTCATATCGAAAGAAAAAATTTAGAAGTGGGTGTCGCTATTGTATGTACTCTGATCCTTGAGAATTTATCGAACGGTAAGAGCGTACGCATCACCAAGAAACTCAAAATGCTAAATGAAACCACTGAAGAACACCATAAAATCAAAATTCCTTCCCATGGTACAATCGAGGAAGAAAGATTTACAAAATTAACAGATAATGGTTTGATCAAAATATTCGATGATGCAATTGCAAATGGAGGACAATCAACGTTAGAAATAGTCCATAATGAAAATCATTCTCGAGACATTCATACATTGACGTTGAAATAAAAATTGATAAAAAATATTCTCATCAAAACATTTATTAGAATATTAGCAAAATGCAACCTTCAAAAGCAGAAAGAATTCATTATTGCGCAAAATTTGGTATACGTGTCAATGTGGCTGAACGAAAATGGGAAAATAAATGTGATAATTGTGGAAATAGTTTTTTGATGACGTATTTAGAATCTAATAGTATCAAACTGTGTTTTTCTTGTGCAGAAATTATTAATCCTCCCCAGAAGGATTTATTTGACCCATTTGATTATCTAAGTGATATGTGCGTTAAAAAAGATTCGCATTTTTCATCCAAACACGACGAACCAAAATTCAATTACCGATTGAAGTGTGATATTGGATAAATTATTAATAATATATTGATAATTCATTCACATGGATGTAACGTCCAGAAAACATCCAGCAAAAAATAAAATAGTTTGATGCCTGTGTAAACTCCTGCTGCGTAGGTCCAATAATTTGTATCATCGGAAACGCAATTAGAATTAATCAATGAACATATACCAGCTCCAATAATAGCAGCTGCAAAGAAACGCCATATCATTAAAACAGCAGATGCAAGGGAAACAGAACATTTTATTTTGCCGCTTAAATTAAAAGTAATGATCACAAACGACGTAGTTATGTACAATATTAAATTTCCTAATGATGATGCGAACACGTATTTCGATAATGTTAATAAAAATCCATTGGTGTTACAGTTACCATTTTTCAATGTACTCGATAACACAACAAATGTCAATTCATACACCAAATAACAAAAAAGAGGAAATGGTTCATTGAAAATAGTTCGATGATTAAAGATGGTAATATTTTTGGTCTCATTTTCAACAAATTTTGACTGTTTATCATATTCTTCATCAAACGAATCCAAATTATTATCGACATCTAACTCATCTTGTGTGAGTGGTTCGTAAAAAGGATTGGTTTCCATTGTTGATTATGACCATGAAATTGAACACATCACAGTCTTCGTTTATCAATTTTTTTGATACGCCAAAGTGCCACAAAAAAATCATATAAAAAATTGATTATTAAAATCAATTTAATATAAACACTATGTTTTATAGGAAATCATCACGATGCAAGCAAATAATGCCCTAAAAGAACCGATTCACGATGACGATAACATCTACATTGTCATTGATAATAAGGTCAATGAACTTAAAAAAGAGTTGATATCTTCGCTTTTGAAAGAGATATGTACGCTGAACAATTTGATGCATTTGGATATAGCCAAATTAGCAGATAGGGTGTTTTCTTATATGAAAAAGTTTAATACCATTGATGATATCAACAAACAAATTATCTTAACCGCATCAGAAATGGTTACGGAACATTATGACTATCCAAGTATTGCAACATTCATTCTGTTATATGATTTACACAGCAAAACATTGGATGATTATTCTAAAACGGTGAAGCAAATGAGAAGTAACCTTAATCCAAAAGGTGAATCTGCGCCATTGGTTTCCAATAAATTCGCAAAATATGTTTTCAAAAACAAGCATGCGATCAATAAAATATTAGCGACGAATAAGAATCGCGATTATAATATTTCATTGTTTGGATATCGAACCTTAGAAAAAGCATATCTCAAAAAGTTATCGCATGGTAAGATCCTTGAACGACCTCAATGTTTATTCATGCGTGTGGCAATAGCGATACATCATCGAAAAAATGATTTGGCGAAAATAGAGGAAACATATAATCTCACGTCAGAAGGTTATTTTACGCATGCCACTCCTACTTTATTTAATGCGGGGACATCGTATGAACAATTATCAAGCTGTTTTTTGTTAGGAACTGCAGATGATATGGGTAAGATTGGCGACTGTTGGAAAGAATGCGGATTAATTAGTAAGCATGCAGGTGGTATTGGTATTACGATGACACCGATACGTGTTAACGGTGCATATATTAATTCGACACAGGGTACAGCCAGTGGATTGAAAGTATTGTCAGTCTTTAATGAAATCTCGAGATATGCTGATCAAAGCGGCAAACGTCCGGGATCGATTGCAATTTATATTGAACCATGGCATGCAGATATCTTTTACTTTTTAGATTTGAAGAAGAATACTGGTGCAGAAACTGAACGAGCGAGAGATTTGTTTTTAGCACTAATGATTAATGATATCTTTATGGAGCGAGTTGAGGCAGATGGTGTTTGGTCATTGATGTGTCCGCACGATTGTCCGAATTTGCTGGATAAATTTGGCGATGAGTTTTCTAAAATATACAAAACATATGAGAAGATGGGTAAATTCGTAAGACAAATATCCGCTAGAGAATTGTGGTTTAAGATTATGGAGGCACAGATAGAAACAGGAGTACCATATATGTTGTACAAAAATGCAGTTAATAAAAAGTCAAATCAGATTAATATCGGAGTGGTTAACGGATCCAACCTTTGTTGTGAAATTTTAGAAGTATCCACTTCCGACGAATATGCCGTTTGTTTCACTTCAGATACTGAAATCGTAACCGACAAAGGTATTAAGAAAATCATTGAATGTGACGGCGAAAATGTACTGTCTTACTTTAACAATGACATAGATCTCCAAAAATCTGAACACTATGAAAAAGCTACACTGATACATAATGGCCAGAAAGAAGTTTACGCACTTAAGACAATCGGCAACAAAACAATCAATGCCACAGAAGATCATCCATTTTTAATCGCAGGCAATGAATGGAAAAAAGTTAAGGATCTAAAAATCGGCGACAAAATTATGACTCCGGAGATATCTATTTTAGATTCTTATAAATCTAAAAGTGCAGTCTCCCTTCAACAAGCTAAATTTTTATCTGATTATTTTTCAGTGAACGGCCAAATAATCGAAACAGAATCCAACACATGTATTTATACATTTTCAGATGATGGAGATAAATTATATCAAATACAGGGTATGTTGATTCCATTTGGAATTAAATCTAAGGTGCAATTTGATAATATCGTAAATCAATGGAATTTGCTAATCAGTGGCAGATCAGTCGTTAACTTTGACGTTTATATTGGTTTCGCAAACTGTCCTGTTAAGAAAGAACAACTGAAAAATTATGTCGTAAATGCCCAGACGGATGATTATAGCGCAGTTGTGTCAATCCAAAAAGTTGGTGTAAGAGATGTATATGATCTATCTCTCAAACACAGTCATAACTTCATCGCGAACGGACACGTAGTTCATAATTGCAACTTAGCATCAATCTGTCTCCCTAAATTCGTCGAAAACAATGAATTTAATCATCAAAAACTCTTCGAAGTTACCAAAGTAGCAACTAGAAATCTCAACAACATTATCGACATCAACTTCTATCCTGTCGAAAAAGCGAGAATTTCTAACATGAAACATCGGCCAATTGGACTAGGGGTACAAGGGTTGGCAGATACATTTTTCAAACTTAAGTTGCCGTTTGATTCGCCAAAAGCCAGAGAACTCAACAAACGAATCTTCGAAACTATCTATTTTGGCGCAATGACCGAGTCGTGTCTTATGGCCAAAGAAAGTGGATATTATTCTACTTATCCTGGCAGTCCAATATCACAAGGAAAATTTCAATTCGATTTGTGGGGCGTGTCACGAGATACTTTGATGTGGGATTGGAATTCGTTACAAAAAGAAATCGAACAATATGGTGTCCGTAACAGTTTAACGACTGCAGAAATGCCGACCGCAAGTACATCTCAAATAATGGGTAACGTTGAAACTATTGAAGCGATTACTAGTAACATTTACACTCGTAAAACAATTGCGGGGGATTATTACGTTATCAATAAATATTTGATGTCAGATCTCATGGATTTAGGATTATGGAACTCGGAGATGATTGATATGATCAAATATTACGAAGGATCTATTCAAAAAATCCCAGGTATTCCACAAGATATCAAAGAAATATACAGAACAGTGTATGAGATTGATCAACGTTCGATAATTGACATGTCTGCTGATAGAGGACCTTTTATTGATCAAACACAAAGCTTAAACTTACACATCGCAGAACCAGACTTTGCAAAATTAAATTCTTGTCATTTTCATGCATGGAAGAGCGGATTGAAAACAGGTATGTACTACTTAAGATCCAAACCTGCGTCCGAAGCTAATAAATTTGGTATTGATATTGATACTATCCGCATGATAGAAGAAAGAGATGGAATTGTACCAATAGAAAAGGTAGAAGAACCAGAACTAATAGTTAAGTCTTGCCAATATAACCCAAACCGAAAGAATGGAGAAGGTTGTATGATGTGTGGATCATGATAGAATAATTAAAAAGTATGATCATATATTTTAATTAATCGTTTTTTTCTTTCATTCTCAAAAATTTTGGCGAGGATTCTAATGACGCCATCAAATCCATCGGTCGTAATTTTAATATATCTGAATTTTTACATACAGATTCAATTTGCTCAACAATAATAGAAGGATGCATTTCAACTTGAATAGGTTTTATTTCATCTGCTTGCGCACTTTCTTCGTCGATTAGAACTTGAATAGGTTTTATTTCATCTGTTTGCGCACTTTCTTCGTCGATTAGAACTTCAATATCTAAAGTTTCAACAGTTGGCGTTTTAGTTTCAATCGGCAATTCAACTTCTGCTGCGTATTTTACAAGTTCAAAAATTTTAATACGCGTAAATTCTGGGACAATGGATTGACCGAATACATATCCTGGTACTTGTCTTGATATACGCTGGTAAACGTGAATTTGATTTGGTTCAGATATAATGCGGTATAGCAAGATGGTATCGACGAGAGGTTCTGCTACTTGATTTAGCGAATGTGCATCAATAATTTTCATGTTTTCGATCATTTCTTGCCCTTTTGTATATGCAACAAATGCCAAAACTGCGTTTTCTAACATATTTTCAGGAGCTACATCAGAAGCGTGGGCAACGATTTCTCCTGAAACGTAGCCTCCGTTTTTATCTATATTATTTTTAACCACAAAAAACATTCTTTCATAATATATATCATTATTTTATTTTTTAAGCAGGTTTGTCTAGTTTCAAAATAGTGCCAGATATATTTACATCCAAATGATCGATATATAAATATCACTATTAAATAATCATGTTTAATAAAATTATTTCTACCATCATATTTGTGGTATTAATGATAATTTCATACCGCATTTTGAAAACCATAATGTTATATCATCCAGTTACATCAAACGCTACAAAGTATCAAAAATTTTATGCGAAATTAACGAAATATTTAGTGGAATCAAGTAATTTGATAGAAAATATTTCGGTGCGAACACAAGATGGCTTTGTGTTGGATACTCTTTACGTTAAAAATCCACATACAGACAGATGCATCATTTTTTTCCATGGTAACGCTGGGAATTTATCAATGCGATATGATATGATAAAATTTTTGTACAACTTTGGATCAGTTGTGATATTTGACTATCGATCTTACGGGCGCTCGACTGGGAATATTACTCATTTGACAGAAGAAGGATTGTATCAAGATGGATATGCTATGTGGAAATATGTCACATCCGAGTTGAAATATGAGCCAAATAAAATAACATTGTTCGGAGAATCCCTTGGCTGTTCGATAGTAATAAAATTAGCTGCAGATTTAAGTAAAACTTTCAATAACGAAACGTATCCGCACTCTCTCATACTAAATTCTCCATTTAGTTCTTTATCATCAATCGTCAATCATATGTTCAATAAATATAACTATGGCTTTCTAGAATCCCTAATAACATTTGTAGAATTAGAATATGACTCAATCGAATGGATTAAATATGTTAGTCATACTATCAAAATCATTATTGCTCATAGTCCTAATGATGAGATAATTCCTTATCCAGATGCGCGAAAATTATATCATAGCGTACATCGTAATCCAAATATTAAATTTATTGATATACATGGGGAACATAATGATATTGGATTAACTACCAATTATGTTTATTCTGTATCAGAAATGTTACAAGAATAATATTATTATGATATAGTAATGCGAAATTATACAGACGAAACAAAAATATCTCAAACGTATAAACTAAATCATCGCAATCAGACATCTGATTATGTAAAGTCAATGTTAGATATTCATTGCACACGATTTGATAAATGTAAGATGAGTATCAATGATATCTTAGCGTTACAAGATAAAATTATTGATGAAAGTGATCCTGACTTGGAAAACGCTCAAATCGTGCATGCGTATCAGACGGCCGAACGAGTGCGACAACAATTTCCTGATCAAGATTATTTGCATCTAGTTGGTTTGTTGCATGATTGTGGTAAAGTTTTATTGTTGGATGAATTTGGTGGTCTGCCGCAATGGAGTGTTGTTGGCGATACCTTCCCTGTAGGATGTAAACACTCCGACAAAATTGTATACCCTGAATATTTTAAGGATAATCCCGAACATCAAAAAATGTTATTTGGCGATTATTTTCCAGGTTGCGGTATTGATCATTTGTTATTCAGCTTCTCCCATGACATATACGCTTACTTAGTGTTCAAACATAATGGTTGCTTGATCCCTGAAGATGGATTAAAAATTATCCGTTACCATTCATTTTACAGTTGGCATAATCATGGTGCATATGAACATTTTATGATCGATGGCGATTATAAAATTAGGGACATGTGTCAAAAGTTCAGTTTATGTGATTTATACTCTAAAAAGGATGTACCAGTTAATATTGATGAAGTTAAGACATATTATGACGGTTTAATAGAAAAATATTTTCCGAAAACAATTTTAGATTGGTAAATAATACAAATTATGATTATGATTTGTATTATGCAAAATTAATTCCTAATGCTGTTGCATCAAGAATTACAGTACCTGGGATTGAAATGTTGTCCACGAACGAATGATTATAACATATCGCTCCAGTACCCCATGTTTTAGTATATTTTTCAACCTGTTTGATGTTGCGAGGAAGCAAATATTGCACAGTCGTGCAAGCGTAATCTTTGTATTCTAACCAATGTATCCGAACTTTATTGATATATATAACATCGATGAAAAGTATATCTGGAGTCACAACTGCGCGCCCATGCGATTCCATTTGTTCATTAACTAATTCTTCCTGCGTAGATAAATTGATACCCATTTTTTTGAAAAAATCAACAAATAATATCTCATTACTTGTCGCCACCTCTGCAATTTTTAATTGTTGAGTCATACTATCGATATCAAATCTCTCAGCCAGACCATATTGCTTACAATCATAAACTGATAAAACTTCAACGTCATCCATTTTGAGACGAAACAATTTGTTAATAGATAGCTCATCATATCCTTGACATATGAATATGGATTTTAAAAGATTACATGGTGGATGATCATATCGCTTAGATAGAATCATTATGTTCTCTCCTCCGTTATATTCATCAGTTGCTGACCCAATCCTTCGTTTGATTTGATAATAATTATTAATCATCTTTTGTTTTAATAGAGTGTTGCGCAAGGATATATACTGATCTATTTTGATATTCGTCCCATAATACTTATTAATTCCCTGAAATTCTCCTAATAATCTCCGTTCGTTCCTTTTATTAAGTATCGTGTAGTCGTTTGATTTTGACAACATTTTTTTGATGTGTGTATAAATTTTGTGTTGGATAGGCAAATTTATCCACTGAATATGATATGTGTTATCGTCAGTTACGGAATAATCAAATCGTTGCATCATGTGCTAGATATATTATAACATACATATATTGTTAAACGATTTGTCAATTTTTTGGAATAAAAATTGAAATCTACAATCCCAGGTGGATCCATTATATATTTCGTCTCTCCAAAACATGGAAGACGATTATTCAAGCACTGAAACCGCTTATCGTACATTCTGTAATAAACGCAAAAATGATGAAGTTGAAGAATATTCAACCCAGGAACTAATTCATTATTGGTCAAACATCGTTAATGTCCAAGCTCTCTATGGATTTGAATTGATCAAAAAATCGCCCCGAACAATTTTTGTCTCTTCTAAAACAGAAAGAAAAAGAGTGTATCTTAGTTACTGTCGCTATTTTTGGCATGTTGATTTTTACGACGACGATTCGTTCCCGACCTCGCAAAATCCAATCTTTCATACAGACATGTTACTCAACATCACTATGATCGAAAAAATAGCAAAGTTCTTTGGTTTGTCGAAATCTTCTTCAACAGAGATCGAAGAAAGGATTGAACTGCACAAAGAGAATCTTTTCATGGCGTTTGATCAATATCGATTAAAAATTGAATAATGCAATATCATATATAACATTATTCATCACTTCAATAATAATGAAGATCATCGGTTTAATGGGCGTTAAAGGATCTGGTAAAAGTACCGGTTCTGAATATTTGATTTCTAAATATCAATACAAAGAAGTTGCATTCGCTGATCCGCTAAAAAAAGCCTGCCAGGCATTATTTTTATTTGGCGATGAACAATTGTTTGGGACACAAGAGCAAAAAGAAACGGGAGATCCTAGATGGTTCAATTGTTCCCCAAGAACGGCCATGCAATTTGTAGGCACCGATTTGTTGCGTAATAATTTAGACCAAATAATGCCAGGTTTGGGAAACGACATATTCACTTACAATTTCAAGTTACGATATGAAGGAGAAAGTAAATTGCATCCGGATCATCGAATTGTAATCTCTGACGTGCGTTTTTCTAATGAAGCAGAATGTATTAAAAGTATGGGTGGAATTATTATCAAAATAGATAGAGATCTTGAAGTTAACGACTCACATCCATCAGAAACAGATCAAAAAGAAATACCATATGATTACATTATCTATAATACTGGTACTATAGCGGATTACTGCCATGAGATCGATAGAATATTGTCTGGTTAATATTTATCTTAATCTAAAATAAATATTAATAGCCTAATAACTCCAACTGTTCGTCGTTTAAATCTGGAATACCCAATTTATCATAAACTAGTTTGGGATCATTTATCATTTTCTCTATTTCATCATGTTTTGGAGTTACGTAACTGAATCTGTTACCTGGTTTCTTGCCAAACATTTTAGTTCCCCAATGGTTCGTCACGCGATTTTCATCGAACACTTTCTTCCTGCGCTTGATGTCTGCTGCAGAAAACTCTTGTTTTGGTCTATAGCAAACGTATATCACGCCGCGCCAGCCTCTATATCTATCTTTGGCTGTGGGCATCACAGAGCTACATTGTAATCTAGCAGAATGTACAACACTTGATGCCCAAACTATAAAGGATCCTCGTTTAGCTATAATGGGGATTTGCCAGGAACCACCAACATCCAATACCATCTTCTTAACTTTCGTGATATCTGCGTCACTGAACTTTATCCAAATAGATTTAGGATCGTGTTCTATTTTGGTTAGCATTTTATCAAATATTAGGTGACTTTTGGGTGACGCGACGAATGACGCTGAGGTATTTGTCAGTACAGCCTGACCTTGGATGCATTTATATATATCATCTGGAATGGTTTGGTCGACGTGGGCCCAATCTTTTGTATTTTCTTTCATAAATGGACCTACAAATCCCGGTTTGATATTAATTCCGTCACCGGAAACAATAAATTCATCTACTTTCTCATCACATAAGTCAGAGTATAATGTTGTGAATATTTTTTTGACATTTGGATGTGCTCGTACTGTCCAAACTGTTTCAGTGTTTGACATCAACGCTTGAAATAATCCTGGCCTAGTTTGTGGTGGCAAATTATAGGTGGTCCATGTTTCGGTAATATTATCTTTATCTATTCCGGTTCCTAAATTGACAAATTCATCAACTATATTATCCATATATTCGTTACACTCTTTAGACGTGAAAACATCATTTATGACAACAACTCCATCTGCCATAAATAACTTTGACAACTTGCCTTTGAATTTTGGATCGTTGATCGAGATACTTGGATACATTATACTCGTCTTTCTTACTAAAACTTAATAACGATATATTATGGTTATTAAATTTTCATTTTTATGTATCCGACTGGAATAATTTTATTAGCGTCTTTGGTTATTATTTGATCTAATCCAAAAACTATTCTATTATCAACTGATTTATTATCTTCTTCGCGCGCTTGTGGTGAAATCATTTTTGCGATTCCTAGTAACATAAAATTTATCAAAACATACATACATCCTTTATCATCGACGCGTGTGTAAGCCAGAGCTTTATCGAAATGAGGACTGGAATAAATACCCTTTCCATATACAGCACCATTTTTAACGCGAACATTTTTCTTGGTACCGGGAATAATGTATCCTTCGTTCATTATCGCTTCCACTGTTTTTAGACAATCGGTGCCATGGAAGGTGATAATGGGATGTCTCTTTTCGGTTGTCAACATCTCAGCTATTTTTTGGAATTTATTTTCGTTTAGATGAAAACAAATATCCTCGTCCTTAATATTTTTGTAGACCTTGCCATATGTTATATCAATGATTTTAAGATTCTCAGCTCGGTTATGAACCTGGTTCAGTATTTCGGCAGTCAGTGATTCTATGTCGTATGGTACAGATTTAGCTGCATTAATATTTTTTAACTCAAACCAATTCCCAGGTACTAAATAGATGTAATCCATTAAGTATATATCAATGGATAATATTTATATTAAAAAAAAATTGATTATTGGAGTACCAGGAGTACCTAAGATAATCATCTAATATCAACACCACAATCATATTCATATAATACGATATGCAACATAAACGATCATACCAAAATAAAGTCCCATTGTTTCTTGTTGATTGGAGCAGGCTTTTAGACCACTTGAAACTTCTTTTTGCTGACGAAAAGAAGATGCAAGGATTCAAATCTGATTTTTTTAAATGGTGTGTCGACGTCGTTGGTTGCATAAACGCTGCTAATATCAATAGGAATTCGGTTATGGGAGTTTGGTTTGAAACAAAACGATTCATCAAAGACTTAAAAAACCAGACACCTGAACAAATTGAAGAATTTAGGGAAATCTCTTTTCTTGATATGTCATGGGCAAGTCCATATCAACCGCAACCGCATAGAAATCTCTATGATGCGACCTTCAAGGAAGTGTTAGACGAAATATGCAAACGTCTCTCCGAATTGATCAAAAATGTCCAAGATTTGGAAATGAACGATGGAGAGTGCGATTGTTTTGAGGGGTTCAAAAATGTGCACGAAAATTTTTCAGAGATTTTCCAAAAAGGAACTCCATTGGTCCGTCATAACTCGCAGAAATCTGTCAACATTCAACCGCAACGGTGTTTCAAACCTACGACCAGTTACGCTAAAATGGTTGCAAATGACATGAAGCGAGAAATCGAAGAAGCTCCTAAAAATGTTGCAAAAGAGGTTCCGCAAATTTTTGAAGAACCCGTAGAGTGTAAAAATGTTGAATGTCGCTTAGTTTCAATGATGCACTTGAAAGATGAGAAAGTTCAACTCTCGCCAGCAATTTGCACCGATGATATTTCCGAATATCGTTTTGATTACGGAGAAGGTAATGACGATTCGGTGTTTGCCTATACTTTGACGATTGATAAAAATGCTATCAAAGTGGTAAAAGTGGTGACATCTTATGGCATTATTCGACTTTTGAGAATGTTCAGGTTCAAGGTCAAAAATGAAAATTTAACCGTTTTTGTTGATACCGCAACAGCAAATATATTGAAAGGAAACGATGAGTTGACATATGAAAATGAAAGAATACTCGTTGTACAGCAAGTATCAAAATCATTCCTTGATAAAACTGAGTGTATCGTCGGACGATCTTTCTTGGATTAAAATATCTTTATTCAATCAATATTATTAATTGAATAATTAGAAAGTAGTGAAGTAGTCAGATCTGGTATTGATATTTGGAATACCGAGGTAGTTGTAATATCCACCATAGACTGGGTTTTTTGGGCGGTTGAAGTAGCTTGCTGCTCCATATCGTCGTCCGTAAATATTATCGTAGTATGGATTATCAACACGGTAGTTATTCCATCCGTGACCGTAGTTTCCATAGCCATTATGGAAACCACCATCACAGCAATAATCTGCTTTTGGAATTCCGCATCTGCATCCATCTGCTTTACAACCATGTAATGGTTTGTAGTCGTTGAAGCAGTTGTTGTGGTTATGACATGATTTACAGCTCATCTTTTATAATTATTAGACACATTTATTTTTTTTTATAGAGTGGGATTTTTACCACGACCTTCCAAAACTATACATTATTTCATCGCATAAAAATATTACCTCTAATATATGAACGCAGGAGTGTACGTTAGATGCTTCAAAGGTTTTGGCAATAAGGTGTTTGATTTTATTAGTGCACTATATTTGCGAAGAAAGTATCCAGATACAGAAGTTTATTTTGCCATAGATAAATCCATTTATGATACTGATGAAGATCCCTTCTTTGGCCAAATCTTTCCCAAAATATCTGCCGACGCAATAATCAAATTTATGTTTATGAATAAATACAAAAAATTAGAGGCAGAATTGCCCATCAATGAAATATTAATAAACAATCTCGATGATTTACCTGACAACGTTACTGGACACGTTCGATTTATCAATTTGCATAAATTTGCATACGTTATGTATTCCTCATTTAGCGATACAGATAAGCAGTACTTCACGATCAATTCTAAACTGATTTCTAAAAAAGTAGAAGATATTTCAAACACATCATACGGATGTATTCATATTCGATATGGCGACAAATTATGTCGATCAAAATATAAATATCCAGTGTATACACCGGCATACTACAAATTACAAATACAAAATTTATTAGACGCCGACGTCCCGGTATATATCATTACAGATACAATTGATCTTGTAACAGAATATATTATGCCCACATTTGTTAATAATCGCAAAGTGCATTTGATGGACAGCGGTTTTGTAGAATCATTTTATCTTTTAACAAAAGCAGAGTTCCTTATCCTGAGTCATAGTACGTTTTCATTTTCAGCCGCATATATAAATGAAATGGCAACTTGTCACATCGTAAAAAAAGTTGTCGTTAATGATCAAGATGACTACATATTCGAAGATGATGCGATAGATCCTAATTGGGTGTTAATAGATGAGCCTCGATTCATTCTCAACACTGACCAGGAATTAATTAAGGAAATGATCAGCAAGACAGATATGTGTCAAAAATATAATTTGTAATCATATAAAAAATTATTATGTTTACTAATTACATAATGTATTGCGTTTACCAAAAAGAAGTCCAAAATGGAATTGAGAATATAATCTCAAACATAAAGAGTTCTGATGCATTTGTTTCAACAGTGCGCGACATAATTGATAATATTTATAAAATTAAGTATGTTGTAGCTGAAAACGCTGATCACTTAGTGACAAACAATAAATGTGAAGATGGATTCTATTTATTATGTTTAGATAATCAAATTACGCTTACTTCTAGAAAAACAACCGTACGTCCAGGATATATATACAATTCAAATGATGTTGCTGTAGAAACAGTATATTTATGGAAAATGATTCCGTTCAAATTACCATTCTCTTCAGAAATCACTGAAGTAGAAAACAAGATCATCATTTCTGACGATGAATCACCTGTTATTTCATACGAAAACTCTTGTGAAGGTTATCATTCTACCGAACTTTAAAAATTGAAAAAATAATATATACAATAGATCATTATATTATCATATAATAATCTATTTCTTTCATGGATAATCTTATCAATACACTTCTAAGTTCTCTGTTCAGCGTCTATCTACCTATACATGATATGGGATCAAGAATTGCAATTAGTCTTGCGTTGTCAGGTATCGTTACAAATATATTACAAAGGATATATTCAGTTTTCTTCTTGGATGGTATCATGAATTATTTTAGTAGACAATATGTTGTCACAGTGAACGAAGACAATTTTATGTTTAACAAATTATCGACGCATATTTATGAGAAACATGGTACAAAAATTAGAGATTTTGTATTTAAAAATGAATCTGGTAAAAACAAATTAATAGGAACAAAATGTTTGAAAAATATTGTTGAAACATACGATTATGATAACAAAAAATATAATATGACAATTAATTTGATTACAAAATCAAACGCCGATAAAACAGAACCAGAGAAGGTATCTATTCAGATAAGTTCCAATTCTGTTGCCGCAATTGAATCATATATTAATCATCATGTTACTAGTTTATCTAATAACATCTCTAATAAGATACCAATCTATCGGATAAATATCAAAAAAACATCTGATCGAAGAACAGCTGATTGGTCTTGTTCTATCGTTAAACTGAGCAAAAATGTTAAAAATACAATTGTATCTGACACTGTCAAGAAAAGTTTTTACGATGATGTCCATAATTTTATAAACAATGAACAGTTTTATTTGGATAGAGGATTACCATACAAACGAGGATATATCTTACACGGACAGCCAGGTTGCGGAAAAACATCTTTAGTAAAAGCAATTGCGAATCAATACAAGCTACCGATCTTTATCGTCGATTTGAACATCGTCAACGACAACGCAGAATTTATCAAACTGATGGGGGTTGTTACTAGTAACATTTTTCTTGATATTTCTTGATATTTTCCCTTTGTTTTATCCTAAAAAAATTGATTTTTTTTCGCCCAGGGGACTTTCGTTTTACTATCATACTTTCAATTCTAACATGAATATTGGTCGTAGAATTGCTTCTCACGATACTATTTCCCCTATTTTTTCAACTAACAGTGATTGTAAACTTACCGACTGGATTCCTCCTGTTCTGCGTATTGGTGACTATGTTTCTTCTAAATCTTGGTTCGACGTCAAAATCCTCGATCGAACTGTTCCTGAATTGGTTGATGAAGGTCGAATTTCCTATCCCATCATTCCCCACGATTCTTTGATTCAACAAAATAAATCTATCGGGAGGAAGAAGGCTTCATTCAAAAGAATGAACGCTAAACGAAAAAGAAAAAAATTACCTCCTCTTAAAATTACTAACCGTGATAAACTCGAACCTGCTTTTATCACCACTAAAAAAATTAGAATTCACCCTACCAAAGAACAAAAATTTATACTTGATTCTTGGTTACGAGCCTGCACTGATATGTTCAACATCACTGTCAAATTTATCGAAAGCAGAATTTATTGTAGAGATTACGACGGTTATTTTATCTTAGATATTTTTGGACATAAAATTCTCGTCCCCAATATTGAGAACATTTTACTTGATTTTAAAAAAGTCCGTTCTTTTCTCAAAACAGAACGAGATGGAATTATTCAGAGTTTGAAACATAAAATTAGAACCCATATTATGGATGAAGCTATCGCACAAGCTGTTGCTTGTTTTAAAACTAGTGTTACTACGATGCACAAAATTTCAGAAAAACAAAACAAGTTCATTGAAGATAATCCTAGCAAACCAATCCCTGTTACTCCTACTTTCCGTATCAGACCTTTGAAGCATTCTAGACCCAGAAGAGTTTTGAAACTTGAACCTGCCTGTTTTAATAGGCTTGGTACGTTTTGCTTTCCTATATTTAATCAAATAAAACCGGTAGAAAAAATTAAAAAGTTTAGTTCGACGGTTACATTATTACACGATAAAGCTTCTAAAAAATATATACTTCTTGTGCCTATCCGTAATAAACCAAAAGAAAATCGAATTAAAAAACAAGATGCTTTAGGAATAGATTTAGGAGTTAGGACTTTTATTACAGCTTATTCAAAAAATCGGACTTGGTCAATTTGCAGTCATTCGAGACAATGGAAGTTACAAAATTATATTAGAAAAATTGATGGAATTAAAAGGGCACTGACTAGAATAAAAAATAAATTTGATTTGAAATTATTAGAAGACAGAAAAATATCTCTGATGGACCGTATTAATAAAAGTCGTTCAAATTCAGAAAAGGAACAGTTAAGATGCAAAGAAAAGGAGATAGATGAACAAATTAACGTAAACAAAGAAAAAAAGCATAAAATGATTGATATCATTAATGAACGAAATGTTACGAACAAAACAAGGCGTGCTAAGAAAAACATAACGCATTGTTTGGATATTATACGAGAACCAAACAAGTGTGTTTTAACTCATGCATTAAAAAAGTATGAAATAAAGAAACAAAATTTAGTAAAAGATATGCACTATAAAGCAGCGAATTTTTTAGTCAAAGATTATGATCGAATATACATAGGGAATTTGAGTACCAGAAAAATAGTATCGAGAAATAATGTAACGATAACAAAAAATACGAAGAAAACAATCTTAGCATTAGCTCCTTATAAATTCAAACAAATATTAAAACACATGGGAAACAAAAATGGATGTATAGTTGAAGAAGTAAGTGAATATTTAACAACAAAAACATGTTCGAATTGTGGAAATATGTATGAAATAGGAAGCAGTAAAATATATAAGTGTGGAAAATGTGGAATGGAAGCAGATAGAGATGAGAATTCAGCGAAGACGCATTTAAAGCTAGGATTGAAAAAAGAAATATTGGCTTTGGTCAATAGCCGACCCCGCAAACGGCAAGTGGATAAGGAAGGTTCGTCAAAAGGGAACTAGAGACGGATACGAAAACCTTAATAAGAGGAAAGTAAGCATTTTTAGATATATCAAGAAATGTTAACTTTTTTGTTGCGGATATCAATTCGCAAATAGTTGATGACCAAAAATATTTAGTCATCAACTATTTGCGGATATCAATTCACAAATAGTTGATGACCAAAAATATTTAGTAGTATTCGAAGATATTGATAGGACAAGTTTGATTAGCAGCAGATGGGGGAGAGATAATATTACAATGGACTGCTTCTTGAACGTATTGGATAGTTTGGATGAGTATTATGGCCGCATCACCATTTTGACTGCGAATGATGTTTCAAAAATGCGTGAAAACAGTGCTCTTGTGCGGGCTGGTAGGATTGACGTCATCATTGAAATACCGTCATGCACTAACCAAATATTATCTATGCTTCAGTTTTACTTTAAAGATTTTGATCCGTCTAATACAGTGTTAGATAAAAGCATTGTAATTACACCTGCACAGTTAACACAATTGATCCATACTCTTAATGATAGCAACAAAATCGTTGTCGCGATAAACAAGCATGTAAATTTTGCCAAAGTAAATCTGGAAGTAATGAATTCGATATGTTATGAAAATGTTACTGTTGAAGATCAGGATAATGGAGATTTACCTCTTCAAAATTTATCAGGAGAAATGAGTGAATGTATGAATAAAAATCGTCATCAATTATCATATGAACGAAGAATTAAAAATATGACAAATAAATTGATAATATATGACATGAAAATCAAGAAACGATTAGAAATTCTTGATAAAGCCACAGAGCCAGACCGAATAGAATATGATCGGTGGTTATTAGAAAAAAGAGCCTTAGAAATTCGATTATCAAAGGTCACATCTCAATCCGAGATATATGAACGTACATTATCTATGCGAAAAAATTGAAAAATATAGTGGTTGATATATCCTAATGATAATTTATCATTAAGATAATGAAAGCTAAACTATTTGATTTGAATAAATTATTATCTGGCAGTCTTATTCATCTTACATGTAAGTTACCGCAAAAAATAGATCCGATACAAGAACAACAAATAAATCTAAATATGTTACAATCTTCAGCAATTTCCAACATCCTAAACTTTATTACCAAAATCAAATTAGCCGATAATAGATCGTACTGTCATACACACTATGATAACATCAACAAACTAAACGTTCGACTAAGTATATATAATATTATTGATGAATATAATCAATTCAAGGATATTCACGCATACAATATATTCACAATTTTTGAATCAAAGACTCTTATCAAAAAGAATGAGAAGCTTAATCTGATCAAAAATGTCAATCTCGCTAAAAAATACGGCACAATAATCGTCGTCATCAACTATAATGAGTCAAAACAGACCAATTTAGCAATGTATGACCATATATTTTCATGTAACATTGATGACATTAACAAAACATTACATGATAATAAAATAGTACCATTTGTCAATAAACATAATGATATATTAAATTATGTCATACAAAAGAATGAAATATCATATTGCCTGATCGAAGAAAATCAAACGTCCTATTTTAAATATATGACGATAGGTAAGAATAATCTTTTCAATCTTGTTAATTTGATGAAACTAATCAACTCCAACAACAGCATTCATCATTTGCCATCAGGTGAACTGGATTTATTATTGAAAAAAATACATCAAACGTATATTTTTGCGAAACTATGGTTTAACACGATTGATGACATGAATACTGACGTGTGTTTTATTATCTTTTACAAGTTATCATTGGTTTCCAAAAGCTTTTTCAACCGCAAATTGTTAGAAAACTAGATTTTTGTTATCATTAACGTAATAATAACAAAAAAATTGAAATTCAAAAATTTATGCTGTCCCATTATTATTGTCCATATCTCAAAACAATGGAACAATTAATCAAAAAGCATGTTGAATACGCATTCAATAACGCAGGGATCAAATACCATAATAAAAAAAGATTAACGTACTTGGCAGAAAATATAGTCTTTACCTTTACAGAAGAAGGCTTAGTAAAGGCAAATTCGAGAACCTTGAGCTTTTATGAATTCCTACATTCACTGAGGGGCGACAGAATCGTTGAAAAGGAAGAGGCTCTTTATAACGCTGAGATGATTAAGTATTTGGATAGCAGAAAAATCGAATATTTCGAAGAGGCCGGTATGTTTATATTATATGATATGAAGATAGAGTTAGATAAATATGGAAATTGGGATGTGAATGGAGAAGAGGTATCACATTTTGAGATTTTCGAATATTTGGGCAAAAAATAATGATAAAAAAATTTTTTAGTTATTATTATTGAAAAAATTGAAAAAATATAGCATACAATGTTACATTTTTATCATTTATGTCAAATATCATGAATGCATGTATCATCGATGACGATAAAATATTAAAGCTGAAAAAATATGCGGAGGAGCATGAAATAACGCGTGAAGAATTCATGTTGATGTATAACAAACAAGCCCCATTAATAGGTGATCGAGTTGATCATATTTTGTATTTGGATGTAGGATACAGATTTGTTTATTCTATTGAAAATGTTCCGCATTCATCAAAGCCTATTACGTATCGGATCAGAAAATTATCTGGATCGGTCAATAATGGTGGCGATGCCAAGTTTCCTTCTCCTATAGTGATGGAATATGTTGCCGACAAATTAGGGTTTGCAAATTTCCGAAAATGTAATGTCAAAATTAATTCAAACGAAGTCATTCCGAACATCGAAATACACGAAATCATAAGTTAAATTGCTTATTTAAAATTTGATTCTAAAATGTATAGCTTCTTAATGCAACCTTACGTTCATGATACAACAGTCGATAGAGTAATGACCGAAAGAAGTATGTTTGGTATGAGTACAAAATTACGTTCCCGAGATTACGAATCAAAATCATCGTTTCCCACGGACGCCCAATTATCAACTGTTGCTGGACCGTCCAGAAACTTCTATGAATTAGAAACTAAAAAACCGCCAACGAACAATTTATCATCCATATGCAATAACTTTAATTTTGTTTTTCTAAACCAATTTATACGTAATATCAAAAATCGAAAATCGGTCATCGTTTCCCCGTTCAGTATGATTCAATTATTTATCATGTTATATGTCACCGCAAAAGGACGGACAGATACAGATTTACAAAAATATTTCTCATTTACAGACAAAGCAGAAACGTTCAAATCATTAGTGCAATTGAACGTTGATCTTGCCAAAACTAGAGTATTCGTGAATTCTAACGTTATTTGCATTCCAGAAACTACGCAACTTGATGATAAATATTCCAAATTACTAAGTAATGTTGGAAATATTATTCGTTACAATTATGATACAGCAGGTAAATGTGTTAAGATAATCAATGATATTGCAGCAAAAACAACAAATAATATGATAACAAATGTTGTTAATGATAGTATGTTAAAATATCCAACTGAAATGGTATTGATCAATATAATTTATTTTTATTCGAAGTGGAAGTTGCCATTTGATCCGAGTTTGACAGAACGAGCAAGATTTTATGGTGGCAATTCAATGGAAGTTAATATGATGACACAACGAGATGGTCGTTTTAATTATTACGAGGACGATACACACCAAATACTTGAGATGGATTATAACGATGGATTTTTTTCTATGGGCTTCATATTGCCCCATGAGACAACTGGCAACATTGATTTTAAGAGCAAAGATGTGGAACATTATATTCAACGATTGGCTTCAACAGAAATAAATACATTAAAAATTCCTAAATTTATACACGAGTTCAAATATAAAGTTGATAATGTTTTTCGCGAAAATGGATTGAACAGTTTATTTCATAAATTAGAAACTGATTTGATTGACGTTCCTGTTGAGATATCATATATCATACATGGTGCAGTGATAATAGTTGATGATACAGGGACTAAATCGGTGGCGTATACTAATATGTTGGCGTCTCTTAATTGTCACATTGAAACAAAAAAGATAAATTTCATAGCTGATCATCCGTTTTTGTATTACATCAGGTACAAACCGCAAAATTTGATTATTTTTGTAGGTCAACATTTTTAGTTTTAAATTTTTTAGAACTAGGTCTGTTTAAATAATTTGAAATGACTCTGACAAAATGTCATTTTTTATAATTAAATATATTCGATATACATCTAACCATTCTCTGTACGTGATTTTTTCATAATGTCATTTATATTTTTAGTTAATGTATCTAAATTTATAGCGTAAGAAATGTATACAATGTTTCCTTCTTCAGAAATCTCTTTTCTTTTCTTTATTGCAGGAACGAGATCTATTATTTTTCCATCGGAGTTTATCCGAATACCTTCTAATCCAATACAAACGGTGTTAGATTCTGATTTAAGTTCTAAAAATATTATTGTGATCTCAATTTGATCTTTCCGCACATCTCTAATTGCCTTCCCTAATTCAGAAGGATCTCCTAATACGTTAAAAATGTGCGGTGTCTGACCACTTTGAATGGCCCATTGTTTACTTTTCGTAGACAGATATTTAATTTCGGAAGAAGCTTCCATTGGTAATGGTTAATCTCGTTTGTATAAGAACGGATTGTCGTTAACTTTATTTTTTCAATTTTTTTTAAAAAAAATTGAAAAATGAAGAGATATAATATCGCGTCATTATTATGAATAACAAAAAACGCACGATCATGAAGCGGCAACTGGCGAGCGATTCGTACACAGATCGACCGGTTAAACGTTTCATGTCAGATAACACAAAAGGTAACGTAATTATTATCGCAGACGATTCCGAAGATGAAATAATATTGTTTGCCGATAAAAGTGTTAATTTGCGAGAACCTTTTAGATCATCTGAAGAACGCCGTATGATTTCTGAATCAGATAATGACGATCTTGTCATTACCATAAACAACATTGTACCCACTAAAAGAACATTCAGCAAAGAAATCGTCAGAAGAAAGCAGGATCCTAAAATTATCAATTTTGATAAAATAGGGGACAGTTACATTTTTAACAGTCCATTATATGATATTCCCAACGTCACTATTGACTGCAGAAATGTTTTTCATTACGACGGAAAATATGTTCCAAAAAGAGGTGGGGAAATGATTACTGTTCATAACGCAGTTGATGTTGCGCAAGAGACAATGCTATTAATTCGTTCCATTCCACAATCATGTGGCACGTTTTGTGTTCTAAGTGATTTATTAGGACCAGCAATTGTTGACATAATAGCTCGTGAATTATACAAATCATGTAAAAAACTTTCTCGAAGAATCATAGTAATCTCGTACACTGGAAACAAACCCAATGGCGATGACATACGCGCGACAGAACTAAACATGCCCATCATTACCAATGATCAAATGAACAAATACAACGATGTTTATTTTTCAGAACATGACAGTCATGATTTTAGATTCATTGCGCCGCCAATTGATTTTCAACGTAAAAAGATCTACATACCACATGTAAATAAATGTTCTATCAAATCTTATTAATTATCTATTTTTACAAAAAGTAGATAATTAAAATATCACATTCATGTATATATGCCAAACTCAAACAAATATAACGAAAGATATTATAAAGAAAAATATATCAAATATAAATCAAAATATTTTGAGGCTAAACAGAGAAACTTGATTGGTGGAAATGACAATAATCCTGCACTCTGAGGGTCGTATTTGGCTCAACAAAAAATGCAAGTAAATTTATGACAATAGTTTGCATAACTAAATTTAAGATATTATACCTAGTTAATCATAGATGAATGTATTATTGTGAATCTTGATTGAAAAATAATACATGATAAGTTGATTACGTAGTTAGCGTATAATTAAAATATGTATATATATTATTCATTATGAAATGGTTAATATATGGAGCAAACGGATGGATTGGCGGACAAGCCTGCGAATTATTGCGCAATCAAGGTGAGACTGTCATTAGTGGAGCCGCAAGAGTGGATGACAAGAAGACAGTAGCAGAGGAATTATTAAGTGTGCAACCTGATAGAGTCATGTCATTTATTGGTAGAACATCTGGCCCTGGATATAATACGATAGATTATCTTGAACAAAAAGGAAAATTGATTGAAAATTTGCGAGACAACTTATATGGGCCGATGGTTTTAGCATTTTTATGTACAAAGTATGATATTCATTTTACGTATTTAGGGACAGGATGTATTTTTTACGGATACGATGCGTACGATGAAGAAGCAGAACCCAATTTTTTTGGGTCAGAATATTCGGCTGTTAAGGGTAAAACAGACCAATTGATGCATTTTTTTGAAGACAGTGTATTGAATGCGCGTATTAGAATGCCAATTATTGCAGATGATCATCCGCGCAATTTCATCACTAAAATTAGGTCATACAAAAAGGTTTGTTCTATGCCAAACAGCATGACCATTTTACCAGAATTGTTACCTATTTTGTTAGATATGGCAAAAAAAAAGGTAACTGGAACGATAAATTTAACTAATCCTGGTTTGATTACGCATAATGAAATTTTAGACATCGTAAAGGAATTAGTTGATCCAAATTTGACATATGAAAATTTTAGCGTTGAAGAACAAAATCAAATTTTATTAGCGGGGAGATCTAATAATGAATTAGATTCGAGCAAATTGACAGCCATGTATCCTGAAGTGTTACCCGTTAGAGAAGCGTTGCGAAAGATACTCAAAAAAAATTGATTTATATATCTATATGATTATTCTTTGTAATATATGCCATATATTACAAACAATGGATCGCAGACGTGTAAGTAAACTCCTTAACAAGGAAATCGCTGAGCAACTAACAAAAGTGGGACAATATAATAATAAACTAGATATTATCATGGAATGTGTTAAACCTGGTATGGTAAATCATTTATTAAAAAAATCATCTACAGATAGTCTAGAACAAGATTGCAAAAAATTAGCATGTGAATCGGTGACAAAAATAGTAGTAAACATGACATTAGTTGGGACACAAATAACTAGGGTCAAGCGAAATATTATTAACGAACAAACTGATAACGATGATAGTAAACGATTAATTCGGTGCGAAAAAAAAAATAGAATCAAGAAGATGAAGAGGGAAACTGCGCGAGTTTCGGAACATACTGATAATAGTATGTATAGCTCTCTGCAAGAACGGATACAGCGTATCGGCATCTCACGGGACTCGTTACAGAATGAACTAAAAAGAATGGACACTGAATGTAAATCAGCGCAAACAAGATTATTAGAAAGTCAAGAAACGCTTAGTTCTATAAACAGTCAAATTCAAAATGGCGATGATGTCGGTAACGAATTACTAAATCTCGCAAATTCACTCTCACTTTTAGAAACTCAAGCTCGCAAAATGATAGACATGCGGAAGTCGTTGCGGGAAGAATTATCAAATCTGATATCATCACACGACACAGTGGATCAAGAAATAGAGACTGCCTCGAAGAAAAAAGTTTTGACTAAACACTCGGATTTGAATGAACTGCTAACGAAACAACTGTCTTATATTAATGGAGTGTTATGTTCAAAGCTCGAAATTTCTAAACTTGTTCCTAAAAAATGCATATGCAAAAAGAAAAATAAATGTAAACCATATATGCATGAAAATGTTTTAGAGGACTCTATTTTTTATACATTTATTGAAAAAAATTGTACATCTAATAACGTAAGATTGGCGAAAATAATGGAGAAACTAAATCCGATGTTGTCAGACAAAAATGACTATTCTTTTGAGTTCGACATAGGTAAAGAATTATACAACATAGAATTCGTGTGGGCGCTAAATGACATCATTTATCTAATACAATCGGACATTTACATAGATGGAACCACCAAATTTTTATTTAACAAGAGGTGGATCAAAATTACGATTTAACGTGCATTGTTAATGTGCGTTAGATCGATTAGGTATTAGTTTTTCGTCCAATTATTCTATAAAAATATTGTGTGATTATAAATGTCACGCAGATGTTGCAAACCAAAACTTAATTGCCGTCCACGATGTGAAATTCCTGACTGCCAACTTCAATCAGGTCCAAGAGGATTACCCGGTGCGACAGGTTCAACCGGAGAAACTGGTGCAACTGGAGTTACCGGATCAACAGGACTAACAGGCGCAACTGGTGCAACTGGTGCAACTGGACCAACTGGAGTAACCGGCGCAACAGGAGTTACTGGACCAACTGGTGTCACTGGACCAACTGGTGTCACTGGACCAACTGGTGTTACTGGAGCAACTGGTCCGACGGGTGCAACTGGTGTTACTGGTGTTACTGGTCGAACAGGTGCCACTGGACCAACTGGAGCACCATTAATAGCTATCAACGATTTATATATGATAATATCTTCCATTGTAGGATACACTGGCCCATCAAACGTTGGTCAAATTATTGCATTTACCAATAACACTGTCGTTCCCGCAACGGCAAATGTATCTATTCCGGTAACATTAGATAGGATAAATTTAAATACACCTGGATTGTATTCATTTTTGTTCAATACACATGTATTAGTAGGCAATGCGTTTTTCGTTCAATTTTTTATAAATGGTTTACAACAGTGGTCGTCGCAGTTTTTGATTGTTGATTATTTAACCGGTACAGAAAAAGCAGTTTCTATCCCATTCTATTACAAAACTACAGTAACAACCGATTATGCCCAATTTTTTATCAAAGGAGCTGAATCTGCTGCACCGCCGGCAAATCAATTTACCACTGCGTCAGGCGCAGATTGGACAACTGGACTTACCACAATCGAAATTACCCTGGTTGCATTCTCTTAATCTAATCATAAATATGATCAGATTAAAAAAATGAAAAATAAATATCTAGCAACATTTATTCAAAAATGATGACCAAAATGAGTGATAAACTAGTAAAATTAGAATTCACATATATCAATTTTGAAGGCGATAAAAAATCTCTCGCGTTAGAATATCTGGAACGGGAGATTGTTGACGCCTCAGAATACTTGAAGACACAATTGTCTGGCGGATTTGTCAAATCTGATGCGTTCCGCTATGATTTAACGTGTCTAGCATATCCCATAAGTGCAACTTGTATTAAATTTGTTTTTGATTATGCTATTAAGTATTCTGTCGAACAAAAGAGGTTAGTCAAAGAATGCGAAGATGCGAAAATTATAGAATCTAATACGTGCGAGCGCACACCATCTCGCATAAAAACGGCCACAAAGAAAAAACCTACAAAAAAGGTAGCGACAACTAAAAGAGATCCAACGCTTAATAACATATTTGTAAGAGAAATAACAACTAGTAGAGCGATAAGCAAAGATAAGTTAAAGTCAGTTGAGGACAAGTTCGAATTCATTCTAACTAATTCTAATAAAACAGGTGTTGATACCATAACTCATAACTTTGAGGACGAATTTATTGAAAAAATAGGTATTTCTTATCTCTTTTCTGTACTCCAAGTGAGTAATTATTTCATGTTTAACCAAATTACGAAGTTAGTAACTAAAAGTATTGAAAATTTCCGCAGATACTTTATCAAAATAGCGAACGCTAACCATTATATTGAATCAAACATATCGTACATGACACTTAATATTAAAAAATATGCCAATATCAATGTTGAAATCGATTCCATATTAGATGAGTTAGTTGATTACAAAAAAATAGTCATGACAAAAGAATTTGCTGACGAAATATTGTACACATTTCTCTCCTTCCAAATGGCAAATAAATTAGAGGCGTTCGATGACATAGTGAAAGAAATAAAAAATCATAAACTAACATCTGGTGTGTTAACATTTAAATATTTTGATATTTATCATGACTCATGTGTATTTGATGTTAGAGACTCTATCGGTCGCGTAAAATTGTATGACAACTATTTGTTTTTGCAAAAAGTTAAAAACATAATCACTGTTAAAAATGAAGAACTGCGATTATTTCATTATTACGATATGATGTATTATGAAGAGCACCAATTTGAAACTCTTAACAAACAAAACTATGCAAAGAAACATATGATCGTAACCCAAAAAGAATTCGACATCAAATTTAGAAAGCTAACAGATAATTTGTTTGAAAATTTTGATTGGACAAATGTTGTGATCGCTGGCGGATTCATATATGGTTTATTGGATAACGCATATGATTCGATCGTTGATTCAACTGATATTGATTTATTCGTTTATGGAAATAACGAACAGATTAGAAATAAAATAGCATACATCAACAAATATTTTTCGAAACATAATCCGTTTTATGCGATCAATAAGTCAGTGATAACGATCATTATCAAATCGTTTCGTTTTGATATCCAAATTGTTCCTGTAAATAAAATGACTCCATTTGATATCATTGATCAATTTGATTTCAGTTATGTTATGCTATATTATAATGGTATTGATGTGTTTACGAATATAGCTGGATTGGTAAGCATCAAATACAAAGTTGCTATTCGCATAAATAAAAAAATTGATATCAATCACAGAGGTAACAAGGCTATTAAAAAAGGATTAGAACTTGTTGATCAAAATATGGAAGATTTTGATATTGGAGCGTCATTTAATATTTTTGCGAAAAGTAAGATCATTCGAAAAGTGATTCCAGTATTAGAAACAAATGAAATCATTGAAACGATCAAGTTATATTATTCTGTAAAAAAAGTCTCTACAGATGTTATCGAACTTGATTCCGAATTAGAATTTAATATTGCTGATTACGTATCAGAATCAGCAAATGTATGTGTGCCCGGATATACACTTGTAAAGCAAAGATGTAATACAGAGAATATGAAATTGTGTCATTTGATGTTCAATCACAATAGGATGACATTCTGCACTGATTATTGTGAAATTTCGCGACTCAATTCCAAATATTTAGTCATTTTTTTGGGCACACAAAAAACTCTGGAACTCTTCGATATTCGAGACCGAGTGATAGAGCAATTAGAACCTTTGCGACGAAAGATACCGTTGCATATCTTTCAGTCCAATCACTTTTTTGACAGTGACGAAGATTATTGTGAAGATAAAGGTACAAAAAATGATTATCTGAACGAGTATAATCATAACATAAATTATCATCTAAAAGTGTACTTGAATAAAAAAACGAAAGATGACAAATATGTGAGTTCGATAAAATCATCGTCCCAAGTAAACTTAACTTGCAATACAATAGTTTGGGAAAAAGATGGTCGGCGTGGAATAAAATTTTATATGTCCGCAATAAATGTAAAAGAACACAAATAAATATTATAATATCTAATTGCGTTTTTCTCCCTTTTTGAATAAATTAGCGTCCCTTTCTAATTCACCACAACGCAAACTGCCTGAACAATCTCTGCCTTCTGGTGGTTGCACAGGTAACCTAACTTTTGGAGAATATAAACTGGCTGTTGGCATTTGCCCTTTCTATAATAACACTTTATATATCACATTTTTTTTCAATTTTATCATAAAATTGAAAAAATAAGATCTCAAAATTTATCATATCATACATATGTTCATCCTCGAACACATTATAGCTCATAAAAATTTGTCAAATTCGGATCATTAACATCCAATATGTATCTGACTTGCACGTTGATGTCAACAAAAATGTTCCAATAATTTGAAAAGATCTTTTTTGTAGCGGTATTAATGCAGTAGGTCACAATTCTAAACATATTTCGAACAAAATAATATATTTGTCCGAATAATATACAATATAAGATTTATTATAGATACAATAATAAATCTTATGCAACAAAAATCGATAAAATTCAACGAAGAAATTGATTTTACTCCCTCTCCCAGCGGCGGTATTTCTGTCATTCCATATTACCAAAATAAAGTAACTGACGATCAGGAAACAAAGAATTATACAAATAAATTATTTGACGAACGTGTGTATACAGAAGGAGAAGAGAAAATTAATTTAGATCCTGATAGATTAAATAATTTCCGGAAACGGTTGGCTGGCCGACGACCTACAAATGGACAAATTTTTACACAAACATACACCAGCTATGTAAATATTGATTCAAATCAGCGAAATAGACTGCCAATTAATAACTATGATCAAATACTTTACAATTTGCCCCCTTTTCCTCTAATATTTACAAATGGTTCGAGCATGGTCACTGTTAATTTAGAAAATCATCCATTTCAAAAGAATGATCGTGTTATTCTTGACAACGTAACTTCTAAAAATGTTATGTTGCGAGATGTAATTATGGTCAAGAAAAACAGCTCATTCGTACGAATTAAACACGAAAATCATGGTTTGTCGTTATTTGGATTGTACGATCCCTCCGATATATCTGCATTCGAGAGTGTAGAATATGTTGATTATTTACCAGAGTCATACACCAATCATGAAGATATTCCGGATACTACGACGCAATATTACATTCTAAGGACTAACATCGAAATAGATTTGACAATCCAATTATCCGGTGTTAAAGGATCAAACGTTACAAAAACGAAGATAGGTAACATTCCGGTCAATATTTTGAACGATAAACAAACAGTGTATTTATTGTTTACAAAATCCTCAGCTACAGAATTTACTCCCGATAAAAATAGTTATTTGATAAGAATTCCCATAAAATCTAACATCAATTACCAAGATAATAATGATTGTCACAATAACGTGCTAATCAAATATTATAACCTGTTTGGTGTTCCCCTGAATTATATAAATCGCGGGACACCCATTAACGAATGCAGAAAATTTCAATATTTTACTGTTTTAAACGTCACTGACAATACTTTTCAGGTTGATGTGGGATATAATGCTATTTATGATATCACTGATCCAACATACAGTTTCTATGATTATTCTGATGCCATGTGCCAGGATATTGACGTTCAACTTTTGATAAACAATTTTATCGGCGGAGGCAGTCAAGCTTATACACGCAGAATCGAATACATCATCACTGGTTATCCTAATCCCAATCAATATCAAATAACGTTAGATAAATCATATAAAAATATCATTCAAGCGCGGATTATAAGCTCTTCCTTTCCTAATTCACAGCGAATGATTAACAACCAAACTGCAGACGTGATAAATAACAGATTATATTGGAGAAATCTAGAAGAAGGAGATTATATCTATCATTTAGAAGTCACACCAGGAAATTACACATACGAACAATTAGCAAAAGAGATTGAGTATCAATTCAATAATACACTAAGGCATGTATATATCGATTCTGACATTGCGATTCAAAATACTAGCTGTTCTGATATCGTAAAACAAAAAAAGATTAAATATATCGATCAACAACCAAGTATTGGATGTGCTAATTCGTTAGTGAAACATAACAAAAGGATAGTACGCACTAATTTACGACAAAATAGTAGAGCATTGTACGATCGCGATGGTTACTATAGATATCATATTGTCAAAGTAGATATTAATACAGATACAGATATCGTTGAATTTAGTGCCTTTCGACAGATCCGTTTGCAAGATACGTTAGATACGCGAATATTGGTTATTCCTGATTATTTTATCAATTTCACTGCCGCAGAGAATTTTCAAATTAATTTTGGTATAACAGGCACACAAATTGTACCGCAAATTATAAATCCATTTAGCCCAAAATGTGGCGAGGTAATGTATATTTATTTCACACCAAATACGCATATCAGAATAGATTTTGATTATGTGTATGCTAATTATAATTTGTATCAGTACGTGGGATTTGTAGGTTCGAGTACGTCTACATCACAAGGGGATAATACCTTTCAAGTCGCACTAGAAACGGATAGGGCCTTGTTATTCAACTTTTACCGAACTAAATCAGTTTATCCAAATGTCATATCTACGCAAGAATTACGGTCTTTGAACACAACAGCACTTTTACAAAATTTTACGTTCGATTTCATAAATGCAATTGTCACAATGGCAGATAATGATTTGCATGTTGGCGATCTCATCATCACTGATCAATTTATTTATCCATCTACACCTACAGAACTTTTTGTATACGAAATAATAACAATTATTGATTTTGATTCATTTATCGTCAAAAAATATCCACATGGCACTAAATACAAATTTATATATGACGGTATTATCATTAATTTTAGTCCAGATGGTGCAAGTCCTTACTATTGGTTAGATCAAATACTTGCAACCGATCCAATTCTGCCAGTAGCGCCTAATGCCAATCATAATACACTGTCATTCATCGAAATCACGCCAACTGACGAAAACAAAACAATCATGCGGGTGCACCAACCTAATCATATGTTAAATGTAGATGACGAAATCACAATAAGCGGGTCAGAATCGATCAACAACGTTCCTACTGACATTATTAATACTGAACATGTTATCACACAGATCATAGATGATGATAATTATGAAGTAGAAATACAAACTGCCTTTCCTGTGGTATCTTTATCAACGTTAAATACAGTCATCATCAAATATCCTGATATTTTTCAAATGTTTTTTAATTATCCGGATACGTTGGGCAATAAACTAAGTTTTAACAAAGTAGACCAGCCAAATGCGATCACTCCATACTTACATACTATTAAAAATACCACACCATATAAAATAGATTATGATTATGCATCGTTAGGTGACGATTATATACAACGGCTTCGAAAGTTGGACATGACCGGGCCTAATTATTTTTACATCACTTCACCAGAGTTAGGAATATATCATAATACCCAGCCAGTTGTGAATGTTTTTGCGAAAGTGAGATGGGAAAATGATTTAAGTTTTGACGATCAATGTTGTAACAAAGATAATGTCATCATTGATTCGTTTGTACCAACAATATCTGTCTTTGACAATCCTATATCAGTTTTGTATGAACTGAATTTAGCATTTTGTCATCCAGATGGTAGATTAGTCGAATTTAACGGTATTGATCATTCCTTTACGATAGAGATCATCGAAGTATTCAACCAACCTGATGAGACAGATATTAATGTCAGAATAAATTCAGAAATGATTGTTAGAAGAACAGAATAAAAATTGATTTTATGTATACGTAAAATATGTATGCATAAAATTATAGATTATGTGTAGTATGGATGATATTTATTGCAGAATATGTGAATATTTAGGTAATAGGGCGACTCTAAATTTTTTATCTATATCAGTTCAATCGCATGAACTCAAAAGCAAGGTACTTTTTAAACAAATGGTTTATTATTCTGAGCATCTTGAACAATTATTCTACTATGATAGTTTTACGCGTGTTATATTTGGAAATTCAGACGACAAGATTAACATGGTTCGTTTTCCTAAAAATATGATTGGATTGAACATTGGTATTTATTTCAATAGTAGTATTAAAAAATGTTTGCCGGATACGATTAAATATTTAAGATTTGGCGTTTCGTTCAATAAATCCATTGATAGGTGCGTTCCTGAATCAGTAACCCATTTGATATTGGGCCATTATTTCAACCAATCGATAAATTATATTCCGAAATCTGTGACGTATTTGGAGTTTGGCGATAGTTTTAACCAGCAGATCAATCCTGGTCTTCTAAAAAACATAACTCATTTGATATTTGGAAATAATTTCAATAGACCAATCAAAAATGTTATTTCAGAATCCGTTACGCATTTAACAATAGGAAAGAATTTCAATGCGCCAATGCACGAAAAAATAGAAACAAATAAAATACAATATTTCATACCAAATTCTGTCACTCACTTAGTATTTAGAGCGAATATGATTTATTGCATTAAAAATTGCATCCCACCGACTGTTAAATATTTAATGTTCGACTTTTTTTTCAACCAACCTATCTATGAAGTCATTCCTTGTTCTGTGACACATCTGACACTTTGTGGCAATTTTGATCAATCTATCGACGGCGCCATACCATGTTCAGTTACGCACCTAGTATTAGGAGGCGCATTTGACCAACCTATTTATGAAACTATTCCTAACAGCGTTACACATCTAACATTCGGTTATTTTTTTAACCAATCCATAGATAATATAATTCCAAACAGCGTAACACATTTAAAATTTGGCAAAAAATTTAATCAATCAATAATAGATGCAATTCCATCTTCAGTGATATATTTACAATTTGGTAAAGAATTTAATCAACCTATCGAAAAATACCTTCCCAAATCGATCAAACATATATATTTGAGCAAACATTATAGACATTCTATATTTGATGTTGTCGATAGATTATGCGACGTCAAGATTGCGTTTTAGTTTATCAAAATATTTGACAAACTAAAAAATTGAAAATCAAAATCCCAGAATATATAACCATAAATACTACCAATAACAAATATGTTCTCTCTTCGTAAAATTAACTTAATTGTAGCGACTGATTTGAAAGGAGGTATTTCAAGATGTGGTGAGATCCCGTGGCGCATAAAAGAAGATTACAACTTTTTTTTGGATGTTACCAAGCGTCAATATTTTTTGAATAAGAAGAACGTTCTCATTATGGGAAAAAATACATGGAAAGCTTTACCAGATTCCTCCCGAGGACTTAAAGATAGAATTACGATCGTTGTGTCGAATAGCATGACAAATGATGAATTAATATCTGACAACAAAACAGGATCGGAAACATATTTAGCAAAATCATTGCCTAATGCTATGGAATTATGTAATAAATTAAGTATTGGCAAACCGTTTATCTGCGGTGGTAGTCAAATTTATGCCGAAGCATTGAAAACGTTGCAAATCGATGAAATTTATCTCACAAAAATAGATCATGATTATCAGTGTGATAATTTTTTCCCGCTTAATTTATTAAAATTGAAAGATGATGATCCGAGAGATACATTTATGTTGGACGATTCTAGTCAGAAAGTAAAGGTGACATTTATAAGACAGGGAATGATGAATATGAATGTAGAAGAATCACAATATCTGAATTTGCTCAAGAACATTCTGTCAGTTGGTGATTTTAAGCAAACGAGAAATGCAAAAACGTGGTCTGTGTTTGGCAAGACAATGGAGTTTGATTTAGAAAAAGGTTTTCCGTTGTTAACGACTAAGAAAGTGTTTATGAAGGGTATTTTTGAAGAGCTTTTATTTTTCTTGAAAGGAGATACTAATGCAAATCATTTGGCAGAAAAAAATGTGAAGATATGGGAAGGTAATACAAATAGAGAGTTTTTGGATGCTAATAAATTGAATCATTATGCTGTCGGTGATATGGGTAGTATGTATGGATTTAATCTCGTTCATTTTGGCGCGGAGTATGATGGCATGGACAAAAACTATGATGGTCAAGGATTTAATCAGATAGAGTATTGTTTGAATTTGCTAAAAACGGATCCGTTTAGTCGCAGAATTATTATGACGACTTATAATCCTGCAAAAGCACATGAAGGAGTATTGTATCCTTGTCATGGCCTATCGATTATCTTCAGTGTGGATAATAACTACAGATTGTCGTGTATGATGACTCAACGATCTGCAGATATCGTATGTGGAGTTCCATTTAATATTGCATCATATGCATTGTTAGTTAATTTATTTTGCGAAGTTGTTAATAATGATCCCAATTACACAGGACATAAATTTACTGCTGGAAGATTAATCATGAATTTTGCAGATGTGCACATATACGAGAGCCATTATAGCCAAGTGGTAAGACAAATTTTGCGCGAACCTTTTGTCTTTCCGAAAATTTCGTTCAAACGAAAATTAAATGTCCTGACAGATTTTGTATTTGATGATTTGATCATGCAAGATTATGTTTCCTATCCAGGAATAATCGCAAAGATGGTTGCATAAATCATATAAATATATGAATTGTTATGTAGCTAATGGATGAAAATATTAAAAATATTTGTTTGTACGGAACGTATTACAATCCTGCCGAGAAACATTATGGCAAAGAATGTGATGTCATTTGTGATAAGTGTTTTAGACATAATTTAGATGTGTCAATTGGATGGCAGACGTATGATTTGTGTTTGAAATGCGCACAATCAGTTAATCGATATCTAAATAAGCCAGTAGTGGAAGATAATACAGAAGAGATAAAATGTCAAACTAAGATGGTACAACACATTTTTAAACCAACTGGCGGGCCAGTCAAAAGGATGGTTCAACGACAATTCAGCAAAAAATAAAAATAAGATTGGTATAGTAATGGACGAGAATTTAAGAAATATTTGTTTGTACGGGACGTACTATAATCCTGCTGATAATCATTATGGAAGAAAATGTGATGTCATTTGCGACAGATGTTTCAGGCATAATTTAGATATTTCGATTGGTTGGCAAAAGTTAGATTTATGTTTGAAATGTGTACAAATCATTAATGATCAATTGAAACAGCCAGAAAGAGAAACCGTTAAGCCAGCAGAAATTAAAACGTATATGTTGCAGAACCAATTTTTAGGCGAAGAAAGAGTCACCAAAATGCGGCAACTGTTTTATACCAAAGGTAACTAAAAATATGTCATATAGTTACATTGATGGGTGCGATTGCTATTGTCGTTAAATTATTATTCATTATTGGTATCATATTGGTCATTATTGGCATAGTAAAAGTATATAACAAACCTCCACCAGAAAAAACAGTTTACAGATACATACCGCGAACATTCATAGAAGATCAAGAGAATCCAGTCCCGTTGGATGATATATTTTATGAAATGTTTAATAATCCAACTCCATGGGTGGCAAGTGTCGATGTACAACGCAGAAAGAGTGATATCGCTGAAAATATCAACAAATACTATTTAACGCAAATATGAAAGTAATACTATTATTTTCATATTTACTTGAGATCTTTGAAATTAATCTGCATCCATAAATCCATTTTGTGTTTGATAATTTTTTGAAATTCGAACTTATTTTTTTCGAGATCAACTGGAAACAACGAACAATATACGAAGAAACTTTTGTACATGAACACTTGATGTAATATTCTTTCTGATAAAGTAACATATTGACTGAATGTATATCTTGATATCTTGGGTAGCGGGGAAAGATTGCCATCAATGAAATCATTTGTCATCTTTTCAATATCTTTGCTTGGACCTAGGAAATTGATGCCGACGATGTATACTTCTGCTGACCAAAAATTTAAGTTTGATTTAAAAAAAATGATTTTGGAATATGAACTTGCCATTAGTTCTAATAAAGTTAAAAAGACAGGATCTAAATTTCCAGAATACGTTTTGATAATACAATTACCTCCTTGTCGCGGTATATTTAAGGCATATAACATTTGTCCGGTCCCCAAATCTCTCACTCCACGCTTGTCAGTTTTATCAGGCCACTTTCTCTTTTTTTCACCCGTCCATTGTTCCCCGCAATCTCCAATTAATACATCAACACCTTTATACTTGTTAATATAATACCTAAAGTTTTCAAGATTCAGAATATCACCGCTATTATCAACACCAAAGTCCCAATTCTTTCTTGTCTTTTTAATGAATCCATATTCATCCATAAACGCATCTTTATTCCCCGGTAAATCAGGATTTAAAGATTGCGCATGCCACTCATATTGTTTCCCTTTTGAATGTATGTGATATATCATGGCATTGATAAAATTTCCGGGCGCTTCACAAATATGAAATCCTGTAATTTTATGACCAAAAGATTCCACAAAGTTACATTGCATTATCATTTCATACATTTTCATCCACGCCCTCGATACATAGTTACCATTTATCGTAATGTCATACTCTATCGCCAATTTTTTATTCAAAATTTTATATTCTGAATTAAAAAACAATTCCGCTTGCTTATATTTTTTATAATTAGATTTGCTAACATACTGGTAGGTATATTCATTGATATATCTTAATTGCTTCTTAACGACGTCAATATATTCACTATCAACAATATCCGATTTCCGATATTCGATAATATACATATGACCTTTAACGTCTTCTTTTTCGATCGAACTAAATATATCCAACATATATGTGTCTGTTTTTTCCCACACAAATGGATGCATGATATTGATATCTGAAAACTTATTCCTGATCACACTTATTGAATAATCATAATTCATTTTGGTAACTTTAATGAGGTTGTCTAAATCTAATATATTTGACGTTGTTTGTACAGCATTTTTGCCTTTAGTAATATTTTTATTTATCTCTTCTTTAATGATTTTACTATAAACAGAATAGTCACTTTCTTTCAAATTGCAAATTATTGAAACGCCAGAATCCTCTTTATTCAATTCGTTAACCTTTTTTAGCACATCCATCACGTCGTTATCCATCTTAAATCCTTTGAACACGATCATGTGAAAAAAAGATCCAGGTGTAGCAAAATCATTTTCTTTAAAGATGGCTTGTTTCTTGAACATCTTACTTATTGCGGAAATCATACAGAATACATATTTTTGTGTAATATACGGTATGTGCATGATTAATGTTCCATTTGTTTCTAGTGATAATAGTGCGTTATGTATCATGACAAATATGTTACCGAAATCACTATTTGTGATATCAGATGCATCGAGAGTTACAATATTGTATTTATTTGCGTATGTATTTTGATCCATTTGGTGAAACGGAATATGATACTGCTCAATAACGTCCATATTAGTGGTATTTTTTGAAAGAAGTAACAATAATATGTTTTTGGTATCAAATTTATTTTCGTATTTATCGTTGGCATATTCAATAAATCCATGCACAAAATTAGCGTTCGATGAGATGAATAATACTTTATCATTTTTGTGGAGACCAATAAATTTCAAAACGTATATATATTCATAAACGAAAACAGAACCGAAATAATTCATAAAATATTGTTTGTTCAGTAATCGTTTTAGTTCTTTGACATTATCATTTTTAGTTCCATTTAGTTTATCAAACAACATCTCTAATTTTTTTTTGGCCGATTCAGTCAAAATCATCGTTGGAAAAGATAATACGTCATACATATCTTTATCAACCGAATCCATCGCGGTAACAATGTCAGAAATATCATTACTCTTGGATTTCTCTATTTTTTCGATGATAATATCGTTTGTAAAAATATTAAAATGAGTCGCAACATTACCTCCGATTAGCATAATTAATTATATTACAGATAATAATTCCAATACAAATATTAACATCAAATATTAATATTTGCATTATCCAATTCTGCGAAAAATTTCAACAACCTTTTCATCACCGTTATGATACACATTTTTTTTAATGATACCAAGATTTGATGAAACGTCATTAGGTGATGTGATTATCAAAGAGTTATCATAATTTCGTTGTGGATAGTTAATGTTTGTTAAATTATTGCTGATCATCGCGTTCTCGTCTGGCAACAAATTATTTACGTTTTCGAGTGGTATCGTAGCCATTTCCCCATTATTGGGTAATAAATCATTGCCTTGTCCATATGGCATCACATTGCCTGCTAAATCATCCATTTCTGCATCCGCCCCAACACCGTTCATATCATTTGTTATCAAAACATCATCTACTCCAGTAGCAGAATTATTTACGCGATGACCAAAAGTTAATTTTCCCTTAATCGGAAACATTTGATTTTCTAGCGCTACAAAAATGCCATCAATATTTTCGATGACATTACATCCATCTTCATTGCACGATTGTTCATTGATCGTATCAAATCCTTCATATCTTCGACCTGATTGAAACGATGCATTGCCACCTCTTGTGCCCATAATGGCCAATATTTTATCCGTATCGGAATAGTACCAGTCCATGTTCGAATTCGAAATTGCTCGTGGCAATGATCTAAAATTTCGATTGTGAATGTCTTTCAAGTCATCTTTGTTAATATATTTTTGTATTGATGGTGTTTTAACGATTTTTTTTTGTTTGACGTTGTAAAATACTAACATTAACAAGATAATTGCAATCAAGGCAATAATTAATAGATATTCTGTGTTCATCTGTTTCGTAAATAAAGATTATATAATTATTTGCGATTTTGCGAGTATAAAATTATTAATTTTGTACTCGTAACTTATGCGCTTGTCGAATCAACGAGAACATCGATCAAGACTGTATTATCTTCCGTTTTCATTAACATTTGTTGAAATCGAACGCCTTCATATTTTCCCTCTTTAATATTTGGAACATCAGAATTGAACAAACATATGCGTTCAATTTGTTGGGGGATGAAACAGTTTGTGTTTTGCCTAAATTTGAACACGAATGTCATTACATTAGGGTCGCAAATCAATAAAACTTTTCGCGATACTGGCTTTTCATTTTCAAACGTCATTAATTCAGCGTAACGAGGGCCATCTTCTCGATTACTGTTCATAATCTTAGCCATGTCATTTTCGAATATCATAACTTTTTCGATATCAAATCCATTATTTTTGATTTGAATCATATCCACCAACAACGTATCACTCATTTGGTCATTCATTAACACTTCCATTATTTTTAATCCATCATATTGCAACACGGCCATTTTGATAAAATAAAAATTTACGTAACCATCGTAAGTTAAGAATTTTTCGTGAGTACCGTTTCGCATTGCATCGATCAAGACCTCATAGATCAGGACCTTTTCGATCGATAATTTGTTATCTTTGCGATCGATCACATTCACGTACAATAACTCAAGCTGTTTTTTCGAATGAAACAAATCTAATCCTGGATGTGTTCCCGAAACGGTGCAAGAATTTTTTTCGATAGGTTCAACGATCGAAATCTCTTTAGTTTGTGGCTCGAGATCAACCGAAACGCTGCGTGTAGCAAACAAAGGTGGCTGTCCTGAATTGTGTTGTGTGCGGACTTTATGCAAAAAATCATCAATTGGATCATTGGTCACTGGTTTAACTAATCCCCGTTCTCTATTTGGTTTACGACTGTCAACTTTTTCCCTTTCTCTAGTTTGTTCGCGATCACCTTTTTCCCTTTCTCTAGTCCGTTCGCGATCACCTTTTTCCCTTTCTTTGGTCCGTTCGCGATCACGTTCTTTACTTCGTTCATAATTAACTTTTTCCTGTTCCTTAGTTGATTCCGAACTATCTCTTTCTCTGGTCCGTTCGCGATTATTCCCCGTTCGTCTACATCTAGGTCTAGAATGGTCGTCTAATGTTCTTATTTGATCATACGCCCTCGGTGATATGAACGATTTAATCGCTTTTCCGTTTTGTTTATGGGACTCATAGAAACTGAGTAATGTTTCGCGATAATAATCAGTCATTTTACTAAATGTTTGGATTATAAAGTTATCATAAGATCTTTCACTGTGTATCTTTTCTCTTATCAACCCTCTTTTAATTTTGTTCAATCGTGAGAACAAAATGTAAATGACGAGATCAATAAAAGGAATATCGTGACTATCACTGAATTCAGTATTTAGCGAGCAATGATATTTGTGCCCGTATCTCATATGCAAAAAAACGTCACCGTCATATCGACCACGCTTGTTTACGCGTTCATATTTGTATCCATGCAAAACAGTAGGTAACCGTGAATTTCGATTAATGTTGTTACAATCACGCAAAATTGATGTGATAATGTTTGCTTGACTTTTTAAACGATCTTTTACCCCATTTATGATATCTGTCCCCATTCTATTGTAAAACGGATGATGGTCAAGTTTTTGTGAAAAAAAGCGGTCCGATTCTTTGAACAGAGTGTCATAAGTAGCGAATGCAATTCGTTTTTCCATGTGATTTCTTTCTTTTTTTTATTCCTTAGATATGTGTCATCGTGATCATTAAAAAATCAATTTTTTTTGGCAATATAATTTGTTTCAAAAAAATAAATTATATTACATTTCTTGTCTACATCTGCCTCTTGATTCGTTTCTATTAAAACTACTCCAACGGTTACCGTTTATATCATCTGAATTAGAGCCAACTCTGTCCCAATAATGGCCAGCATCCTGTCTATTTTGACGATTACCTTGACGTCTGTTCCAGTGCGAATTATTAAAACTATTGATATATTTCGCACCTCCAACAGAATTATCAAACGGCCAATAATTATCATAATATTCACCGTAATAAGATGGAAAATGAGAATACATCCATTGATGATATGGTATCGATAAATTGAGATATTCATATGGTAACAAATATACGCCCAAATTTGGGACCAATACATATCTTGAATCGTTTGGTTGGGATGTATATGGTGCAAATTCGGCTGGTGCAGTTTGCTCCATAAGAGTTTGCTCCATGAGAGTTTCAATCAGAACGTTATTTTTGGCGGGGACGTTTTGGGGGATGACATAATCGGTCGATACGCGATTACCCTTCATCATATACAAAAAGAAAATGATTACAGCGATTATGATAACAATTTTAACTAAAGACATTAATATATTTATATGTAATAAAATAATTATTTCGTTAGTGGAGTTGGACGCGTTTTTAGAACATTGAACATCTAATCGTTCTAATAATTTTTATATAATGTTATAAATATGAATACTGAAAAACGTAGTAATACAACATTGTGGATAGTAATTGCTGTAGTTGTTTTGTTAGTGCTGATTGGTGGCGGTGTAGGATTATGGTACTATATGAAGAAGGATATCGTTATTTCTATTTCTCCATTGACAGATACGTTGATGCAAAACGAGCAGCGCAGATTCACTGCCATCGTAAGAGACACTAGCGGTAAAACAATAAATGACAGCGTAACATGGAAAGTAGATAGTCCGTCGGCTAGAATAGATGATGGTAACTTTACTGCTACCGGATCATCAGGGAGCGTAATCGTAACCGCAACGAGTGTCGAAGATCCTAGCAAATCTGCATCAGCTACAGTCACTCTTTTGCCATCTATGCCAATCTTCCTAAAAACAAATGCCATCATAACATCAGATGATCCACTTTATTCTAGAAACAGAGATTATAATGCGACAATGTTGAACAATGGAAAGATATGTGTAAAATCAAAAGATAATACAAATAAATGGTGTTCCTATCCAGAAGAACCACCTGGTAAATTTTTTACCAGAATGCAAGAAGATGGTAATTTATGTACATATTTAGAACAACCAGCAGGTCAGCCGTTAGGGGCAAGTGTGTGGTGCAGCAAATCAAAATCAGATGTCAAAGATAACTATGCTGTCTTAAACGAAGATGGCAAGTTGTGCATATACAAAGGAAAAGGTCCAGATGATAATAGAGGACAAGTATGGTGTTCAGGTTAATCATAATTTATAGTTTAGATTATGATTATCGTTTCTTCATTAGGTGCTAACTCTGTTTCTTTGTTACGGACAGGTGCTGTTTTATGTGTTGCATCGAAAAGTTGATCTGGCGAAATATCAACTACTTTCTCAATACCAATTTTCATCAAAATTTTATTGACTTCATCAGTTCTCTCTTTACTCTGTGCCATTGAATACAATGCAAATTTAAACAACAAACTAGAAAAAATGCCCACACATCCAGCTACAAAGGATAACATTCTAATATCAAAAAATCCTGCCGAAAAAGATATCATCGTAGAAACTCCCAAAAATATATAACCTAGCGTCTCAGAAATATCCCCAGTAGTTTTCCATCCTGATCGGCCCATCAAACCTAATTCGATATCTTTATAATATCGATCGTTAATCTTCTCGACAATATGTTGCTTCGTAACAGAATCCATATAATATATATTACAAAAAAAATTGATTTTTATTCACTCCAGTTTCTAAAACTAACAACATCTAATTCAAAAATGGATCACTACGATTTCACAAACGAAAACTATCCTATCTATGATAACTTCAAACTATCAAGTAAAAAAATATGTCAGCTCAACGAGTTAATCAAATATGACACCTTGAAATATTCCAAATCGCAGGTGATGAACACTAAAACTAAAGAAAACGAAATTAACGAAAATGTAAGAAAGTCGGCGCGCGCTAATATTAAAGACAAAAAAGTATTTGATTGGCTTGATACAAATATCATAGAAGAATTGAATACAAAACATACTAAAAATAAATTTCTTCTTGTGCGCGATGAATTGGATATCATTAAGTATGTAAAAAATGATTACTTTGCACAACATCAAGATTTTGTAAAATTTCATTGTGAATATTTGAAATGCGCAACTATATTGATTTGTTTATATGCAGATTGTGAAGGTGGAACAACTAAATTGTATTTTCCGGATAAAACAATTGTCATCAAAGAAACTAAAACTGTTGGTGGTTGTTTGTTGTTGAGAAATGAAGTTTATCATAGCGGTGAGAAATTAAAATCTGGCACAAAGATAATACTCAAAGCGAATATTTTCATTACTCCATTACGTATCCACAAACAGAAGATTACAAATGATGATTTTGTTGTAATTGGATTCAATAAAGATAACAGAATATTTATCATTCCAAATAGTGTTATTAAAAAATTTAAGAATTCATTCGTTGCGTTGTGTAAAACAGATGTTGCTGTTCCGGCATATGAGAAGATTATAGTTGATGAGGAATATGGTGCGTTTGAAAAAGTTTACGAAATATTGTTTGATCCCAAAAAAAGGCCAGATGCAAGTAGAGAAACATTAGACTTGCTAAATAAGTATGGATTTGTTAATGATACAATGCATTTGATAGATGAATTAATGCATCAGAAGAAGATAGCAGAAACGCAAAAAGTGAATGATTTTATTGAGAACAACGAGTTAACATATTTGACACAAAATGCAGGTGATTACGAATCGTTCAAGAAGATATTGAGTAAATATGATCATATTGTTCCGATCAGCGTGATTTTTGATAAAGATAAATTGATATGCATGAACACGTACGATGGTATTCCTATTTATTATACTGGTTTGGACACTTCTGAATTTAATTGGTTTCATGAACACGAAGAACAAGGAATATGCGACGTAAATTTTATTAGACGAACAATGTTATTTACCAAGCAGGATGTTTCTGTTGATGGTGTTTATATTTGTAGCGAAGGAACCGATACAGAGTCAGATAGCTATGATACGTCGGAAGATGGTGATCCTATTCCAAAAGAGGATGATGAAGCAAACAAAGCTAAACGTCAAACAAAAAAAGCAGAACTTGCAGTCAGAGCTATAGAAGCGTTGGAAAGTTATGCACCTAAAAATATTTATAGCGAAAACGGGTATGATTATGTACAATCGATAATCACATATTTGGCCACACTTAACATAATTAAGCATTCCGACGGTGATTATGAAAATAAAGCAGCTAAAACAAAACAAATAATTAATGAGAATCAAACTAAGTATAATATATACAAAATATCAAAGGAAGCAAAGGACCTCTTACCAGTTACTAAACCAAAATCTTCATACCAAAGTGCATATGTGTCTAAAAATGCCTTCAAAGATACCAAAATTGTCCGTCCCCATACTTCCTCTGTGAAAATTGAAATGTATCACTGCAACGAAACCGATTATACAGATGTTCAAATTGAGGTGTATTTTGGATTCATTAACTTAAAATTCAAACGCAAAACGACAATCAAAAAATAAATAAATCATTTATAAATCATTTATCTCATAAATCGCATAATAAGGGTTATCAAATCGTACATCAAATCCAACTGTATCTGTCAACGAATTACCACTGACCCATTTAAAACCATGATTTTCTAAAATATAATCCATTTGCAACCAGTTATAATATTGTGCATAACTATCATCTGCTTTACCATCATATATATGCGAATTCAGCGAATGTTCGATGTCGACGATAAGATGATCATAATCGTTAAGGATATGATGCTCAATCACAATTAAAACTCCCGTTTTTTTTAACACTCTGACACATTCATCTAATATTTTCGCCATACTTGTCTGTTCAATGTGATGTAGCGTAAAAATCAATGTAATAATATCAAATTCATTGTCCGCAAAATCTAATGTATTATCCTGTATCAATTTAAAATTAATTGGCATCTTAGATTTATCTTCCTTGTATGGCCCCCATTGTTCTATGTCAGTTCCATAAACATTTTGCGCTTGTAATCCTAATTTATTGCCAAATAACTGAGCTTTAAATCCATTCCCGCATCCAACATCCAAATATTTTCTACTGTTCCTTTTATCTTTTAATTCCAACGCAATCAATTCAAATGCATATACATATGGCGAGCAATAAATCTTGGTATCGACTTTTATTTTTTGATGTTCTTCTTTGTGTTTGACGATATATTCATAAATATGACTATCAGAATATCGCTTGATCTTGATACCATTGATCAATTTATCTACAAAATCAAATTTTAAAAAATGATTGAATAGAATATACAACCTAGGTAACTTTGCAAATTCAGATCCAGTTGTATTATCAATGTAGGTTATGATTTGTTTGTCGGACTTCATATTAACGTAAAATAAATTAGTTTTGGTATTTATGAATTCTTTTTTTTGGCATTCTGTTAAGAGTTTGTTTTTTTTGATGTATTCAATGTACTTTTCGTTAAAAAACATATTGAGTATATGAGATATTATTTTTAATTAGCGTCAGATTCTACAATATTAGAGACGATGATAGATACAATCTCTTTCGGTAATGAAATAGATTCCCTAACTATCCACCAAATATATATCTTTTTATTGATTTCTGGTAAATGTTGGTACAGACAAATCATATCGGTCGTCGTTAGATAATTTATTATTATTTTTAACGTCTTATTGATATAAGTAGTATGTTTTCCGAAACATCGATACGTGTCCATATTATATTTCAACAATGTTCCACGTGGGAATGATGTCAGATCCATATCACATTCGTCAACAAAGATGATATCTTTTTCAAAATCTGATAATTTAACATCGACGTATTGTTTTTCGTTGTATTTTTTGAACAATCTTTCGAGTATCGTCCTCTGTCGAGATTTTTTAGGATATAAATCAGCGATGTAAATACAAATGCACATGGATATTATTTTTGGTTCATAAAAAATAACTCCATCTGTATATAATTGGTATGTTATAATACCGAGTGTTATTGCCTCGATCATTTTTCGCAAAGAGTTTTCGTCGACAGCAAATAATGCTTTGCAATTTATTTGTTTATATTTTACAAAACGTGAATAAACAAAGTTCCTGTAAATAATTGATATCAAAATTTCTTTCGTTTTTGCAATATGTTTGACGAACGCTTCATCATCCAAATGTTCTATTTTTTTCAAAAACGACGCATGTGGAATAGTCCACCATCCTTGTGGCAGAACACTTTTAATTTGTTTAGAATTATCGCTATTGCAAAAGGAAAGTATATCAAAAAGAATTTGATTTGTTAATTTAGCTCCAAACAACGCACCAGTCAATCCATTTATTTCTAAACATTCTTGCATTTTATTATCAATATCTCATATTAATCATATTATGACTAAAAAAGTCAATTTTTAAAAACGAACAATAACATTATTTGTTTTTTAATTCTTCTTCTAATTTTCGATTCTTCTCTCGCAACTCTTGATTTTCTGCGTCAATTCGCTGTAGGGTTTTTAAGTTCGCAATATGTTCATCAACATTGCCATGCACCAACAAATGATACGCAATTGTCTTCTTAGTGTTCTCAATTTTCTGTATGATTTTATTCATTTTTTTTTCCAAGATTAACGTCATCATTTCATCACAAATATTCTCCTTTCGTACATTATATTTGATAGCATACTCTAGTAACATAAATGTATCATGATTTTCGTAGGCGGCATGAATAAGTAAAAAGTCATCTTTACTTTCATTATTCTTGTCCGGATGTGTGACCAATGCCAGATGTTTAAATAAATCGGTTCGCAGCTTTTCGTGTTCGCTCAATACGGTAAAATGATCGTCGTTTTGTGCAGGAACGCTACAGCAACATTTTGAATCCTCTTGTTTTCGCGTTACAAAATCAAAAGGAATTCCGTTCTCTTCCAATATTTTGCGATATTTTTCATCAATTTCGCTGCCATACTTTGCAAACATCGCTTGTAGACCGTCATATTCCAGTCGTTTTAGCCCAATTTCTTTGATCTTATTTTTAACATACTCGTCATAATTCATCATTTATTCAACATCATAATTATGTTACCATAACATTACATAAATCAATTTTTATAAAATCGCATGCACTCCACCAACATTCCATATATAATCTCCATTGATAAATTTATCTGCAAATTCCCATATCTTACCGTCGTAACTTTTCAATGTAGGATATGGGATCTCTGTATTTATCGCAGAGTATAGTGGATAGGAAGATTTGTATAATGTAATCCTATCTTGATTTTCATCTGTATGTATTTCTTTTCCAACTTGGACTATATTAAAATGCGTATTTGATAAAATCTTGTAGAGAGTACCAAACAATGTTCCTGAACCACCAACTATCCATAACGTTTTGATTTTTGCGACATAATCTTGCAGACGATCATGAAGAGATTCATAAAAATATTCTTTGTACATTGGATCATCTAAACCGAACGGTATCAAAAATGCGTTAGAATTATTTTCAATTTCTTTATCAATCAACGGCCAAATCTCTCGAAATGGTTTCTTTAAAATAACATATTCAACATTCGGATAGACATATTTTGTAATATGTCTTAACTTAATTGCCTCGTCCAAGTTAGTATCCTGAAAATATATTTTTAGTTTAATGTTCGATTTTAGTAAATACAATGAATAAGCAAACGCTAATTGTGCGTAACCATTCGATGCTCCTAGATATATTAACGTATTAATATTAGGTTTCTGTTTTAGTAAGTTTTGCAGATAGATCAGTATAGATCTAGTTTTCGAGCCACCGATTATCAAGTTATCACTGACAATATTCAATTTGAGATTCTTATAGCTGATCTGCTTGACGACGATGGATGGGTCGTATAATATCCTCGGAATTTGTGTGCTGTTGAAAAAAATGAGAAGAGACGTTGGATTATTTAAACTAGCATCTGCAACAAAAATATTGCCCATGTAATGTACATTTTCGATAGATCTGCATTCTTTTATTATTTTTGGAATATTCGTTTGATCAGGAACTTTAAAGGCAATGTGTTGCATAGGCTGCAATTCATGGATCAAGGCTGCATTATAATCTGCCAGTTCGATGTTAACGTACTCTTTTGTTAAATATGTTGATAAAATTTTGTCCGTAAATAATTTTTCATAGATGAGATAAAAAAATTCCCCATTTAGTAGCAAGTTAATGTTGCTGATTTTTTTGGGATTGAATTTGTACGTGCGATATTTTTTAAGTTTGGAGTCCATCTATATCGTTCAAAGATAAAATATTATAATATGTCCTAAATTATTAATGCAAACGCAAAAAACACATGTGTCATTTCCGTGGAAGAATCCCCAATGGGATAAAACTCTTGCAATCTTGAAAAAATGGAATCTAAATGAACAAAACGTTGATGCGCGGAAAAAAAATTTAGCATATATCCTTGTTATGTTGGGAGTCAAAAATCCAAGATTATCAGTTTTGCACAGTACATTTTATACTTACAAAGGTCCTATTGATTTGATGATTAAGGCGATTATTAATGGCGACAAAGTATTTCCAAACGGACAAGTATGCACTCAAACCTCTGTCGCTTCCGTCATCAAAATTACAAAATTTCAAGCGTTTATTTTGCAATCGTTATATTTTTTCAATCTACTTCCTGGCGAATATGCAACAATGCTAGCAAACGATCAATTTATTTTATGTATTGCTAATTATTTTGAACATGTGTGGAAAAAAATAAACGCTGACAATGCATGGGCGCATAAAATCATTATGATAGAGCGACGAGTTTTAGGAAAAACAGTTGCTGTGCCAAATTGGATCATGAGTGTTAAGAAGTTGAACAAGGTGACGATTAATACGGACAAAAAAGGAATAGAAGATTTTAGGGATTCTGCGCAAGTTAATTTTGCAGATCCAAAACCAGGTGGTACATTGCCATCTGCGAATGCTGACATTGTCCAAGAAGAAATTTTATTTTTGATTTATCCAGAACTATTTATTACGCAGCTGACGGTGCCAAATATGGAAATGAATGAAGCTGTTATAGTATCTGGCGTAACACGGACGAATAATTATACAGGATATAAGCAAACGTTCAGATATACTGGAGATTTTTCAAAAGATGACAACGATGTAACGATTATTTTTATTGATGCGACTAGGGGTCATGATAGATCAGATGTGAAACGACTAAGTAAAAAAATGAATACTGATTTGAATAAGGCTTTTTTGGGCTTTTCTGCTAATAACTTGAAATCGATAGCGACGGGTCATTGGGGTTGCGGGGCATTTGGTGGGAATTATCAGTTTATGTCGATCATTCAATTATTAGCTGCAGCGCAGGCAGAAAAATCGATTGATTATACAATGTATGGCGAACCGATCAAAGGATTCCAAGAGTTTTATAACAAGTTGGTTGCAATTAATGCGAATGTTGGCGAGATTTATTCGGGATTAATGTATGCTGTAAACAATAAATATGAAGAGTATTATGACATTATCATAAAGGTGATATTGACATTGCGAAAAAAAAATGATAAATAAATGTTTTTTATGTAAAAATATTTATTTATTGCATCAAATGCAAACTGTGCCATTTGACGTTTATAATTGTATTGTGGGGTACCTTGAACCATTAAGTTCGCATTTTCTTTCACAAACGTGCAAATCTTTTTTTTCAGTTTATCCGAAATATATATTTGGTAAGATAAATAAAAGATTGATGAAAGTATTTGGTGATCAATTATTTGCGCTGAAAAAAATGATGCAAGAAACTGGATGTGTCATTTCAGGATCTTTTATCATTCAATGTTTGATTGATGAATCGTGGGAATACTCTGACATAGATTTTTTTATACACATGCATAATAATAAAAATTATGAATCCTTAGTGACGGATTTTTTGGGTTATCAATGGTTGAATTATAACCCGGATGAAACTTATCATAGTATCAAAAATAACATGATAAAGAAAGTAAAAACATACGAGCATATTACGAATATTTATAGGATTCAATTTGTCAGCGTGGATACAAGTAATATATGTGCATTTGTCAATGAAACGTTTGATTTTGATATATGTAAGAATATTTATTACCATGATGGAAGAGACAATTTGCATGTCAATAATTTCGATAACATTTTGTTGAAGGAAACAAATTTTAGATTTCCCACAATATATGGATTCGAAGCAGCAATTTCAAGACACCATAAGTATACCCGGAGAGGTATCAAGTTTAAAAACAGAATTACGTTAGACCACATAGTTCCTATCAAATTAGATCAAAAACAAACAGAAATGGTAATGCAATATGGATTTACAGATTTTGAATGGGATTCAGTGTACCAACTAAGTGGAGATATTAATGTTATCGAGAAATATAACAAAATATATAGTTCAATTCGCGGTGATTGTAATGGAGATATGTGTGTAATTAATTTTTTAAAGGCTCAGATGAAACATGTTCATTTATGTGTATATTTTATTGTCGAACAATGTGCAATAGAATTTGCGATATTGTACAAAAAATAAAAATTGATAATTGAACAACTAATCATTAATTATTTATTTGTCGTATCAAAATGCAGTCGTTACCATCTGAAATTCATAGTATCATCACAAATTGTCTAAGTCCACATGAATTTTATTGTCTTTCGCTAACATGTCATAAATTTTTTCCTGGATATGGCAAACATATGATCGGTAAAATCAATAAACGTTTGTTTTCTTTATTCGGCGATAAATTGCCTGCTTTAAAAAAGAAAATGCAAGAAACTGGATGTGTCATATCAGGTTCATTTATTCTTCAATGCTTGTTGGACGTAACTTGGAAGGATAGTGACATTGATTTTTATGTTCCGACGAGAGATAATGAAATTACACAGATAAATGAGTATGGTCATTCCAAAACTAAGATGGAAGATTTTATGTATTATGATATGATGTATAATGGAATGAAAGATTGTGAATATGAAGATACGACCAATTTTCCGATAAAATGGATTAGAACGTATGACTCGATGCGATCTGATTCAAATATTCGATTAGATCCGGATATGCAAATAATATGCTTAGACATTAATAAAAATGCTGATTCCATTTATGGATCTATCGTAAACTCGTTTGATTTTGACATATGTAAGAACATATATTATTATGATGGGAAAGATCATATTCGCACGCATGATTTGAATAGTATTTTGTTACACGAAACACAATTCAAGTGTTCTCGGTTAGGAGCCAAGAGTGGTGAATCTCATAGAAACATAGACGCCAATATCCAAAGATACAAAAAGTATGTTGCTAGAGGAATAAAATTTACAAATGATATCAACGTTGGATTATTATCGCAAATAAAATTAAATGAAAAAGAAATTGCAAGTATTGAACAGTTTTTTATAGAAAAAAGACTACCTTATGCAACTGCTTTTGCGAAAGATAAAAACACAGTTTATCAAATTCATGGTGACAGAACGATGAAATTAACAGGCGAAGTATATCATTTTACACAAGAATATTGTATATATGATTTATGTCCTATGATCTTTTTTGGTATTTCTAATTATCACGAGCATATATATTTTCATGGATCAGGACCTGACTATTTCAGAACCGAATATGTTATCTGCTAAAATATTCCAAAAAAATTGATAATTGAATAACTAATCATTAATAATTCAATTACAATGTAAAGATGCAATCGTTGCCATCCGAAATTCATAGTATTATCACAAACAATCTAAACTCATCGGATTTTTATTCTCTATCACTAACACGTCGCAATTTTTTTTTCAAAATGTGGCAAATATATTATCGATTAAATAAATAAACGTTTGTTTGCGCTGTTCGGTGACAAGTTACCTGCTTTAAAAAAACTGAATCTGTCATATCTGGATCATTTGTTCTTCAATGTATGATAGATATATCATTGGAGGATAGTGATATTGATTTTTATGTTCCGATAAGAGATAATGAAATTACTACAATAGATCATAGTGGTCATTCCAAAACTAAAATGGAAGATTTTATTCTTTACCCACAACATTGTATTTATCTTTCAACAGTCCATTGAACGTAATATGCAAATCTCCAGCAAATACGATTCTTTGCTGCAACATTGCGTTTGTCATTCAATGGTCCATTGAATGTGATGTGCAAATCTCCGGCAAATTACAATTCTTTGCTGCAACATTGCGTTTGTCATTCAATAATCCATTGAATGTGATGTGCAAATCTCCGGCAAATTACAATTCTTTGTAAAAACATTGCGTTTGTTATTCGATAATTCATCGAATGTGACATGCAAATCTCTGACAAATTACAATTCCTTGCAGCAACATTGCGTTCGTCATTCAATAATCCATTGAATGTGATGTGCAAATCTCCAGCATACAATTCTTTGCAGTAACATTGCATTTGTCATTCAATAACTCATTGAATGTGACGTGATGATCTCTGGCAAATTAAAATCCTTTGCATTTGTCATTCAACAACTCATTGAATGTGGCGTGCAACTCTCCAGCAAATTACAATTCTTCGCCGTAGCATTACGTTCGTCATTCAATGATCCTTTGAATGTGACACGCAAATCCCCGGCAAATTACAATCCTTCGCAGCAATATTGCATTGCGAAAAAATTGATAAATAAATAGCTTAAATAAATTATTTATTCATCAACTGCAAAAATGCAGTCTCTTCCAATCGAAATATACAATCATATCACATCTAATCTCGACTCATACGGCTTACATAGTCTTTCTCATACATGCAAACAATTTTTTCCTAAATATAGCAAACATATCACGACTAAAATCAACGAACGATTATTATCTATATTTGGTGACAATTTGCCTGCTTTAAAAAAAATGATGCAGAAAACAGGTTGTGTTATATCTGGCTCTTTTATTATTCAATGTTTGCTAAATGAAACTTGGAAAGATAGTGACATCGATTTTTATGTATCAACGCAAGGAAACGAAATTACAAAAACTAATTCTGGCTATAATAAAAGCGCCGTTGATGATTTTATGTATAATGTGATGAGATATGATGGTTCCATAGATGATCAATATGCAGATATCGAAAATAATCCGATAAAATATGTTAGAACTTATAAACATTTAAGAAATATGCGGTTCGATGCGCGTTTAATCAAAATAAATCCAAAAATGCAAATAATTGGTATCGACGTCGCCAAAAATGCTAATTCAATGTTCGATTATATCGTCAAAACGTTCGATTTTAACATTTGCAAAAATATGTATTACTATGATGGCTATGATCATATTCGCTCAAATAATAACTTTGATGAAATCTTTTTAAAAGAAACTACATTTGAAATGCCAAACATAAAACAAATAGATATTCAATCGAATCTTGCTAGATATTGTAAATATAAAAATAGAGGGATTGCATTCAAAAATGTTCCATCATTCGATCATTTATCGCAATTTAAATTGAATAAAAAATGGATAAATTCGCTATCGGTTATTATTGTAGATCCCATCGATTGGGATTCTATTTATTATACACGATGTACCACTAAAGATCTTAAAGAAATAAACGCATCATTTATTTCTTACCAATACAGGTCTTGTTCCATCGAGAATTGTGTCATAACAGAATGTTTCAACATGGATCATAAACATATTACAACTTTTTGTTATGACATCGAGAATTGTGTCATAACAGAATGTTTCGACATGGATCATAAACTTATTACAACTTACAGTGACTTAATTAATCATGAATTTATCATCTTTGACAAAAAAATTGATTAAAAAATGGCCTCAAATGCTAGTTTTCATTATTAATAACAAAGATACTAATAATGGAAGCAATCACTTGTAAACAATGCAAACTCAAAAATAATTTTCTTGTGATCCAAGATAGGGCATGTGGTAATAGTTCTTATCAATATGGAGATAGTACAGTTAAAAATGGATATTTGCCAGAATTCTCATCAATTACTGGAAGTGATGGATGCGAGTTTAAAATATGCGTCGGCTGTGGATGGATTTCTGGTTTGAATTTAGAAATATTAAGAAAACAAATCAAGAAAGAATTTGCAGATGATGACGACGATGAAGAAGAGATTTCAAAAGAAGAAACGTTGAAAAAAACTAAGACAAGTAAAACTACTGGATCCAAAACAACCAAGAAACCGACTAAAGAATCTGGTTCTAAAACAACCAAGAAACCAACCAAGGAATCTGGTTCTAAAACTAAGAAAGCACCAGTAAAAGAATCTGGATCTAAAACAAAGAAAGAGCCAGTCGCTAAACCTAAAAAAGTCCCTGCTAAAGAATCTAATTCCAAGACAGATAAGAGCGCTCCGAGTAAGAAACTATCAAGCAAAGAATCAGGATCAAAAACAAATAAGACTACTCATAAAAAGAATACTATTGCGGCAAACTAATGTGTTGAACGTGGATATTATATTATATATAACAATATATATAATATGAATGACATTACGATTACATATGGTATTAACCAGTATCATGTTATCGATATTACTCAAGCTGTCTTGCAAACTTGTCTGAATGATAATATTTTACTTATCAAACGAGGAACTGATTTTAATGACTTTGGAGGCGATCCTCACTTCGGCCAAACTAAGACTCTCTTTGTTAAATATTGTCAAAATGGTAAAGTATATCATAAATTTTACGGGGAAAGATGCAATTTTGATATCAAAATCGATTTCAATAATTCGGTGAATGATAGTTTGAACGATTTTATAAGATCAAAGATAGCTGTCATATATGTCTATTATGAACGAATAGATGAACAAAAAAATCAAACAAACCTGGCATACTTCATTAAATATGCAATGGATAAAAATTTATGGTATGATTTGGATATTACGTATTTGTTCGTGATTAACGGACATCAATGTGAAGTTGTAATACCATCTTATCACAATGTGCATATTCTCAAGGAAGATAATTGTAGTGATTGGGAAGGATGGGCAAACGGAATCAAATATTTTGAGAAGACATTTCAGTGCCCGATATGGCAATCATTTGATTATCTATGCACTATCAATGCAGGTACAATCGGCCCTATCATGGAATCAAATACTAATGATCATTGGTTATTCCCGTTCTACAAAAAAATTAAAATTAATAATGCAGTCATATGTAGTCCATGTATTTCTTTTTTTTCACCATATCATCAAACAGGACCAGGACAGCGAGTTGTTCCCATCTTTACGTTAATCAAAATTGATGAAAAAATTATCAAACATTTGATGCACGACAAAGTTAAAAATATTAATAATGAATCGTTGTATCGTGGCGAAGAATATTACAATACTGTGTTTGGGCCAAAAAAGAATAAAGAAGATGCTATTCTAACAGGTGAATATGGTTTGTCCAAAATATTGATAGATAACGGTTATAGAGTGACAAGTTTATTGTATGATGACAATATTGATGTCAATGATCGATCGAATTGGGGCATAAATAATTTTACTGAACCAGATAGATTTAGATCGTTCAATGGCGTTTTTTTGCCCTTATCAACAATATTTATCAAAAATGTATGGAGAATGTCAGGGGACGTGATATCATACGCATCGCTACCCGTACTATATCATGAATGCGTAGATTTTGTACACAGAAAGTTAGGAATGGTAGATATTTTTAGAGATGTTAACGTGGATTACAGGTATGATTTGTTACCCCTTGAAAAATATGTTGCATATGGAACTGGAGAAAAATATTACCAAGACTTTCTATGCGCGGAAGAATTAATTTTGCACGTTAAATCTGGCAAAGATTGTCGATCATGTGCCATCTATGCACATTACGACCAAGACAATTTGATAAAAGATTATGTCATTCAAGCAATAAATACACTCATATATTTAGGGTATGAAGTATTATTTTTTACAGCATCCGATACATTAAAAAATGTTAGTATTTTACCGTGCAAGACTTTTTTTGTTAAAAATGAAGGACATGGTACAGATATGAAGATATGGCTACGAGCATGTCAGCATATTATGTTTAGTGATGCAAAATATGAATGGATTATGTTTTTGAATGACAGTTTGCTATTACCTATAAATGGGATCAATAATTTTAAAAATACGATTGATGAAATGCGACAAAAATCTGATTTTTGGGGCCATTGGGATTCTCCTGAATGTGTACCGCATATCATTTGTGCGGTTGTCGAATTTAAATTTAAGATGATAAAGGACGTTGTAATGTTTTTTCAAGAAGCGATCGAAAAATGTACTTCCAAAGGGGATTACATTCAAATTTTAGAAGTTAATTTTTCCAACAATCTAGTTTCAAAAGGTTATGTTGGTAATGTTGTAATTGATGAAAAAACATTATCTGGTAAGGAGGGATTAACTTGTCCAATATTTAATCCGTATATCATCCGACAATGGATCAATAATCCACGATCTTTTGCGATTAAGTGGAAGTATTGTATAAGATATTTAGAGAGTCAATGCGTATCACCAGAATTTAGATATTTAGCTCGCTTTTTGCACTTCGGACCATACGGATTAAAATTAGATATCGAAGAATGTGGAATGTTTCCATCATCATTTACTTTTGTTCCAAAATAATTACCTTTCATTAAAAGTGATTATTTTTTAATAAACGCAATCATAAAATCGTCAGATTTATGTGTGTTACGCGTGTCAAAATATTTTATTTCATATTTGTCCAAAACATATTTGCGATAATCATCTGCAAAACATGTTAAATCTAAGAAATGCTGGATATTATTGGCTTGGATATCTTCGATGACATATATTCCTTTGTCAGATAGAAATTTCTCTAAAACCATAAACGAAAAAACTTGATGATACAATATATGACTACCATCATCGACAACCACATCAATTGCACCGATATTTTTAACAACATCTAACAAATTCGCTTCATTGCCTTGATCAGCTACAAATGTGGTAATTCTATCCTCACCTTGTATTTGCCCTTTGACGTCATATATATCTATTCCGTAAACATTTGCATTAGGAAAATAATCTCGCCAACAGCGTAAGCTATTTCCTGTTCTGTATCCTTGTACCGAAACATGATGCATCTGATTATTTTCTACAGATCCAATACCTATTTCTAAAACAGATTTCACATCTGATCTGATATTATCAAAAAGTGATGCGTATCCGACAACGTAATTATGATAACCGTTTTTGTCCAAAAAGTAATTTTTGGAAATTTGATCTAGAGAATCCATAATATTATAACAAACAATATTTATTATAATAAATCAACTAATTACTATCGATGGGAAATACGCCTCTATGATGACAACTTTTTTATCATTTTTATACTTGTTAATCTTTTCTTTAATCTCCGCCGAAAAATTCCAAGCTAGTATCACTATCACAAACTTATCATATTTATCATTCACAAAATGATCGATGTTAACGATAGGAATGTTCATTTTTGGTGAGTATAGCCCTATTTTGAGGGGGTTTTCATCTATAATATAATCCAATTCAATGTTTCCGTAACATAATACAGTTTGTCCTTTTGCTGCGGCGCCGAAACCGATTTGTTTGTAATTTTGTTTCTTATGTTTCAAAAGTTCTAATTTTAAGTTAGCGATGATGTCTTGTGTTTTGACATTGAATTCGGCATAAGTTAAATCATCATATATTTTTTTATCTGTCTCTTCTTTGATATGTTCGTCGACATTGCATACGATATCGTTTTTGACTTTGCCAATTTCAAATATATAACTTCTACCATGGATAGCCGCTTCCATAATTCTATTTAATACTAAACCATTCCGTTCAACGAGGGTTTTCATCGATTTGGCGTTGTAGAAAGATATATGTTCGTGATATGTTGTGTCAAACTCGGTATTAACTATCATATTTTTTTGTGATGTTTGAATAAATAAGGAGGTATTGTCGTTCATTATTAATTTACAATTTTGCAAAAAAATGTCGACGTCACAAGTATGAGCAAAGACATTTTGGGCCGTTATAACATCCATAATAGGTAAGGATTTAGCGACGGTTTCGTTCCAGAAATCGCACGTGATATTGTGTCCTTTAGATTTTGCAATCTCGAATAAATTAGTCGCCGGATCAACTCCGTACGTTTGCCAACCTAGTTTTTTGAAATAGTCAAGTTGTGTTCCATCGTTTGACGCAATATCTAAAACTTTACCGGCAATTCCCTTGTAATTATGTATAAACTGAGCATTATCTTTAAAAAATAGCATTCCGGTTTGTGATGTTCCGCTAACGTATTTATAGGTTTTGAATAATAATTCAGGATTTACAGCATGCGAAAGTTGACAGTGAAAACAATTGGGGCAATACATTAGACGTAATGGATATTTATCACATACTGCATTTTTTTGACAGTAATTATTAGCCAACGGTTGATCCCCCAGATCAAGAAATAACACGTTTTGTTGAAGACAACATAAACAATGTGGTAGTAATTTACAGTCAGACATTTTATGCATAATATACAAACTATATTTAAAATAAAAAATTGATTTTAATTTTCATTGATGGTTACATCACTTATTAGTCAAATATCTAACAAAATGGAACTAGATAACATTAAATGTGAAATTTGTAATAAATTTCGAGAAACTAATGGTTTCAGAAAAATCGTAGTCGCTGATGTGAACCAAATAGATTGTCACATCACAGCCTATTTGCAACAGCACAAGTTTAATTCAGAATATCTTTGGTGGATTGTGCACCATGTCAAGCACACAAATAGACATTATGATTTAATGGTCAAAAAAGCAAACGGGATGAAATCGGAAATTTCTCCATTAGACCAGCTTACAAGACCAGTCATCAATTCGTTTATTTACAATCTTGCTCTTGTTGGATTGCGATTAGACATTGTTGATGAATTGAACAAATAAAAATTGATAAAAAAACATTCATGATTGATGTATATATTAAATATATATCATCTCATGCAAAAGGACAATAACGAAGAAGAGAAAAAAACAACTATCAACATTGGGCCTGATTATGGTCAAATGGCTAAACAGCAAACAAATACCGCAATCATCAGTTGTGTTATTCAATGGCTTTTTGCAAAGGATACTGTATTTAGCGTTCCTGAACTTGCCAAAATGTCAGGGTTTGTAATCGTTCTTATCACTGTTAAAACGATCGTCGAAAATTCTGCGGAGTATCTTAATAAATTACAAATTATTGATTCTACATATACACGATATTTATACCAGCGAATTAGATACAGATATAGTGGTATTGAAATTTATCAAAATAAAGATAAATGGTATTTTGATAGCAAAGACAAAACTATTCCAATATCAATGGATTTATTATCCGTATCCATGAGACGCAAGGGAATCATGACGAACATGCCAGGATCGTATTATTATAGCTGTTTTTTGTACACAATCAACGTCAACGTCAACCAGTATATGATCAGTTTTAGATATCCTGATTTGGATCAGCTAAATAAATATGTAATGGAAGAGATCATTTATCCATGCCGAGAGATAGTTATGTCAGGAAAGACACATATTTATAAATTGACATGCCAAACTAGTGTGTTAAAAATAGAACCAATGGAACCTTCGAATGCGTTCGCGACGGCGAATTATAGGGATTTGGAAGAAACGATCAAAAATTATTTTTTAATGGATAGTCTATTGAGATCTAACAACATACCATTGGGGATAATTTTTAGTGGATTGCCCGGAACTGGTAAAACATCTTTTGGATCATACATATCAAGTTCCGGCATATTTGATAAAGTAATATTATGTAACATGGTTCCTGTTACGACCAATAATTTTAAAGATTTTCTCGTTAATATGGAGCGTCAAATAGCACAAGCGTCTAAAAATGAAACACTTGAAGCAAAAAAAGTGTTAATTATTTTGGACGAAATTGATAAATGGGTTGAGTCTAGAATTAATACCAAAATTGATTCTATGCGGGAGGATGCCAGGTCGAAAACAGAAGCAAAAGAAGGAGCAAATGTAGGATTCGCAAAATTGACAGAAAAGGAAGAGGAAGAACGAAAGATTCAACTTAGAAATGATTTTTTTGAACAACTGTACTCACTCATCAATGGTCATATATTATCGGATACCAGAAAATATGTAGTCATACTCAATATGAATGGATATGATAGATTGTTTCAAAATCTTGATCCTAAATTTGATGCCCTCCTAGACAGATTTCAAAAATATGAATTTAATTTGATCGGTAAAAAAGAGATCGTGGAATATCTAGAAAATTTTATTAAGGAAGCTAAGAAAAATCTGAACAACCAATTATTGTTCCCATTAATCGAAAACAACTCACTGTTTCAATCTTTAGATACCTCTTCATACATGTATGATCAAATACCTAACGACATTCAAATATCATATCGCTCGCTTTATAAAATATTGATCTCTAAAAATAGGAACATCGCGGACATCATAGCGAGGTTAAGTTCATAAATCAACTTTTTTCAAATTGATTTACGAATAAAAAAAATTGATAATTTAATCATCTGGCAGGTTAATTTATCAAAATATTACCAAAATGGAATACTTTCTTAAATTGGTCGAAGATCACATAAAGGATTTTTATCGTCAGTTGAAGGTTGGTTTTTATCCTCATTTCAAAAACTGGGAAGAAACATATTTGATATGGTATTTGGTTCGCGATGGCATCCACCCTGAATGGGATGTTGAAACGTCAAGTCCCGATTTTGATCTTTGCGTTGCTATTTATTACGAAGCGCAACATAATAATTCACCTGATGAAAAGCTATGGCCGGTCATCGATAAATATTATATCTCTGGTATCAAAAAAGAAAGTCACGAGGCGGTCACATATTATTTATCGTGGAATCATGAAGCATACATGTTGACACAAAATAGATTCTTCAAGGAAAAAGAAATATCATTTTTGTGGCAAGCAATTATCGTCGAACATAAATATCTTATTGAACTTTTCAAAAAAAAGTTTGTAAAATTATTTCACGATTGTTGTAATGGAAATATCGACAATTTGATTGTCTTTAAAAACGTTTTCGGTCATGATTTTCCATTAATTGGACGATCAATTCTAAATGACGCAACGATTGATCAAACTCTTTGGAAATATATTAGCGAAGGACATCATTATTATATTCCTTCATATATCAACACATGCAATATCGAATCATTCATCAAATTGATCGATATCGACATAGAACATCTCAAATTGTATAAGCGAGAAATATCTAGCGGAAGGGGGTTATTTTTGAAAAAAATAGTAGAGAGTGGATTATATGACAAAGATTATGAACAATTTAAATATCAGCGGGATGGTATTGAAAACTTGAATGATAAAGTGCGATCTGGTAGAATAGGTCGGGAATATTGGCGTAATAAACATCGTAGCAGTAATTATTGGTATGATAGAGATATGGATCCTGACTTTGATGAGTGGCACGAACAAATTTATGGTCAGGATAGACCTGGAACACCGACAAAATATCCAAGAGGGAGACTTAATGTCAAGGAGGATTATGTTCCTGCAAATTACAACGGTGAAAAAGTTTTTCAAAAACCAAGATCCACTCATTTGGATAACAATCCAACACAACAAGATATCGTTAATTTTGCAAACGATTATTTGAAAAAAAATTGAATTATTTAATTTTACAAGGTTCATAGCTTATGAATTTATTAAAATGGAGAACATGATATCTGATCACGTCACTGGACTTAATAATAAATATGGGTTGCCGACTGACGCATTTGACAAAATTTGTCAGATAACTTTTGATAATAATAGTAACGTTGATGTTTACGAGAAAAACGGCTGTATTGTTGTTGTGGGGCCAACTTATGGAGTAAGTAGTTTTTTACCGATCGAGACATTACGACATTTACTTTGGGAAGATGTATCTACGAATACATCAATCATCCTTAAACAATTTACGATTAATACCAGTAGCGAAATAAGTAGCGCAGTCGCTGGATATTTTGTCAATAAATTTGGCAGGATAAGTATTGTGGACTGCATGGTTGTTGGTCAAGTTGTTGATTCAGAGCGATTTGTGTGGCTTGGTCACGGTTGTGCATTTACTGGTAACATATATTAAAAAATTTTAATCAATATGTGAACTCGAGAACACGGCGAATAGTTAATTCTCTGTTTAAATTTGATGGATCGTTCATTACCGAATGAATGATGTTGACAATTCCTGAGTTGATATATTTGACCCAATGATTCGGATCTCCCGACATCTCACTAAAGAAAATGCCGCAAAATATAGGAATAAAAATAGTTTGTCTGTCTGTCTCAGACAGAAGATGTCCCCAAAAACTCATGTTGGTACCGCCTCGCGATGTAGGTTGATTCCATAAAAATTGCATAAATCCATGATTAATATATGCTGGTGTATTATAATTTTCGTTTAAATTCCCTGTACCAGACAATTTTTGTTTGATTTGCCAAGCTGGTATCATATCTTCAACTGCTTTTTTGGTTTGCGAAACGGTTGCAGATTTAGATGTTTCTTTACAGTCCGGGTGGCAATTTGAATAGTATCTTCCTGGCCTATTTCGCATCGGTGGACATCGTTTTCCGCAATTTGGTGTCATACAAATCGGGTTAGGATGTTGATTAGGACAATCAACGATTTGACATCTATCTCCATTGCAATTCATTGTATTAATTGTATTAATCGTTTTGAATATGAAGGAAGTACCAATGAATCAAGTTTTCAATTTTTTTTGTAAAAATTGAAAACCTAAATTATACGCAAATGATATATCATAATATTAGCACAATATGGACCAAATAGACATCAATATATGCATCTTTGCGTTTTTGTCATATACATGCCGGCGTAATCTTACTATGATAAATAGGCAAAATAACAAGCTAAAGACGTTGCTACCAAATATTTGTGATGAAAAAAAATTTATTGAATCGTTCAAAATAAAACGAAAAGATATGATGAAAGTGTCTTATGTATATTTTTTAGAAATAATGTTTGATGGTTATGTTTCTCTAGTAACAACCAATGTTCGTAAAACTATTTTTTTGTTAACAAGAAACGACATATGTTGCGTGTTATATGGATTAGCAAAATTCGATAAATTGGATATGATTAAACATATTTTATCAATTACAGGGAAACGAATTTGGCATGAGAAATCAATTATGAATGGAGCTGCGAGTGGTGGTTCGTTGGATATATTACAATGGGGTTTAGATAGATTTTTTAAATGTGATCCAGATATTTGTATACTATCAATGTTGGCAAACCATACCGACGCGATAATTATGTTAGTAAAAAATGGTTGCAGATTAGATAAATCGGTGTTAGAGATGGCCAAACAAGTTAATAATTTATTCATGGTGCAATGGTTGAAAAATAATCAAGATCTCTTTTTTTCGGACTTAATAGATCTGCGATAAAAAATTGAATAATTGAATCATAGCATCTATATTTCAATTATTGATACAGTAAATATGATGGAATGGATAATCATTGATATGCACATGTATATTAGTCACTTTTTGAGTGATTTCAGCAAAATAAGCTTATCATCCTGTTCTAAAAAAATGGATCAATTGAAGTATCTTTATAAATATGTTGATAGAATTGATATCGAAAAAATATGTGCATTACCATTTTATGATAATTTTACAAAAATTCGAACTAATGAGAAGTTTGAAAAAATGTTAGGATCAAAGTTATTTTGTGGGAATAACGTATCAATCGAGCTTCCTAAAAGTGTGACTAATTTAAAATGCGATCGGATCGATATTTTGTTAGAAAATAATATTATGCCTAAATCAATTACGCATTTAAAAGTGAAAAATATGTTTAACATAGAAAATATGCCTCTGCAGATAACTTATCTATCCTTTGGATCTCTATCTACCTGCGCGATTGAAGGAATTATACCACAGTCTGTTACGCATTTAGGATTAAGTTATCATTATTCTGGTTCTATCAAAAATTGCATCCCTCCATCTGTTACTTGTTTAAAATTAGGAAGATGGCATCGTCAATATATTTCTGAAATTCCTTCATCAGTGACGCACGTTATTTATTATTTCCATTCAGACCTTACAGGATTACCTGCGTCAGTTACGACACTTACTCAAAAAAGAGGAGATATCGCACCAATTATACCTCCAACTGTTCAGACTTTTTATCATTGTCCCAAAAAACATGCAGGTAAAAACTTTATATTTTCATAAAAAATGAAAATCAAAATATCATAACATTCCATAGATTATCATAATAATTATGACTCTCCATGGATCCAATCGTTGATTTCTTACTACAGCAAAATCATCGTTGCATTTGCATCGTCAAAATAAACAATGATGTAATCAAATGGTGCGGTCAAACTATCTGTCCAGATGGAATTTTATATGACAAATTGTTACAAAAAGAAAATAGACGGCAAACGTTCAAACAAATATTAATAGATTCTAATCATAGCTGTATTTATGAACAAGAAACATTCCCTGTCAAGATAGTATGGTGCAAAGAAGAACCATGCAGAGGCATCGTTCAAAAAAGTGTTGAGGAGCAGACGTGGCACAAATTATATCCTTCATAATTATTAATAATAGTCTATCATTAATAATTGATAGGTGTCTGTTCATCTATATCGTTCGTTGTTCCATCTAGAATGCATATATTGACGAACATATTATTTTTTGCTAATTCCTCGTCACCGCACAAGTAGCGGATTAATATGTATACATTGGCGATAGCTATTATGAACAATAATGACGATATAGTACCCAATACACCTAAACCACAACAAAAACTCATATTATCGTAATAGCATGCCATTTTTTTCTCGGGCGGACAATCGGGCAAATCATTCGGACAACCGGTAGTTTTATCACTATTCGGATGTTTTGAGATAACTAATGCAAATGTTGCAAAGACGCTGCAAGCATATAATGCAGCGAGGCCTATTATGACAATTGCGATGTGCATGATCTTAGTGCATATTTGCATATTTTTTTCGTCTATCGTCGATTGGGTCACCATTTTTACTAATGATATTCATCAAAGTAGCTCCGTGAGATTTCAATAATCATTTTTTTATTTGCACTTCGAAAAAATTGAAAATAAAAGTGTCAGATCATAATTTTAATCATAACAAGGTCAACCAACATGGATCCAGAGGTTGTTTATGAATATAACAAAAATGAGTCACCGTTTTTTGCCATTCCAGGAGAAACAACACAATTACATTTCGGAAATAATTTTAATCAAAAATTAAAAATCAGACTTCCTACTAATTTGACAGAGATTCGTTTTGGCAATTCGTTTAACCAACCTCTCAATGGTTCTATCCAAAAAAACGTTAAGCGCATATATTTTGGTAATAATTTTAATCAACCAATTGATCCAGAGGACATAAAAAATGTTACGGAAATTTATTTCGGCAGAGATTATAATCATCCCATTATCTTTAAAGATGGTATCAAAATAATCAGATTTGGATTTAATTTCAATCAATCCATTAAAGGATCATTTCCTAATACTCTTTCAAAATTAGAATTTGGCGATATGTTCAATCATCCAATATCAGGTTTGTTGCCGGATAGTCTCAACGAACTAAAATTTGGTAAAAGCTTTAACCAGCCAGCTACGAAATTGCCCGTAAATCTAAGCGAATTACGTTTCGGAAATGATTACAATCAAGCAGATACAAATTTGTCAGAAGATCTCGAAGTACTCCATTTTGGCAATAATTTCAACAAAAAATTGGATTATATACCATTAAAAGTTTGGTACTTGATAATCGGTAAAAGTTATGAATATTCACTGGCTAATAAATTACCACCAAAGTTATCCCACTTAAATCTTTATTGCAAATATGACCAAAATTTAATAGACACTTTTCCTAAATTTCTTTCGCATCTAGATTTGTCGTACAAAACAAACGTCGTGACTCTTCCTAATCATCTAAAACGCATCACTTATTCGCCACCATCGATTCCTGTCATGGGTTTGCCATTAGATCCTGATTATGTATATGCAAAATTTCCTCCTTTGTTTGGCGCCGAAATCAAATTTAAAGGACCAGGCAATTTGGCGTCAAACGTCAACATCGAAAATTATGATGACCATATCAAAATTCCAAATGGATCCATCGTGACGATTGATGATGTTTCAGTTATTGTATCAAGTACAAAAGATGGTTTGGATCTTACGCCAAAAGAGGCCATCGATAATAAGATTGTGTTACCGATCAAAACCATTATATACCGAAGTTATGAATTAGGGATCGAATTAATATCGCCACATGAAGCAACATTAAATGATCCAACCGAAGTCATACTACGCGAGGATACTTGGATTCGCAAATGTAAATCTTCAAATATTATGAAAGTTAGTGAATGTGTTGCCAAAATTAATTTTTCTAAATAATATGACATATTATTTAGAAACAAATCTAATCATCCAAATTTCTCAATTGTATCATAACGTCATCTGCTGGTGATTCTTGATCTTTGATGATGGAATAATCGATGTCTGTGACCTTTTCACATAATATTAATACCATGCCGATGATCACAAATAATAAAGCAGCCACAAACATGCTAAACGGGATTCCAATTACAAAACAAAGGCCCATATTATCATAATGACATAACAAACGTACATTTGAACTACATTCTGTTTCATTTCCAGGACAGCCTGTATTTCTATTGTTATCTGGATGAGCGGCTACTGAAAAACCAAACAATAGATATACCGAACAAACATATAATATTCCGCAACATACTACCATTATTATTGCCATTATAACATCGCGCATGATTAACTTACGCTGTCCAATATCTACCATTTTGAAAATTGATTTATAAAACAGATAAGTTTAGATATTTTATAATCAATTTTTATTGTAGATGGTCTTCTAACAAAATCATATTGTCATCCGATTCTGTTTCCTTTTCATCAACAGAACATATATTTATTAACAAATCATATACGCTTATGACTATCACGGAAACCATCGCAAATAATAAACCGATGAGCATAATTATGGAAAGTGATAATACAACCAATATTATGCCAACGAGATAACAAGGATACATATTATCGTAAGAACATAGTAACCTTACATTCAAATCACATGTTTGTTCATTGCCAGGACATCCCGAGTACCTATTATTATTTGGAAAAATTGAGATTGAAATTCCAAAAAGTATATATGCAATACATACGCAATATACAGGTACAGTGATGCAGAAAATGATAAATCCTTTGATATTATTGTGAAGGGAAAATTTTGCCATTTTAGTTTCAACGAATAGATAAGATATTATATGTATTTTAAAATCAATTTTTTTAATGATATGTTATTATTAAAAAAATCAAAGCAACGATATCTGGCAAGATAACCATTCTCTAATTGTAAAATCGCAATCCCCTGCGTTACTATTTATTAATTGAATAAAATAATCTTTTTCTTGTCCTCTTGACATCAACAAAATACGATATAACCATTTTACAATTTCGAAATGATTATTTCTACAACTTGTCCGGAATCCTGGTACACAATCATATTTGGCAATTCTTTCGGGTCGATGTTCGAATAAATCTATGCATAAATCAGGATATCCAAACCGACATGCTTGGATAAAATATGTTGAAATAAAATATATATCGGAAGTTCGCAATCTTTGGATTTCCTTTTCTATATGTTTCCAATTGATAAATTTGGAGTCCTTTTTGATAAGGTCTAGAAAATATTGATTTACCATAACTAACTCGACTATATCACGAATGTTCGAAAAATGGATTATCAACTCCACTACATCACGAACATTCCAAAAATTAATTACTGTCTTGATCATCTATATGTGTTCGTCTAATGAACAACCTTGCAGGTAGAAATTTTTTAATCATTTTTTTAGGTCAGCGAATAAAAAATTGATTAAAAAACACTCTAGTGTATATACATTAATACTAAATATCAAAAATGTCCAAGCCTAAAGCAAAAACTGTAAAGAAGAACGCAACTAAAATTAGTGAACCTGTTACGACAAAAAAGAACGCGACAAAAGTTAAAAAAGATGAATCAAGCGAAGATTTTGAATACGAACCATCTAGTTCAGAATATTCTGAAAGTGTCAGCGAAGATTTAGATTCCTCAGATCATTCAGATGAAGACGAAGCAGATTTCGGCGAGGAATATGATATATATATTAAGAAAAATATCAAAACCCTTACTAAAAATCATCCTGGTGTTGAAGTCACGCAATTGTTGAAAATCATTGCACACGATTTTATTGCATCAAAAAATAAAAACAAGAAAAAGAAAGAAGTACCTAAGAAATCATATTGGCTGGTATATACTGACGAAAACGGCGATCGAGAGGATTGCAACGTTTTTTATTCTTATCTTGTCAAGGCACGTACAGAGCATGAGGCTCTCGTAATTTGCGCGGTGGATAGTGATTGTGATATCAAAGGTTTGGGAGCGAGACCAATGGACGTGCTCACGATTGATACGATGAACAAGCATTTCCTCAGAAAATAAATAAAAAAAATTGACATTTTATATTCTCATATAAAGCCTTAATCTTAAGCATTAATCATCAAAATGGGAGCTTTATTCGATCAAGATGTCAGAGAAAAAGAGACTTTTGTCGATATGAGTGACTATTCTAAATTCCAAATTATGGAATATATCAAAGCGCATCGAACTAAAAATATCAATTTTCCAGAAAATTTTAGGAACGTCATGAAAATGATAGAACTAAATAACACCAAATTGTTACCAATGGCCATGGAATTATACTATAAACTGTTCGAAATATTTGGTGAATATCATAATACGGGACCTAAAAAGAACACATTTTATAAAAAGATATATTTTATCAAGCCCAATTTTAGTGCCACACAAGTAAACGAAAAGTATAAGATAGATATGGAAATGTTTAAGATTAAGCAACTTACACCATTTAATGATCAACTTTTACAAATTAAGAGGCCAGATCTTGCGATGATAACCGCAGATATCCGATTAGATGAGTATGATGAATCGTTCAATGATGTTTTGGCAAAGAAAGATATGATGGGAATTAGTAAGCGGATTTTGCGAGATATACCTGAATATCTAAAAATGCGGTTTATCAATGTCTACAATAGAATATTACATAATCCAGAATTAATTAAAGGATCATGTTTGTCAAAAGGATCATATGTTTATAAAGTAGCCAAAAAGGGGGCAACTGATAATATAAACTCGTTCAGACCAATTTCATCATTACCCAATGTTGTCAATCAATTTCATCGTATTTTGAATATTCGATTAAGTAATTACATGTTGGCTAACAAATATCTTGATGTTAACATTCAAAAAGGTGGTGTTTCAGGACAAGCGGTGCCAATTGTATCACAATATTTTAAACTTAAAAATGTGATCAAACATGCAAACAAAAATGGGAAACCATGTGTTGTCGTATTTATAGACATAACCAATGCATTTGGTAGTATTAACAAATCGGTACTTTACAAAATATTAGGAATGTACAATGTCGACGAACGTTTGATTAGATATTTATCGGTGTTTTATGATAATTTGGAGTATTATGTTGAAATTAATTCAGTAGGGCAGTTATATAAGTGGGGCGATGGATTGATTCAAGGTTGTTCTTTATCTCCTTTATTGTTCGTGATTGCGTTGAATTATATACTCAAAACAATTGATGAAAAATATAAAGGTGTATGTGGATATGACTTTACGGATAAAATCAAAATTTTGTTGACAGCTTTTATGGATGACATTGCGATTGTATGTAATAACGTCGCATCGGCGCAATTGATATTTGATGATTTATGCGGTCTTTTTGACATGTTGGGATTACAAATTAATAAAGAAAAATGCGGTATTATGACGATCAATGAGCCGACTGTGCCAATTAAAAGTTTGGCAACGATTCAAAAAGTGGATAAATACAAATATTTGGGCGAATATTTGACGAGCAACGGAGATTCTTCTGAAGCATATGCGATGTTATTGACTATAACAATGGCCAGACTTATTCGATTGAACAATAATCCAAAGCTAGACAATGCTAATAAAATTAAAATGTTCGAAACATTAATTTTGCCGCAAGTGCAGAAGAAATTAATGATAATGTATGATATTGGTACATCTAAACGAATTAAAATAGCATCTGTTATCAAAACATATGTGACAAAATGGGGGAATGTACCGTCTATGAACTTGTTTGGTGATCTCATCGGTTTAATGTCAACATCCAATGATGAAGTTATCCAAGGGATAATATCTGAAAATATTTGTAGAGATGATACGTTGGAACATGACATCGCAATATCCGATTACATTTTCAAAAACCCGTGTGCTGGATTTGGATACGGTAAAGTAGATGATGAATTTGAAGTAGATGCAGAGATAGATGCCCTTGAATTGATAGCTGACAACTAAGAATTTTTACCAAAACATTGATAATATTTTGATAAAAAAAAATTGACTTTTAAAGTGCCAGACAAGATAACTATCAATAATAGTATCAAAAAACAAAGGACATACACATTTAAGATCATCTAAGATTTGTTTTTGCATATATCAAGGAATTAAGATCATTTTGTGCAGCTACAACAATGATAATTCCTGCATATTCTAAGAAATTTATGACTGTTTGTATCAACAACCTGTTCAATTAATTTCTGCATATCATAAAAATGATAGACAACCATTTGTTAACGAACGTTATTGACATTCATTTTTGCATATTAATATTTGATAAACAAATTTATGAATTTATTTCTTCGGCGATAATATCTACATAGTTTGTTGCATATAACTAAGGAATTAAGATAATTTGGTACACCTGTAACAATGATAATTCCTGCATATTCTAAGAAATTTATGACTGTTTGTATCAGGCATAATGTTCAATTAATTTCTGCATATCATAAAAATGATAGACAAACATTTATTAACGTATGTCATTAACATTCATTTTTGCATATTAATATTTGATAAACAAATTTATGAGTTTATTTCTTCATCGATAATATTTACATAGTTTGTTGCATATAACTAAAAAAGAAATTTACGATTTTTATGTTTTGCACTTGAACATTGTTAATAATTTCTGTAAATAACGATAAAAAAGAAATCTATGATTGTATGTTTATGACCATGTACACATGATTTCTGTATACAACTGAATAAAAAAAAATTTACGATTGCAATTATGATATTCGAATTGATTGCAAATAATTTCTGCGATAAAAAAGAAATCTATGATTGTATGTTTGCTGCATTATGTACACATGATTTCTGCATACAGCTGAATAAAAAGAAATTTACGATTGCAAATAATTTCTGTATATAACTAAGAAATCTTACGACATATAACATTGGAACATGTTGTATTATTGATTTCTGCTTAATAAAAAAAATTTATGATGTGCTATTTCCGCCAGAATTCAGTTTAAATTTTTGATGATAAACTAAGGATTAGACGATTGACACTAGTGGTCCATGTGAATTATTAATCCTGCATATAATAAGAAAATCATACGATGATCATTTGTGGATCAACTGATGAGAAAGATTTTCGCATAATTTAAAAAATCAAAGATATTGGATTTATGTCCCGTATGTTATCGATTTTTGCTATATAATTAAGAAACTTTGATAGTAATAATAATTGCCATTTAATCCAGTTTCTGCAATTTTTTTAATATCATTATGATGTTAAAAAAATTGATTTTGTTATTCGTAGGATACTCATTATCATATTATTATTATTATCTTATGCAACGGATTACTAAAGTGTTAACTCTTGAAGAATTGAATGACAAAGTTTTAATCAAAGCTTACATTGAAGATTCATTTAAGGCAAGAAGGACACAAAAAGATAAAAAATTATACAAAAATATTAATTTGATATTCGGTAAATATCCGGAAATCATAAAGCAAATAATTAGCAATATCCAAACATTAGGATATTACAAAGATTATTTTCACATACTCAAACATTCACAAAATGCCAGATTAGATACATACTTATACAACATAATTACGAAAAAGCTACGTGATGATCTTAAAAATTTAGAACTAGGTAAAGATATTTCAACGTTAGGAAAATATTTGCCCAGAGAAGGATTTGGTGCAGATAAAAAGCGTAATTTTATTGATACCTTCAATGAATTATTTTTTTTTAAAAATGAAGATCAATTTGTGACCAAATGGTTATGTCGTAAAGTACCATTTGGAAAAATCAACGATAAATTTTCAGCCAGACGGTTATATCGCAAAATGAAAACTGAATTAAATGAGAAGATAGGTACGATCGAATCAAGATTATGCACAAAGACCCTTGATAAAATTGAATATGAAAAAGTCGCACCACGTGCATTAAAAAAATATACACCAAAATTATTGGCAAGTGAAATAACAAAGGTGAACTTTGAGGCATTTATCTTGGGTAAACTTTTGAGCATGACTTTAGATGAATTGATGAAAGAGATAATAAGGGGCAATCGTGGCCCGGAAATGATCGAAAACGTATGGTCTAAAAATAACTTTTGCAAAACATATTCTTTGGACAAAATAATTTCTGATTCGGTTTGTATAATCGATTTATCCAAGGATATATATGAAACGAACAGCGCTTACTTTGCAGTTGGTATTGCTTTGTTGGTCGACCAACATTCGAAAGTCGAAAAAAATGTGATTATTGGAAGCGAGACAATAGAGTTACAAGGAAGCATAGTTGAGAAGACAGCGCACATTTTGAGACATGTTGGACCGTGTAATATCGATATCCAATCCGTAAGTAACCGCGCGTCAAATGTTATTGTTGTCACGCCGAAGCAAATAAATGCACAGGATTTCGCGAACATTACGCACATCAAGACGCTTGAACATGGATTTCATATATTCCCACCCAATGCAGCACCCATAACAAGACACGTTGTCCATGTAAACAAAGAGATCGTCAAGAGAAACATTAAATTTCTTACTAATAATTCTCATGAACTGTTAGATAAACGATCGCCGATTATTTTTATTTTTTGTGTTGTCATGTTGCTATCAATTTTGCATTTGATTAATCGTTTTAATATTGTTTTATAAAATAATATTAAAAATCGACCGTGATGTTCGTCGAGTAAAGTTTATGTTGATGATAATTGATGAGATGATTTATGATATAAAAATAAAGCTACTATTATAATTAGTGGCCAGTATAATGACGGATACAACAAATGAAGATGTTGAAGAACAAATTTTTGATGCGATCAAAAAAAGATCAGTGAAGGAAAACGGTTGTTCGATTTGGAAAGGGCCGAGTAATGGCGATTCATGTTTTATCAGACACAATTGTTATGGCGTTCGAAAAAGGACTTACATTACAAAATTTATTTGGGAGCGTCATCATCCAGATCAATTATGTAATAATCTGAATCAAATTGTGCACACTTGCAATAATCCCAAATGCTTTAAAATAGAACATCTTAAAATGATAGAATTGATGTCAAATGAGGGAAATTGGCAAGGATCGTCTAAAAAAAGGAAAAATGATGACAGCAAAATGGAAGAAACAAGTGAATTTTTATCAAAAGAAAAAGTTTGGCAAAGATTAATTAAAAAAGGCAAATTTGATGACACCAAAATATATAACAACAAAAAATGTTTTATTTGGACGGGAAATCAACACTCTGGATACGGTTGTATCGGAATTAATCATAAAACATACCCGGTTCATCGTCTCTCTTTTTGGATAGCAAACGATCAATATGATAAAATACATGATATCCCTCGTCACGACGGAACTTTTGATCTTCATATAAGACATCTTTGTTCAAATTCTTTATGTTTTGAACCGTGTCATTTATCGTTAGGGACAGCTAGCCAAAATAATTACGAAGATAAAATAATTGCGGGTACTTTGAGGCGAGGCGGAAATCATCCCAAAAGTACAATTTCTGAAAAAAAGGCAATTCAAATAAAATTGTCCAGATATCCTAAAGACGATGCAAGGTATATGACACAAGCTGCGAGGGCTGAAAAATTTAAGGTTAAGATTTCTCTTGTAAGAAGTATTGATTCTGGACAATCGTGGGGTCATCTCTTTGGAATGGACAATGCAGCTTCAGCAAAGTTGCGAGAAAGAAGACGAAATAATCCCAAGAAAGCGAAAGAACGAATATGGGACAAAAAAATGTTTGAAGAAGCAAATAAAAAATTATTGGGTCTTTCTGTTATAGACAAAAAGAGTCCAAAATATAATTCTTCACATTGTCGAGTATGGCAAGGAAAACTCAAACCGGATGGATCCCCGCGTGCTATAGGTATTCACGGTAGATATATTGCTCCGAACGTATTAGCTTGTTGTATTAAAAATAATACTTTGGACAATAAAAATAAATATAGTTATCGCAAATGTGGTAATAAATTATGCGTAAATGCTGATCATATCGAATTTACATCCGCAAAAACAGGGGCAGGAAAGAAATTGTCACAATGTGACGTAGATGAGATCCGGCGCTTGTTTAAAACAGGCGAATATACACAAAATATTTTGGCAGAAAAATATAACGTGTCATTTGGAACAATCAATAGCGTTGTAACCGGAAAATATTGACGATCGTTTTTTTCGCATTGTTAATAATAACAAAATAAATTATTTTAATATTGTTTTATAAAATAATATTAAAAAAATCATTAACAGTTTGTCATAATTCATATTTTACTTAAGTAATTACATATAAATCAATCATTCACTATCAATATCTCTTTTAATCTCATTCATTGAACCACTCTTTCAACAGATCAACATAGTCAACCATGACTTTAGCTTCATTCGTTTTATCTGTATGATATTCTGCTTTGGCGATTACTTTGAAATCGTCAGTGATAGCATGATATTTATCGGGCCAAGCACGAAATTTATTTGCAAAGTCATTATCCCATCCATCAATGAAAACTGGATATGGAGGATTGTACTTTTCAATAAAATAATTTGCTCGAGCGACACGATCTGCGAATGTTTTGTGTTGTTCAGGTTGTTCTACACCAAATAATTCATCGATATACACCGGCCATTCATTGGAATGCGCTTCCGAAATCTGTATCAGTATAATATTAATATTATGCTCTCGCACTTTATCTGCTAGTTCGAACAAGCGAGAAATTCGAACGAGAAACGGAGGTCATGATAATGAAAAAGCAGCAATAATTGTTCTCTTCGCCCCTCCTCTCTTAATTTCATCGTACAAAGATGTAATCTCCGTCCCATTAATCATAAACAGGGGACAATCAGGTATCGCATCCCCTATTTGTAACGGCTGTTCTGTATAATAAACGCATTTATTACCGCGCATATAATGTACCGCATTCAATACCTCAGCATCATACTCTGTCGGGGATGTATAATAGTTTCGAAAGATCGTTCTGTACATTTCGACACTTTCGTCGCTCGTATCGAAACCAAAATGAGTAAGAGTTAATCGGTTGAGAGTATGTTCGACTGTCAAGCTTACCAATGGCCGATTCAATTTAGTTGCATACAGTGTCCGACCAACATCACTCCTCGTAATCTCTTCTTCATAATTTAGCATTTTGATGACAAGCGGCTTGTTTTTAACATCTGCATGTGTGAATGGCCTAGTATCTCCAGGTTCAGATACACCCATAGTTCTAATAATAAAGGATTATTTTGATTATATATATTTCTGGCTGTTTGGTTTTCACTTTTTTTTGAAAATTAATAGTTAGGAGTTAGGAGAACATATCAATATTAAGCATATCAACGCGCACAAACGGATCAAATCTACACTAAAATTTGCGACGAAGGAGCTTTCATTACCAATACGAACGTTACTTGTGATAGATGTCATACAACAAATGGTAAACATGTTACCGTCACGAAAAAACAGATCTATATGATTCATGTTTTATTAAAGTCAGCGTACTTCTCAAATGTGGATATGAAGACCTAGAGATGTTAACCTTGATAGAGCAGGAAGAATTTAATTGTCCTGAAAAGTAATAGTTTCAAAAAAATTGAAATTATTATTTTTAGGGAAGTCCATCAGTAATTTTCATGATCAATTAAACAATCATGGAATCTTACAACTATCTCGAAGCTTGCGCAAACGGAGAAAAATTTTATCGTATAGAAGATCGTTATCCAGGAAAACGTTACACGAGCATTTCCTGTGATCGATGTCGCAGAGGTAATTTGACAGAATATACTGGAATTCTTGGTCAAGAAATCGATCTTTGTTCAGGGTGTGTCGATCAAATCAAAAGAGATCCAACGAATCGGGCAGCAATTCAACGCATCAAAGCTTCATCTAGTGTGTCAACATACCAAACCCAGATGCCTTATGCGTCAACATTTCTGACATCTCCGCCAAATTACATACCTCATCCTCGCCCCGCACCTTATGCAACAGTTAGAGTCACTATCGGCGTTCAACAACCCCCTTATGCAGTGATCTTCTTTCCTCATTAGCGTAACAACCAATAACATTTATTGCTACGTAAAAAAATTGATAAATATAATCCCATAATCATTTATTGGATAACATAATCAACCAAAATGGAATCGCAATTCATTGATGTTTGCAATAAGGGATCCTATTTTTATCCAGCCCATGAACATTATGGGAGAAAAACCAGCGTAAGATGCGATCGTTGTGGCAAGACAAATATAGTTGAATGCATCGGTTATGGTGATAAACTAGATTTATGTTTGGATTGCGTAACAACGATCAATAAATCTAGAATCCCTAAAAAGATTAACGATGTAGAACCTCTTACGTTCATGATGCAAACTCAGTTTTCACGAGAAGAACCGCTTACATTAATGATGCAACGACAATTTTCGCAACGTTCAAGTGCAACAACTATTGGCACCGATCAACAATTTATTGACGTTTGCAATAAAGGAATATATTTTTATCCTGCACATGAACATTATGGTAGAGAAACAAGTGTGGGATGTGATCGTTGCACAACATCTAATTTAGTAGAATGCATTGGTTATGGCGATAAATTAGATTTGTGTTTGAACTGTGTTTCGGAAATTAATAAATCTAGAGTATATGACGAAAAAGAACCTGTGATGTATACAAGAATGATGCAACATCAGTTTATACAACAAAAAGAACCTGTGATGTATACAAAAATGATGCAACATCAGTTTGTACAAGAAAAACCAATAGTGGGTACAATGATGATGCAAACTCAATTTTTACCAAGATCAAAACTAGAAACATCGATGAAAGAACTTCAATTTCAAGATTTTTTGGAAAAAGATACAAAAAGAATACAAAAAGAATTGGAAGAACCAAGTAGGATTAATGTACCGACAAAGATGACACAAAACCAAACTGATAAGCAAAAATCTTCGGTAAAGTGGCAAGGAAAGGAGATGTCAAATGGCGAAATTGAAGATGAACCTTTATAATTGATATTAATTTATTCAATAAATATCAATCATAATATATATGAATATCAGCGACACAAAAAATACAAATCTAAAAATCTCCAACAACTTCAAATCGGGAAAAATAACTGAATACTTCATCAACAAATATGACGAAAAAAAAAATAATACTATCAATCTGTTCGCTAGCAAATATTTTTTACTTTACAAAACATCTGGCGAAATAGTTAATCAACCAGAAATCAAAAAATTTGCAGACCTTATCAACAAGACATACACATCCGGATTAATTTATAAATCTTTATCGCCTACTTTTGTTTCTGATTATCTATTCTGTGTCGACAATCGTGCACATCTAATTAACCGCAAAAATATTCTAATCTTTCGTGATGATATTAATATTGATGAATCGCTCCTGTATTTTTATGACCAAAATAACCTTAAAGACGTTAAAGTCAGTATATATCCAATATTCTTGCACAAAATTCCATGTCATAAAAAATTTGAAGAATCATCACGGGCTTTATTGTCGCGATTTGCCGACATTGACATCTTATATCACGATACGTTGAATGAACCAAGCTTTATTGAGAATTATGCGCGACTTTGCAAAAATTACAAAGATCAAAAGTTAGATCTAGTCATTTGCGACTTCAGATCTTCCAAAGTAAAAAACCTTGATATTTACTGTTTTATATCAGTCATAGTAACTATCAATACATTAAATGTAGGTGGCAGTTATATGTTCCGAATTCACAATAACTCAACTATGTACATAACACAAATTTGCACATATTTATCAAAGTATTTCGATAACATATCCATTATTCGGCAAAAAATCAGACCATATGAATCTGCATACGTATTTTGCACCAACTTCTCAAACGCACCAGATGTAAAATTGTTATCTGATACGATTGCCATATGGAACAGTTCCGCTACAAATTTATTTTTATTCCAAAATGAAGATCCAAATATCAAACCAAACCTAAACGCAATTCGTAATCGTATCAATAAATCAATTGTCAAAAAAGAACTAATATATGATTCCAAAATCGACGACGTTGCAAAATTATCTTTGGACGAAATGATAAAGCACCATACTTATAATAATAAAGTAAATTTGCATCGTTCTATTCTCGTTGCGCAAAAATATAATCTAAAATTAAGGCCTGATGTCGTCTTCAAAATAAAAAAGTTAAATTTTACATTTGATGCCCCTATCAATATTACTTTTCTGAGAATATCTAACAAAATTACAAATATTGATACGTTAATTGATCAGGGAGCGAAATTGAAACTATATAAGTCAGGGATTGATTCAATGGATCAGATTAAATGGCAAACTATCGTGCAAAAACTGGATATCACTAGACTAATACCTATAAAATTAAACAAGACTGTCGATTTTTGCAAAATGTATGAAGTTTGCTATGTCAATAAATTAATGAACAAAAAACTGCAAACTTTGCACATATGCCATCATAACGATGAATATGTCAAGGCCATAAATTTTGTGAATAAGGAGCATATAGTAGTAAATGATACGGCATCATTTGCTAATTCGATCGATTTATTTACGTCTGACAGTGATTCGATCGATGAAACGATTGTAGATTTGATTAATACAACTGTCAAAATTGGTGGGGCAGCTATTCTCAAATTGACGGTTCCGTTCATTAATTTACAACAGATCGGTTCGATAAGTGAGCATTTCAATGATGTTTCTTTTTATAAACCGCTAGTTGGATCACCGATCGTTGATGATGTTTTTATTATTTTAAAGAACAAACGAGAGATCCCATCAGATAAATATCAAATGAAGGCTGATTTTATTGATAATATGGAACACGTTTCAAATGTAGTTATTGATTTGCAGATATCGAAAATGAAAACATTATTTGATGCATATAGTGATTTGTATGCAACTGCTGATGTCGAAAAATATGCAGAGGAATACTATTTGAAATGGAGTCAATATTTTGATATTAAATCTTTTGTCAATATAAGTGCTTAAAATATGGAAGAGAAAGACATCGTGCGCAAAATTGATGAATCGTTTGGCGAGGATTCTGAAGGATCAGAAATTACGATGTGTTACGTCACTTCAGAGATAATGTACAGATTATTAGAACCTGATTTTTTAGAGATCAAATTTTATGACACTGACAAATTTTACGATTTTATGATGAAATATCCAATCTTAAACATTGAATTGACTCTAACGTCAAAAAATATATTTGATAATGCTGAAAAAAATAAATTGATAAAACAGTTTGGAATAGATAAAATTGGATACGCAAACTCTGTGTTTAAATATGCTAAATTGAGAATATTTATGCATGCGTTTAATATCATCAAAGTGATAGAAGGATATTTGTGGGCTCAATCGTGGTTTAACATCCAGACATATGGTATTCGTAAAAAATTTGCGACAGAAGAAGAATATGGATTTTATATTATGAGATTAATCGATGCAATTAATAATTTCAATAAAGATCCAGAAGATTTGTATACGATATGTTTCTATGGCAAAGAAATAGATAGTAATACTAAGAAGATATTGAAGATGGTGACAGACACCAAGATGCAATATGATATTTTACTGAAATGTAATTATTAAAAAAAAATGAAAAATTAATTCATAGCAACATCATTTAATGTACTATTAATCAAATCATGTGTCACATTAACACTATCGTATCCGCTATATTAATATGCATCCTTGCCATTTTTAGTGTCCCAAAATACGCACAGACAATCATACAATCAGATTTGTTCACGACGATTCAAATATACACACTCGTTGACAAAAATAACAGCCAGTATCCTTTGCTCGTGGATGTTGTTAACAATTTTACTCGCTATGGTGAGTTTGAGATGTATTTCCGAGGAAAGAATACTAGCTATTCTTTTTTACGTCGAAAAAGCACATCGAATTTGGTCAGTTTTGCGAATAGTTTTGCCAACAGTGCAAAAAAATTTAATGATAGTCTAGTCTATTTTGTAGAAATCAGAAAAGTTAAAAAAATTTAATACATTCCATGACTATCGAATGTATTAAAAAATTGAAAATTAAAGTACTATACACTCATATTATATTATCAAATAATAATCATGAATAAATTACACGTAATAACGATTGTCTTTATATTATATGCTGTGTCGTTCTTCATTGCGCCACGATATATTAGATTTCCGCAGATAGCGATAGACGACCAATTCGGATTATTGATTCCATGGGCGGGTAATAATTCTGACGAACCAATAGTGTTCAACAAAAATACGTTCATGAAAGAAACATGTCATATATGGAATACATATCCCAACATAACACGTATTCAATTTTATTTAGGTGCACCAGTAGGAACTTATGAAAGAGATATCCAGACCAAAAATATATATTCATTCCTGGTTGTCGAAACGATCATATTCATAATTTTATCTATTTTGATTTTCGGCACAGGATCTTCTACACCATTATTAGTCAATTTTTTAGTCAATCTATCGCTCTTGATGTGGATCATTAGTGTTGGATTTGATATTCTTGGTACAGCGGATTATTATGCTTTGAATGGGTTTGTTTATCAAAATACGTATGACGCATATGGCAAAGTATTTCCGAGTAAATGGCTAACGAATGCATCGGATAAAGAGATGGGCGTTTATTTTTACGATCAATTTACGCTCGTAAAACAAGTTTGCGATATGAGAAACTATTTTTATTATAATGGCGATAATTGGTTCATGACTTTTAAAAATTGCACTGCGAAGGACAATTTCCTTGATTCTAACAAGATCTGTAGTGTAATATTAAAGTTGACATCTTTAGGATTATTGGTTTTTACTAACATTGTTTATCGGTGTACATCTTACGAACAAATAGAAGATCAATAATATTTGATTAAAAAAATTGAAATATTATTTTTCAGCAAGTTCTATTATTAATTGGATAATATCAAAACCTAATGGAAACAGAATCCCAACGATTAGAACGTGTGCATGTCAAACACGCACAAAATTTACGCAATAAACGACTGACCCTTGCCAACTATCTCCTAAAATGTCTCGTGACTGTTCAAATTAAAACGAAAATTAAAGATCGCGTATCCTTTGTTCAGCTTCAGTTATCCAGCTCAAAAGCAAAAAAACTCGAAGTGAGAATTGTCGGAGATTGTATGCTAAACATCGAAAAGAATATAATAAGTTTCTACACCTTTTTGAGATACATTGGAACAAAACCGGACATCTCTAAATTCCCGATAAAAGGTAGTGAAACAGATCCCGCAAAAATGAACGCTTTATGTAAATACTTTGATACAATGTATGTCAAAGAAACAATAATTTTTTTAGATTCGCGTAAAATAATGTACAAAATTCCTAAAATCGCGAACACTTTTTTGATTGAAGGAAATGAATTTATCTACAAATTACAACTCTCCGGCTATTATGGTGATTGGACTGTTAATGATTGTCGAGAAGTATCGCATTTTGATCTATTCAATTTATTTAGTTAATATATTAGTTAAATAAAATGATTTAATTTTAGTTTGAGAGCTTTGAAAATACCGATCAACAATAATACATCAAACTCGGCACGATGGGCATTTAGCGTTGTCGACACACTCGCTAAATCTTTGCCCGTCACAATTTCATAAATCTCGCCCAATTTCTTTTTCTGCAAATCATTTTCTGAAATCATAGAAATCAAACTCTTGCTATCTAAAAACTTACCGGATAATTCATCGTTCAATAATCCTTTCTGTAACATTATTCGATGATCGAAACTGTTACCATTATGCGCTACGAATATTGGTTTGTGACAATATCTATAGATCATATCCATATCACTCTTCAATTTAGATTTATTATCACCTCGTTCCATCATCCTATTTGTTATTCCAGTTAATTTCGTAATAAATGATTTTAATTTTTTATCGGCCTTAACTAATCCGGTACTTGGTGAAAAATCTAAATACAACTCTTGAAAATGTCGTTCTATTATCTCCGGATTGACATATTCTGTCCCATCAGTTTCTAGATCATACACAAAGATATTATTCACCATCTTAACTTTCAATGCATCGCAAACATATTTCAAAAAATCATAATTTGTATATTTTTTCGCCAATGTTATCTTGTATTTTTTACCCGAATACAAATTCCAGATTTCTAACTTCATCTCTTCCTTCCAATCAGGAAATAAATTGTTGTAATACATCAACGTTTGTAACACATGCAACACACCCACCGTTTTAACAAACTTTAACTCAATAACTTTGTTTTTCGCAGTCAAAATATCATATTTACCGATCAGTGGTATGTTAGGATGTTCGCAAATTTTCTGAAACTTATATCCCTGTGGCAATGTTTTAATGTATTTTTTAATCTTCCGAATATGACTATCTAATTTGCTAATATTATGTTCTTTATCTAGCATAAATTTGGTTTCATTTTGGATACAATGCATTATCAGTGAGATTTTATAAACTAATTTATTGTTTGTCTCATCGTCAATATTTTTCCGTAACTTCTTACAATATCGATAAATTGTTTCTTTTGGATATTCCTGCGTAGATGATTGTAATGCACAATTATAATACATTGATTTGCTCGCCATCTTTTCAGATATGTACATAAAAGTTTCCAAGCCAATTTTATCTTTAATCTGATGTAGCATAACAGAATTTAGCATATTTGCACATCCCATTTTTTTCATAACATAATAACCAACGTGATATTTCGGAGCTAATATAATCAGTGATCTAAAAAAATTTTTAATACTATTTGTAAAGTGTTTAATTTTAGAATGAGCAGAACAATAATAAAATTGGAATATGTTTTCCATATATTCGCCATACAATGTAGCATCTTTGTTTTTAACGGTGACATCATTAGGCTGCGTGAACATGATAGATTCACTTAATTTGTATTTTGATTCTTCTTCAAATTTCAATAACATATCTTCTGTAAATAATTTTTTATCGCCGATAGTATCTTTGATCGGATATTTGATTTGTTTGTGGTCGGGTTCAAATTTGCTTTCGTAGTCAAATTTTTGTAATTTTTTAGGATTATTTGTGGTGTATGAATTTGAATCACATAAAGTTAATTCAGGATATGGATCTTTGTCGTCTCTCACGTAGATCGTCAATTCGTCAATTGCCCGACTAAATGCGACATACCATAAATATTTGAATTCTTGGTATTCGACCATTGTGGGTTTGCGGCCCATCGTGGCAAAATGCGCATTAATCACCAATACTTTCTTAAATTCCAAACCTTTGCTTCCATGAATAGTATATAAATTCACATGCCCGGATCGAATTGATTTCTTTTGGTTATCGAACACACTATCTTTGCCTTGAGAATAATGTTCACAGAAGGGTATTTTATAATTTTTTAACATATTTGCAACACTGTTTAAACCAACGTTGCGATTTTCGTTTGACCGCTTGATAGGCCCAATGATTGCAATTTCGTCGAAAGAACATTTAGATGAAAATATTTCTAAAATTATATTCTTCATGATGTCATCATCGTTACCAACATAAATATATGGCTTTTTATTATGAGTATTTTTCGCAGATACCATATGTGGTAGTTCTTTATGAATCCGTATCTCATTAACGAAATCCACAATCTCGACAGTTGATCGATAATTATTAACATATGATATTTGTGATCCAGGATGCTCTAATAAAAATTTATCGGAACCATTTTGAAATTGATATATATTTTGGTTAGGATCGCCGACCATAATAACTGGAATATTTAGAATCTCACTTATCTTCATAATAAATGCATATTGATTTTCAGAAATATCTTGTGATTCATCAACGACAATAAGTTTACAATTGGCTAAACATTTAATTCTTGATAATTCGCCATTTCTGCATTTTTCATCAACATATTTTGTGGCGGATAAGATAATAGTGTGCAAGCAGCTCGTTTTCTTTTTTCGCAAAGTGAACATAATAGTCCCGGCTAAAGAATGCATCGTCTTAACATTTTGGTTTGTGAATAATTTGCTACAACGTTTGTTTCCTTTTTCTAAAAAATCATTGCACGCGTTTCTGGAAAAGGTAACAATTATGAAATTGTTAGAACCATATTTTTCTGTTTCTTTGAGATGAATTATTTTATCGATAATTGATTTTGTTTTTCCACCGCCAGGAATACCAAATAATTTAGAATGTTCCAAATCTGCAAGAATAAAATTCTGCTGTTCACGATCTTCCATATTTTTGGTTTTAGGATAACTTATTAATTCATCGTTTCTTGATCTATGTAAATCATCAATATACATATCGCACAACCACATATTACCATAACTTGCATCATAAAATCTAAGATTATTGTGTTTCTCAATTATCGGTTTAATTTCTTTCAAATTGGCTTTAACTTTTTTGAGTTCTTTTTTATCGAGAGCTCCATCAAATATCCGAAGTAAAAGTTCATCGCGTAACGTCCTAGCTTTATTAAACTCATCATATTCGTATCTGGTCACACAACATGTTTTCGTCAGAGTATCTATTTTATATATTAATGTATCCATCCTTTGTTATATTCATTAATGATATATTTATATGATGCTTATCTCATTTTTGATGAATAAATAATTTTAGTCATCAAATATTGATATTTTAACTCGTGCGACGATGCTTTGATGTATAATGTTATGATATTTGCTGCTGAGATTTAGATCTGTTACGGATAATGGGATGTTATTAATAGGTTGTTTGAACCACATGCCAAATGTTAGGTGTGTTATTGTAGGTGGCATGTCAGATAGGATTGGATCTTCGCCATGTAAAGTTATATGAGTTACAGATGTTGGTATGTGTTTTAGAGATTGATGATTTGAATGAAATACTACGTGTTTTACTGATGATGGTATACTGCCTTCTATCGATTGATTAAAACATTCTCCAAATTCTAGATAAATCACTGATTTAGGAATACATCCAAAAATATGTTTGTTAAATCGATGGCCAAATATTAAACGAGTCACAGTTTTTGGAATACATGTACAAATCGGTTTGTTAAAATATTCTCCAAATGTTAAATACGTTACGGATGCGGGGATACTGTTTTCTATACGTTGATTAAAACTGTTTCCAAAAGTTAAATGAGTAATTGATGACGGAAAGGCATTATCGATTAATTGATTAAAATAAAAACCGAACGTTAAATGTGTTACTGACGGTGGAATATTATTTCGCACTGGCGTATCAAAATAGAAACCAAATGTTAAATGCGTGACTGATGCAGGTATTTCTCCATCAATGGGCCCTTCGAAATTAACTCCAAATTTCAGATGAGTGACTGAAGACGGAATGCAATCGTTTAAATATTGTGAGAAAGAATCGCCAAACGTCAAATGCGTAACTGAATTTGGAATATCGCCAATCTCCACCGGTTGATTGAAATCATTGTTAAATGTTAGATGAGTGACGGACGACGGAATACAACCATAGAGAGGTTCATTAAAAGTTCTATCGAAAGTTAGATGAGTCACACACTGTGGAATATATATGATATTTCCTGTAAAATAAATGTGTTTGATATTTTTAGGGGATTTGTGCGTCATGGTAGATAAGGTCATTTCAACTGATTCGAAATTATCATAATATGGCAATAATATGATTTTATCAACGTGAACTTTTTCTGAATATATGAATTTGCATTTTATGGTATTCAATATAATACACGTTTCGGACAAGGATGTTTTTTCTTTATCTGTTATTAGACGGCCAATATAACAGAGAATATCTTCAGATAACGTTAGCATTTGATGAGATATTGATGATAACATAACATTAGAAATTTGATAATCACTTTTTTTCTTTAAAAATTGATAAAATTATTTCCACAAATATCCAATATATGTAGATATATCAAAATGCAGTCGGATATCTATTTAAACAAAGATATATGGACTAACATATTATATTTTGCAGGATTGTATAATATGTTGAAAATGGAATTGGTTGCTAAAAAATTTATTGAGATTACGCAAACGCATGTATGGAACTTTAAATATGAAGCGAATAGAAAATTTGATGAAGGGATGCAGAAATATAGAATACAAAAAATGTTTCTTGATAGTTGTGATATCGATGCATTGTTAATGAAATATATTGATACAATGAATGTTAGATGATTAAGATTAGATAGTTGTATGGTGGTCGATGATAATTTATCGTTCGTACATAGTGTGAAAAGCCTTACCATAGTGACGTTGGGAAGTTTTACAACGATAGATAAGCTACTAGAATTTTTTGATAATTTGGAATCGCTAAAAATTTATAGTCTAGACATACCAGATAACAAATTGAACGATATAAATTTTAAAAATATTAGGTCATTGTCTCTATGCGATTGCGAAAATATTACAGATGTTGGACTTGTTGCTATTTCAAAGGCAATTACAAGCAAACTTGATTCGCTAACGATTTTTGAATGCGATAAGATAACGAAAGACGGAGTTTTAAATTTGATAAGCAGCGACACAACCAAATTTTTATATTTAAAAGGGCCGGCTGTCATCAAAATATGTGGACATTTGAATACATATAAATTTTTAGAACATTTGCATTTGTGCGGAAATATATATGACTCTGACTTGCATGATCTTTTCAAATTTAGATCGTCGATGAAGCATTTGGAAATCGGTGGATGGAATATCACTAATTATGGTATCAAATCATTACAAAATATAGATATTCAGCATTTAAGTTTATATGCTTGTTCCGACGTCGATGATAAATCATTAAAATATGTTGGACATATACCGACTATATATTTTTGCGGTAATATACTCGGTGATGGACTCAAATATCTGAGTAAATGTCATGAATTTTTAGCGACTAATTCAATATGTCGAACGATTGATTGTTTTAGATATTTTGATGATATACAAATATTAATTTTGGATGGTTGTCCTATTATCAACGAACACTTAAAATATTTGAATACACCTTCTATTCGAAAAGAATTGAACATTTATCATTGCAGACATATAACCAATAAAGGACTCGTTTTTGTTGGTAAATGGCAATCGATTGATGTTGATAATTGCGACAAAATAGAACCATTCAAATGTAGCGGTACACATCAAGAAGTTGCCGATGAAATTATGCGCCGTTATACTAATACTTATCTGCAATTGTAATATCTAAAAATTAGACGTTGCAATTGATACTCAAAGAAAATTCTTTTCCGTCAAACGTTTTGATGATAGTTGATGCATTGTGAATAGCAAATGGCAAAATTATTATCTTCTCGCCACAAATACCCCAACGCAGTATATCCTGCCGCAGTTGTACAAGTTTTTCATTTTTAAACAGTGGTCCATATGTAAACATCGCACCATAAACATTCCGCAGATTATATGGCCCTTCTATTTTTGAATATGCATCGTTCAAATCTATCATCGTTTCATTGTTGACCAATATATCAGAATATTTTAGCGAATAAGTTTCTATGCCTTCGTACGCGCTGAAGACAAACGGGAGTGGCGAACTTGCCGATGCAAACGCAATTCCTTGTAATGTTGGAGAAAAAAATATGTAACCTATCAAATTTAAACTGCCGAGTATCAATAATAATATATGACAAACGTCATTAAAAGTGATTTTGATAGATTTTTCTCTATTTCCAACGTCTTTGAAACGTAACATTGCATGAGTGTCTCCTTTTCGATAGTTATTGAATCCAGATTTAGATTCTGTCTGTGCGTTATGAAAAGTTCCATTCAATATGTCAGTGAAGCATGGAATGTCACCATAGTTAGGACAATTTATTCTAGAATTTTCTCTATGATGGTATGTATGATTAACCGAACTTTGCACAAAGTACGCTAAAAATTTAGGCGTGCGGAGATTCATATGATAAATAAACTCGCCAAATCCTGCGAATATCGATAACCACATACTCGATCTTCCGCTAATACCTAACACTGGATATGATAAAAGAATCATAAGTGCAGAATTGATGATCATTTCGAGTGGATGTTTATAAAATGATGTAAGTATCTCTACTCTTTGAGGACTATGATGGAATTGATGAAATAATATCCACAGTACATGAATCATATGTCTAAAATAATGCCACCAATACATCAAAATAATATGAATAAAATATGCAACAACGCCGCCTGTAAAATCACTGACGTATAGTTTTAAATTCAGTCTGCTCGGGAAATTTAGATAATCTTCCAATAAATAGGCTGACAAACCAATAATCAACTGAACAATATTAATACTAAGGCCAAGTAACCACCATCCATTAACTTTTGGCAAATCTCTGTCCGGAAACAGATACTCCAAAAACATCAACACAAACATAACCCCAACAATAATAATAACCCCGTCTAACATCGCAATTCTTAATCCAAAGTTATCAATGGAAGCTCTAACGAAAATTTTTTCAATTTTTTTGAATAAAAATTGAAAAAATCAAAATCAGGATAACTGGATAAAATATATCTATTAAAGATGTTAAGAGGATCAACGAAAGAATTCAAATATTTCAAGCCCATCTTTGGCACCTACTTATTTTGGCATTTTTATCGGATATTGCCATATGCTGAAGAATTATTTACCTCCAAAGGTATGATCAGCAACAGAACGTTGTTGCCGACGTATGAATTCGTCAAATATTTTTCGCTCATCGACGACAATATTGAAATCTTTATCATGATATTGATGGTCTGTTCAATTGCCTTGGCGATGAATAACAGCGTAAAACTGGTAAGTCCTGTATTATGGTTTGGTTGGGTCTATTTGTTCAACAGTAACATCATCATCGCGAATCCAGGAATTCCGTACGTTGGATTATTGTTACTTATTTGTGCGCTACCATATCATAAAAATACAATCTGGATCGTATGGTTCTTGATGATGATGGGTTATACTGTCAGTGGAATTCATAAGTTGCAATGTCAAACCTGGCTTGATGGAACAGCATTATTGCACATCGTTTCAAGTCCCATTGCAAGAAATAACATCTTGACACACATCTTCATCAATTTACCCTTACCATTAATCAAATTTGCAACATGGAGTTCGTTATTTTTAGAAATTACATCATTGTTATTCGGTTGTTATTATTATACTAGGAAATGGTATTGGTGTGCATTGGTCTTGATGCATATTGGAGTAATGATGTTACTTAATTTTACAGATTTGACATTAGGTATGTTGATGGTGCATGTGTATACATTTGATACGAAATGGTTTTCATAAAATTTAGGGAAATCATTTTGTTAAAACCGTTGCCCTGTTAGTATATTATAACCGATATTCCAATGTCCTTGATTTAGTATGGTAGAATAATGAACAATAAAAATCACACACCAAACAATTGTTATTCCTAATAATAACCACACCGATATTAACCACTGAGTTGCTTCCATGAACAAATATGTTGCGAAGATAACGATTATACAAATCGGTATTGTAATTTTCGAAAAACGTACACAATTCTTTATCTCATTAACATCTGATTCTGATAACACATTTTTATCTTTCAAAGCAGCAGTCTCCACTATGATCATTGTATTTCTAGCATTTATTTCATCAAGGGAATCGTATAATTCTGTCATCATAATCCTAGTTTCATCTTTCAAAAAAGGTTGTGCAATTTGTTTTTCTACGTATTCTTGTGCAGTTTTGATGATGCGTTCCTTGCCTTTTTTAATCAAATCATCTGTGTTGCTCATTTTTTGATATATTACTACTACGTCATCAGTTAACGATATATTTTTCATTTTTTTTGACAAGAGTAAAAAATTGATTTTTGTAAAGCCAGATATTTCTATGGAGAATTGAAGTAAAACAACAATGATCCTCGTTTTATTAGGAATTTGTGGAATCTTAATCGCTCTTTACGCGATCTGTGTGGAAAGATTGGCTCCTGGGGTGACAGCAATGTGTGACATAAATAATCGTGCATCATGTTCGCGAGTTTTAAAGAGTCCATATGGTCGTATGATGAAGTTGTGTTTTGACCTTCCAGACAATCATCCTCTTAACGTTCCAAATACATACTACGGTATTTTGTATTACTCGGGTATCATATTATATAATTTCGTAACAGTGCCATACCAAGAAACGTTATTATTCATTGCATCTATCTTTTCGATGTTTGTAAGTCTCCAATTGGCATTGATATTATATTACAAATTAAAGGATTTCTGTATTGTATGTGTAACTACGTACGTTATTAATTTCTTCATCTTTTATCATGCATGGAATTTAATGATAGCATATATTATGTTATCATCAAAAAAAATGATAAATTATGTACCAGGAATAACTATAATTATTATATGATAACAATCACATGGAACCTGCATTCAATGAATCAAATGTTCATAATATGCGCCCTAAATCATCTGGGTTTGATTTTGAATATGCGAAATCGTTAATATCTATGACAAAATGGATGTTCAAACTTCCTGGTTGGCAAACGGTCGTCAGCAAGGACGCAAACAGTGCGACGTCATTGCAATCAAAACAATTTCCTAATTGCGCACTGCCACATTATTATTTGGATGTTACTGTAAAAGCACCCCGAGCAGAACTTGTCAATAAGATCTTTGGTGTTTCTACTTTACAAGAAGCAATAGTAGACAATCCGAATATCATTGAATTTGATCTTTTAGAATCATCTCCTAATTTTAAAATCAGAAGACAAGTTGATCGTTTGGGCGGAATTATATGGGATCGTGAAACAGTGTTCATCCAAAGCATATTCGAAGGAGCAACATCTACTTGGCTCGTTGGTTACTCAGTCGATCACCGTGGAGCACCTCTTAAATCAGATGTATTTGTGCGAACGAATGTTATGCAATCAGTATATCAATTTAAATCAAATAATGACAAGACAACAAGAATAAGAAGAATTGCAAATGTTAATCCAAATGGATGGATTCCAATAGCAGCAATTACTGGTAAAGCTAAAGTTTCTGTCAATCAATTCAATAATTGGGTCAAATTATATGACGCAAAAGAATAGATTTTTAATTATTAATTAAAAATCTACTCGCCATGTTCCATATTTCAACCTCAATTTGTTATATATCAAAAAATAGAGACCTGTTAAGCCCATCATTGCAGATATTAATTGACAAAATTTGACGCCAACGACTTCTTTTTCTGAACCAAAAAATGTAACCAATGGGAAAACAATAGCGCCAATTGCTGTCATGTATGCGTCACCTTTAAATTTTTTTTGCAAATTCCATCTATCGTTACCTGTCAGTATGTTCTTATCACGTTGTACCATAAAATGAACATCATTGTTAATTCTCCAAATTTCGCTATCCAAAGTTAGTTCGTCGTACTTTTTACCGAGTTCGATTTTGGTTTCTTCTGTCAGATGATCATCGTCGATATTTTCTTCGATATATTTTTTGATTTCTTCAATCTTGCGCGTTTTTTGAATATTAGCTATTTGTTTGACCCTTTCCATTTTAGTTTTGTTTAAATATTCAATATATACTCTTCTGGGTTTATTTATTTCAATTTTTTATGTTGCATATTCAAGATATTACACGTCTGGGATTTGGACATATCAACATCGCTGGTAAAATGTTACATTCCCCGGATATTTGAATGCATCAACATTGAATTATTCAATGTTGATATATTGCCTGGAGATTTGAATGCATCAATATTGAATCATTCAATGTTACTGGCAAGATATTGCCTCGAGATTTGAATGCATTAATATTGAATCATTCAATGTTACTGGCGAGATATTGCCAGGAGATTTGAATGCATTAATATTGAATCATTCAATGTTACTGGCAAGATATTGCCTCGAGATTTGAATGCATTAATATTGAATCATTCAGTGTTACTGGCAAGATATTGCCTCAAGATTTGAATGCGTTAATATTGAATCATTCAATGTTACTGGCAAGATATTGCCTGGAGATTTGAATGCATTAATATTAAATCATTCAATGTTAATGGCAAGATATTGCCTGGAGATTTGAATGCATTAATATTGAATCATTCAATATTACTGGCAAGATATTGCCTGGAGATTTGAACATATCAATATTGGATCATTCAGTGTTGCTGGCAAGATATTCCATTGCCTGGAGATTTGAATGCATCAATATTGGATCATTCAATGTTACTGGCAAGATATTCCATTGCCAGGAGGTTGAACATATCAATATTGGATTGTTTAATGTTGCTGGCAATATATTGCCAGGAGATTTGAACGCATCAATATTCGATCATTTAATGTTATTGGTAATGTGTTGATAATCAAAAATTCAAACATCTTCATTCATTAGAATATAGACATACTGATCAACGAAAATAATTTATTCCCACAGACCACGATCTAATTTTGACTTGTCACGTTTTATTAACCATGATACGAAGAAGATTGCACATACAAACAAAATTTGAAAAAAACGCATGCAATATATTGCACCGATAGATTCCTCATATGGTATGACCAAATAAATTAGCAACATAATCACTAAAAATATCCAAACGTGGCCATAATTTTGTATCCTATTTTTGATAACATTTCTATCATTGTCTGTCAATATATTTTTGACAGCGTATATCATTTGGCGAATATAAATTTCTTTCACAAATGCATTATCAGGAGTTAATGCATCATACATTTCACTCAATTTGATTTTAGTTTCATCTTTTAAGCGTATTTCGCTGATATTTTGCTCAACGTATTTTTTCACTTTGTTGCGTTTTCACTCTTTTTCGATATTAATGATCTCATTTACTCTGTTCATTTTTGATATCATTAATATTTATTCATATTCGTAACTATTTTTTTTCATTTTTTTAAGATATTGTGCGTTATTTTGCAACATATAAAATCGCAGACAAATGTATCAATGAATTTTTTGAATTATTTAGATTCAATTGAAGACACTACATACACTAAATTTTTAGTACCCGATCCAGAATCAGACAAATATTATCCTAATCAGCATATGCGTGAAGTCAAAAGTGGACATTATGTTATCGTGAAATGTACACCTCTAAAAAATCCATTTTCCGTGGCGATTAGTGAAAATATGATGAATACACTTGGTTTTACTACTGGAATGGCAAAATCACAAGAATTTTTATCGTTCTTTTCTGGTTGCAATAATAAAAGGTCATGGTCTACCCCATATGCGCTGTCTATTTATGGTAAAGAGATGTATAGCAACTGCCCTTTCAAGAATGGTAACGGTTATGGAGATGGGAGGGCGACATCGTTGGCAGAAGTAGTCGTTCAATCAAAAAGATGGGAATTACAATTAAAGGGTTGTGGTAAGACTCCATTTAGTAGATCAGGAGATGGAAAAGCTGTTTTGCGTTCTAGTGTCCGCGAATTTTTAGTTTCGGAAGCAATGTATCATTTAGGAGTACCAACCACGCGAGCATTAACAATAACATCTTCTAAAACAGATATGGTCGAAAGACCTTGGTTCTCCAGTGATCATCAGCGTGACGTAATTAAAAAACATGATATTATGGAATCATCAGGCAGCACTGTATTATGTAGAGTTGCTTCTTCGTTCTTGCGGGTAGGCCACGTTGAATTATTCAGCAGACGTTTCTTGAAATCTAACGATAGAAATGCGCTGCGAGAACTAAAGATGCTCGTGCAATATATCATTTTTAGGGAATATAATGATATCAATAAATCGTTATCTTTTGAAGATCAAGTAATTATGATGTTAAGAAGCACGTCGCATAAGTTTGCAAATTTAGTGTGTAACTGGTTAAGAGTTGGTTATGTTCAAGGTAATTTTAATAGCGATAATTGTCACGTTGCTGGAATTACGTTAGATTATGGGCCGTTTGGATTTATGAGTAGTTTTGATCCATTATGGAATCCTTGGATTGACGGTGGAGCACATTTTGCGTTTATTAATCAGATCGATGCATGTGCGCAAAATTTTTATACATTTGTTGATGCTGTAGTACCATTGTTTAATGATGATCCTGCATATGAAAACGAATGCGAAAAAATCAAAAATAGTCATCTTGGCGTGACTATGAATAAAATAAATAAAATGTGGGCGGCAAAGTTAGGTTTTCAGAATTTTACGTATGAAGTTGGTACATTGAGAGACGATTTATTCAAATTGATGGAAAAATGTGAAGCGGATTATACATTAATTTGGAGACAATTGTCAGAAATCGTTAAAAAAATAATATCAGAAGATTTGATGTTAGATTTGATCCAAAATGGTTTTTACAAACCATTAACTGATAAAAATAAGCGCGAGTGGATAACTTGGATTAATAATTGGATCAGTACATTATCGGCTACGTATATGAACCAAGTGCCGCCGTATCAAACAATATCGAATAATATGAAAAGGATGTCACCGAAATTTATTCCAAGGGAATGGATGTTAGTGTCGGCGTACACGTTAGCTGCCAGTGGTGATTCTTCGATGATATATGAACTACAGAAGTTATTTGAAACGCCATATGATGAACATGTTAGTGATGGATTAGCTGAAAAATATTATAAACTATCTCCCGCGTATGATAAATCGAATGGTGGTTCATGTGCTGCGAAAACGTTCACTTCTTGTTCGTCGTAATTAAAAAAAATTGATTTTATTATTACCAGGAATTAATATACTTATTAGCTAATAAAAACATGCAATCAACATACAAAGTAAAAATCGCTCTTGTTGAAGATTGGAGAAATAACGGATTTGATGTTGCAAAATTAAATCCAGGCGAAAATCTGTTTCTCAATTGTCAAACACGCGACGAAGTTGAGTTGTTACTTCATCATAAATACATTGAAGGATGGTACAATAAAAAAGTATTTGAGCATATCAAAAAAATTTTAAGGCGCCCTCCTAGTGATATACTGGAGGCACTTGTTCCGAATATTCCGATAGATCAATTGTGCGGAATATATTCTTTTTATATTTTTGATGATAAGATACCTACGTGTTACGAAAAATGCGGACATTATTTTAATTTATTTCATACGGCTATTCTTATGGGATCGACTCTTTTGTTACAAAAAATTACAGGAACAGTGGGAGATTATACTTCCAAACAAATCTTAAATTTCAGTATAGAAGGAAAACCGAGTACTTTAGTATTGGGATGTGGACATGGATATGAAGACATGATATTATTTTTATTGGACTATTGTGAATCTCAAAAAGACATAATTTGTGAGTTTGGTTCGCCCCTATATAATTATGTTAAGAATTATAGCGGATGGCATGGGTATAGCAGAGAGATCGTAAAATTGTTAGTTACAAAAAAAGATACCGATTCGGTTGATACTATGGCAGCCGTTCGCAAAAATTTTGATGATAAATTTGTAACTGAATTACAACAAATGTTCAAAGATGATCCCGTTCAAAAAGAAATTAAAATAGATTCTAGCAAAAAAGGAAGAGATCTTGGTAATTTGGTTGACATATATGGTAACATAATTCGCAAAAACCCAGCAGAATTAGCGATCGCAGTCTTTGATGAAAGTGATAAGTTGAGTGAAGATCGAATGGAACGAATATTTATAAAATCGGGCGAAATGATCGTAACAGATATAGAAGGAACAAGACATTGCAAAAAATTTATTAATGGATTATACATCGATATACCAATTTGCAGCAACGACGATAACAAAGTCAGATTTCACATGTTAACAATCTATGATAAGGATATGTTAGTTCGCTTCGATAAACTTTATTACGAAGGCAAATGGCGTGAATTTTGTTGATTTATCATCATATTACATATAATGATAAATTATTTAGTTCGGTTATCCTTTTTTCTGACTTTTTCTAAATATTTTTGAACATCAATTTCGGGAACTTTGTAGTTTTCTCGTTCTTTTTGCAATGTATGATATGGATAATAATGATTTGTTACTTGTTCAAAGAAAATACAAAGTGCAAGTCTACTGGAATAATCATTTGCATAGTTTTCATATATTTGCGAACATAGATCTGCAAATAGTGCATATTGTTCGTTTGGTATTTCAATTTTCATTTTTTGAATTGTATTATGAAAATCGTCATCGTAATAGTTATGTAATTTGTTAACATTGTTAATAAAATGCAAGCTATCACAGATATCCTTTTTGGTTATCGCTATATTTTGGTATAATCGACATACCATTGCATCTCTATCCATCATTAATTGCGTTCCATTGCATGCACTCATATTTGTTGTTTAAGTGTGATATCTTTTATATTGGTCCATTACTTCTTCGAAAAGAATACATATGGCAATTTTTTCGGTTTCGTTACGTTCATCATATAGTTGCGAACATAGAATTGCAAATGGCAAATATGTATTATCTATGACTGTACGTTTTAATATTTTGATCATATGTTCGAGATTAGAATAATGCAAATGAGGTGCAGTGACAGGGTCGATAATAAATGATAATTTGTTCATAACATCTTCTTTGGTTATGTTCATATTTCTATCTATTTTTCTTAATATGATATCTCTATTTGTTTTTAATAAAGTTCCGTTGTAAGCATACATGTTTGATGTCGTATAAATGTCATATATTTGTTTATATGAATATATTATCAATTTTAACAGATAATAGAAACCGAGATGTTATAATTGACAAAAGATTCGCATGATAGAATTGTAATTGGTTAGAGAGATTTTGCACGACATTTTAATGATCTATTGAAGTTATGTGCAAGGTTGCTGCAGAGGATTGTGATTAGCTAGAGATTTGCACGACGATTCAATGATCTATTGAAGTTATATACAAGGTTGCTGCCAAGGATTGCGATTGGCTGGAGATTTGCATGATAATTCAATGGCTTACTGGAGTTAGACGCAATATTGTTGGCAAGAGATTTGCATGATGATCTATTGAAATTTGGATGCAATATTACTGCCAAGATTTGCATGATAATTCAATGATCTAATCAAATTACACGCAACCGCCAATAAGTTCAATTCTCAAAAAAATTGATTTAATAAACGCTAGAATACAAATATCTATCAAATAAATACATCTATGCATCCAACTAATTTCGCAGAAGCTATTAAGTTAATACCACACGGATATGATATTACCAAATTTCCAAGTTGTACCTCATTATTTATACTATGTCAAACAGAAGAGGAAGTCGATATCTTGATAAAACACAAATACGTCGTCAATTGGGCAACACCATTAAATTTTAATCATCTTGAAAAGATTATCAAAAAACCCGTCGATCAAATAATGATGAAATTTATTCCTATGATTTCAAAATGGGATGAAGTTCTAAATATATCATGCATCATATACATGCCGACGCACATTGGCAATAAAAATTGTTTCGCAAATATATTCCAAACAGCTGTCTTATTGGGATCAACTAAATTTCTAAAAAGATTAATCGAAGCAGCAGGAGTCGATATTTCTAAAAAGGTGTTAAGTTCTCCCTTCATGAATGAAACTGTTTTGATATTAGCATGTGAACTCGGAAATAATAAGATGATAAAGTTATTATTAGATCTTTGTAATGAACAAATCTTTATCAAAAAAGATAATCGATCACCATTATGTATATACATGCGCAACGGCCGATTAGGAAAAAGCAAAGAAATTATACTAATGTTGGCAACTAAGGATAATCTTGATGCTAACAAGAAACATATCAGCTCATTTTTTAGTCAATCATTTGTAAATAAATTATCAAGATCATTGGGTATGCCTTTTATGGATGATCCAGTTATTGGTAATTTAGTAGATACATATGGAAACATTGTTGGAACTGATCCTGCCGAATTAGCTGTAGCTGTTTTCAACGTTAATGATGTATTACAAAAAGATGACTTGAAAAGAATGTTCATACAACCAAGTGTTTTGACATTAACGCACATCGATGGAACAAAGAGTGACAAAGAATTTATTCATGGCGTATATGTTGAAGTGCCCAAAGAACAGAAAGATAATAACAAAATTAGATATCATAGATTAACAGTATATGGTGATAACATATTAGTAAGAATTAATAAATTACAATACTAATCAAAATCAATTAAAAAAATTGATTTTTATTTAGCCTAACCAAGATAATCAAGTTTAGTAACCAAAATGGGTAATCTACCTCTCAAATACAAATCATTACCATCAAATGATAATCAAATAATCAAGATACCCAAAGAATTTCGCAAAAGCCGTATAACTGTCACAAATTTTATGTTTGACCGAATGCAATTTTCATATTGTGGTACATATTTACAAATATATGGTTGGTGTACCAATGATTCAAAAATATTACTTGATAGAGCGACTGCATATTACAATCCTAAGGATTTATTACAAGGTATGATTTTTTTTATGTACACAAGTGTCAATAAGATGGATTCTATAAGGGGAAATACAACCGATGTTACTAGTATTATAAAATATGTAGGCGAAGTTGTTGATTTTGATTGTATCAGACTTCGTAGAAATGCGCACATCATAATTTGGATGGATAGTTGCGATAAAACAGATTGAATTTTGTGTTCAATTATTAATTGAACACAAAAAATTGAATTAAAAAAACATATGATGCGCATTATTATATCAATAAATATTAATATGACGTCTTTATTAACAGACATTGATACTCTCAACGTCTTGATCAAAAAAACCCCGAATGGAATTTTATTATCCAAATTTGATGACATAAATTCTATCGTTCAAGGACAAACACTTGTGTCAATGTTATGGAACCTATGTAATTTTGACACAAGTGTTTGGTCAAATCCCACATTTGAATGGAAACAAATTATGATATTAGGATCAAAACAAACAGATAAGATACTTCGAACTAACATACGCAACTTATTATCTCATCCAAGTATTGATTTTACTATTCCAGAAAATAAAGATACATTTGTTACAATAATGTTGTTGGTTAAAACACATTCAGTGCGTTGTTGAATTAATAATACGAGGCTAGACGAAATACTAACTCGCAATAATTTCAATCCAGATGTTCTTGTAAAAGATAATTCAATACATATACTTCTTTGTTCTATTTTAAATTCAATTGATTTATACAAAAAAATATTAATATTTATCAAACATGGGGCGAATTTAGAACTAGGATTGGAAACAAAGCGAAATTTTGATCAACCATATGTTATCGCAAGAAATCACGCGGAACTTTTCGATATCATTTTGCAATATACAAATAATTTTTATTACTTGAGATGTATTTTTGATACCTATCGTTATTATGGATCTGTTGATATTCAAAAAATTAGAAAAGTATTTGAACACATTTTATTACATGGAAAAATATCGTCGTTGCAAAATTTAAGCGAAACAGACTACAAAAACATAAGAGTGTATGAAAATTGGTTGAAAACAATTAGAACTCAAGATACATCTATCGAAAATATGAGATTATATTACGACTTACCAATTAGATGCATCAAATTATCGGATAACAATGAAGTGAGCGAAACAGTTCGAAAAATGTGCATATATCGGCAAAACTTAGAATATTTGACAAAAAGTGTAGTCACTGTTCCAGCGTACAAATTTTATGATATAGCGATTATCATTTTATTTTTAATGAATAATCCTCGATTGATTGTGCTGCCCAAAGATATGTTACGCAAAATTGCAACTTTTGTATTCAATTGTTAATTGAATACAAAAAAATGATAAAATAATTATTAGCAATGGCAATCTAACATGTCATCAATAAATAACAATGGGAATGTTTTATTCATGTAGCGCAGAATATGAACATATGCAAAACAAGGAATTTGCAAAATCATTAGAAAGGAAAGGTCATACTTGTGTATATGTTTTTGATTCATACCCTGCTGAAGTGCATTGGTGCCAACAAGAACCATGCACCGATAATGATAATGATATACATACAATTATGTTCTGATGTGATTTATTTTGTCAAAAAAATTGACAAAATAAATGCCAGACATGTTGATGATAATATCAATCATCAACAAAATGGGCGCCTACTTTAGCTCTTCCAAATCAACTGAAGATATCGATGTTGTCGTTCAATGCGACGATCCTCATGTGGTTGCGAAAAAGATAATATATGAAGATGAAGACTCCGAATGGCGAGATCAAGAAAACAAAAAGATGGAAGATTTTGCGAAATCATTGGAAGAAAAGGGACATACGTTTGTGGTATATTAGAATCAGATCCTGTCCAAGTTAGCTGGTGTCATCAAGATGTTTGCATTAAAATTGAAAAATAAAATCTTACAACGTTCTTAATTCTAAAAATGTTGTAAAATGGAACATCAGCTAACAAATGTTGAGATAATAAATGAATTGATTAAAAAAAGTCCATATGGTATTGCTTTGTCGAAATTTAATGATATTAATAGCCGTGTCCACAATGATACTGTTGTATCGATGATACTGCAGCTACGACATTTTGACAATCGAATTGCAGAAAAATTTGGTAGATCAATTGTGTATAGTGCGTTACGAATAAACATTTGCAAAATATTATTGCATCCAGATATCGACTTTTCGATAGATCAAAACAAATCAACGTTAGCGTACATGATGTTCGGAGGTAATAAAAAAATATACATGGATATTGAAACGGTGGAAACAATTTTAAAATGTCATAAATTAAATCCAGATAATATTATAAAAAACAATTCGGTCGCAAAATTTATGGCCAAAAATTTTTATCACCCACAATATGTCGAAATGATATCAATGTTGATAAAATATGGGGCAAATATAGAACTTAATTGCTCTTTCTTTTCTTGCGTTCAACAACCGTATATTATGGGACATAATAACATGAATGCTCTTGAAATTATTCTATCTAATACTACGAACTTTTATGATTTGGGCAACATGTTCAATATAGGTATGACAAGAACTTTTACAGACAATCATTTTAAAATAATATTTGACCATATCTTAATGCATGGCAAAATATCATCCCTTCAATACTTAGATAAAAAAGAATACGAAAATATACGAAAGTTTGAAGAATGGCTACAAAATATTCAAAAATTATCGGCAGATATAGATTTGATGCGAACAATCTTTACAGAACCCATAAAGGCTTTTAATTTGACAGATAAAGACCAATACACTGATAGTACTGTTCGCAAAATGTGCATTTTTCGACAAAATTTACAATGTCTAACCAAAAGCAAAATAACAGTCCCTGCTTATAAATATTATCATATTGCAATTATAATTTTGTTTATGATAAATAACCCGAGAGTGATAGTTTTATCCAGAGATGTATTGCGAAAGATTGCAAGTTTTGTGTTCAATTACTAATTGAGTACAAAAATGTTTGCGCAAAAATAACATACATGTGTCATCAAGAAATTTGCAATAAAATTGAAAAATAAAATCTTACGACGTTCTTAATTCTAAAAATGTTGTAAAATGGAAGATCAATTGATCAATGTCGAAATAATTAATGAATTAATTAAAAAAAGTCCGTATGGTATTGCCTTATCGGAATTTGATTGTGTTAATACTTGTGTTGGTAATAGAACTATTGCATTGATGCTATGGGAATTACAAAATTTTGATCGGCGAATAACGGAAACGTTCAGAAAAATAACCGTGCTTAATACGTTACGCATAAACATAAATAAAATATTAGCGCATCCTAATATCGACTTTTTAATACAGGCAAATAGAGCGACATTAATAAATATAATATTTTATGCCAACGCAAATATGTACATGGACGTTGAAACTCTTGAGATAATTTTAAAATATCATAAAATAAATCCTGACGCTATTACAGAAAATAATTCAGTTGCGCTTTTTGTTACCAATAGTTTTCATCATCCACAATACACTGGGATAATATCAACGTTAATCAAATATGGCGCAAATATAGAATTGAATCGTTCTGGTCTCCATTGTGATCAACAACTATATGGTATGTCACAAAATAGAGAACCTCTTCAAATTATTCTACATCATACCGCACACTTTTATGGTTTAAAGTACATATTTGGAAATTACACGCACGAATATATTGACATAATATTCACGCATATTTTAATGTGTGGCAAAATATCATCCCTGCAACATTTAAATGAAAAAGATCGTAAAAGTATCAGGATATTTGAAGATTGGCTAAGAAATATTCGACAATTACCAGTCGACATAGAAATAATGCGAACAGTTTTAATCGAGCCGATTAACGAATTTAATCTAATACCGCAAAATCAAAACACAAACAGTACCGTTCGTAAAATGTGTATTTTTCGTCAAAATTTAGAATGTCTAACTCAACGTAAAATAACTGTCCCTGCTTACAAATATTATCACATAGCAATTATAATTTTATTTTTGATGAATAATCCGAAATTGATAGATTTGTCCAGAGATATATTACGTGGAATCGCAAGTTTTGTATTCAATTACTAATTGAATACAAAAATATGTCAATGTCAACAATAAAATTGAAAAATAAAATCTTACAATATTCTTAATTCTAAAAAGTTGCAAAAATGGAGCATCAATTAGTCAACGTAGAAATAATCAATGAATTGATCAAAAAATCTCCAGGTGGCATTGCTTTATCAAAATTCGATAGCATCAATACGTGTGTTGACTATAATACTATTGCATCTATGCTGTTGGAACTAAAACGATTTTATAAGACAGATGCACGCAATACGTTACGGATAAATATAAATAAAATATTGGCGCATTCCAATATCGACTTTACAATGTATCAAAACAAAGGAACACTAATAAATATGATATTTCATGCTGATGAATATTTGTACATGGACGTTGAAACTCTGGAGACGATTTTAAAATATCATAAATGGAATCCGGATAATATTATTGAAAAAAATTCAGTTGCATATTTTGTCAAAAAAAACAGCCATTATCAACGACATCCGCAATATGCTGAGATGATATCAACGTTTATCAAATATGGCGCAAATATAGAATTACATCTTTCTGGGCTTTCTTGTGGTCAACAATTATACTTTACTGTTGAAAATGATGATGCTTTCCAAATTATTATGTCTCATACTACGAATTTTTATGATCTGAAGGGTCTATTTGGTTACGCACGGGAAAGAACTTATGGAGATGTACATACTACTAAAATATTTGAACATATTTTAATATACGGCAAAATATCGTCTTTACAGTACTTAGATGAAAAAGAATACAAAAATATTAGAACGTTTGAAGAATGGTTAAGGAATATCCGAAAGTTCCCTCTCAGCATAGATTTAATGCGAATAGCCTTTATCGACCCTATCAAATCTTTTAACCTGATAGACAAAGACCAACACGTAAATAATGCTGTTCGTCATTTGTGTGTTTTTCGGCAAAATTTAGAATGTTTAACCAAAAGCGAAATAACAATTCCCGCTTACAAATATTATCATGTAGCAATTATAATTTTATTTTTGATAAATAATCCGAAATTGATAGTCTTATCCAGAGATATATTACGCAGAATCGCAAGTTTTGTGTTCAATTACTAATTGAACACAAAATGTTTATTCGTTCATTGTGTTGTTAAGAGATTTGAACGTCCAAATATTGATCATTCGATGTGCTGGCGAGAGAACTGCCTAGGATTTAGATGTCCAAATATTTAATTATTCAGTGTTGCGGGCAAAAGAACTGCCTTGAGATTTGATTGTGCAAATATTTGATTATTCAATGTTACTGGCAAGAGAACTGCCTGGAGATTTAATCATTCAATATTACTGGCAAGAGAACTGCCTTGAGATTTGAATGTCCAAATATTTGATCATTCAATATTACTGGCAAGAGAACTGCCTTGAGATTTGAATGCATCAATATTTGATCGTTCAATGTTACTGGCAAGAGAACTGCCTTAAGATTTGAATGCGCAAATATTTGATCATTCAATGTTACTGGCAAGAGAACTGCCTTGAGATTTGGATGTGCAAATATTTGATCATTCAATGTTACTGGCAAGAGAACTGCCTTAAGATTTGAATGCGCAAATATTTGATCATTCAATATTACCGGCAAGAGAACTGCCGAGAGATTTGAATGTATTAATATTCAATCATTCAACGTTACTGGCAAGAGAACTGCCTTGAGATTTGAACGTGTTAATATTTGATCATTCAATGTTACTGGCAAGAGAACTGCCGAGAGATTTGAATGCATCAATATTTGATCATTCAATATTACCGGCAAGAGAACTGCCTTGAGATTTGAATGTATTAATATTTGATCATTCAATATTACTGGCAAGAGAACTGCCTTGAGATTTGAATGTATTAATATTTGATCATTCAATGTTACTGGCAAGAGAACTGCCGAGAGATTTGAATGCATCAATATTTGATCATTCAATGTTACTGGCAAGAGAACTGCCTTGAGATTTGAATCTATCAATATTGATTCGCTCAATGTGCTCGGCAAGAAAACTGTCTAGAGATTTAAATGCGCTTGGCAAGAGAACTGCCTTGAGATTCGAACGCGCAGATATCATTCAATATCACCAAAGATCTATGTGTGCTAAAAAAATTGAATAAAACAACTATTTAAAAACATATATATATATATATATATAACATATACCAACAAATGAATACAGACGCAATTGTAATTACCGGTAATATACATCCTATAATGATAGGTGCAGCAGGATTCTTCTGTTACTATAAACTAGGCGATTTTTTTCCCATCTTGAGAAAGAGATGTCACGAAAATACAACCAGTTACATTGGCCGCCTTCTAATGAATATCCCTTTTTGCAAAAAAATATATCAAACCAAAATGGACGCTATTTATGACAAATCGTTACAAAAAATTAAAGAACAGTTGTCACAATATCCTAGCATATTGACCATTCCAGAAAAAAAGTGGTCTGACAGAGAAATAATGGATTTAATTGATGCGTACAAGTCAGGAACAATGAAGAACGTTATTGATTATCATATATCGGGAACTATTTATTCCAATAGTTTACTAGTTAAAGAAACATGCGAGATGCCGACGAATATATTCAGTTATGCATTTGAAGCTAGCTACTTATGGAATTCGTTGCATCAAACGGAGTTCAACGTCGGAACTCTGATTGAATACCAAGTGGTGCAAATGGTTGGTAATATGTTTGGCGCGAATAATGATGTTACAGGAACAGTCACATCAGGTGGCACAGAAAGTCTCATGTGTGCTATGCGAGCTTATCGAAACTATGGTATGATGGAACGAGGTCATCGACCCGGCGAATCTATAATCATCGCACCAGATACAGTCCATGCTGCTGTCATGAAAGCGGGTGAAGCTTATAATATCAAAGTAATCTTAATCCCTACCGACATATATGGCGCAATAGATATAGATGTGTTGATATGGACTGCACAGATGCATAAATATGAACTTGTATGTATCGTTGGTTCAGCGCCCTGTTATGTAACTGGAAATATCGATCCGATTTATGAGATGGCTTGTTTGGCGAAAGAATTAGGATGTGGATTCCATGTTGACTGTTGTTTGGGCGGATTCGTTGTTAATTTCTTGAACATAGACACTGACTTTTTGAAAGTTAATGGTGTAACCAGTCTGTCCGCGGATACACATAAGAACGGTCTGGCGCCAAAAGGATCTTCGGTTCTCGTCACTAGAAAAATGGATAGTGGCAAATATTTAATGGAGTATTCAATCTATACAATCCCATATTGGAGTGGCGGAATATATGGATCTATTAAGGATAACGGATCGACAACTTCTGTTCCTTCATTGACTGCATTGGTTGCTATGTTAGCGAACGGTCAAGAAACATATATGTATAATGCAATATCTATACAAAATACTGTCACTGAAATATCAAATAGGATTAGCAAAATAGATGATTTTATCGTTTTGAACAGATATAATATCAACGTCATCGCATTTGCAATGAATCCCGAGAAAGAATATCGTCCTGGATTTATCTATGCTTTGGCACATGAAATGAATAAGAGACATATTGTAATGAATAACATGCGCAAACAAGTTGTTCATTTTTGTGTAACATTACGATTCGTTTCAGATATGCAAGCTATCGATAAATTTATGGGCGCGCTGTTGACGTCGTTGGAGATTGTCAAACGAATGAATGATGATGATGTCCCATTTCCAGGTGATTCAGGCATGTATTGTTCATTAGAGAATGCATTAATTCCATCAACATCTAAAACGTACGGCGATTGGTTTGAAAATTTATTTTTTGGTGGTATGGGTGCGCGAGATGCAATTCGTCAACATTTTATGGCATTGCTAAAAGTTTATCAATAATAATAAATTATTTATGAATTTTTCTTCCAATTATAATTTTAATTTGTTAGTATAAATTATAATCATGAGTAAGCCACATTCACATCCAAACTGTTGTTCTCCGATTCAAGAAGCCATTGGTCTTTTCTTTCTTCGTTGCGGCCAAATCGTTGATGGAGTAGTTATGAATAACACTATTCCGCCAGATGAATTGGTTACACGAACTCAATTGTTGGAAGTATTCATTCTTAAAGTCAATGCAAAAATCAGAGAAGTATTCTCTGAATTGATCAGATGTACCAAAAATGGTAAAGGAGATTGTTGTGAAGCATCGGCTAATGCAATTGGAAACATCGGAATTGCATTTGTGCACTTCGCATACCAGGGTACTTTGAATTTAGGAAATCCAATCATTGCTGTAGAACCAGCTTTGTCATTGTCTCAAATTTTGGACTTGATCTTCGCTGACATGAACGCTTCACTTGCGTTAGTATTGAAAGAAGCATGTCCAGTCAAAGAATGTGGAAGTTGTTGCCACAGCTCCAAGCACCATTAAAAAAATTGATTAAAATATATTTAATATGATAGTTATAAACAATCATATTAAACAGAAATGCAAACGAATGAAATTATTAATCTCGTTGATAAATATGAAAAAGAGAAAAAAGAGATAGATGAGTTTATCGACAAAAAATGTATTCATTTAGAATATCGCGAAGAGGAATATGATTATGGACATAATTGGGGAAGTGATTATTACTGTAACTTGTGTACTAAAAATATTCGCATAAATTTCAAATCTGGGCTTGAAAAAAAACATGATGAGATGTTCTGGTCAGAACTTAAAAAGCTTAACAATGATCGACAAATGTATTCCGAAATGATAAGATATTATAAATCTCTTTTGTCAAATATCGAATCGGCGATTATGTTCAAAATTCCTAATGGGTGTAATCATGATATCATGGTTCGTGATAAAACCCAGACTAACATCGTTTATATTTGTTCTAAATGTGCTGTTGCCATCAAGTTTATCAATCAATAATTCAAAAAAAATTGAAATATTGATGATCACGTAGTTTTATTATTATGATTGATTAAAAATGAATCCCGTAATATTGGCTGAATCTAAGTTACTTATGAGTCCTGTTGCGCGCGAAGTATATTATTACAAATGCTTACGCAAAGTATTTGCCTATGTTTGGTCACTCAAGGGAACATTTGGAGTCAAGTTTCATTGCGGCAAGGAATCTGGATGTTTATATATCAGTCTCTTTCATAACATCTTTGTTTCATGCAGTTTTGACGGAAATAAAGTTCAATACGAAACTAAACGATCAGGCTTTGAATGTTTAGTGACACCAATTAAAGAATTTCCGGATGACGAACTTCCTTGTTACTATCAAATAAGTGGTTATGGGCCAATTAAATCGATAACTGAATGTTTTACGAATGTCGACATCATCAGATGTATGTTTTTGACAATTCAAAATATACGATCATCGTTTGTTTTGGAGGCTGGACAATCTAAAATTAGTCAATCAGAAATCGATGAAGCTTTGATAACTGCTTTGAAATATGCCGAAATCGACATAGTAAGCGAAATGACTAAAATACGAGAAACCATGAAACATACAATATTTATCCAACCTCTGAATAATGCCTTTATCGTATAAAAAAAATGACATTTTGATATCATTGAATAATTTATTGTAAATATATCATTCAAAAAACAATGATAAAACAGGAATTTTTATTTGAACATTGTAATGCTGATAAGAAAACATATGTGACAACGAATAATCAGAACAAGATCGAAATAGAATCATTTATGACGAACGATCATCGATATTTAAAATTGCATACTCCTGGAAAATATAAGCTCATTATTGGATTTTTTAAATACAAAACAGAAGAGCAACTTATTGAAAGCGATATGATCGCAAACGTATCATTTGTACCAGATAAAGAAAAATTAGAAGTAGGGCGTGTAATACTTTACAAAGTTAGTCATTATTGCATTTTAGAATATATTTTTGAGCCGGACATCAATATACGTATCGATTTCAAAAATGGGAAACCGTTGCATATCGATATTTTGGTATTAGAAGAAATAATTAATATGCCATTGGTATTGACAAAAAAAGAGGAGAAACGTATTTTCTTTGTGAAGATTGTTACTATTCATAAAATTGAATACGGTGGATTATTTATCGATGACAAAATATATATGCGCGAACAAGCGAAACTTTATAAAAAAGAGAAGATCGTTTCTAATTTTGTCATATATGGCGCAATGAGACGAGCTATAGCTGTAGATAAAGATAATATGTACATCACGCGAGAGAGGAATGACTCATTTATATCAGTCCTATTAAACAAAAAAAACGATACTATGTTTATCAGTTTTGAATTGCAATATAACACGTTCCAAATAATCTCCCATTTTGCATCCAATGATCTCAAAAAATTAGTTGCTGATCATAAAAAAATATCAAAACTTATCATATAATGATATGATAAATTTTAATTCAGCTCCAATGTAGCTTTTTTCTTTTTTGGTGCAGTATCACTTTCCTCTTCTGATTGTAACTCTATCTTTTTCTTTTTGGTACGATCTTTCTTCTTCAAAGTCGTATCACTTTCTTCTTCTTCTAATTGTAACTCTATCTTTTTCTTTTTGGTACGATCTTTCTTCTTCGGTTGAATATAAACTTCTTCCTCTGATTCGTGTGGAATAATTGCCACCTGCGACTTTCTTGGCTCAGTATAAAAATTTAAATATGGTGTATAATCCATCGTTCCCATCCATACAAGTTCGAATCCGTATGATCTAAACAGACCATCTAACCTAATTTGATCAGTAATATGTGTATCATACACAAGTGATTTATGGTCAGATATCAAGTAAGGATTAGCTCCTAAATCCAACAAAAGTCGGCACAATACCAAATTAGGTTTCACAGCACATGCCATTAATAATAATAATCCGTCATCATAATCGATGTCTATGTTATATTTTTCCATAATCGCTTCTACGTCTTCTGTTTTTGGCTTTTTTTGAGAATACTTGATGAATTCTGCCTTTAATTTATTATGTTTATGCGGATTCATATGATAATACTGATACAAATATGTAGTTATTTTGAGATTTATTTGTATCAATTTTTTAGCCCACTGGAAATAACGTCACATACAAAAAACCAGCAATGACGCCGAAAATATGCCCCTCGAAACTGACCCCTGGAATTATCATTTGTGGCAGAATACTTATCACCAATTTTGCAACTGTCATACTCGGACTTTCGTGCATCAAAGAAAAGTACACAACAAATAATCCAAATATAACGGCTGAAAATCCAACAGTGAGAATCTTGCGTGACGAAAACATCTCATGATAAATGTACAATAATGTGCTTGATACGATCCATAAAAACACAATACATACAATAAATCGAGAAGTTCCAATAACATCTTCTATGAATGATAATCCGTAAAACGAGATGGCATTAGCTGCTAAGTGTTGCAAATTTGCATGATAAAAACTTCGTAATTGATAATTGATTATTTCTGAACCCGTTTCATACATGTTCATATTTGTAAAATACACCAAAACGAGAATAGCCAAAATAATATATGATACAACCCGCATTATATTCATAAATACGATTATAATAAAAATTATTATAATCAGAATTCAATATTGTTCTCCTTAATCCATTTGCTTGCATTTTGTTTGAAATTATATAACGGTATAAATATCGAATCCATCATAATATACAAAATAACACAAGCAATTATTTTTTTGATGAGTGAGAATGAAATGCTAAATTTATGTATCACTCTATTGAATAGTGAGACCTTTGTAGAGTTACTATCAACTCCTGGGATATTGATGATGGTTTTGACATTACCAGGATTTGTTTTGTTATTTGTATGCAATAGTCTGCAATATCTAAGGTTACTCACAGTAGGTCTCAAAAGTGTTCTAATAGATAACATGTTTGATAAATATGATTTGTATAGCTATATCAATCTATTAAATTATCAATTTTTTGTATGATATACTAATATATCAATGTCAAATGAAATCTATTTTCCTAAATATTTAAAGTACAAAGCTAAATATCAAAAAGCGAAAAAGAAGAATCTACAAATTGGTGGGAACAAACGTGATGTTACTTATTTCGATTTTAAAGGCGACGTCAAAACATGTTCTGATACGCAGATACCTCCAGGTGCAATAATAAAGATATCATTCATGCCTGAAAAATATGATGCTATTGGTGAATCATACTTTTTGTCTGCGAAAGATGAACAATTTATGACAGATTATGTCCTTTTATCTGGATGGCAAACATTTTTATCTTATTATCAAGAAGAATTGAAGAAACTATATCCATCTACATTAACACCAATCAATAATATCGCTTCGACTATCAAAATTGTCGATGATATTTTAGTCGTTGTTATTAGTAGCACAGTTGAAGAAACAGAAATAAGGTTAAGATTATGTGATTTGTACAATACCATGCAACGTGCATTTTATATATTGGCAGCTGATAAAAATTTGAATGTTAGCTGGAGCACGAGGATGGAGATCGTTTTTTGATGATTATACAATATATAATCATCAAAATTAGCGAACCCAAACAGGGATGGTAACTGGAGTTCTGTTAAGACAAACATTAACGCATCTGTAAAATTCTGATACGGTTGGATTGTTACTCAAACAGTTATTTATGCATCTAACAATTTCATCTCGATCAAATCCACCACCATATCTGGAAATAAAAGAATCAATATCACCATATAAATTTGATCCATATCGGTTATTAAATAAATATTGAATGTAATCATCAAGACCATCATAGTTCAAATCAACATTATTAATATATGAGTACTCAAGATCATCTCGGATGCCATTGTTATTTAAATCACCATCATAAGCATAATCTGTAAATTCATATGCATCAGGAATACCATTGTTGTTTAAATCACCATCAAATCTATTTCTGTATTCTAAAACATCAGGAATACCATCATTATCTAAATCTCCATCGTATCTATTTCGGTAAAATCTATTTCTATATCTACCTTCAAATCTATCAGGAATACCATTATTGTTACTATCTCCATCAAATCTACGTTCTAATCTGTCTGGGATACCATTATTATTACGATCACCGTCAAATCTGTTTCTATTCTCAAATCTATCAGGAATACCATTATTGTTACGATCTCCATCAAATCTACGTTCTAATCTGTCTGGGATACCATTATTATTACGATCACCGTCAAATCTGTTTCTATTCTCAAATCTATCAGGAATGCCATTATTGTTATTATCTCCGCCTCTATTAAATCTATTGAATCTGTTAAAATTTCTACCTTCTAATCTATCTGGAACACCGTTGTTATTACGATCTCTAGTTCCTCTTGTCATATTAGCACCGATACTATTTGATCGAGTTCGACCGACACTGTTAGATCGTGATCTATTTGCTCCAACGCTGCCCGATCGACTACCTCTATTTGCTCCAACGCTGCCCGATCGACTACCTCTATTTCCTCCAATACTGCCTGATCTAGATCGACCACCCGCTCTATTTCCGGATCTACTCGAGCCGTTGTATGTTTCGATAATAGCCAAGTTATTATCTTTGGTTGCGTAATAAATTACAAGAACTACAATAATTGCAACGATGATGTACCACGTATTGTCACTAAACATTGATATATATTAATAACATAAAAAATTATATTTTTTATGATAATTTGCTATATCATTCGGACGCACGTTTATAGATCATAAAAAATTGAAATATTTAGTACCAAATATGTCATCATCTTAATAATAACCAAAAATGAATGACAAATTTGGTATCAAATCAACATTGATCGCCAAAGCGTGTAACGAAATATTACGAGTTTTTGAGTCAATTCCCGAAAAAAAAATAGTGCTAATAGTTGATAGAATATTAGCACAATTAATACATGTTGCGATTGATTTTCAAACGAATAAAATCAAAAAATTAGGAGTAATCAGTACATATTACTTGGATGATAAAAACATTACATTTGAAAAGAACGTCGTTTATTTTGTTTCTAACAAAAATAGGAAGATTGATTCTATAATTTCACAGATGTCACAATTTCCCAATCATAAATATTACATCTATTTTGCTCCAAAGTGTTCAATATATCATGATGGGATATTTGAAGAGAATGGTTTAGCTGGAAAGTATACAAAGGGAAAATTAAGTGAATGCTGTTTGTTACCGATAGATTTTGATATTTTAAGTATGGAAATTCCACTAAACGTTAATTTTGTGGATATTAAAAATTACATACCCAATGTTGTACATGTTTTGAATAATATGGGTCATATTTCGAACATTCATTGTGTAGGTGAAACTGCAAAAGTTGTAGGATCATTATTAGAAAAATCAAAAGATAATTATGCAACATTTGATGATATGATTATTATTGACAGACAATGCGATTTAGTTACTCCGCTTTTGTCACAAAAAACATATCGAGGGATGATATCAGATTGTATGCAAACAACATATCAAGAACTAGTACATGAACATTTACAAAAACTCAAAGAAAATCCACTAAACAAAACTAATATGAAAGTAAGTAACAACATGGATAACGTTTACAATGAAATTAAAGATATGTATTTTTATGACATTGGTGCACATTTAGCCAAAATAGTTAGAGAAATAGAACAAGCTAGGAACAAAAATGACAATCCATCCATTCAAGATCTGTCTGGTATCGTCTCTTGTCTAAAAAAATATCCAAAAGATGTCGTTGAATTCAACATTAACTTATGCACAAAAGTGATAGCAATATACAAAGCAGACAAAGATGTACACATTCTAGAAGACGATATATTGGAGGGCAAAAACAAACAATTCATTAGTGATATCAGAGACCCACAAATGTTGCGCTTATTATGTTTGATGTCCCATTGTTCAAATGACAGCTTCAACTTTTTTGATTTTAAACATGACAAAAAAAATTTTCTTGCGTATGAAAGAATGCACCATGCAAATTTATTACGACAAAAAGAGATAGCGCAATATACCCTACCAAATATAGTGACGAAAATATTGCAAAAAAAATCTCTAGCGAACAAATTCGAAACGTCACATATTGATAATTCTGTAGATAATAAATCTAACAAAATATTGATATTTGTTATCGGTGGTATTACATATGACGAGATACATGATATTAATGAACTACAAACATCATATCCTACAAAAAAGATATATATCGCCAGTACGAATGTGATAAATAAAAATACGTTTATTGATGCGTTTATGAAATAAAAACCAGTTAATAATTAATTAGTTTTTAGATACTACATTTTTTAAATCAGTTAATATAAATCATCTCCTTGACAATATTTTTTTATCACAATGCACGCAATACAAACAGCAATAATCAATCCCAATATTATGCATCCAACTATTGCCATCATTGGATCGTCTTGTTCTAAATTGCAGCACTTGCGAACGTTATTCATTGCTTGTTGGAATATATCCTCGTACACTATCATTTTTTCTGTCTTTACATTTTCCCAACAAAGCTGACCCACCCCTCTATTCCATGACCTATCTGCCATTACCAAATTACCAATAATATTTTTGTCGCAGTCTCTTAGCTCATATTCGCTAAATGCTGTATCAATAATATGTTCCACATCATTACCACTTTTAAATTGCGGATATTGTTTACTAAATTCAGCATTGGTAATTACTCCACAGGGATCCGTGTATGCAAAGGTTTCTTTAACAAAAAATCTTGCGGATGTTTTTCCATAGTTATTGTTAAAGAATGTACTATGTAAAGCGTTACACTTTTCTTTGGCGGCAAAAGTTACTAAAAATAAAGTAAAGAGATACATTTGTTTAATCTGTATAGCAATGATTTACATGTATGATATTTATTAATCAATTTTTTTGTGTTAAATTAATAATCAATGATTAATGTTTTAGCACGCGCACAAAACGTTTCAAAACTTGTGCGTCGTAGTTTGTTCTTAAGAATGAGATAAAATTGGCGGTCGTCGAAAATCGTTCCATGATAACGAAACGAAAACGAGCGAGAGCTGATTTGATAGTCGTCTCATGATCACCTAATGCGACTGATTTTTTTAATAGAAAGGCGTCAAGATCACGTATATGCCATTCATCTTTTATTTTTCCTGGTGGAACAATTGGAGCGCCAAAGACACATCCAGTGGTGATATCAACGACGAGACCTCTTGTCATGAGCATTTGTTGCTCTGTAATTTTCAAACTTGTCGGTCCGCTGATGATAATCCATTTTAACAGATCACTGACTTCTTCTTTTTTCGGAAACAGTTCGCGAAAACGTGCGAGCGCATTTTTTACTAGTCTTTCTGTGTAGGAACTGTTAAATTCAATTGTCGCAATTCGTTGTTCTAATTCAGTGATGGTCATCTTTTTATTGACTTGTTTGTCCATCATACGGTTGTGTGATATGTTCACTATGTTAATGGACCATTGTGAAGAATAATTTTTCAATTTTTTTAATTATTATGATAATGATTAAAAAATTAAACCTTACTTGATATTATTTTTTCAAGGACTGTTTCATCTTCTGCTCTTTCTTTCACGGTGCATTCATAATATATTTTCAGAGACACACAGACGATAGAAAATACGAATCCTCCTACCAGAATGCTCCCTAAGAAAAAAATAATCCCCCATACACCACATTGAAATAAATTATTATTATAACAGGAAAGTTTATCTCGATTGTAACACTGCGGATTATTCTTGAGACAACCAGTACCCATGTCATATTTATCGTGATATCTTGCATATATACTTCCATAAGTTATGAGCGAACACGCAACCATACCCGCCGCGCATCCTATGAGCGCTAATATACAAAAAAATACAGTATTAAGAGTTGGACTTTTAGTACACATTGTTTGCTGATGTTAATATCCTTATTAAATATATTCTATGTATCTGTTTTTCAATTTTTTTATAAAAAAATTGAAAATAAAATGCATAAGTAATTGCTTCAATCCATATTAATCAATAAAAAATGTCTGGACTTGACAATTTGCAACAAGCTGAGTCTGAAAAAAAGAGGAAAATGTTCCAAACTAAATACGGAATGGTATTAACAATTTCTGTATCACAATTGTCGTTGGATAAATTTATAGAGAACGTGCCACTGATGTTAAATTTATTGGATGCGAGAAGAATCGTTGAGTTGTGGAACTTTTCTATTGACCAACAAGCAACCGATGATATTCTTAATAACTTTTTGGTTATTTTTCATCATCATATTGACACAATTATGGCAGATGAGGATATTTTAGGATCAATGAATTATTGTGTGGTTAAAAATATAACTGAAAGCGAAATTATAAATGTTAGTGAATCAAAGTTATTTGAATTTGTTGCCAAACGAATCAAATTGGGTTGGTTTAAAAATTTTTATGTTGGCGCTGAATTTACAGCTATGAATCAAAATAATTCGATATTAAATGACATTCGATTCGAAACAATGTCTCAGGATTTTTTGTTAAAAAATGTGCGAAAATCAACCTTAATTTCCAGTGACAAGCTACTTGATATTATCAGCCAACTCGATAGTAATTTTACAGGAACGAACAGATTGGATAGCCAAATTTGGATAGCTCCCAATGGAACATATAAAGAAGGCTACAGAACAATAACACTCAAAGATATTACGCCAAAATTTATTAAAATATTTGTAGAACATGTGAACGAGAAAAAATTCAAACCTTTGGAAGATTTTGAAATCCCGACGAATGAAACAACGACTTTGGGCGTAGAATATATTGCCATATTGTGCGAACTGCTTCCGCCAGATTCTAACAACGAACCCGTTAGATTAGATAGGCCATATGGATTTTTCAACAAAGGCAAATGTTTTGGAATTTGTAATATTGGTAGAGTCACCGAAAATCAAATAAATATTGATACTTCCAACAGAACCAGGGACAAATACATTAACATGTATGTTCGCAAAAATATCACTTTTTAATTACTAATTAAAAATTGATATTTTAAATGTCAGTTTAACCTACTATTTAGCAAATTATACATAAATGCAAGTCAAAACAAGATTTCCTCCAGAAAACGGCGGTCATATTCATATTGGTCACGCCAAAGCAGCATATTCCAATTTCAAATTCGCCAAAGATCATGAAGGGACGATGATGATCAGGTTTGACGACACTAATCCTAAAAATTGTAAGCAGGAATATGCAACGTCTATCTTAGATGATTTGCGCACTCTGAAATTGGCTGACGAAACGACCAAAATAAGTTACACCTCTAATTACTTTGACCTTTTGCAAGAGTTTGCAGTTCAGTTGATAGAAAGTGGGGATGCGTATATGGATGATTCGTCTGTAGAAACGATTCGCCAAAATAGAAAAATATGCATAGCGTCCAAGTCGCGCGATAATTCTGTAGATGATAATATGCGTTTATGGAAGATATTTGCGTCAAAATCCTGCGAAAATAATTTAGTTTTACGAGCGAAGATACATATGCAACATAAAAATGCATGTATGCGCGATCCAGTTTTGTATCGTCGTTGCATTGAGCCACATTATATGACCGGTGACAAATATAACATCTATCCATCATACGATTTTTCTTGTCCTATTTTGGATAGTATTGAAAACATCACACATACATTTAGAACGATCGAGTATGCAGACAGGACCGATTTATATTTTTGGGTGTTGGATGGATTGGCCCTTAGAAAACCTATTCTACAATTGTTCAGTAGTTTGCGATTTGACTACACTGTGATGTCAAAAAGGAAGATCAGAATATTGATACAATCAGGAATTTTAGATGGTTGGGACGATCCGCGATTGTGTACGATTAAAGGATTGATCAAACGAGGATTTACTGTGGAATGTATTCTTAAATACGTTGATCTGATGTATCTGTCCACTAATAATACAAAAAAAGGTACATATCCTATTATGGTTTCTATGAACGCAACTATGTTAGAGAATAAAGCACATAGGTATGTTGCTGTTGAAAAAGAACATGCGTATCTGACAATATTTGATTCAACAATAGAAGAAAAGACTATCGAAGTAGATTTGCATCCTAAACTTTCTGAATTCGGGAAGAAGAATGTTAAGATATCAAATAATATATTTTTGGAAGGCAAAGATGCAGCGACACTTATTGTTGGAGAAGAGATTACACTAATGAATTTAGGTAATGTGATAGTCAAATATATTTGTCATTTCGATCACAGTTTGATCCTTGCACCCAAATTTGATGGAGATTTTAAAACAACTAAAAAAAAATTGCATTGGTTATCCTCTGAAGATTGTTATGAGATTCAAATTGCAGAATATGGTCATATATTGAAAGAAGAGAAATTGTTATTTAATGCAGACAAGAGTATTGTGGCCAGATGCATAAATGATGCGTCAACGAAGAAGATATGTTGCTATGTAGAAAAATCGTTGATGAATGTTACAGCAGGGATGCATGTACAATTGATCAGGCGAGGATTTCATATAATGGATGTGACAGGAAAATTGATTCGGTTACCGGATGTTAGTAAACCTAATGTTTTTAGTGTGTATCACAAATAGATGATATAATTTTATTATTTGATCTATTTAGTTTGTAATATCACATTGAATGGAGCAATATTGGCACGTTCAAAGTCTCGTCAATACAAATCTCTTGACAATGCATTGAATGGACTAATATTGGTACGTTCAAAGTCTTGTCAATGCAAATCCCAACAGATCTCTTGACATCACTTTGAATGGACCAATATTGGCACGTCAAAGTCTTGTCAACGCAAATCTCTTGACAGCACTTTGAATGGATCAATATTGGCACGTTCAAAATCTCGTCAATGGAAATCTCAACAGATCTCTTGGCATCACATTGAATGGACCAATCTTGGTACGTTCAAAATCTTGTCAATGGAAATCTCAACAGATCTCTTGACATCACATTGAATGGACTAATATTGGCACGTTCAAAGTCTCGTCAATGCAAATCTCATCAGATCTCTTGACAGCACTTTGAATCGACCAATATTGGCACGTTCAAAATCTCGTCAATGGAAATCTCAACAGATCTCTTGGCATCACATTGAATGGACCAATATTGGTATGTTCAAAATCTCGTCAATGGAAATCTCAACAGATCTCTTGACAGCACATTGAATGGACTAATATTGGCACGTTCAAAATCTCGTCAATGCAAATCTTAATAGATCTCTTGACAGCACATTGAATGGACAATATTGGCACGTTCAAAGTCTCGTCAATGGAAATCTCAACAGATCTCTTGACAGCACATTGAATGGACTAATATTGGCACATTCAAAGTCTCGTCAATGGAAATCTCAACAGATCTCTTGACAGCACATTGAATGGACTAATATTGGCACGTTCAAAGTCTCGTCAATGGAAATCTCAACAGATCTCTTGACAGCACATTGAATGGACAATATTGGCACGTTCAAAGTCTCGTCAATGGAAATCTCTTGACAGCACATTGAACGCTCAAATGTTGACATATTAAGTTTTATCAATGCAAATCTCTTGACATTGCTTTGAATAAACCAACATTGGCATGTTCAAAGTCTCATCAATACAAATTTTTGCGACGCAACTGGTTAACAATGAATAAACTATTCATCATTAATCAACATAAAGATCTAGAAATTTAACGCGCAATCCTTTCTCTTCGATCACTAATATATGACATTTGATTCTCTGCATATCTTCTTTATGCAATGGAATCTCAATATAAATTCCGCAGCCAAAATATTTATTGATTTCCTCTTGATTTATTAAACACCTTATCGCACTAGGCTTAATAAACATTCTATACATTTGCGGTAATGGTTCAGAAGATACTTCGCACAATGCAATTGCTAATTCTCCATACATATCATATGTTTTTCCATATGCATCAGTCAATTTTGGTAACGTATAGGGATCACTCACCGGTTCCGTATTGAATCTCTTTTTCATATACATCTCCAATGGAAAATTATCGATTCTCGTCGCCTCAGCAATATCTTTACACCGCCTAATTGTTCTGTCCATATTTTTGATTTTATATGAATCAAATTTAAACGTCTGCAAATTTGTGAGACGCTTTATCGATTTTGGTAATTTGGTAATCGGATTTCTACAGATCGTAAATGCTTGTAAATTTATCAAATTTCCGATTGTTTTTGGAATCTTTCTAATCTTATTGTTGTCTAATGATAAACTTTTCAAGTTAACAAGATCGCCTATCGAATTCGGAATCGAATCTATGCGACCGTCTGTCAATGATAAAGATTGTAAATTTTGTAATAAATTTATCGATTCGGGAATTTCTTCTACACAACTGAAGTTAATTGTTATAGCTTCAAATAATCGTGCGATTGAAGGAAAAAATGATATTTTTAATGATTTTGATAAACTACGTATATCATCGATATTATCGACGTATTTAGTAACTTTTGCTAAATTATCACCGAATTGTATTGTAATTTCGGTTGCTAACATCATAATCGTTTCCTTGTTGCAATTATTATAACGTAAATATTGGCATAAGAATGATTCTGAATTGATCAAATGGTTAGGATCGGCGTCGTAACGTTTTATTAAATATGTTAACACTTTTGTTTTTCCGATACAAAGTCTTACAGATTCTAATGCCTTTTTCAAACAAAAATTTGCGCCTAAAGAAATCAACAGTTCTAATAATTTTACAGAATCGTACACACACGCATATTCAACAAGCGTTGATCCATTGGGAATTATTATATTTCCTATTTCGTAATAGGTCTTGTTCAAATCAAATGAATTTAAATGAGGTATCATTTCCATAATTATTTGTTCACTGCGTTTATGTGTAACCTGCCCACTTTCTCCCTTTAAAGCATCAACATGACAAATTGTCCTAAATCGATTCCATTCCGTCGTGTGCCCTTTTTGTAATAAAGCATATACTTCATCGAGCATCGTACATTCCCAAAACAAATTAGCTGCCATCGTTTGTTTAATAGTTATATTGCTAAAAACATTATCTATCACTTTTTTTGTCAATTTTTTTGATATAAAAAGTTATTAGTAAAGATGTTACAAATATGAATTCTGAACAATTCATAGCACAAATGACAACAGATCAACTAAAAAATTTATTTTCCGCAATGAACAAAGAAATTTCATCTCGTGAGAGTCCAAACGTCGAAATCAAGTCAACAACAATTAGAATTATCATAACCGCAACTCCTACTTTGACACCAAAACAAGCTAGACTCATTCGTGAATTGTTTAGACATTATGGTAATTGGTCACATTCGTTTGACGATGGTGTTTTGACATTTGTTTTTTCATCTCAACAATATCACGATAGAGCGTTAAATGAAATGACAGTAAAACGTTTGAATTATTTTCTCAAAAAAGCAGCGAACATTAAGATGACCTTACTACGCGATATGGTGCGATTAGATGGAATACCTCAATTGACCAGTGAGATCATGGATCGAATTTTAGAAGAATTCACAATTTTTGGTACAGTCCGATTACATTTTTTTGATCATAATTCAATGATAGTAAAATTTGATGTTGAAGAACACACATGTATGGTAAGTGAAGGATGGTTGGTTCGTTTTTGCTGTGATAGATAAAAAAATTGACATATTTAATACGTATTGAATATATCAATTACAATGATCCAAAATGAATCCCGAATTAATGTTATTGGTATCACATATATCAACTGAAAAGCTCAAAAAAATGGCTATCGTGATAAATAACGAATTATCTTCGCGGGAGAATTTGATCAAAAATATTGAAACTAAATTGACGAGAAAATATATTTTGATCACTGGATTAGCAAATATCACTGGCCCACACGTTGAAGGAATATTGGATATGTTCAGCAGATTTGGCGACTGTCGTTTAGCAGATTTATCTGATAGTAGTATTCGAATCAAATTTGATGATCTTAATGATTTGAATGACGCGTACGAAGAAATAACACCCGAATGTATCGCTACACTTTTTAGAAATGATTTCTAAAAAAATTGATTAATTTTTTGGGATGATGTTGCCGTTGTTAATAGATAAGAACAGCAACAATGGAGTTAATAGTCAAAGCGTACATGATAATGAAAGAAATTATTCCATATGAGATGTCATTCGAAATAGTAATGTTTTTATATGTAGCGTGGAAAAATAATATGATGAGATGTTCCAAAATTTATCCCAACGCAATAATGTACACAGATAAAAAAAAAATAGTAACAAGAGTATTATTTATGACGGATGAGATTCTGGATATTGAATTTGTTCATTTGGAAGGTATTCATCGTAAAGTTACAGAATGGCAAGGAAACGTATCATCAATTTCTGTGAATGCATTATTGTCCAAACCAATCGCCGAAATTGAAACCGCTCTAAATATGTTAAGTCCAACGTATTTTTTAATCTTCTTAGAACATGTATATCGACTGTTAATAAGTACCGATTATCCGATGGATCCAGTTTCAAATAAAATGATGCAACAAATAGAAACGAGAAGTATCAATCTTCAAATATTGCTAGATCGTTTTACATATTTCAATTCTCCGAATAAAACTCAATGGTTAAGAGATGCAGCAAATGATTCGATCATAATGTTAAAAAATCCGGCCCCGATACTATCACATTATTATGACGCAAAATGCCCATCATCAAATTATCTAAATCGCGAGCAATATTGCTGTCCTCGCCGGGAAAAGTATCACATGTGTCACGGAAATTACTTTATTAATTGTATAATAAAATTATGCGAATCAAAAACACAACTAACATTCATAGAAGATAAATATGTCTGCATGTTTATTTTTAAAAAATTTCCACATATGATAACCATCGATGCAAACCATATTGAAATCAATAATTTGTACAACAATAGCAAATATAATTATCCAATACTTCGCATCATTTTTTGGTACCTGGCGATGCGAACTGGAATCGTAACAGAACAAATATTCATGGATCACTTTTTTGAAAAATTGAATGAAGATTTGTTGAAAAACGGTTTTATCATTGGACGATGTCTAAATTTTGCGGATATGATAGATAATTGTATGGTAGATGATATAGTCGAAAATAATAGACTTACAATTGTCTTATTTGGCATGTTTAAGAATGGCTGGACGGGTGATCATAAAAATGGATGTGGATTTGTGACTGATTCAGAAAATAAAGTCGCTCTCGAGTTAAAAAATAAATCCAAATTCCGAGTTGATCATTATCGCTATGCACCTCATATCGCTAGTATGATAAATCGTTTCTTAAAAATGATATTGTAGATAAATAATTTATTTATCACGATAACCAAGCAATAACCACCTAATCTGTTCCGAAAACAAATTCTATCTTCTTTGATGACAAAAAACATATACGTTGCCCAAAATGTGATTGAGTCTGAATCGATCTTGCCAAATAGTGCATCCAAATATCTTCCCAAAATGGTAAATAATTGTTCTTTTGTTTTGATCGTCAAAGAGTTCATTTTGGAGAAACTAAATACAACATAACTATCTGATCAAAATAATTTCAATTTTTAACGCTAAAAAAATTGAAATTATTAGTTACATAATCTATCAAAAGGCCTATTCATAAAAGAAATGTCAAAATATTATCACTGTATCGCCAATATTAACAAAGTATATATGCTTATGAGAACTATATTGCCAGTAGAGATGGCGTTTGAAATAACTATGGTACTATATATCAAATGGAAATATATTATGATTAAGTACGCACAAATTTATCCGGGCGCTAATTTTTTTGAAGATGTCGACAAAGAAATAATATCGGTCTCAAATATATCCGAAAATCAAGTTCATCTTGTCACTAAATACATAATAGATCAATATGTCATCAATACCCGATATATCAATTTATCCACATTGGAATCGAAAAAACTTTTGTCAAAACCTATTCAAACAGTCATTGATGCTGTTAACACACTCAATCCAAAATTGTTTTTTTGTTTCCTTGAGCATATATATCGTCTAATTCCTAAGCCTAACATATATTTTGATGTAATGAGGGATTCTGAAAACAACATACGAATCTTATTCAACCGATTTTTGTATTACAAATCTCAAAATAAGATGCAATGGTTACGAGATGAAATGAAACATCCGATCATATTCATTAAAGAGATAGATAGTCGTACATCTTATTTTGTAAGATGTCCCGGTACAAACTACCTTTCTACTAACTATTATCGTTGTTTCATAACCGATAAATATCATATGTGTCATCGTAATCATTTTCTACGCACCCTAATACAATTGATCATCGATAATACACATATGACGCAAATTGATGACAGTCATGTATGTATGTTCATATTTCAAAATTTGCCACACATGATAGTAATAGACAAAAATCATATTGAAATCAATAACTTGTACTACCACGAAAAATATGATTATCCAATTCTTCGTCTTGTCATCTGGTATTTATTGATACACTCTAAAATGATATCAGAACAAACATTTATGGAACATTATTTTGAAAATCTTAACAGAGATCTGGTAGAAAATAATTTTGTAACATCATCATGTGCAAATATAACTGAAATGATCACAAAATCGGAGGATGATATCAATGAAAATAGCAGATTGATAATGATTTTATTGAGCGTATTGAGAAATGGATGGTATGAAACAAAAAACGGGGGATTTAGTTATTTCATAGATCCGACATCGGATGAAAATAATAAGGTGGTCCTTGAAAATAATAATTTCTATGTCGAAAATACATACATTTATGCTGAACATATTATTGAAATTTTTGCGGATTTTTTAAAGATTATCCCAAATAAAAATTGAAAAATTTAATATCATTATTATCCTTAATAATGATATTAGCAAAATGCAAAACTACATCGCCAAAGTTGAGAACTGGAATAGATTCGCGCAACCCCTATTTTGCACAGACATTGTTGGCCAAAAATATCAATGCAACAACCCTCTCATACTAGTTCCAATATCACAAAATTTGATAGAATCATATACATCCCAGAATAAAACAGAGTTATTAATCGAACTAGAAAAGATTACCAAAGATAACCATATTGATTTAGTAAATGATGACTATTTCGTCAAAATATCAAGTATCAGCGGAAAGGATGTTATCGCAACGGAAGATTATTGCGATGACGTCACTGAGTTTTGGGTGTCGATGAACAGTCAAAGCAAGAAATTAATTGTCAAATCTACAGACAAATTATGTGAATATCTATTATCGAGTGAAAGGATCGCGACGTGCATTCGACGAGATGGACATATTGTATTCCGAAAATGGATTAAATACAATGTAGAAGAGGAATTTAGATGTTTCATCAAAAATAAAAAATTAGTCGCCATTTCACAATACGAATATGGAAATTATTTGCCAGAATACATGAATCAGCCGGAGTTGATTAGCAAATTAATTCAAAATTATATTAGCCAGGTAGTACATGACATACCATTCGATGATATTGTCATTGATGTTGCAGTGCATGATTTGAATGTTTATTTTATCGAATTCAATGATTATGGATTAGAATCAGACACAGATGCGGGTTTATATGACTGGGAGAACGATAAAAAGATATTGTGCGAAAATCATGATGATATTGATATTAGGCTGTATGATGAAAAATGGTTGGTGGCGAAGTATACGATCGCTTAAATAAAATTATTAATGTTATTTAAGCCTGGATGTAGAGATATGCGAATTTTGTTTCAGACCATGTCATAGTCACTGAATCAAATGTTTTGTAGTGTAGGACATATGTTAGAGTGTTGATCATTTTGATATCAAGGTATATGAGATCAGTAGTTTGAGTGTCGAATGTGAGAATATTGTTTTCAAAATCTTCATTTTTCAACTGTAATGTTGCACTGATAGTAGTTGCGGGAGTTAATGTTGTGTGAATTGCATCTACATATACGGCACCGTTCGTGAGTCGCCAACTATGCGTGACCGTATCGTTAGATTTTAACAATGGTGATGGCGGATTTGGTATTTTCGGATAAGAATCCCATGATTTAAAATCATTGTCTACTAACGAATCTTTTGCGAATTTGTAAGTAGTGCGATGATTTGGTTTGATGTAAATATCTTTGTTTAGTTTGAAACACATACCATATTGGCTGCCAGGACTATTTGCGACACCTGGTAGAGTGTAGCTTGAAATCCAGAAAACTTGGCCATCACCAACACATGCTGAAGAAATACCTCCATTCATCGGCGTATCTGCTGTTTTGGCACCATATTTCCATAATAGTTCTCCATTTGCTACATCAAAAGCATACAATGATCCAACCGAATCTGCACAAAAGATACATTCATTGCAAATTGTTGGTTCGTTCATCGAGAAATTTTGAAATTCAGTGTACCAATTTACTTGTTGTGTGTCAACATTGATTGATGCTAGGTATGAGTTAGCATCGGGGATAAAGTGGCCGCTGGAGGTAACGAATTTTTCAAATTGGCCGACGCTTCCTATTGTTCCGTCATTGTATGCAGCGCTGATGTTAGATTGACAACAAATAATGGCGTCACTTTTATCAACTGCGCATTGATAATTACTAGCGCCAGATGAATTGTTAGATCCTAAATATAATGACGCCAAATATGTCACTCCAACATCGCTCGGATTTGTATGATTAAAGATGGCGTTTGGATTTAGATCCGTAATATCGAGAATAGGTCCACTTCCGCTTTTAGTTGTGGTTGCTACGTATTCTCGGTGTTGTTTCTTGATAAAATGTATACCTGACGCTGGGTCGCCGTCGATAGTATTGATGTTCGGATAGACTAAGCTGACTGGATTAGTACCGCCCAAAAATGTGTAAGTGTCAGCAGGTACAGTACGGACACCAAATAACATTCTGCCTGTGTCAACACTGGCACCGATAATTGCATCAGAATAGGACATTTGACCTCGTGGAGATCTACTTACTTCAACGGATAAATCAATAATTGTCTGTTCAAAATTACTCTTGGCATTGTTTGCTGCGGCTAAAGTTGTACTAGATGGCGCTGCTTGGAAGGCGCTTATAGCATCAACGACTGGAATTTTTAATTTTCGATATGCTTTACTAGGTTTTGCAAAGTATTGTAACTCTGAAAAAGGTGCTGAATGAGCTTGTCCTGTTCCAAAATAAATAACATCATCAACGATACTACATGGAGCGCCCCATGTGCTATTACCATAATAATTTAGTCCCATCGCATCAAATTTAGACGTTATAACGTCTCCATTGTTCAATTGTTTCAGATAAAATAAAGGGAACTGACCGGTGACTGGCGTACTCTGCGCTTGTGAGATTTGTGTCGCGTCCAAGAATGTATAGATCGTCGACACAAATGGTTGTCCAAGTGCCTGCTTTTGACCCCATGATGCCAGAATTTGCGTTAGATTCAATGGATTTGTTGATGCATCTATGAATATTTGTGCACCTAACGATTGCCAAAAGGTCCAAACGAGGGAACTATTGATGACAGTACTTGGAGTGATGGAAACTCGCTGGGCAATAGAATTGGTATTCGGATTGGGATCTGAAGCGCCAAATATATATGGTGATACATATGCAGTAGTGGTGTATGTGGCAACGGCTACATAATTTTGGCCAGGAGGGAAGGGATCAAACTTAGCTAATTCAGGATCACCATTGCTTTTGACAAGTTGTTGTCCAACTGTTAATTCTGGAGCACATAATGGTAGTTGCCATTTAATTTCACCAGTCGCGTCAATATTTTCGATGCAAAATAAAAATCCCTGATCTGCAAAGTATGGATAAGAATTGTAATGAGAATTACCTGGAATCACACCAGGATTTATTGCGTTCTGTAACGACGAAACACCCGCAAATATCAATTCCTTACCTTGTCGTTCGATAACGATCAAGTTCATATCTGATAATCTTACGTTTGATCCAATGTAGTTAGAATAATTGTCTTTTGTTCTGACAACTTTTGAACCGGGATGATCAACTAGATATTCGTTAGGTGGATAATAACCTATTGCCCATTTCAACGTCCCTGTATATTTATCAATGGCGTATAATTGGGGCCCAATATTACTGAACAAAGAATTGGTCAAATAGATCGTATCGTTGTGTATCGCTGGGGCTGTTCTGGAAATAGTTCTAGCTGGGCCATACATGTTAAAACCAGTATCTAAGTTGTAATCATTGCAATTGACAGCATATTTCAGACTACCATCATGTCTGCTGCGAGCGATGAAGATGCTAGATTTAGATGTTGGGAAAAACAAACCTCCAGTGTATGCGGTGTAGTAGAAGTTGTCTAAATCCATAGTAGGTCCATACCATGTTTGCGCTTTTGCTCGATCTACTGCGGTATACCCGGCAGCAGTGGCAGCTGGGCAATCGGGGATCAATTCAAAACTAAAATCAAGATCCAATGATCCAACTGTATGAGGGGATATATTCGAATCGTCATAGATGGTATTCGTAGATCTTTTAAAACCTGCTGAGAAAGGCTTCTTGACGTCGTTGTTTTGTTGCATTCTGTATATATCTGTATATCATCCAATTTTTATATTAAAAATTGATAATCAGAGTGTTACGGTATTCCTTACAAACAAGGTATATCAAGAACACTGATGGATCAGATAATGAGTCAATTTATCGCCAAATTTGGGGGGAGATTTCAAGCTAGCGATAAAAAGACAATCGTTTATGATCCATCTGCTCTATTATTTTTAGAAGAAGTATGTTTGTTTTTGGACGATTACGATGAGGAAGTAGAACGATATTGCAAAGAAAGGGATGCATCCGAGACTGCTGTACAAATCAACAATGCAAGGAGATACATAGAAGACGAATTGACAAAATTTTTCCCATCAGATGTAGTACGGTTGATGTCATCAGTTGGTGCAAGGATGAACTTAAAAGGCTTAGCTTCTGACATTGATTTTGGATTGTTAGTTAAAAAAGCAGCGTTTAATAAAGACAAGTATGGTGATATCTTAGTAAGTAATGGGTATCAATTCAAAAAAGAACTATTTGGATACTATGTGTATACAAAAATAGTTGAGGAAATTGAAGTAGAAGTAAAATTGAGAGTATATGAGGAATCAATTCAAGTGATAGAATTACATGAACGACTTGATGCATTGTCCGAAAAAATGCAAAATAAGTTGGCGTTTGCAAAAGCATTATTGGTTGACAATGAAGAATTGTATGGTAAATTCAAGTGGGAGATTTATTCAGCATATTATGTGCAATAATGAAGTATGAAACATAATTCATTATTGGTAATGCAAATATTGGTCTATTCAATGTGATGTCAAAAGATTTGCAGAAATTTGTATTGACGAGACTTTGAACGTGCCAATATTGGTCTATTCAAAGTGATATCGAAAGATTGCATTGGCAGGACTTTGAACGTGCCAATATTGGTCCATTCAATGTGATGTCAAGAGATCTGTGGAGATTTGCGCCGACAAGACTTTGAACGCGACAATATCTGTCTATTCAAAATGATGCTAAGAGATTTGCGTTGACAAGACTTGGAACGTGCAAATATTGGTCTATTCAAAGTGATGCCAAGAGATCTGCGGAGATTTGCATTGACGAGACTTGAACGTGCAAATATTGGTTCATCCAAAGTGACGTCAAGAGATCTGCAGAAATTTGCACTGACAAGACTTCGAACATACAAATATTAGTCTATTCAAAGTGATGTCAAGAGATCTGCGGAAATTTGCATCGACAAAACTTTGAACGCGCAAATATTGGTTCATCCAAAGTGATGTGAAGATTTGCGTTGACAAGACTTTGAACGTGCCAACATATGGTCTATTCAACATGATGTTAAGAGATCTGCAGAGATTTGCATCGATGAGAACTTTGAACGTGCCAATATTAGCCCATTCAAAGTGATGCCAAGAGATTTGTTAAGATTTGCATTGACGAAACTTTAAATATGCCAATGTTGGTCTATTCAAAGTAATATATCGAGAGATTTACACAGACAAGACTTCGAATGTGCTGATATTGGTCCGTTCAGAGTAATACCAAGAAATTTGTATCGACGGGATTTTGAACATGCGAATGTTGTTCAATTCGATGTACTGTCGAAATATTTGCGGAAATTTGCATTGACGAGACATCAAGTGTGCCAATATTGGTCTGTTCAATGATGTCAAGAGATCTATTGAAATTTGCATCAACAGGATTTTGAATGTGCCAAAATTAGTCCACTCAATGTGATGTCAAGAGATCTGCGGAGATTTGCGTTGATTAGACTTTGAAGGGGCAAATATTGGTCCATTCAAAGTGATGTTAAGGAATCTGTGGAGATTTATATTGACGAGACTTTGAAAGCGCCAATATTGGTCCATTCAAAGTGCTGTCAAGAGATCTGTGAAGATTTGCATTGACAAGACTTTGAGTGCGCCAATATTGGTCTATTCAATATGATGTCAAGAGATTTGCATTGACAAGACTTTGAGTGCGCCAATATTGGTCTATTCAATGTGATGTCAAGAGATTTGCGTTGACAAGACTTTGAATGCACCAACATTGGTCTATTCAAAGTGCTGCCAAGAAATTTGCATTAACAAGACTTTAAACGCGCAAATGTTTGTCTATTCAAAGTGATGTCAAGAAATCTGTGGAAATTTGCATTGACTAGACTTGAACGTGCAAATATTGGTCTATTCAATGTGATGTCAATAATCTGTGGAGATTTGCATTGACGAGACTTTGAAAGTGCCAATATTGGTCTATTCAATGTGATGTCAATAATCTGTGGAGATTTGCATTGACGAGACTTTGAAAGTGCCAATATTGGTCTGTTCAATGTGCTGTCAAGAAATTTGCATTAACAAAATTTTGAACGTACAAATATTGGTCTATTCAAAGTGATGTTGAGAGATCTGCGGAGATTTGCATTGACAAAATTTTGAACGTACAAATATTGGTCTATTCAAAGTGATGTTGAGAGATCTGTGAAAATTTGCGTTGACAAGACTTTAAGCGTACCAATATTAGTTCATTCAATGTGATGTCAAGAGATCTCTGGAGACTTGCATTGAGAAGACTTTGAAAGCACAAATATTGGTCCGTTCGATGTGCTGTCAAGGGACCTGTGGAGATTTGCATTGACCAGACTTTGAACGTGCAAATATTGGTATATTCAGAGTGATGTGAAGAGATCTATGACGATTTGCATCGATAAGACTTTGAACATGCCAATATTGATCTATTCAAAGTGATGTCAAGAAATCTGTGGAGATTTATATTGATTCGATTTGAAAGCGCAAATATTGGTCCATCCAAAGCGATGTGAAAATTTGCACCGACAAGACTTTGAATGTGCAAATATTGGTCTATTCAATATGATGTCAAGAGATCTGTGAAGATTTGCATTGACTAGACTTTGAAAGTGCCAATATTGGTTCATTCAACGTGATGTCAAGGGATCTGTGGAGATTTGCATTGACCAGACTTTGAATGTGCAAATATCGGTCTATTCAATGTGATGTCAAGAGATCTGTGAAGATTTGCATTGACTAGACTTTGAAAGTGCCAATATTGGTTCATTCAATGTCAAGAGATTTGCATTTACGAGACATCGAGCATACCAACATTTATCCGTTCAATATGCTGTCAAAAGATCTGTGGAGATTTGCATTGACTAAACTTTGAAAGCGCAAATATCTGTCCATTCAGTATGCCGTCAAGAGATCTGTGGAGATTTGCATTGACTGGACTTTGAAAGGGCAAATATTGGTCCATTCAATGTGCTGACAAGAGATTTGTGGAGATTTGCGTTGACAAAACTTTGAACGTGCAAATATTGGTCTATTCAATGTGCTGTCAAGAGATCTGTGGAGATTTGCATTGACTAGACTTTGAAAGCGCAAATATCTATCCATTCAATGTGCTGTCAAGAGATCTGTGAAGATTTGCATTGATAAGACTTCGAACACGTAAATATTGATCTATTCAAAATGATGTAAAGGAATCTGTGAAAATTTGCATTGACTGGACTTTGAACATGCAAATATTGGTCCGTTCAATATGATGTGAAGATTTGCATTGACGAGACTTTGAACGTGCAAATATTGGTCTATTCAATGAGATGTCAAGAAATATGTATTGACTAGACTTTGAACATGCAAATATTGGTCCATTCAATGCGCCGTCAAGAGATCTGTGAAGATTTGCATTGACAGGACTTTGAACGCGCAAATATTAGTCTATTCAATGTGATGTCAAGAGATCTGTGAAGATTTGCATTGACAGGACTTTGAACGCGCAAATATTAGTCTATTCAATGTGATGTCAAGAGATCTGTGAAGATTTGCGTTGACTAGACTTTGAACGCGCAAATATTAGTCTATTCAATGTGCCGTCAAGAGATCTGCGGAGATTTGCATCGACTTTGAAAGCGCAAATATTAGTCTATTCAATGTGATGTCAAGAGATCTACGGAGATTTGCATCGACTTTGAAAGCGCAAATATCTATCCATTCAATGTGCTGCCAAGAGATTTGTGAAGATTTGCATCGATCAGACTTTGAATGTGCAAACATTGGTCGATTCAATGTGACGTTAAGAGATTTGCATTGACCAGACTTTGGACATACCAATATTGGTCTCTTCAAAGTGATGTCAAGAGGTTGCATTGACGAGATTTTGAACGTGCAAATATTTGTCTGTTCAAAGTAATATCAAGATATTTGCGTTGACAGATAAAGGAGATAATTCATATTTTATCAAGTAAATTATATGTATCTATCAAAAAAATACAAACTCGAAACTATAAGGATAAAATACTGGCACGTCTTTTTAGCCAAATGCGTCACAGAAATGACAAAAATTTTACTAAATTCCAACGCAGAAATACAAAAATACAAACTAGAACAAAAGATTCTAAATTACAATACTTACATCATCGGCAAATGTGATCTATCAAGTTATGTCATATTTCCCAAAAAAATCTGCATTATTAAATATCAATCCGCATTCAAAGATGATATTTTACATAATTGGCAGATGTCAGATGACGATTTTCATGTGATATTAGAGATATTCGTGCTAATCAATCATTCATGTAAGCGCAGTATAAAAAAAGAGGTGGCGGAAATAGATGATAGCGAATTAGAAGTGACAATAAGTCAAAAAGATAATGTTGAATTGGTGATCGATTCTAAAAAATTTAAGATATCCAAAAAACATTTCACAAGATTGCAAAAAATATTCACTGGTGATAAGAAGGACATTAATATTATGATTTGCATTTTGTTGACTAGATATGAATATTATGGTGTGATGAAAGAGGGCATTTGCTTATCGGCAGATGATGTTTACCAATTTATTTTTGATAATAAACTAGAGAACGACACACTAGAAGCATTTGCTGGAACATTAAATTCAAATCTACCAAATTATTGTAGCTTGTTCTATGATATCGAAAAAATTTTTGGCAGCAAAGGGAGCTTTTTGAACATGCAACTAGATACGTGCAATTATGAAATCATCATCTCCAATCCACCATATATTACGAATGTTATGGATGATTCATCTGACAAATTGATAAATTTCTTAGAATTATGCAATGGTTTTGTGATTGTCGTTATTCCAGATTGGCGATCTGTTGCGGAATATGATGCCGATGTCAACGGACAAATATCGATCAATGAACACGAACAAAAACGGGAAACAGTACCATATAATAATTATGCAGTGTTGCGAAATTCTAATTTTTTTAGAAATGTAATATGCATTGGTGATTATATGTATTATAATTTTTTTGCTAACTCACAAAAGAAAATTAGAGATAATGTTCTTTTTGTGATATTGTCATCAGATAAGGGAAATGATTTGGATAAGAAATTTATTGATTATATGAAACAAAAAATTTCTTAACAGTACATATTATTTCGCATCGCCCACATCATATGGACTTTATTGTAACTAGCAATGTTAATAACAGAATCGGATTCTGTCGTTGTAACTTTCATTTGCAGTTTGTTGCATCCAAGTTGTTTTTTTCGACGCGTATGATCAAACATGTTCCCATCCGTATCTTTTAATGGATAATCACAATATTTACAAAAAACTGTGATTGGCTTGTTAGGTTTATCGACAATTATTTCCTTCCCTTCAGGTATTGTCACTAATTCCTTTGATAATTTGTGAAACTTTTCTTCGGGTATTTTTTCAAACGGTTCCTCAGATGAAGATCCTAACGCTCCTACGAATATTCTTGGAGGTGGCACTTCAGAAAGGATCGGAAAATTACAATTTGCATCAGTGATACCTGAACAAAACAGATCATCAAATGTTACAATGTGTGGATATTTTTCGCTGGGTGGTTTGTCAAAAACTATACGAGTTGCGTTTTCAACGATAGGTTGTTTCTTAGGGTTACCGCGTGGCAGCATTTTAGAATCTCTCCTAATATAATGTTTCTTCGACATATATTGATGTACACCAATCGTTAAATACTACGTCAGTATAGATGAATATTGCTGATAAACATATTATCAATTTTTTTAAAAATAATAGATCTATTATTTTTAAACATATCTCAATAGCAACAACATAAACTTCTGTTTCCAATCATCCACTTCCTTGACATTTATTTTAGCGTCTCCAATAAATTCGACCGCACAATCTATTAACTTATCATCACACAAAATAGCAATCGATGTATCTGCCTTAAATGTTTTACCTTTCTTATACTCAATAGGTTCACCACACATCAAACGTTGCATAAAAGGAGAAATCTTGTTTGACATACAATATGCGAATCGTTTCTTCTTCAATAATGACACATCTTCTGGTTTATCAAGAAACATCATAAAATATTCTCCAAACGTACTCTTTATTAGTTCGATAAAGAGTAACTTGTTATTCGATCCAAACATACAAATTTGATTTCTAGAAATTAAACATGATGCAATATAATGTAGCAAGTCTTCGTTGCATTCGATGCTCTCTAAAAATTGCATTAATCCATCATCAAATATTTGTTCTATAAAATCATAACCGGTTGATAACGATACGTAATCATCCATCTGACCGTTCCTGAAGACCTTTTTTTCCAAATCATATACACCATTATCGAATCCAATTAAATATTTTTTGCTGTCCAACTTATTTTTGAATTCAGGATCAATCTTGTAGATCATCTGACGCAAATCTTCTGTTATTTCTTTCCTAAACGCAGAAGTGTGAAATTTGGATATTATGTCACGTAAGACTAATTGAATATTGATTTGTTTGCCTGAAACGATGATAGGATTATGTTTATAGCGTTCAATGAGATCATCATAATATTTTGTAAGATCCAATATCAATATTTCTGCAAATTTATCTGTCTGAAAAAGAAGTCGTTTTAATGATCCACTTCTTCGGACACTATCGTTTGATTTTGGAGCATTCTTATAAAATCTTTGCCATCGGATACCATCAAAAACCCAAAATATCCCTCTATTACTACATCTGTACGTATCTTTGTATTTTGAACACAGAAATGTAACAATTTTAGTATTAGTTACGTCATTAACCATATTTATGTCATATTGTCCATCCATTTTTATTGGATAGACAATGTGAATGATATAATCTTGTAATTTTTTTTCATTTTTTATTCGATTTCATCTAGTAATTTGATGATAATGTCGCCATGACATTGCGTTGGTTTGCACCAACAACCTAAATTCTTACCTCGCAACGCTCTAAATCGTTCAAGACAATCTTCATCTTCTAACATTTGAATCAAATGCTTTCGATATTTGCGCAAAGATGACGCACGAGTCAAATCCTTCGTAATTTTAAACGGATTGCACCATTCTGAGCTTTTGCGTGGAAATCTCTTGCCATCAATAAAAACAATACCTGCGCGACCGATGTATACATTATTTGGATCATCCATCCACTCACTCAAATTTTTGTATGTTGGTCGGATAAATGCCACTTTTACGTTAACAATTGTTGTTTCTTCCATTATAATGACGTATGAAATTATTCATATTTCAATCTTTATAATGGTCTCATTATAATGTCGCACTAAATTGTTATAAAAAATTGAAAAAAAATAACCAAAATGAATTCATTAAGACAATATGCCTAATAAAAATGAATAAAGTTACGATCACATGCGCTCAGGTATCAAAATCTATCAAACAGAAAAAGTCAACGATGAAAATTAATAAGTTAGTACATTTTTTCACGATTATCGTTAGCGAAACTATTCAAATTCGCGTTTTTGCTATAAATGATGCAGAGATGATGCTACAACCGCCTGAAGGTCGAACACAAAAAATAAACGTCGAACAAATGTATCAACCATTGATTGTAACTACGACGACTGACACATATATAGTACCATGGACATTTGTAGATCAATCACTCAAAAAAGAAAGATTTGTAGGCGATTCATGGGCATACGCGCATGAAGTATTCCTAAATTTATTGTATGTGTATAAATATTTTTTCATAATGAACCAGGATTTGGTTCTTGATGTCAAAATTCTGATTTATCAGTTTTTTATGAAACTAATGCAACCAAAAAAAATGGAATACAAAACATTCAGTAAACGACATGTTGATTGCAACGAACTGATGACAACGGGATTCTGTGGCCTTAAAAAATGTGCGTTTAAACATCAAAAAATAAGTTTCCCAGAAGAGATTGTTTTTTTTAATGTGAACATTATGAATGAGAATAATTTGCGTAAAACAATAATGTTGAGCACAAAAGATTGTAAATATATATCCACTTTAAATGGATACGAACAGATACCAATACGAGAAAATAATGTAAACAGAATTGCATATGATGTCGTCATGCCATGGCATTTTACAGATAGTAATTATTCTGGCGTGCCACTTTCGTTCGCATTATATCAAATTAGAAAATCAATGCTACGATATTATTTGCTATTCATCAAACTATTACCTCATTTTTTCGATGTCAAAATTCGTGTCATCCTCTATAGGATGTTTATTTCATTCCTAAAAATAGATAGATGTCAAATAAAACAATAGCGCAATATGTAACATTGTTACATATTACGTTCTATATCATTCAATAATTTAACGATAATATCACCATGACATTGTCCTGGCTTGCACCAACAACCTAAATTCTTACCTCGCAACATTTTAAATCTCGCAAGACATTCTTCATCTTTCAACATCTCTATTAAATATTTTTTGTACATTTGTAACGATTGGTCATATGTCATCTTTTTTGACACATTGTATGGATTGTACCATTCGGATTTGTTAGCAGGACATAATTTTTTATTAATAATAATAGGCTTGCCAATGTATACGTTGTTTGAATCATCCATCCAATCTTTAAAATTGTCATAATGACCACAGAGAATATTTTTTCGGATATTGACAATAGTACTTTGCATTGTTATCATATCATATTAGATTTTTACGATATAATAAATCTTATCAATTTTTATCAAACCCATGAATATGTAAATTCTATTTTGGCGTTTATCGCACTTCGATTTATTCGATGTTTGTAAGTGCCATCCAAGATTAAATGTTTTAGAGATGGAGGAAGATTATCAATAGGATGATCAAATTTTTCCCCTAATTTTAAATAAGTGAGCGATTTTGGTAAGTTATCAATCGATTGATCAAACTGTTCTCCAAGCGTCAGATGAGTAAGAGATTTTGGTAATTGATCAATCGTCTGGTTAAAACCGTGACCAAAACGTAGATGAATTATACTATCTGGTAATTTATTTACCGGTTGGTTGAAATTATCGCCAAAAAATACATAGAGTAGTGAAATCGGTAAATTATCGACTGGTTTGTTGAACGCGTACCCACATACCAAATTGATTAACGTTTGTGGCAAATCGTAAAGAGGTCGGTTAAAATAGTTGCCTAACGTCAAACTGGTAAGAGAATTCGGTATACAATTACGTATTGAATGATCATATTGGATATTGAATAACAACTCTTTGACTGTGTCAGGGACAGAATTCTCTATAGAATTTATATAATGACTCCCAACAGTCAATCGTGTTACTGATGACGGTATATGTCCTTTAATTGGCTGATCAAAACATGCGGCGAACACCAACTCTTCTACAGAATGTGGAATATTATTTTTGATAGATTGGTTAAACGCCAAACCAAAATGTAGAATTTTGACAGACGAAGGAATACTATCTTCAATGGGGTGGTTAAAATCATCCCCAAAATATAATGAAATAACTGTCGAGGGAATACAACCTTTTGTGGATTGATTAAATTTCTTCCCAAAAATAATTGTTTTGACAGATGCAGGAAAACATTTTATACTGACAGGGGTATCAAAATTACGTCCAAAAATTATAGTTTCAGCTCCATCTGGAATATATCCTTCAATAGATTTATCAAAATGATCATCAAAAAATATTGCGGTAACATTTTTGGGAATCCCATTTGTTGTGACGAACTTGGGAATCATTGATTTATCCGCAGAATGCGCTTGTCTATAATCAATGTATTTAACGTTATTAGGAACCTCATGAATGTTGTTACTGCACCAAACAGATAAAAAATTATCATAATAGGGTAAATTTATTATTTGTGGTATCCACATTCTCTTGCTGTACAAAAAAATTTGCCGTAATCTTCCAGCAGACCGTGACGTCAACGAAAGCCTAATCTTTTCGTAATCTTCAAGGTCTTTGCCTATCTGAAGAATAATATCTGCGCATAGTTGTAACATTATTTATTAATAATGATAAAAATATGTGTTCTAACATGCTGTCTATTCAGAATTCAATTTTTATTCGAATATCCCAGTATCAGGATTGAATTTAGCTCCCATAGTTTTATGGAGAGCGTTTAATTGTGTGGCAGTGATCGGTTTACTTATTGACGCCATAGCGATAAATCCACATAAAAATGGTTTCGCAGGTATCTTTGTTATCATTATTTTTTCTTCGTTCAATGCAAAATGTATTCTGTGATATTTACCAAAATGAACAACGTTTCTCTGTGAAAATATTTTAAAGTCCCGATAAATATTTGCAAATCTATCAAAATAATACAACTCTACTTCCATAATACTCTTACGTTTATTATTGTAGTTGCCAAATATTTCAATATTCAATTTTATTGATCAATGATTTATAAATTATTGACCAATATCCAACGAGTATTCAAAAATAGGATATTCATATTTTGCCAAAACACCATCATCCACGAAATACAACTCTTCATTCTTGATAGGTTGGTTTAAATATTTATGCAGTGCTTGAATGATAAACTTTTTAGGGATACATTTGAATTCAATGTGATAGCGCAATTCTTTATGGATAGATCCAATATTGTTGGAATTCCAGATAAATTTTTTGACATAGAACGCTTTCTTTTCCATATTTTCAAGTTTGAATACTTGCAAATGAAACATTTTACCAAATTGTTGCGAGGATATCAATGCATATAGATCGTTTATTTTAGACTCAAAAGTTGGATCCGATAGTAACTCGGGCGTAATTTCATAAACTACCTCATCACCTTTTTTGGACACAATTTTAAAATCAAAGTGTGGCTTAACAATTGAATGGATTGATTCAATAATCTGTGCTTGAATTATATTAGATACTTTTTGGAATCCGATGGAGCCTAATATTAATTCACGAAAAAACTTTGATTCAGCAATGAATTGAGATTTTGTATGTTTCCCGACATATTCTTGCCATGACAAACCATTAAAGAGGGTTGGGCATTTATAATTTAGTACACTGAAATTTGCTTGTTTGATATCTATAGAAATAAATACTTTTCCAAGATTGTCATATGTATATAATTTATCGTTAACCAAATTCGTGGGCATAGTATGTCGATGTATAGTTAATCTAACAAATGATTCGTTTTTCTTGATATCTTCTTTGATAGTTTTCTCAAGCTTTTTGATTTCACTTCTAAAATTTATGGTTTGATATTCTTTTTTATACAAATCCCAGTGTCTTATTGAATTATACAACGGATCCAACGTTTCAATATATGAATTGATATATTTTGGATGGGGACATGGAATAGGAATGCCGGAATAAATAGTGAAAATATCAATATCATCTGTATCGATAATATGTGGAATATTTTTTGCATCACCTCGATGTAATTTGATTAACTTTAGTTTTGAAGTGTTAATGGAGATAGATTCTGAATAAATCCCGGGGATATTCCCGACATGTATGTGAATTGCCGCCCGCTGTTTCGCTGTCAACTCGAATGGCAAAAGCAAATTGTCATCTTGAGTTTTAGCAAATTGATCTACAAGTTCGATCAAGTGAGTTATCTCGTCCATTTTATACTTGACAATACTTGAAAGATACACGTTAGTGATTATTTTTCAATTTTTATTAAAAAAATTGAAAAATGGAACGCGTGAAAGATCTATTTAAGAGATGACCAATAAAAGATGGCAGACATGATTATCAACAATTACAATCGGGAATGCAACTACATTGTAGAACGGAACTGCACTCAACGCATCCGACTCGACTTAAGTCCCGAATATTGTTACATCGTATTTGGTCACTGTAACATCTATGCTTATGTAGATCCAATCACTGACAAAGTATTATTCTTTGATTATTATTATCCTAACAATTATCAAAAAATTGATAATATAAAAGTTATAAATATGTATTAATTTTGTATCCAATACAACGAAATGGAACAGCAAATGACTGAGTATTTGAAATTACACAATCAGATTCACAAATATCCTCCTAAATGGTTCACATCCATCGCACTAACTAATATACCCAAAGAGTCACAACGAAAATATCAATATTTGCTCGATGGTAAAGGAAGTCTTGTCAACAAATTTTACGATATTTATATGGTATCTTCACCAGGAACAGTTTGGAACGGAAATAGAACATATGAGCAACGGATAGCTGCTGCCGGTAAAAAAGTAAATAGAGATGCTTTAGGAGCTAAAATTCATGCTCGCTTAATGACTCTACAAAATCCGGCACATTTTGACTTCGGATCAGGAGATGGTACTACTGCGCTTGCCACTAGTCGCGTCATCAGTGCTGCAAAAACATATTGTTGCGACGTTGACGATTTTATGTTAGCAGAAAATAAACAATATTGTGACTTTTCAAAAATAACTGCAACTGATGAACTTATTATTCCTAAAGATGTCAATATTATTACCGCAGCTCATGTATTTCATCATTTAGCTTGTTATAATATGATACAGACACGACTTAGAGAAATGTACGATGGATTGCCAAAAGGGGGGCTATTATTAGTGCGCGAACATGACGTCGCAGCAAGTGCAACTAGTGAGATAGATACTCGCCTTAGAAAATATAATAAAGAAGTTGTTGTTTTAATGCACTTATGTTACGAGGTTAACGAAATTCCGAAAAGAAAAACTCGCGCTGAATTTGATGCTTGGTTCCATGGCATGGATATGTGTTTGATGACAAAGCAGGAGTTGAGACAGTTTGCCGAAGGGGTAGGATTTACGTTTGTCGCAGATTCAACAGCACGAGCAAGTGATTTATCCTACTACATATTGTTTGAAAAAATTTGATTAATTATTGATTGATCAAATTATTTATCCAAGTATGTTTCTCATCCACAAAAACTTTTATTGGAAAGATATCATCTGGCAACATCGTCACCATTTGCCAATATATATGATTAATTCTATATCTATTTCCATTATCATCAATGATTATAATCGGTGATACACAATCATTGGCAACATAGTCGAATAACGAATTGGATGGAAATAAATTAGGCGCAACAGATGTGAATAATCCATAGTTCAATATATGACCTACTGTTTTTTTCTCTTTGTTAAAATTTAGTTTCTGGATTTGCGAAATCGTCATATTAACATTCTCAGGCAACTGCTGCAGATTGATATAATCTTTGACGATGAAAAGATTAATGTCTGCCATTTCTTCACCGGTAAATTTGCGTTTCATAGAGCATAAATTGGTATGTTATATTAAATATTTGATTTGTATCTAAAAAAAATGATATTTTAAACGTTTTCGTTACTGGGATGATAAGTATTCAACAAAAATGTTTGGCGTCTTCTATAGTGACATAGTAAACATCATTATTGCCGATTTTGACCCCGCAGACGTTTATCAATTAAAATGCGTGGATAAATATCATTTTAACTATGTTACCAATGATTTTATCCATAGCATGATAATCAAAAACATAATAAAAAAACTTCGAGAAAAATTAGGGGCAAATTATGATAATTTTGTGATGGCGATGGAGAAATTGAAAATTAGGATATCTGGTTCTTTTGTAGTTCAATGTGCTTTGAACGAATATTGGGAAGAGAGTGATATTGATTTGTATACGCATTCACCGATATCGGCAAATATGTTTGATTGGACAGACGGTAGTCAAATATATTCTCGGCGTCTATATGGTGGTATTCCGAATATTCTAAGCATTATTAATTTTCATGAAAAACCTGTTTTTGTTCCTGGACAATGGCACGTAGTTTACAAGCTATTTTTACAAATGATCAAGTTAGAGCGATCTCCTAAACATCCGACGATATGGTCTCATATTGATAAGACATATGATTATGACATATGTAAAAACGTCTATAAAATCAAAAATGGTAAACCTACACTGAAGATTAGTAATTTAAGCAGCATTATGAACAAGGAGATTCAAATTGATATCAATAATATTGGCAAAAATGATAACAGAGATCAAAAATATATAAATAGAGGATTCATTTTTAGAAAAGGAAGACATGATTACATCAAATATATGCGCCGCGTAGTGCCGATAGTATATTGCAACGTGCAAGACGATAAAATGTCAAATATTTATTTTTTGGGCAAACGTATGCGAACTAATAAATGGAGAAATGATAATGTGACTATCAAATATTTTAATAAAGATATGTACTCAGAAGCGTATACTTGTCATCACAGTGGTTTAGCGCATTCATACGATAAAAAAGGTAATATTTTAATCAAAACTCCTATTTATTCAAGAAATAGCATATTATGTCGTTGTCCGATTGATAATTATTATGATTCATCACTCTACGAACATCGACATACAACTATGACAATGCGCAAAAAAGGAAACAAACAAGAATATTTTTGCGAAGTTATTGTTATCAAGTGTAAACATCCTATCACAAAAGAAGAATATCAAACGGAAGATACATATGAATGGTTAGATATTGAAGGTAAAGATGAGCGACGAATGTATCCTGTCATCCATCTGGGAAATAATCGGGATGTAGATTGGACACCACTCAAAGAATTAGATGATGATTATTAAAATTATCATCTAATTCAAAAAAATTGAAATCTCATCTAATATGATATATACATTCTTAAAAAAAATGCACCGTAAGATGCAACCGCAGACTTTTGACAAACAAGAACTAGAAAATATAATCGCGTCTATTTCGTCTGTCAAAGATTCTCTTGGGACAGATATTCCAAAGATCAATGGGATTTTTTATATGTACAATATAAATGGATCCTTAGCAGCATTTGATTCTCAAAACTAGATATGTTTATGTTTGGGGGATTACTCCGCAAACCTTCTATTTGCTAAATGAAGAAATCATAAGTTATGCAGGATCGTTAAAAGATATACTAAGTGGGTTGTATTCTGGTTATGCAACGTTAGAAACACAATATCAAAAATTTCCACATGCTATCGATATAATTTCGTTTAAATTATCTAACGACATTGCGTATTAAAATGACAATAAAAAATTGACATATTTAATTCTAATTAAATAGCCTATCATAAAGATCATCAGAAATGCTAAACGCAATTTGCAAAGACGTATTGAAAATAATATCATCTTATAACGATCCGATCGACATTTATAGATTAAAGTGCGTCGATAAATACCATCATGACAATATCTCGAACGATCTAATTCATAGTATGATAATCAAAAATATTACAAAAAAATTGCGAGAAATATTAGGAAACGATTATGATGATTTTATTTTAACACTCGAAAAATACAAAATGGTACTTTCAGGTTCTTTTATTATCCAGTGCGCCATAGATGAATATTGGGAAGGGTCAGACATCGATATATATTCACTTTGCGAAATAAAAGATGATATTTTTGGTTGGGCAGAACATCATTCTGTATATTTGAAAAACGATGATAACGTTGAATATGGAAATCTTACTGGCATTATTAAAATCGATAACTATGTCAAAATAAATACGCATGGTTGTCCTCTTCAATTAATTACACTTGATCATTCTCTAAAAAAAAGAAGCGTAAGATCGTATCTTAGTGATACATTTGATTTTAATATATGTAAAAATGTGTACAAAATCAAAAATGGTAGACACATTTTGAAAACAAATAATCTCAGCAGTATTATGAATAAAGAAATTCAAGTGAATACCAACATAGGAAAAAATCATCCTATGAGATATCGAAAATATACTCAGCGAGGTTTTAAGATTAATAAGATTGGAAAGTGCGATTATGTTAAATATGCGAATATTGTGATGCCATTTGTGATTTGCGATGTAACTGAGCAAGATAAAATTTGTAACGTTCAATTTCTGGGCAAACGTATCGTCGATGATATTTGGGAAAATAATAATCTAATTATCAGTTACTTTGAGTGTGATATGTATTCACTTGGTGACACATGTTGCAATTCTGATGCTGTAGATACATATGACACGAAAGGCCAAATGAAAATGAAGATAGAAAATGGTTGTTCTTTTCCGTCAAATTGTCCGTTTAACAATTATTTTGATATCAAATTGCACGATCATAAACATTCTAGCTTGGCGGTGTACAAAAAAGAAACGAAGGAAGAATATTCTTGCGACGTTATTATTATAAAACGTACCGATAAAAATTTTGATTATGATTTTTCGAAAGATAAGTACGAATGGCTAGATGTGCGACCCAGAAAAGAATCATGTTATGCTGATTTGGTTGATAATCGCGATAATACGTTCATGCAATCAGATTTACAACTAAAAAGACCAATGCCAGTAATATGCTTAGATGATGACGAAATAGATGAATTTATTTGATTGTTATTTTAATAATCAAATATATTAAGGTCTGTGACCATGATTTAAAATATTAAAAGTAAAGTATAAGTTGAACAATAGATGCAATCAAGTCCCGAAAAAAATGTATTTTCAGTTAAGAAAAATAATTTGAAAGTTTGCGAATGCGATTTTGATCCCCAAATGGTTTATTTAGTCGAGGAAAAAGGGTGCCCATTGACTGATAGATATATGATCACTATCTGCGACTACTTGAAAGATGTTGAGAAGCAAACACAGGTATGCAATAAAAAGTTAGTTTTGTTATGCAAAAAAGGAGTAGAGATGATTGCAGATTCAGAATGTTTCCGACATAAAGATCATGAATATTTTGTCGATAAGTCGTTGATCAAGTGGCGAAAGGAATGGTTAGATTGTTTCGATGGCAAGACTGAAAAACAGGTTGGTAACAGACGCGCAGATGTTTTAATACATGAAAACATTGTTATCGAATTTCTACATAGCAAACTTTTGAGAGACAACATTAATGCGCGTAATAAAAATTATTCCCAGTGCAACAAACAAATATATTGGGTCATCGAATGCAACGAATCTATCGACGTTGAAAGGATACGAGATAGAAAACGTAGAATAATCTTTAAAAAGGATATATGGAAATACGATTTGTTCGATAACGATTACGTTTATTTGAATTACAAACATAAAATTTACAGAATCAAACCTGGAGATGTTAAAAGTGGTATCATCGATGTCGCAGATTACAAGAGTGAGCGGCATTTTGTGAAAGAAATGAAACGTGGAATGGTCACATGGAACGACGTAAAGATTCAACGAGGCGTTATTTATTATAATCAACGAGGTGCGGGATGCGGGAAAACGTACGAAAGTATTCAACTATTAGGTACAAATGGATCAAATATATCAGCCGACAAAGACACTTTCATTTACTTAACAAAAATGCACTCGGCCAAAGAAGTCATTTACAATGAATTGCGAGAACAATACAATAGAGGCGATCTGTCACATTTAAATTGCACCAAACAAAACATCGATAATGATGGCAAAAAGCAATACAAGATGGAATATCATAATAACCAAACTGGAAAGAATATTCAAATTATTATTGGTACTATTGATTCATTCATATTTGCAATCACCACTAAGAAGGTAAGTGACAACGATCTTTTTAGAGCAATTGCCAAATCTATCAAACAAGGATATATTCATGAAACGGCTGGTGGAAAAGTGAGTGATGCTGGCAGCATTCGTTATGCACAGGCTAAGAATGTAAAATTGAATGTGAGATGTTTGATAATCATAGACGAGGCACAGGATTTGAATAAGGATTACATTGAAGCCTTCAGCGAAATTGTTGAAACAACAGGTATCGATGTATATGTAATTGGTGATAAATTACAAAGCATTTGGGGAGAACATAATGTCATGACCTTTTTAGAAAAGAATAATTTGAGTACAGATATTGTCCCGAGCACCGGCGAAAATTGTGTCAAGCGATTTCATGAAGAGGACTTCATAAAATTTGTAAACAACATAATCGAGTTCAAAAAATATAATCTGCCACACATAAATTCGATATGTGATGGTTCTCGATGTAAATACATTCACAATGATCATAAAAAACCATGCAACGTATTTGAAGTTCCCTGTATCTATTCAGGGGATACTGACCAAGAGAAGGTTGATGCATTGGTTGATAAAATAATCAATTACATGAAATACGAAATCCAAGAGTACAATTATAAACCAAACAATTTCATGTTTATCTTCCCCATCCTTGCAAAAAATACGTTGGCAAATCGGATAGAATCGAAAGTGCAAGATTTTTGGATCGAACAGTTCAAGGATCCAGAATATGTGCAGAACGTTTTGTTGAATGACGAATACTGGAAAGAAAATTTGAATGATAAGTTTCATAAATATGTTTGTCTGCATAAATCTGAAGAAGGTCAATCTATCAATTTAACAGAGTCAGAACACATGACCCGAATATTGTCTATTCATTCGTCAAAAGGAAATGGGTGTGAAGTTATTTTTTTATTAGGACTAACTGAGAAAACACTAGTCAAATTTAGTAAAATGCCATGTAATTTAGTGTATGATTCGTTATTGCACGTTTCGTTAACACGGCAAAAAAAATCATTGTATGTGGGAGTACAGAATAACAATGACGATGTTTGGAATAGATTTCAAAATGTGTGCAACATTGAATCAGATAAGAATATTCCTCCGCAAATACAATATATTTCGAGATACAACAGTTACGATGGTGTGATAACTTATGCTTTTGATAATCTTGATCTATTCGAAATAATCGAGAAAGAAATCATAACTCCCAGTAATTTTGCCAAATTATTACCAAAGTTTAGTGATGAAAAAAAGATAATTGATTGGGGACATCATCAGATTCGATTTGCAGTATTTTGGTACAGCATTATGTCGAGTATTGTTGAGAATGAGAAGATGGAACAATATGGTGACCAATTCAAAGCTGTTTTAGCAAATATATCAGAATTATCAATTGGCAAATATACTCATAATGATTATTACAAAAAATTAGATGAAATCTCTAACAATAACCGCAAGCGCGAATACATCAAAAATAAAGAAATACCTATTTTATGTTTGGGTGATGATACTCGTTCAATTTATCATAAATACAAAGACACATTGTTTGATTTTATGAAAAATATTCAATCTAAAACTGCTACGCAAATGATCAAGGGAGAACGATTGCCTAAATTATGTGCTATGGAATCGATAGTCATGATGTATATGATTCAGATTATGAAAAAGGGTAAGTATTCAGAGATAACTATCATGGATGTGTATAATATCATGTATTGTTACGATGATTGTTCTAATTCGATAAATCATCAACATCATACTGATTGTTTATGCGCAAATATTTTTCACGAAGCAGATAATTTTGAACAAAATGCATCCCATAAAGAAATCCGCTCTAGTATGGTCAACCATTACGAAAACATTGAAAACATCAAAACAATGTATGGAAATTATGTTGCGTATATCCAAAAATTTTTAAAAGATGACACAGAATTTATCTACAATGTGTATCATAACGTTTACTATGGAATCAAAAATGAAAATATGAGCATCATGCAAAGTTTTCCCATTGTCGCACATTCAGAAAACCACGTTATATTTTTTGTCATCAAACCTCAATTTAATAAACTAAATTTTGATAGAGTAATGTTCGATGTCATCTTCAACGCGTTTATTTTAGGTAATTGCCGGGATGAAAACAATCTCAAAAGATTCAGTAATAAAAAAATTGTTGCGTGTATATTTACATTTGATTCTAACAGGCCAATCTTTTGCAATCCTAAAAGTTACAAACACAAAGATATTCTCAAAAAATGCTTGAAAGAATATTTGATGAATAAATATGCTAAAAATCATGAAATGGTTTACAATTTTTACGAATATTACAAAAACAACGCACCGCAAAATACTAATGTTATTGAATATGTAAACAACGAACTAATGCTAAATAATTACAAAAAAATACCAATGTATATCAAACATTTCTTTACAGGTCTCAAAGACAAACCAGAGATATTAAAGATTGATTTTTTGGATCAATTAAATAAATATCTCGAAGAAAAAGTTGATGGATTTATCAGTTAGATACGTAGCTGATATTATACTTACATATAGCAATGTTGTCGCGCTGCAAAGATATTTTGATAATTATTAGTCAATATATAACAGATGCCGATAAGATTAATTGGTCGATGACATGTATCGCAATGGATAAATACAAATACGAATTTACATATTGTGAGAAAACTGATGTGTATAAAATTATGTCATTGCCATATTATAATAATTTTGAATATGTCGTTGTATATCACGAAACATTGTTTGTACCGACAAAAATGAAGCCCTGTAAATATTTTAGTTATGATGGTGACGTACGACCGGGGACAACGTATTTAGTAACAAATAAGATATTACCAGGCGCAATAATACCCAAAACAGTGACCAAGTTAAAATTTGGTCCTTATTTTAATTGGCTGATCAATGACTATCTTACCGATTCGATAACAAAGTTAAAATTTAATAATTATTTTAATCAGTATATCTCAAATTGCATCCCAAATTCTGTTACTCATCTAACTTTTGGCGATCATTTTAACAAAACTCTTGAAAATTCCATACCGGAATCAGTTACTCATTTGACGTTTGGATATGATTTTAACAAAAAAATAACTAGTATGTTACCCGCATCTATAACCCATTTAAAATTCGGTCATCGTTTTGATGGATCTATTGTATCTCTTGCAACTTTGGACAAACTAACTCATTTGACGTTTGGTTACAATTTTAATCAACTGATCTATGAATGTTTACCTGATTCGATCATTAAAATAACATTCGGTTTTCACTTTAATCAACCAATTACAAATAGTATTCCAAATGTAACTCATCTAACATTTGGTGATAGATTTAATCAAACAATAGATGATCTTCCAGATTTAATAACTCATCTAACATTGGGATGCGATTTTAACAAACCAATCACAAATATTCCTTCATCTGTTACGCATTTAACGTTTGGTGATAGATTTAATCAACCAACTACGAATTTTCCATCATCAATTACTCATTTATCCTTTGGATACGATTTTAATCAACCAATTTTGAATTGTGGAATGACACATCTTACTTTGGGAGCTTGCTTTAATCAGTCATTGAAAAATCTTCCGTCGTCATTGACTGATTTAACTCTTCATCGATATTGCAATGACCTCATCAAGAAAGATATTCCAAAATCTGTGAACATATTTATCAAATAAAGATTTTATTTGATAAATTTTTTATTGTGGATCGACACACACAAGCGTATTCATCCTACTATCATTGAATGTTATATCGATACGTAATGGATATCCATAGTTTGTTGTTATTGATATACATGATATTCTATCTATTAAATGTATTATTATTTTTGACCATGACATAGAAAATATTTTACCTAACGATGGTGCGTCAGTTATCTTTATAAAGGTAAGTTCACCAGATATAACTTCTAGCCTCATTTTGTCATGAACATCTATTTTTTTAAATAGTTCACCTATTTCCATAGTGTTGAATATTCTCACGTAATGGTTATAATTGATTTCGGGTTCATATTGGTATGTTATCGATAATCCAAGATCTTTTATTGTCCCTCCATCAATCAGATTATCGCATTGCACATACATTGCATCATTCGTAATGTACATAAGTACAACTTTGGGGTTCGTTTGTAATATTTTATGCAACATATTTATGTTTATGTTAATATTTGTATCAGATTGCGTTTCGATTCCAAATCTATCAAAAATACCTGTATATAGTTTCGTTCGCATTATCATATCATTTTTTTGGCTACTCATAATCATGTGATACGCAAATCTTCTCATTTCGATTCTACAAGTGGAATCATTTAGTTTGTGCGATAATACAGCATCTGTAAAGATTTGTAACGATTCTGTTGTTCTTATTTCCATAAAAATATGGTCATCGAATATTTTAGATTCAGATTTTGTCACTACAAAGTTGTTGTCAATATTGAATTTGAACTGATCAAGTATCCAGAAATCTCTGACGATTTTTGCCAGTAAAAAAATGCGCATCGGTACATTAGAGAATATGTAACCAATGATTTCCATATCACCTTCATTGCGAGATTTAATCGTAAAATATGTGAAGAGAATTCTGCGAATATCAGATGGCAATGCACGTATTCTTTTTTCTAATGTGTTCATATTTATTTTTTTGTTATTGATTGGATCATTTATTGCGTTTAAATATCAATTTTTTGGCTTAAAAAATGATGTTTAAAGCTCTTTGGTTTGCGCATACGAGTATCATAAATGATGTATCATCTAATTAGTACTAATTTAGTACTAATTAAACGTTATCGTAATATGTTTTTCACACATTAAAATATTGCTACTATTTTTGTATATTTTGCGTGAAAATATAGGCGCTTCATCTTTTAAAAGTCGTTTTATTTTTTTATTGAATATCAGATAACGCACTGATGGCGGTAGTTCATCCTTGATCGGATGTTGATTGCGGTGTGAGATTATATAGTTATGCGATCTTGTTGAATGACAAGTGACATCAAATGATAAATGAGTGACAGATGATGGAATGCAATGTTCTATCGGTTGATTAAAACGATATCCAAATGTTAGATTTGTAACTGATGATGGAATATTTCCCATAATTTTTTGGTTAAAATTCCAACCAAATGTTAAATGCGTAACTGTTTGCGGTATCAAATTATCGATAGGATAGTCAAAATTATCATCAAATTCTAAATGGGTAACAGATTGCGGTAATTTGCCACCCTTGTATTTTTTACAATCAAAATATCCCGTTACATTCATTTTAACGCGCGAAAAATTATCATAGAATGGTAAAGTATGTATTTTATGAATTTGTATTTGTGTGTGATATATGAATTGGTGTTTTAACCAAGATATTAACTTTGATGTCGATAATAGTGACATCTTTTCGGAATCAGTTAATTCATCACATAAAATACATAATACGTCCTGGCATAACGACAACATTTTTTATTCATCATTATGATAAATAATTATATTACTTAATTTTTTTCATTTTTTTGTGAATTGGTACCTAACATATGGTATCACATCGTTAACTTGATACCAAATATTATCTTTTTTCTGAAATATCAATCTTATGATAACATCATTAAATTTCCAAATTGCGCCACTTGGAATATCCCAGGTCCAAAACCATTGATTCTGTGAATAATAATTGCTATCTTCATAAAACTTGTCTTTCGTTACATCGATTTCAATGCCATCATATTTTTTAGCAACAGTTTTCCAATCAATCTTCCATTCATCTTTTTGAACCTTATGTCCATCAATAATCTCATCATCAAATTTTGTCATTTCCTCCATCGATTTGATTTTTTTCATTTCGTTATTTGCAATTACTTGATAAATATAATAACAAGGATCTTTTTCTAATTCGTTAATCATAAAATCTAACCATGCGCATCCTATGCCAAACCAAAGTCCATTTGGAAACCAAATAATTTTTTTTTGTTTCACATTTCTTAGTTTACGAATTGGATCAGATGATATGTGGAATCTTGTATTTTTATATCTTTCGCACAATACTTTCAAATCGTTATTGTCCCCAATTTTCTTCATTATTACTACAAAAAATTTTCTTTATATAAATAAAGAAAATCATTTCTGGTGTTCATTGATGATTTCATCAACGAATGAATAATCTCTAGACGGATTTCGTTCAATCGAATTAATCAAGTCTGATGCGTTAGATGTTTGCTTTGTATGCTGCTTCTTTTTTTCTGTTGTCGGCACATTTTTAACATCGCTAAAATGATAGACCTTCTAATGAGCAATAATTTTAATTTTTTTATAAAAGTTGAAATTATTTGGTTTCTCGTATCAATCTTTCTATTTCTTTGATCAAGTTTTCGAACACTTTATTCAAAGTCTTAACTTCTTTATTTAGACGTATGTTTTCAATCTCTCCCTTCAAATGTTTGATTTCTTCATTTAGGCGTATGTTTTCAATCTCTCGCTTCAAATGTTCCGATTCTTTGGATTTCGTTAACGACAAATTAGAAGATGATATGGTTGCCTTACACTATGCGATTTATAGGAATCAACCAATTGTTGTAGCATTTTTATTAGAAGAAGGTGCAGACGTAGAACGCAAAAATGCAATTGGCCTAACACCATTAATGATGGCCAAGGCGAACGATAATAAATCGATGGAGGACTTGCTGCTATCTTATGGCGCAAAAAATTGAAAAAATATCATTCTTAATCATCTATCATTTATATATGATTAAAAATGTCCCATATCCTAAAAATCAAATTACATGATCAAAATTTGCTGCCACTGTATTATAATCATAGGTCTGCGTACATTGATGATGCAGGAATTGATTTATTTGTACCAAAAGCAACAATTGTGCCAGCTAAGAGCATTGGATTCGTAATAAAATTGAACATATCTGCTGAATTGACCGATTATATGAATAATTCGATGTCATATTTCTTGGTCTCTCGGTACAGTATGAATTTTACATCGTTAAGATGTAAAATTAGCGTTATGGATGCCGGATATCGTGGTGAATTATCTATGATCGTCGACAACATCTCGGACGTAGATTATCAAATCCAACAACATCAACGATTAGTGCAGATATGTGCTCCCGATTTGAAACACATTATCGTTAAAATAGTATCCAAATTATCAAAAGGCTCCAGATATAAAAGAGGATTAGGATCATATAATAACCAGAATATCAAATACTGTCATTCAAAATTTAAAATGATGGATCATTCTTTGGATGATTTTAGAGACAAAGACGATTTGGATGTCATTTTGCCATTATATTTGCGTCCCAAGTTATAATTATCAATATTGTATTGACAATTATCTCTTAATATGCGGGGAATTTCGTCGTTATATTCTGCTTTGACACGGAAAACATATATTGCTAAAGGTGTTATCGTTGTATATGTAAATAGGCCAAATCTTGGGGCAAAATTTAGGTTTTTCGGACGAAACAATCTTGAGATCATTTTTTGTCCTTTATCATTTGATATCAATATATAATAATCAATTTTTCAATTTTTTTCACCCATTATCAAAAAAAAATTGAAAAATTGTATTTCAGGAGGTTCCTTTAATATTATATAAAATACAATACAATGTCTGCACATATCTTCACCTTAAAACAAGTCCAAGATTCAATGACAACGATGGCTAGAAAAGCTAAAGAAGCATCTTCTTATTTTACAGACGAAGAATACGGTCTTCTTCTTGAGGAAGAGCAAAGAAGAAAAACGGGTCAAAAATACAACGGCTACTACATCTGGTTTACCACGGAAGGCAATTGTATCGCGTTAGAAGAATCTACGGGATTTTTACGTGTTTGGGGCTGGAATTTTGAGGCAAAGTTCTTCATTGTAGATGAAGAAATGTTCAAAGCTTCAACAGAAGGAATTGAAAAGGATCAAGGAGATCTAGAATTGCTTTTTGATTCGCTAGGGGATAAAAAATACACTCTTGGATGTGACCAATTACAAATGTTGCCTTAGTAATTTTAACAAATTGTTGCAATTACTAAAAAAATTGATATTTTGATGATTACAAATGCTAAATCATTAGAATAGGGTTACGAAGAACTAGTATGGACTTTATTAACAAAAGATTAGATAAAAATAACGTTGAAGTTGTGATTTATCATGCACGTTGTCCTGACGGGCAAGGTGGAGCTTTTGCGGTTTGGTATTTTAATAAATCGAACTTTGGCGAGGATCGGGCTAATAGCATATATTACAAGCCAGCAAGTCACGGTGAACCAATAACTGAAGATTTTTACACTAAATTTAAGGACAAGAATGTTGTGATCGTTGATTTTAGTTATCCATTAGTTATTTTGAAGAAAATAATTAAAGTTGCCAAAACGTTTGTCATTTTAGATCATCACAAATCTGCACGAGAAGATTTAGTGGCGATACCTGAAGAATTGAAAATTTTTGACATGGCACGATCAGGAGCTGTCATTGCATGGAATCATTTTTTTGAAGATAGACCTGTACCACAGTTTCTATTGCACATCCAAGATCGAGATTTATGGAAGAATTCGCTGGAGGGAACGAATGAATTTGTGACATATTTTTATGAGAAGAAATTTGATTTTCATTTGTGGGAAAAGTACATGGACGATGCAAAGTGTCAAAAAGCTATTCGAATCGGTCGCTATTGGTTAGAATACAAGAAACTACAAGTATCCAAGGCAGTGAAAGTTGCATCGCGGATTATTCAAAATATTGATGGTATGTATGTAGTTATCGCGTATTCTAGTTACCCTACGTATGGGAGCGAAATCGGAAGCGAGTTGCTTAATAAATATCCTTTAGTTGATTTTTTTGTTTCTTGCCTTTACAAATTACACAAGAAAGAAACATGTTTTAGTTTACGCTCGGCAGATAATCGACAAATTGATGTTAGCGAAATAGCGGTCAAACATGGTGGTGGCGGGCATAGGAACGCGGCTGGGTTATGTTTGAACGGTTTTCGCGTCGAATTACCATACAAAGAAGCAAAAGATACGTATTTAGAAGTATTAGAAAAGATAACGGTTAAATATGTTGAACAACAAGATGACAAAATGGAAATCAAAATACCGTATATTTTGATAAATTGCAAAGATTTTGGGGAGAAATTTTTTAAAACGCCTGATCAGTTATTTGTAGATTTGATACATCGGAAATTTAAGAATGCGGCGTTACTTGTTTTCAGGTTATCAAGAAGGTATCTGGGAAATTTTATACGCCATCTTACAACGTTATGCACAATCCTCACTTTGCATCCAAAGAAACTGCGCAGTTTTGCGATAAGATCCCTGTAGAAAGGGACATTATTACGAATTCTATCATTAATTTGGGTACAGAGATGTCGACCCCGGGAGAAGAAATCGCGCATCACTGTTTAAAATTAACGTTACTTTCATTGTTTTCGGATCGATAATTCTTAATTTGTTTAGAATTATCAATGTGTATTTTATTTTTTCGAGGTGCCGATGTTGGATCTTCAAAATCTCATCAACGCAAATCTATTGACAGGTTCAAAGTCCTGTCTGCATAATCTCCTGTCAGTACTTTGAATGGGAAATATTGGTATGTTCAACGTTCTGTCAATGCAAATCTTAGCAAATCTCATCACTTTGAATAGGCAAATATCGGTATGTTTAAAGTCCTGTCGGTGCAAATCTTAGCAAATCTCTTGAGGTCATTTTGAATGGACGAATATTGGCACGTTCAAAGTTCTGTCAATGCAAATCTCTTGACATCAGTTTGAGTAGACAAATATTCGTATGTTCAAAGTTCTGTCAATGCAAATCTTAGCAAATCTCTTGACATCACATTGAATGGACGAATATTGGTATGTTCAAAGTTCTGTCAATGCAAATCTTAGCAAATCTCTTGACATCACATTGAATGGACGAATATTGGTATGTTCAAAGTTCTGTCAATGTGAATCTTAACAAATCTCTTGACATCACATTGAATGGACGAATATTGGTATGTTCAAAGTTCTGTCAATGTGAATCTTAACAAATCTCTTGACATCACATTGAATGGACGAATATTGGTATGCTCAAGTTCCGCCAGTGCAAATC